TCATAAATTTGTATTTAGTTCAGAAGTATAGTGTATAAAGACATCTTAGTCAAGTTGCTTAACCAAATTTAACGCTTGTGCAATTATTTGGTGCATGTCGTAATAAACGTATGTTGCTAATCTACCACCAAAATAATAATTTGGTAAATCATTCGTCAATTCTTTATACTTTTCGTAAATTAGGGTATTTCTATCGTCTCTTATTGGATAGTAAGGTTCATTCTCACCATTATAATCTGCAGGGAATTCATAACTAATAATTGTTCCTTTTTGATTTTGTGGGTCAAACCACTTATGTTCTAATATTCTTGTGTATGGTGTTTCTCGGTCAGTATAGTTAACCACGGGAACCCCTTGAAAATTATCTTTTTCCAAACGTTTTGTTTCCCATTCCAAACTTCTATATTCTAAATTTCCATAAAGGTAGTCAAAAAATCTATCTATGGGACCTGTGTAGATTACCTTTTGAGCTAGCGAATCATGATATAACTTCGATTCGAAGTAGTCTACCCCTAATTCAACATCACATTTCTGTAACATCTTTTCAAATATTTGAGTATAACCTCCAATTGGCATCCCTGTATATTTGTCATTGAAGTAATTACTATCCCAAGTAAACCTTAAAGGTAATCTTTTGATAATTGACGGGGGTAGTTCCTGACAGTTTTTGTTCCATTGTTTTTCAGTATATCCCTTGATGAGTTTCTGATAAATTTCATCACCCACCATTGACATTGCCTGTTCTTCGAGATTGGTTATCTTTCCCTTATATTTAATCTCCTCAATAATTTGTTTCGCTCTTTCAGGTTCGTTGACTTTCCAAAGTTGATTGAATGTCCACATGTTGAATGGTAATGTAAACATTTCGCCCTTGTAGTTCGCAATTACATTATGTGTGTATTGTCTAAACTCGGCAAATTGATTCACGTAATCCCAAATATGTTTGTCGTTGGTATGGAAAATATGTGCACCATATTTGTGAACGTGAATACCGTCCACGTTTTCAGTATAACAGTTTCCACCTATTACAGGTCTTTTATCAATTACCAAACATTTTTTTCCTTTCTTAGTTAGTTCGTAAGCACAAACGGAACCGAATGGTCCCGCCCCTACTATCAAATAATCATATTTTGGAAAATTCAATAAAATCATTTGAAATCAAAATTGAAACTTTCAGAATCAATAACATGTTCCTCAGTTTTTCTTGTCAATCTCTCTTTGTATTCAACAAGAAAATTCCCTGTGTTGGTATAAGCCCTACTTTCAATTAAAAAGGATTTGACAGGGAAAGGGTTTTTTCTTTCAGGTTCCATCATCTTGTCGATTACCTGAATTGCTTCTTGAGTTTTACCTAATGAATCATAATGGAATGCAAGATAAAGTAAGTTTTCATTTCTATCTTTACTAAACTCGCTCGCTAACTTGAAAACCTCCTCGGCTTTCGCATGTTCACCCAAGAAATCATAAGACCATCCCATAACAATCAAACCAAAGTAAGCCATCTCATCTTCATATTTTGGTTTTTTCTCAACACCCCAAACATGTGTCAATTCCATGAATCTTTCATAATACCACAAAGACCTTCTAGCATATTCTTCTGAGTGTTTTCTTCCGAAAGGTAATTCGCTCGAGTTCCCATAACAATCAGCATAACTCTTAGCAATATACCAAAGGTGATAGTAATCTTCATGAACCTTGTTTCCTACAACTTTATCAATTTCCAGTTCGAGTGCATCTCTTAAAAACTTTCTTGGTGCCGCCCAAGTATCACCATCTTGTGAAACGATGTGTCTGAGCCCATAGGGCATGTTAATTCTTTGAAAATCTTCACCAATTTCAGGAAGATGAATTGTTTCGTGTCTTTTGTCGTGTGCAAAAAACCAAGGTAATTTAGCATTCCAAAACCAAGTTCTGAAATAATTTGTATCGCCGGCTTGTGCTGCAATATTGTAACTTTGTATTTGTGTGTTTTCTAAAATTGACCAATCGAAATCTGAATCAACATGAAGGGTCTCATCCGCATCCATCCTCAAAACCCAGTCACAACCATGTTCTGATGAAAGACATTTTTGTAGGGTATGGTCTCTATTCCAACCAGGAAAATTCCAATCGATTTTATAAGTGAAACCTGGAATGTTTTTGGTTTGAAAAAAAACATTAATTTTGGACTCTGTGTCATCGTTTCCATTACATTGGATTACATAGTAATCAATATAAGGTGCCACTGATTCTAACATTCTCATGATGGTTTTGGATTCATTTCCAACCATCGAGTTCAATACAATTTTTGCTTTCTTATTCATAAGTGTAGTTCATTACTCCTTCTTCGTCGAAGTATTTTTTTATTGGAACGTGGTTTTGAAATTTGTGGGAGTGTCCTCTCTCTTCATTCCAATACCAATCATCGAAACCAAGCTCTTTGATTCTATCATGAATCCTTTTGTCGTAGTGGTCTCTGATTAATCTCGCCCTTCTGTTTATATCATAAGCATTGTTATCAACAGTGCTATTACGATTGTTGTATTGTAAGTATAACATTCTTTTCACGTGAATAAACCTTGTATGTAAGAATGTTCTGACAATCATTTCAAAGTCATCGGCTACCGGGGTTAGTTTGTTGTGACCACCGAGTTCATGATAGAGCTTTCTTTCCCACATTCTTATGTGGTCGGGCATTGAGATGTTGAAACGGATTGTCAATGGATTGATATCTGGATACCAATGTGCCAGATACTTTTGTCCATCAGCATAAACCCACGAGTGTCCTGCATAACCGAAGTCAAAAAAGTTATCAGGTCTAGCATACCAATTACCTGACCAATCATGGTCATAAGACTTCATTTCACCATCATCGTATAACTCACATACATCAGTATACAAGAAACCAGCATCAGGGTATTTTTCGATTGCGTCATTACAAACCTCCAAACAATCACTTATGAGTGCATCATCGTGGTCCAATTCACAAAGCCAATCTCCATCACACAACATAGCCGCCCTGTTTTTAGCTAACCCTACATTACCCCCTGAAGTGGGATATATTTTGTGTATCTTTACTCTGTAATCAATGTTCGAAAATTCCTTCAACAAGTTCCAAGTCTCGTCATCTGGCGAATCATCAACAACAACCCATTCCCAATTTGTGAATGTTTGATTCTTCAAACTTTCATAAGTTCTCCTTATTCTCTCTCCTGTTTTATATGTTGGTGTAAAAATTGAGAATCTCGGTCTTTGATAGTCAGTATTTTTGAATACCGTTTGACAAACAACTATGTTTGCTAAAACGTTATCCTGAGGTAAGAATTCGTAATGAACATGTTTTTGTTTTAAGAAATAATGAGGAACTTCGATTTCATCTATAAAGGACAGGATAACATCAGGTTGATATTTCGTATAATCCCCCGCCACATCATTGGTATAGGGTAATGCATAAATGGTGACTTCATCATAAAGTCTTTCCTCGAAGTAAATATCAGATTCTAAAATGAATTTCCCTGTGGAAACCCAACCGTAAACTATCGCACTAGGTTTTTTTGTCTTCATCTAAGTGGTGAATTGTTTCTTTGGATGGTCTATTCTTTTTATCTGAAGCTTTTTTCATCATTTTTTCAAACTGTCTTGCTTGGTCTTTGACCATTTCAGAATCAATTTTGTAAATTCGACCATCCGTTCCATCTAAATTTAATCTTACACCTTCGGTTGTAAAGATGGAAATTGATTCATATCTACATAAATTATCGAAGTCCCATACCGTTGTGGAATGAAGTCCTTGAACCTCTCCTTTGTTGATTCCACCATATTTTGTGAAGTGAATGAATTTATCACCTTTTTTAAACATCTCCATCTGAATCCCAATCTGTTAATACGAATTCTAATCTAACTGCCTCGATATGTCCATACCTATTTACCCAAGCATTTCCCTTGAGTCCACCACTCGAAGAAAAGTAAGTTGCTTTCGAACATTTCCCTTTTTTTGCCAATTCCATAGCATCTCTCAGCCTACCGACAGCAGATGATTTCAACATTTCGATTGTGGGTGTATTTGAATCAAAAGCCCAAGTCCATCGAAGAGTCTTCATAGCGATTTCACATTTACGGAAATCGAAATTGTCGAGAATCTCGGCAATCATTTTGTTTTCTTGCTCAATGATTTTGTTACTCATGAGAAGAATAATAAAAAATAAAATTTATAAAGGAAAATTACGGTTTTATGTATACCTTGGTGCCTGAAGGAATTGAGTTCAACATCCATTGAATTGCATTGTTTGAAACTCTAATACAACCGTTGGAACGAGGAGTTCCTAAGTTTTTCTCTTTGTTTGTTCCGTGGAAATATATGTTCCTTGAAAATGCGTTTTTGTTACATGGCTCTAACCCATCGAGTTCCAAAATACCTGTGAGAACCTCAGCCACGTGTCTTTGTCCCTTCTCATCCACTCTCATCGAGTCTTTGTCAGGACCCAAAATTTTACCTGTTGGAGTTTTAGCCACAATCACCTCATATGGTTTTGCCTCAACTTTTCCTTTTACTTGTAACAAACCTGTTGGTGTTTCCTTATTATCAGGACGATTGTTAAAACCATTCGCACCAGTTGATACAATAACAGTTTTGATTGCGGTTTTACCGTCTTGTGTGTAATACATTCTTTGTTCAGGTCCCCAAACTATCAGAAGTTTTTCTCCCTGTTTTATCATTCCCTTTTCAACCAATTCAGAATAAAGTTCTTTCCAATCTTCAGCTTCAATTATTTCAGGACTACAATCGGTAACCTTTGGTTTCTCTTCTTCATCATCAAACCAAGTGCTCGGTTTATACCAAGCCTTTTGTTCTTGTAACTTCGCCAACTGTGATTTGGTTATGATATACTTCATAAAAATAAATACCTTTATTAACAAAAAAACCCCTCACTAAGGAGGGGTTTGAATTTTACGTTTCGTTTTAGAAAAGTCTAAGGAGATAACTTATAACTGCAGCTAAGCCAACAAGAGCTGGCATTTCTGTTTTGTTTCCACCCATCAAAGATAAGTGTAAAACAACAGCCGCACTCATGAAACAACAAATAATAAAAGCACCGATAACAGATGTCATTGGAACTGAAAGGAGGATTGCTCCAATAAGTTCACCTACGCCTGTAATAACTCTATACTTTTCGAGTTTCATGTAAGCAAAATTTCCAACCATTTCTTGGGTTCCAACGATTTTTTCAATTGCTCCTTTACCTAAAAAAAGAGAGGTGACAACTGAAAGAACCCACCCGATAATTGCGATAATACTCATAATGATTAATTTATTATGGGATTATAACCTGAAACCCTGAACAAGTAAAGTATTCCGATATTATGAATTCATTTGTGAAAGGAACTCATGGATTATTTCTTGACACTCATCTTCATTACCAGCTTCATCGTCCCACATAATTTCAGATGAGTCCGCAGTCCAATCATCCCACTCATCCCAAGTGGCAACGATTGTGAATTTTCTTTCATCATCAGTTTCTCCATTAAACCAAACAGTTTTGGAAGTTGTTTTCGGTGAGTCAAAATCTATTTTCATATTATTTATATTTTCACAAATATAGGAAAATTTTGTGACAAAAAAAACCCCTCTAATGAGGGGCTCTTTTACTTTTTACACCATCCGAAACATACTTTACCAAAAGTTATTTTCGTGATGAAATTACAGATTTGTTTCATGATTTATTAAACTTTTCTTCTGTGTGGTTTACCATGATGTCTTTGACATTTGGAACACACAGGTTGTGGTTTATGTTGAGCCATTCTAATTCTTTGAGCCGCTCTCATTTGTTGCATTCTTTTGAATTGTTCTTCAGACATTGTTATAATGACTTTACCGTCTTTCTTTTCAATCTGAGGTCTTTCCATTTCCCATCTTTGTCGATGGTCTATAAAGTCTCTAAATTGATTAGGAAGAGGTCTTTGGCCTTGTGGTCTCATAGGCGGTTGAGCTGCTAGTGTAAGTGTGGCAAATACACCGAGCAGAATTAATGTGATTTTTTTCATGTTATTGCTTTAAATTTTTCTGTACTTAAATAAGTATTTTCCCAATAAGGTGGATTAATTTTTTTTGGACTTACTTTTTTCAAAAACTCACCATTGATATCATAAACGTTTACTTTGTCTGATGGCGTCCCTAATGAGAAATCAGCCTCGAAAATATACATGTTTCCATCTTTCGATTTGACCACGTCAGTCCAAAGACCACTTCGGTAACCCCCTCGAAAACTACCTTGGGAGCGAATAGCTCCATTTGGAAAATAATAAGTCCATTTACCTAAGTAAGACTTAGTAGCTCCGATTTTACCCATGGCTTCAACTTTTCCTGCATCATCCATATACCTATTCGTTTTCCGTTATTATTATATGTGCCTTTTCTGTAAATTTTTCCGTTTTTGAAATTCTCTTCATATTCACCTACTAAACCTCCACTTAAAGTGGTTCCCTTTTTCTCAATTTTTCCGTCGGAATAGTATTGAACAAAAGGCCCTTCTTCTTCACCATTTTTATAAGTCTTAATTCCCGCAAGTTGTCCTCCACCGTAAAAGTATTTCCACACACCCTGCTTTCTACCATTGTCGTCTTCGAAACCTTTATCTTTAACGGGGATTTCAAATTGGCTTGGAAAATTTTCAGCTTCGATACTATATTTTGGAACCCTATCACCAACAAATTTGAAAAAATCTATTTGTTTTATCTTATGCGTTTCATAGTCATTTTTGTCCATAAACTGACCTGACTCATGATGTAATTGATAAGGAGACCTCCTATCATCCAAATTAAAAAGTAAAAAATAACTTGAACCCTTTGGGTCAGTCAGATAATTTTTGAAGTAACTATATTGACCTATGGTACATATATCAATTTTAGCACCTTTGTCTCTTCCTTTGCATCTTCCTAGAATGTCTCTATATAACTTCCAAACATCTTTGTTTACACCAAAAACTTCGAATACCTGATACTTGTAGTCGCCATTGTCATATATCCCCAAGTATTTTATTCCACCTGAGGATTCCAACTTCTCGATATCATTTTGTGAAACAAAGTTATCTTTACCCTGTATTTCATCATAGACAATATTTCCTTCTCTAAGTTTAACAATCTCTTGCAAAAATTTCTTAACATCTTCGGCGGTCCTATACAGGTGAATGTCCTTGTATTCAAACTTTTTCTTATTTTTCTCGTATAGGTCGAAGTATTCTTTATACTTGTATACATCCTCGGCTTTGATAATACCAGTTCCCACCTTCTTTGTGAGCCAACTCAATAAATAAAATTTGTTACCCGTAACTTCAACTATTTTATTGAAGTCATCTTCTGAAATGGGCTTTCCCTCACCTACATATTTGTTTTTGAGATTGAGAACATTTTGGTCAACTTGTTCTTTTAATACTTTCCAAATGAGGGAGCGTAGTTCCATGTTTTATAAATACTTTGGACATAAAAAAACCCCCGATTTCTCGGGGGCCTTTACTTATTTCTTGATTTTAGAAACAAGCTTTAGAATATGTGGTCCCACCACAACTCCGACAACGACACCTAATAAAAAGTGCCAATGCCATAAAAATTCTAATTGTTCCATAGTTTTTTAAAAGGTTTAATTTTGTTTAGACTATAAATGATAGTTCAGACCCAAACCTACAAGGTTGGAATGCTTACCATCTTTTACAGTTCTTAGAATTGATTGTTCTAAGCACCACTTCTTGTTTATCTTGTATCCAATGGTAGGGACATAAGTAAATTGCCCTTTTTGTCCATCGAACAAAGTAACACCCCCGTCAAGACCAACATAAAGGTTCTTCTTAAGGTGCTTACGGTATCCAACTAAAACAGGCATTCTTACAAAAGACGCCTTGTCTTGCATGAACTGGAAAGATACATTCAAATTCTTTTTATGAAAGTTAACTTTCTGACCCCATGCTTTGGAATCCCAACCAACATTTCCTGCTAACGGAGCGTTCACAGTTGCACCAACAGAGATATCCCATCCCTTTTTATCTTGTGCAAATGTTACTAGCGAACATACGAGAGCAAAAAATAACAAAAATTGTTTCTTCATTTTCGTTTTATTTAACGGTTTATAAATAAAAAACCCATCTTCACCTACAACTAAGTTGAGATGGGATGGGATTTATATTCTCTTATAAATATCTTTGAAAATCCGAAAATCGTCTTACATGAACCTTTTGACCCTGTAACCCATGTTACCCAAGTAATCCTTGAAAACCTCTTTTGTTCCTGTTTTGGATAGGTTAAACATGATTTTTACGAGTTCGAAAAGTTGGTCAGTAACGAATAAAATTTGGTCACCTTTCTCATATGCCATCTTGTTTTCCTTACCTTTTCCGAACAAGACTAGGTTGTTAGTTTCCTCAGGAGAATAGTCCTCAAGGTAACTGTCAAGAAATAAAAAAATCTTGTCATTTATTTTAGATTCTCCAACAATTCCAAGGAACTTGTTTAATCTATTTTCTGTGATGATGTATTTCATGGCTCTACGAATTCCACCTTAACATTGAATTTATTTTCGAACCATAGTTTAATTAAGAGTTTCATTTTTTCTTCACTCAAAGCAAACATATCGGTCATATTTTTTTGGAAGTGGCGGTTAACCCATAATCTTCCATCTGTGTGGTCAAATTCCATAATGTCCTCCCAATCGTCTTCACCATCCCCAATTTGGTGAGATACTACAATATAAGGATGAAGTCGGTTAACAACCTTCCTTTCAATCAAATTGTTAAGGTAGTCGATAATAAACTGATTCAACCTATTTTCAGAAATAATGTATTTCATATTACTCGTCTTCATTTTGGTCTTCTTCATGCATCCACTCAAAATTATCCATTGTGAGGGATTTATCATATCTCTCATTGAACCAATTTATTATGGTTTTGATGGCGTCGAGATTAGGAATTGAAAAAAGTTTAGTTAATTGAGTAACTAATCCATCACTAAGGTAAATCACTTCAAACTCTCTGTGTGGATGCATACTTGAATATTGAATTCTGTAAAGAATTTTGCTTGTATTATACTGTCCGTCTGCAAGATTAAACTCACCATCACCAATATCCCACTCCCACCAATCGATTGAATCAAGATAAGATAATATCAAATTTTTTAACCTATTTTCTGTTATTACGTACTTCATGGTTAATATTTCTTATTGTTGCGGTGGCTGAATGAACGGGAACTCCAACCATATCCTCAACGAACTGTGCAAGTTGGTGTTTAAAAAAATGAAAATCAGGACCCATAGTTCTTTCGGTAACATAAAATATTGGATGAAGAATATAATAGGTTCCACCCATCATTGCTTTACCTTCTTCAATCGCAACCTCAGTTTTCATAACAGAGTTGTTTGTGAAAGTCTCAGCAACCTGTTTGATAATTTCTTTTATCCTATCGTTTTGTTGTTCTGTAATAATATATCTTTTCATCATACTTTTGTCCAGGTCATTTCAAAAACCTCATATTCGAGTGGTGTTCCATAATAGGCAATATCCAAATTGAAATAAGATTTGAGGTCCTTATATACTTCCCTCTTGGCAAGTAAAGACCAATTCCTATCCTTCTTTTGTTTGCTGAAGTCAAAGTAAAATTTGATGTTTGGTCTTTGAATGGAGAAACCTTCATTTCCATAATGAGTTCCTTTCTCCCCAATCTCAATCTTCACCAACTCATCCCCAAACTTAACTTTAAAAAATTCTATAATCTTTGGAAGTATACGTTCGATACGAACTTTGTAGTCCTTAATAAATTGAATTCTCTCCTCTTTTGAAAGTTCATGAAACTTCTCCACCCAATCAGGTGTGTCTGATGTCAAAACAATTGCCTCCCTTAATATTTTTTTGATGAGTTCTCTCATGATTATAAATACAAAACAAAATAAAAAACCCCTCCTGATTGGAGAGGTTTGAAATTAATTGGATGGTTTGTCTGATTCGATTTTATTAACAACGTCTTTGAGGTGTCTTAGTAAAAGCTCGTGGTCATAATCGTTTTTCTCACCATAAACTTTCAATTGCCCTGAGACGTAGTCTAAAGAAAAAATCGCATCTTTTACTTCTTGTTTTGTCATAGTTTAAAATTATAAAAAATTATTTCAAATAAACCAAATAAAAAAACCCCTCCTTATTGGAGGGGTTCTTATTACATTGCTCGAAGGATTGCTTCAGTCTCACCATCCCACTTTTTGATTTGGGATTTAGGAACCCAAAAAGTCAATTCACCAATTTCTTCCACCCGACGAAGATAATCTTGACGGAATCTTTCTGCTTCTGAAGCGTCCTTGATATATTCCACACCCATATGACCCGCACAAATCTTACCGAGACCAGTCAACATAGAGAACTCATCTGTGAGAGTCTTCATGCAACATGTACAAACCTTACCACGCTTGATAGTCAACTTACCTGTGAACTGTACCGCCTTTGGTGACACCGCCTTCACACGAGTGATGTCGATAAGGATGGGGTTAAACTGAAGACCGTAGGTCTCTTTGAGTTCCATACCCTTTTTACGACCAAGTTTAATGGTCTCACCTTCGGTAGGCCAGTTCATACGAATGGTCTTCTCCTTATCTTCTTCCTTCTGAATCTGAGCCACAGCGGCTGAGATTTGCTTTGAGGTAAGTGTACCCCACTTCTGAAATTTGGAGGCGATGTCCTTTACGAAAGGGTTCTCGCCCTTGTAGTCAACGATACGCTTCACATCCTCAGGAAGCTCTTCCTTGAGGATGAAACGGTTTTGACCTTGGTAGTTACGAACTTTGTCTTGAACTGAAACTTGGGTTGTGGTAGTCATGGTGGATGTGTTTTGTGAATACAAAGATAATCATTTCACACAATTCACCAAAATTATTTTTTTAAAAAACCAAGTTCATATACTAATGGTCTCATTCTATCTTCCAAGTTCTTATATAACTGACGAAACTCTTTGAACTCTTCTTGGAAATATTCTTTCCACACAAGTTTAAGTTGAGCATACCCTGCATCCCAAGAGTTGAGATGATTTTCATCGTTTGCCATAACTTGACGAAGTTCCATAGACCTTTCAACAAGTTCTGTTGCTTTATCTAATACTGCTTTTGCATCAGGAGAAAGTTTGTCGTAGATTCTTTCTTCACCAAATAGAATTTTGTGAACATAACGGTCTGAAGATGTCCTTGCGTCGTTGTAAAGTTCATCATATCCGTTTTGGTCCGCAAGTTCTTTCATCTTGTCTAAGGACATCCAAAAGAATTCGTTTTTTATATCCCATAATTGGTCTTTGTATTCAACTTGACGAAGAGAAGATTGATTTGATTTAGACTCGAATAAAGAATAAACAACAGAATCATACTTGAATTGATTGAACAATTCATGTTGTTCATTTGGAGCGAGATATTCGTCCTTTTCGTTTTTCCAATCTGCAGTAATCATTCTTCGAACTGAAAATAATAATAAAGACTCTATAAAATTTTTTTGAGTAACTGAAAATCCATGACCAACACTACAGGTGCTTGTAAACAAAGCGACATCTTCCATGCTCTTTCCTACATTGTTGGCGGTAGAAAGTAAATAACCAAAACTATTAGGTAATAGTGAACCATACCCTTTTTGTTTCACTTTCAGAGATGAAGAAAGTTGAGGAGCATCTTTCGCCCCTTTTATTTGACCTTTCGCATAATCTTTTAGTGACTTGAGTTGGTCTGTATTATAAACAAATTTGGTTGATTTATTTTCTATTTGAAAATCTTTATTTAATTCAAGTAAATCGTATGTAAACATTTTGTTTTTTTTGTAAAGATAGGACTTATTTTTTATTTGAGAAAATTGAAAATGAAAGTGCCCAAGAAGACACATCCGCGAAGTTGGATGAATCCATTATGTAACCTCCTGAAAATGAATATTCACCAAAAAAAAGTTTTCTAAATGTTTCGGAAGATGGTCCTGAAATCCATGTTAATGGAGAGAATATTGCAATATTCGTTTTGAACTCTTTTTGAATTCTATATATGAATTGAAGGTAGAGTTGTTGAGCCGAATTTCCCATTTTTTCTTTAACCATGATTTCATTTATCTTAGTTTTACTTGCACCCGCCCTATCATGTCCCTCTTCTTTATAAGATGTTTTTTTCGAACCCGTGGTGTAGGGTGGATTCATCAATACAATAATCTCCTTACCTCCCTCAATCGCATTTCTCAAACCAATAGGGAGTTTCTCATAATCATCATTCAAGAAGTCATATTGAAACTTAACCGCTTCAGGGTTATATCCCATTTGATTTGCAGTATCAATATCTGCCTGAATTAAAGTTGAACAATAAAGTTCTTTGAACTTATAATCACGGGTAAGATTCCCCGTCCCCCAAGCAGGGTCCCAAACAATATATTTTTCTTTCCAATCTTCACCGAACACTGATGTGATATATTCGTGGGCTTTGTCTACCCAAATTGAAGGTGTGAAGAACTCACCTTGTTTACGACGAACAGTATCTTCAACAATGCGGTCAACAACAGCGGCTAACTTATGTTTCTGAGATGGCGTATAAGAAGACGAAAAGTGTCCGAAGAATGATTCGAAGGCTTCACGAGATACTACAGGAACCTCACCTAACGCCTTTGAAACAACTGTCTTTCTTTTCTTGACAGGGTGAAGATAGTTGTCGTCCTTGTTCACCAAAATTTGAACAAATAGATTCGCTCTTTCATTGGTAGTGAACTTATTTTTTACAAGAACTTTTTCATCAAAATAACGGAATACCTCTGTAATGTTTTTGTCCGTAACGAGAACTTTTCTTTGAACATTATCAGTGAGGTCTTTAACCTTTTGAATACACTCAGGAAAATGATGAGAATCATAGACGAATGGTTTGATTGATTCGTCCTTCATCATGGTTAATACTAAATCAGTAATTGAATGAGCAGATGAGGGTGGAACACTCCAATCCAAATCCATTTCTAAATACTTAATGATATCATTGACATGTAATGTTAAGCACTCGTTTCTATCCCCGATGAAAATTGTAGATGGAGGAACAATTCCTTTATCGTAGAAACGCTTTACATAGAAAACAGATTGAGCAAGAACTTTTACAAGTTCAGATTTGTTTGACAAATTCAAATCATCTTTGAACTCCATAAGAGTTCTGACCTTGTGAGATTTGGAAACTCCGAATCCATCGCATCCAAAAGGAGATGTGATTTCCATATCCTTGAATTTCTTTTTGAATTCGTGTCGGTAGGAATTTTCAACATCTTTTTCATTGAGGGCTATTGCCAAACTTTTGGACATCATATCTATAAATATTTGTGCAAATATAAGACACAAACCCTATTATGCCAAAAGTTTTTTTCCTGCTCTTTCTCTATGAAACTTTATTGCAAACCTGTGAACCTCTTCTTGAATAACTCCGAGAACGGACCAATCCATTGGATGTTGTTTACCATCAGTTGTATGAACGGTCTGTGACCTGTGTTTTTGGTCTTTCGAAATTGATATCAAATCAATCCTGTTGGTAAGTCCAAGAGACTCAAATACCTTCTTTGCAACGTTTAATTGACCAATTCCCCCATCAATTAGAACAAGGTCAGGTAGTTGACCCTTTTCATCCAAGAGTCTCTTAAAACGTCTGTAAACCACTTCCTCGAATGACAGACAATCATTACCATTGTTTGACTCCTCACGAATGATATACTTACGGTATTCACTCTTGAGAGGTTTGTTATTCACATATCTTACAGAGGCCGCAACATTTGAGTCACCCTGATTGTGTGAGTTGTCAAACGCCTCGATAATCAAAGGAAGATTTTTAAGACCCAAAACCTTTTTTATACCAAAGGCAATCTTGTTATATTTCCTTACACGGATGGGTTCGAGTTTCTCTTCAAGTTTTTTGATTTGATTAACCCTGTTGAGGTAGTTGTCCGCCTTTTCGAACTCCAAGTTCTTGGCAAACTCATGCATTTTTCCTGTGAGAAACACCTTTAACATCTTATAATCAAGTTCGAATATCTTTCGAACAATTAATTGATACTTCAGATATTCAAGGTTCGATTCCAAGGCAATGCAGGGTGCGTTACAACGACCAATATGATACTCAAGACATGGTTTGAATTTACCTGCCCCGATGTTTTCTTGATTCAAAGTATAGGAACAAGTTCTAAGTGGAAGGATGTCGTTGATAAGTTCCATAACTTCATACGCCCTTTGACCTGAGGTGAAGTTGATTCCACAGGTGTCCTCACCTTTCCCATGAGTTATTTGAAGTTTGGAGTATGGTCCACCAGTCAAAGACAAATGCCAAGTTCTTGACTTATCATCTTTACCTTTGATGTTGAACTTGGGTTTGTAAATTTTGATGAGTTCTTCCTCCATGATGAGAGCCTCAGCCTCAGATGAAGCAATCTGATACTCAACGTCACGTATTTGTTCAACAAGGGTCCTTGTCTTCTTGTCATCGTGTTTCTTATTGAAATAAGACGCAACACGTTTGGGAAGGAACTTGGACATCCCCACATATATTACCTGGTCTTTGCCATCTTTGTAGATGTAACAACCAGGGTATTTGGGAGCTGATTTTATTTTTTCTTTGATGTCCATTCTTTTCTGTGTTTGTAAAACCAATAGGAGTGAATGATGATAACGCACGAATTTACAACAATTGTCGGACCTGCCGAAATTCCGAATCCATAAACTAACCAAAAAATTGCGCCAACCGTGTTGACCGCTCTAAGACGGAAAACGTCCTCAATTAGGAATGAACCTAAAATGAGGACGCTCCCGATATATCCATATATTTCCCACATCATTTCGCGAATGCTTTATCTGCCCAAGTCTTTGCTCCAACCAATGTCCACAAGTTCATATCACACATGTCAGGGAAACAAGTTCTCATGGTTCCAACGGTGATTACCTTTAAGAAACCAAGGTCGATTGAATACCACTTACCACCTTTTGTAGTGTAAACGTTCATCCACTGACCGTATTCGTTCTTAACTTGAATGTTGACCAAAGAATTCTTGCCATATCCACGGATTACATCAACAGTTCCTTTGGTGTCGTGGATGTTGATAAACCCAGCTTTGCATTTGCCTGCGATGCGGAATTCATATTCTTTGTTGATATCTTTCAGGTGGTTTGAAACTGAAACGTCGAGAGATTTACCTTTAACGAAAGTTCTGAATGAACCGTAAAAAACGTCAGAAGAATAGGCGTTGTTGGTGTTGATGTTTACTGCGGGAAGGGTAGTGGTTTGTGTCATATTGTTGTGTTTTGTTACACAAAGATAGGGAACCACAATTTACCAGCCAAATATATTTTAAACTTTATCACAAATGTGTGGTTGGAAACAAGCTTGTCCCCCACCTTCCACATATCCAATTCTTTCATTTATATTTGTTGAACGAAGGTATGGTGATTCTTGTCCACAGATTACACATCTGTCTTTCTCATCCATCTTTGGGTCTCCTTGGAGAACACATCCCAAATGGTCATATCCTACAAGATAATCATATTCAACTTCAGAAGTATCTTTACCACAGATTGAACAAGTCCAAGGTCGAATGATTTTCTTTACACTTCCATCAGGAGCAATTTCCATCATGAAATGTTCATCATCTTGAGGAGGACCCTCAAGGTTTCTTCTTTCTTGCCAGTATTTGTTTCTTGCAAGACCACCAAGTTCGAAGTCGTTAGGTGTGTTTAGGATTTCTTCTGCTGTTAGTGTTACAGTGATTCCCATATGATTTGTTTTTTAAAAACTAAAGGAAAATATTCAAAAGACAAATCTATTTATATTAATATGGAAAAATTTTCTAAAGAATGGAAATATAGATACAAAGAAACGCTTACGGAAAAGTTCAAGTATCTTTTCCTAAGTGAAATGCACAAACACTTTGAGTTGATAAACCTCCAAGTGACAGACATTTCATATAATGGTGATGTAATGGAGGGAATGGATGTTGATGTCGAAATTGATTATCAGGGCGCTTGTGACGGAGACGCACACAGTGTTGGACATATGTTATCAATAATCTCAAACCAAGTGCATGAATTTTTTTTCAAACACCAAATCGACCCAGTAACCTTTAAGTTTAAAGGAGGTGATGTTGATGGTTTAATTATTAATGACCCTATGATATTAGAATTCCATTACAAATTAGATGAACTACATAAAGTTCTTTTATACATAACGATGAACTATGACCAACAGTAAGATTTATAGATTAGCCAAAAGGATGTTTAGTGACTTTACTAAACCACCTCAGACTCCAAATGATGTTTACAACACATTGACGGGAGAAAAAAACTATTGGGATTACTTTAAGTATATGGGTCCTGACAACTTCATTAAATTATGTATTGCCACTTGGGGTGTTTCACAAAACATACCCCAAGAACAAATAGAAGAATGGTATGATAAAGTCTTTTTTGCAACAGTCTTTTCAACGGAAGACGAAACCTACTACGATGAATGTGGTATGTGTGATGGAGGAGGACATGTACGATGTGATAACTGTAATGGAATAGGTGATTTGGAATGTGATGAGTGTGAGGGTGACCTTGAAGTCACTTGTCATTTTTGTGATGGTGATGGTAAAATAGATGGAGATGACGGACCTGAGGACTGTGATGAGTGCGAAGGTAAAGGACAAAGGGAGTGTGACGAATGTAATGGAACAGGTAAGGTTACATGTCACATATGTGGTGGTGATGGGGATGTATATTGTGATGATTGTAATGGTGATGGAAATCTCGAAACCGATGAAAAACTATTTGACATTCAATTTATAGTTTGTTGGAATAGAAACCTTTACGACTTATTCGAAATCAAAGAGGAAGAATTTGAAGAAGTTATACCAACAGATAGATTCTATAATAGTAAATCTATAATTATACTCGGAGAAGTGACACAAGAACACGCTGAACTTTCTGATGAAGTAACCCCAGACCAAATATATTGTTTGGGACTTTATAATCAACTTCCAAATGTTAGATTTGAACCGAGAAAACCTAAATTCTTCACAACACCAAGTTGGGACATAAGCCATCTCCAATAATTTATATAGAATGGATGTAAAATATTTTTTAAAGGTATTAGAAAAAGAGGGTTATCCAAATCCTGACATTCAATCTATTGCCAAGATGGTTGGATACAACTTAGATTATTTTCTCCTTGGTATAAGAGACAGAGTTGGTGAGGAAGGTGTAATCGATTTTTGTGAAAAAGCAATAAATAAATTGCAAGGTGAAGATGGAGTCAGGGTTGACTTGGGTGGAGACGAATATTGTTACATAAAAATATTTCCACAATACTACGACGAGAGGGAATCGGAAAATGATGTGATTGCTAAAAGTAGTTGGGGCGATTCAAACATATTGAGTTCAGACCCAGAAACAGGTGATGAGAGCTACTTTACAATTCAAGTAGTAATCGACAATACAGACATGGGTGGTTGGAGTGACTTGGACGAGTTATTGGACCACATCAAAGAACAAGCCTACAACATAGTATTCCAAAACTGTGGTTTCGGTGTTTGGTGGGAATAAAAAAAAAAGGGGAGACCGAAGTCTCCCAATAGGGGCTGAACGGTTTTGCCAGCCACTCCACCACCAAGTTTAACGAACTTGGAAACCTTTTGGAAATAATGTGTTGGCTAAAGAGGTAAGAGCCTCAGAACTTAAATATCCAACAACATCATCGTTAGCTTCAGGTAAGTAATATTTTGTCACGAAATCACCAGTCTCACTGTCCATAATTGCAATTTCGAAATCATCTTTGAAATCACCATACAACCCTTGAGCACCCCCAACAATTGAGAGTCCAATTTTTCCATCAGTCATATATGTCTGACGTGCACCCTCAACCATATTTCTATGGGGTTTGGAGTGTTCTATAATATTTTCAATCGTTATCATAATCCTTTGAGTAATTGTCTTAATTTGATTTCTAAAAGTTCTAATGTGTTCTTATCCTTTGCGGTTTTATTTGGTTTTTTCCTTAACGAATCTATGAGTTCCTGTATAAAATCAGATTCACTTTTCTCTTGAACCACTTCGGCGTCCTGTATGTCACCCATAGGTTCATCTGCAGGTGTGTAAGGTAAGGAGCTTTTTTGCCCTTTTTTCTCACCCAATTTATAGGCACCATAAACCAAGGCACCAACTGCTACTATTTTTACTAAATCACTGAATTTCATTTTGTTACCTCCGCTTCGATTTTAGATTTATTAATAAGATGGTCAGTTAAAGAATAGAAATCAAGTTTAGTCATAACAATTGAATTAACCAAATGTTTGTGTGGGATATGAACCAAGAAATCCACACCATTGAAGAAGGTTAAATCAGTTTTCATCTCAATTGAACTTTGAACCATTTTAAGAAAAAGTTTGAACTGAATTTGATTAACAAAAGTTTCATCCAAAAGGGTTCCGAAAGTTTCATGTAGAATTTTGATGTTGAGACCTGACATGTTCATATTCTTTAATTTCTACAAAGATAAACTTTTAAATTCAATTACCAAAAAAAATTACATTTTGGCTCCGTTTTTCAATCCTGAATGAAACTTGTTTGTATTTATCTAAGTATGTCAAATCCCGTTATAATTATTGGTCAACAAAGAATTGTAAAAAAAACTGAGAAAATTTCTTTTTCCAATCCTACTGACTCTGTCATAACAATAAATTATCAGAAGAGTTCGAATTTTCAGTGGGTTTACCAAGACGAAATACTACCTCAACAATCCAAAAGGATTTGGGCTGTTCCATCATCAATACAAATTCCAAATTACTTTTCTGAGAATTTAGTTAGTCAAGATGACGGAGATATATTAAACATGATACAGACATATTCTTTGGGGGATGTTGTGAATGTCAACACCGAATCTTGTTATGTATATGAATACCCATATCCGTTTCCAGTCACTTTAAGAATTTCAAGTGAATATGCCTTACCACCCAACGTTAATATAGATTATAGAATTGCAACATACAATCCTCCTTACATCGACCCAACAGTGTTCAACGGTATTCCTTGGACAAATTTAGTAACGAATTTTCAAGTTGGTGAGTGTCCCAATTATAACTTAGCAGGAACTGTTTATATCTCTTCTCCTTCTTTGGCTATCCAATATAGAGTGAGGGACTTATCTGACAATAGATTGAATTACTATTACATTATTTACCCTGAAACCTGTTTCGGACCTGGAGAGGACCCTTGTAACATCAATTCAATACCTAGAATTTGGGACTTATTATTTTCTGGTTGTTCTATAGATGGTATTTCGATTTATTTATTTGAACCATCCCAAATTCCCTTCGCTCAAGATGTTTGGATGGTATTGAAATCTCCTCCAGGAAACATAACCAACTGCACTACCCCAACTCCAACATCGACCGTTACACAAACACCAACCAACACTCAAACACCAACAAATACTTCTACACAAACTCCAACGCCAACTAACACTCAAACACCTACCAACACCTCTACCCCGACTCCAACGCCAACTAACACTCAAACACCTACCAACACTCAAACACCTACCAACACTCAAACACCTACACAGACCCCTCCTGTTTACTATTATTCAGCTCTTCTATGTGGGGACCCATCTTTCTTGAGATATTTCCGTTCGTCGAATCCAAATTTAACCGACAGTTGTTCTGTAATTTACGGTTATTGTGATGAGGCACCTCATACTGAATGTGGGGGAGTTCCTCAATGTTTTGATAATGTAAGCCCTTCGGTTGTCGTGAATTCGAATGATGTTTTAGAATGTTTCGATAGTTGTGAGTGTTGTCAGGGACTTTGTCCAACACCATCCCCAACTCCTACAATAAACCCGACCTCAACACCAACACCGACCACGACACCATCTCTAACCCCTACATTGACCTCAACTCCTACATTAACTCCTACATCGACCTCGACCTCTACACCAACACCAACAACCAGTCCGACAGTCACAGGCACACTTACTCCTACACCAACACAAACGAGACTTGCCGATTGTTATCAAAAAATTTATTTCGATGTAACATTAACTGAAACTTTTTTCAGTTACACAGATTGTTGTAGTGGAGAAGTAAATATCCTGAGCGTTGAAGCTGGTGTTGATTCTTGGGGTGCACCCGAGGGTTGTATAGAATATGGTTCAGTAACTGTTATTTCAGGTGAGTTCAATAATTTGTATTATAATTCACCTTGTGCGTGTCCGACACCCACACCAACATTGACAGCCTCTAATACTCCAACTCCAACAACTACTAACACACCAACATTGACCGCTTCTAATACTCCAACTCCAACAACTACTAGTACACCAACTAACTCACCAACAACTACCAACTCACCTACACCAACGCTTACACAGACTCCGACGGCCTCTGTAACTCAAACTCCTACACCAACACAAACAGAACCAACAGTTACACAGTCTGTAACACCATCTCAAACACCTACGCAATCATTTGTATTTTACCCTTATTCAGTTACCTCAGGACAAACTTTTGTATCGATAGATTGTAATCCTGTTGTTTTAACTCAGACCTTATATGCCGCAGAATCAAGTTGGTATACAATTACCAAATTTTATTCAGATTCAAACCTAACAACACCATACAATGGTAATGACTTGTATTATACCAACAACACTTTAGGTTCCTCCGATTGGTATAGAATCGCAACGAATGGTTCAATAACTGATAGCTACGGTTGTTAAAAAAACAAAAAACCCCACCAGTAGAAACTGACGGGGTTGGCAAAAAACTCTGAGAATACAAGTTTTGGTGAGAATCTTTGGAAGGATTATGATTTCCCTTCGTTTCCACTTCCTTTTGAGAAGTAATCCTCAGTCACGGTCAATTAGATTAACCAATCCTTAAGTTGTGTACCACTCTCTCGTTACTCATCACTCTTCGAGGTTGCCACCCCAATTAATCCTTGCGGGATTAGAGAACTTTCAAGAAAATCCTGTCGGGCTTGGGACCCTTCAAGGCTAAGAACATCTCTTAACTATGTAGTGACCTGTCGCACACAACTGACGAGCACTTTTCCTTGTTTAATTTTGAGTTTGTTAAACCTTAATTAACAAAGTTGGTTTACGGATGATGAAAGTAGCGGCCCGTCTGAAGCCATGCCATCTTTTGGACGACACGATACTAAGCTACTCTCTGAAGTCTCCCGACCTCCATATTTTGAGTCAACTTCATAACTAACCTCTTGGTAGAGAGAAAGTTAAGGTTCCATCAGCACCACCTGTTATGAAACTTACCTTGTTCGGTGTTAAGCCAACTCTAATATTGAATCACGCAATTACTATGGTGGATGCCATAGTTTCTTACATTAATCCTTCAGGTTATTCTTATTGGTGTTCCCACCTCAATCAAACGACCCGTATCGCTTGATTACCCAACCACGTTCCCTACAGTGTCACCCTCAGTACTAAAGGTCAGATAATATCCTGATTGCCTACTCGAGTTCCCTTTCGGAAACCGCAGACCTCCCAAACCAGGGAGTTCCACTTTATACTATTTTCATAGTTTATTTAATGACCATAGGCGGCCAATATCTTGAACAGAATGTCTCAGAATAAACCCGAAGGTTTCATCATCAACTAACTGTGAAGATAATATCTTAATTCAAAGAACTTTCAAATTTAAAGGGAAGAAGAATCTTGACGACCATCCGAAGTTGGAACACTTACAACTCCTCCCCTTCAATTGTTTCACAAAGTTAAGACACGTTTTTGGAACTGTCAAATCTTTTTGAAACTTTTTTTGACTTTTTCTGATTCGATTCTAATACCCCCCACTCTTAATGGGACAGGTTCAAATTCAGTCTTTGTCAAAGAACATACGACTCTCATCGTGTGTTTTACAAAGATAAGAAGGTTTTTTTAAACTCTCAAATCTTTTTTTTGTTGCGTCGCCTTGGAATCGAACCAAGCTAAGTGGGCTTATGAGACCCATGGAACACCTTGCCCCCCGCCCGCAATATAATGATTAACTCCTACTTACCCCTCGGTCACCTATCCACGTCATGCGCTGGTTGAACCAGCAGGAGTCATCATTTCAATATTTTTAAGAACTATGTTGTTTTGAAAAAGAAGTCCCACAAATATACGGAGATTTTCTCAAATAACCAAATTCGTGGGACTATTATTTCGAGATTACTCTTTTATTCATCTCGAGTGTTTGGGGTGTTCGTCCTCTCGGACATGAACATATAAATATTCCGAAAAGTTCAAAAAGTAACCCTAAGAAAAAATATTTTTTTTTAGTGGTCCAAATCGTCAACCATTCTTCTGAGTTGTCTCATCATATCGAACCATCCTATGATTCCTATAACGATGACAAACATAATTAAACCTAATACAATCATTGTAAAATAATTTCAGCTAATTTATACATATAGTCACCTGTGTTTTCAGCACGGATTTCATCGAAACTGAAATACTTCCAATCAGTATGTTCTTCTCCGTCAATGGCTTTCTCGAAATCTGGTTCAATACATTCTTCAACAATTAACAAATACACATACATCAACCCTTTAACTTTTTTACCGTCACGAGTGTGTCTTGGAATGAGTCCAATAAAAGTAATTTCTTGGTCATCGATACTAACCGCTGTTTCTTCGAAAAATTCGCGTTTGGCACCTTCTTGTGTTGTTTCATTTTCTTCGAGTTTTCCACCTGGAATCGACCACATACCTGGGAAAGAACCGAGATTGTTTCTTTTACATAGTAAAACTTTATCCTTACATTTTACCATAATTCCTACATAGCTTTGTTGTTTCATTGTATTTATTAAATATGATTGTTGAAATTAATGAAAATTATTTTAATGTTAAAACATTGGTTGACCCAAAATCCCAAGCTATTGGGATGATGAGAAGAAAATTCGATGATTCATTCAATGGTTTATTATTTTTAATGGGTGGTAAAAAACAATGTTTTTGGATGAAAAATTGTATCATCCCACTTGATATAATAATGATAAAAAATAATGTTATTGTCAATATACATCACGACTGTCCTCCTTGTTTAGAGGAACCTTGTCCGAGTTATTGTGGAAATGGAAATATCGTATTAGAACTCGAGGGTGGGACCTGTGAAATGTTAGGGATTGAAGCTGGAGATACGGTAGAATATATCTTCTAAACTGTGAAATCTCTCACAAAAAATTTACTTGACCTCATTCTCAAAAATATTGTTTTTGGTTTCTCAGGCACTGTTCCAAAAAATGGTATTGTGGTTGAACCTATACTAATATCTGAAATACCACCTGCTTTAGCAACATCTACTGCAAAGGTTGCACAATTCGAATCACCACCCTCTGTCAAATCTATGAATGAGTAACTTCTTGGTTTACTAGCCTCGTTCACAGAGTCTGTGAAATTAGGTAATCTCATAACATTTGTCCACATTGTTAGATTTGGACCGTCTTTGAAAGTTTTGGCTTTACAAGTTCTTGCAACATCACCAGCATTTGTGAAGTTTCCTTGTGAATCTATAGTCGCAATTTTCCCCATTTCAGTTTTCAAAACCTTTCCGTTTCCATCGTTATCGTAAGGTCCAAACTCATATAATTTTACAATACCTGTATGGTCAACTAAAATACAACCTCCATGTCCAGTGGCATATATTTTGATTTCTCTCTTTCCAACTTGTTCATTCAAACCTAAATAATCCTCTACCCACTCCAATGCTCTTCCGTGGAATGCTAATATGCGAGCAATCCAAGAATCTGTCATTGAAGGTCTATATTTCGGAAAAACAAAGAACATAAAAAAACCTGATTGATTTTTGTCTATGGGTTGAAGTGACTTAAAAACAAAATCATCCTTCTGTCTTGCAATTGATAAACTTGGTACTCTAATGTCCCCCGAAGAGGGATTGTACTGTTCCTCCAATTTTGACTCAGATTGAGAAATTTTTTCCTTTAACTTTCTGAAGAAATCTGAAGCCAACATTTTTGTAAATTTTACATATGGTGCATCTTCTCTTTCAGGGTCATATCTATATTGACCTTCGGGTGGTCTTTTGGACCTACCAAGATAGTTCAATCCACTTATATTCGTGATACACTTGTGACCTCCAGAGTTTGCGTTGATTAATTCCCAAGCACTTACATTAATATTATCTAAGATACTTTTTTCTTCATCTGTTAATGATGTAAATGGTTTTGACATCATTTCTTTAAGTCTATTCAAAGCCTCTTCTCCTCTTTCTTGTTCTGCAAATTTTTCACCATAAACCGCATTAAAATCCTCGAATGTAAACCCAACACTTTCAGGGTTAACACCTGTTTCACTAATCCATTTTATCGTTGATAACGGGACTTTTCTTTCCTTGAGTTGAGCTTCATACTTTGCAATGACCTCTTTAGCAATCTCTCCGAGATTAACACCTTTGAGCTTCCTTTCCTTTTTAAAAGGATTGCATGATACTTGAAGTAATCCCATCGGCCATGCCATGATGAGAAAGTCTGCTTCAGGGTTATTTCTAAATGGGGTATACCTGTCATAAGAGCCAGGCTTAACCATACTACCTCCACCATATTGGTAAATGATATTATCTTCAACATGGGGAAATCCTTTCATTTGTTTTGCATAATCTTGTGCGTGTTTTTGTAGTTCTTCTGGTTTTGGTGCATTTGTATCTTTCATCCATGTTTTGATGTTACTAAGTATATTCATCAAAGATGGTTCTGAATTCATTACAAGTCGCTCCAAAAATCCTTTCTTGTTTTTGAATGCTAAAATGAGTTTGTTTATAACGAAACCCAATAACATTTTGTTTCTTTGTAACGGCTTTTCTTTATCTAATCTAAAAAGATAATTGACTACCTCCTCGGGACTTATATCTTGTCTAGCGAAATCTGCGGAGTCAACAGTGTTAATCAATAAAACGTCAGATGAGGGAAATAAATCTTTGGGTGAAATTATTTGTGAGATTGTTTCCACGTTTGAACGTGCTTGTCTAAATGATTTCGAAGCACCTTTTTCCGCACCTATTTGTTTGTCATGATGGTCCGTGTGGATAACGAACATTGGTTTACCATGAGCAAAGTCAACCAAAACAGGCATGGTATCACCCTTAGCGTCATTCTTCTTAACCGCAAATTCTTTTTCCCCATATTGTATTACGTGAACATCTACCACATCAATACCATTGTTCTCAAGGTATTTTTTCATCGCAATAGCAGTAGTTACACCATCTAAATCTTGGTGGAAATATATTTCAGCCTTCGGGTATCTTTTTCTTAATGCGGAAATATCTCTTAAACCTGTCTCAGTTATTAGGTTCTTCATTAATATTTCAGAGTCAACAAGTATTTCGATTTATTAATCAAACCTAACATTTCATCTCTTAGATTCAATAAATCTGTATCATATCTCGAGTCCAATTGGTCAGAGATTCCAACTAAAAATTCTGTGATTCCGTCCATGAAATTCTGAATACTTAACTTACTGATGTCTTGAAACATCAATCCAAACTCAGGTTCAAATTCAGGTCTACCATACTTTCCCATCATGGTTTCAGTGAACTCATCAATGAGACCATCTAATCCCTCATAAATTGCACCGTAGGTTTTATGTTTTGCATCACCAAACGTCTGCCAGTGTAAAAATCTCCATTGAATTTGGATTTGGACTAATTTTTTTATCAATTCTTCTTTCATATAATTTAAATATTACTAAGGTAAAGGATTTAACGAACCCGAAAACATATTACTAAACATGTTTTGAACTGGATTATTTTCTTTCGGTTTTTCAGATGAACTTTGAGGTTTGTAAGCACCAGAACCAAAAAGAGGTTGAATTTGCCCATACCCTACTTTACCTGAACCACCATCTTGACCTGCATCAGCGTTTATTGCTTGGTTAAAGTCCGACTCAAAATTATTTTGAGCTTCTTCTGTTTTATTATAGTTTTCCATATTTTTCAGAAGTTCGTCTTCACCAATTTTAGCCGCCAATTCATCGGGTCCGACAAAATTTGCAATATTCATATAATCTAATAATCCCATCCACCATTTTGTTTGTCTCATTAAACTTCTTACGGATGCATTTCTATTCAATAGTTGAGGCATTCCTCTGAAAACACTTTTCCAAGACAAAATTCCTTTGGTTGTTCTATAACCTGAAAATAAACCTGGTGCTTCTTTAGCTAGTTTGGTAAGTTCTTCGAGTGCCGCTAGTTGTTTAGCTTTTGACCATACTCCAACAGATGTAGTTGCAGTTTTCAATCCTGTCATACCCCTCACTATTTCTTGACCTGTTTTTCTCAAAGGTGCTGTTGCTTTATTATAATTAGCGAATAAATCAAACCATTGTAAAACAGTTTTCTTTAACCCTCCCATCAATGGCATCGGAACTCTTTCGATATATCCTCTTAACTTACCAGCGATTTTACTGAAAGCTGAAACAAATCTTCCTGTCACACCACCCATCGCGGTTATATTATCAAGCATTTTAGCCGCTTCGGCTGTTTTTCCTGCTTCAACCAAGGCGGTAACTTTTCTCAAATTCTTCACGCCAGGACCACCAATTTTGAGGGCTGCCATCATAGGTTTGGCAACGATGTCTCCAGCATATGGTAAAGCTGAAATGATTGATAATAATCCGAATAATTTATCTCCTTGTTTCAAATAAGAGATACCGTTTACTAAATCAACTACCCCTGTTGGGTCAAAAATTCCAACGATATCACCAAGGGTGTTATACCACTTTGCTTCGTTTACTAATTTACCCTTTGATGGATATAGAACACACAGTGTTTCGACGATTTGTTTTTTTTCCTCTTTGGAAAACTTTGACCAACTTTCTTCGGCAAGCCTATAATTGTCTTGCTTGAGAATTTCTAAATTCAAAAGTTGGAGTTGTTTTTCAGAAATTATAAATTCTGCCATGGATACTTTTTCTTATAAATATCCCTCGGATATAAAAAAAGGAGGTTAGACCTCCTTTTCAAAATCAAGTTCTGGTTGATTTTTTTTATCTATAAAATGTTGAACTCTTTTTCGAGCGACTTCCGCATAATTAGGACTGAGTTCAATCCCTATCCACCTTCTATCTAATATCTCTGCCGCACATGCACTTGTTCCACTTCCCATGAATGGGTCAAGAACCAAATCGTTCTTATAGGTTAATATTTTTATGGCTTTCGCTGGAATATCCATTGAGAAGGTTGCCTTGGTAAGTTGTTTTGTATCAGCGAAATAGTCCCATTGACCATATACTAAATCCATAAACTCACGTTTTTGCTCCTCAGTATACATTGTCTTATTTCTTTTTTTTCCATCCTCACTCTCGATTTCCTCAACAACTCCAACCCATTGCGGCTCCCCCTTAATCTTTTTGATTCTATCTTTTTTATATGCTAAAATCACACATTCTTTCGGATTGTAGATATAAGGAGAGGACGGTGACATCCATGAGCCCCAAGCAGTGGTCTTACTTCTATGTGGTGAGTTTTCATTCAGGTCAACCAGTCCGTAAAACTTATAACCAATTTTTTGCATGATTGACCATAATTCCGAAACCATGAAAATTCTCCCACCTTTATCTTGTCTATTGATTTCATAAGGTATGTTCAGGGCAATTCTTCCGTCGTCTTTCAAAAGTCTGAAAGCTTGGGTCAACCATTTTTTTGAAAATTCCTTGTAATCTTCAAATTGAACGTCGTCGTCATGAACATCGTATTCGATTCCAACACCATACGGTGGTGATGTTACAATTAAATCAATTGATTTCTCAGGTAGGGTCTTCATGACTTCAACACAATCTCCTTGAGTTATTTTTCTTATATAATTTTCCATTACAACTTTCCCTCTTGTTTCATTTGTTCTCTAATCTTTGTTGCAGAGATATCATGAATGTCCTGAGGTGGAACATGTTCAATAATATCATAACCTACTCCTCTTCCAAAATTGACAGATTCAATATCGGGTATGACAATTACTTTTACCGTTTGGTCACTGAGCAATTGCCATAATTCTTTTTTTATGTTCGCCTCAACTTCTTGAGCGGAAAAAGGATTTTTTTCATCAGGGGCAATATCCCTAATACAAATCAAAACATTTTTACCTTCGTTGAGTCTTTGGTCAATCAACCATCTGTGTCCAGCATGCCACGGTTGCCATCTTCCGATAAACATGGAATACTGTTTTGCCCCCGTGTTTTTTAACTTAGGGTCACCCTCTACGTGAATTTTTTGCATAGTCTAAAACTTTTTTTGCAGATACCTCAACACTTTCATTTGTGGTGTCGATACTAAGATATCTTTCGGTAGGTGCCTCATATTCTTTAACAAAGAAACTTTCTCTTCCTCTTACCTCTGTTGTATGAATATAAACCTCAACCATATTATCCCCCATCTTCTGTTTGAACTTGTCTCGTTGGTCTTTGTAAGGGGAAACCAACGATACTAATACATCTTTACCTTTGTTGTGAAGGTATTGAGCGATTTGTTGTGCGAGTTCTATGTTCTTTCTTCTCCCTGTTTCAGAATAATCTTTATTATCGAATAAATCTCTTAGGTCATCACCGTCGATATGAAATATTCTATGGTCTCTAATGTCCAAGATTTCGTTACAGATTGTTGTTTTGCCAGCACCAGGCTGTCCTGTTAACCAGTATATCATTTTTTGTCCTCCAATTGTTTTATTCTCAATTCATTAACGAATGATGAACCCATCCAAAGAAGTGTAATGAACTGCCAAGTAAAGTCTTTACCATCAATAAAAGAAAGTATTATCGAACCTATCACACCAATAAAACCTAACAAGAAACAGGTCTTTGCTAGTAAACTCAATTTATTCATTTTCTAAATTTTGTATTTTTCGGTTTAAGTAAAATGAAGCCTTTTTGAGGTCTTCTAATTCTTTTGAAGAATCTTTTTTACCGGCTCTTGCAACGTATTTGACTACATTGAAGAGATATGCATCTTTGTGTAACTCCCAAGCCTCACAAACTTTAATCACCTCGTAAGGATTTTCTTCTCCACCATAATGATTCGGGTGGTTTACCATTTCTTTACTCATTATCTAGCATTTAAAGTTGAATCTGAGATTTGACTGTGATTTGTGGGATATGAATCCAATTCTTTTTTTATGAACTCTTCTTGGATGTGATTTTGATTTTCATAGTTAACCAAATAAATTATAATTGTTACCCAAGAAGCTAACAAAATAGACAAGTATATTTTAAGTCCATCATCTAATTTGTTCATTTTTTTGAGCCCCATTTGTTTTCCATGTATTCAATATATCTATGAGTCTTATTTCCATTATACAACATCCATACAATGTAATAGTCAAACCACCAATCTATTTTTTTTAATATTTTTTTCAATGTAATTAAATTTCTTCTACGTTTTGAACGTGAAAGTCTTCACCTCCTGATGTTTCTTTTTGCCAATGGTCGTCATTGTCATCAATCTCACCACTCTCAACCATTTCGATTGCCTCATCTTCAGTCTCGGCTTCAACGGTGTAGGTGACATATTCATCAATAGTTCTCACACCTACGATTGTGAATCTTTTCATATTATAAAAAGTATTTTTGTAATGTTTCTAATTTATCATCGGCATCCACCAACATTTGGAGTGCTTCTTCAGCATTTTTATAGAAATCTCCTGTAGAGTGGTCTCCAATTCCTGATGCATGATTTGATAACAATTCCAAAGTAAGTAATGCTTTGGCTTTTTGTGCTTCAGCTTCTAAACGAAGCATTTCGATTAAATGATTCTTAACGTTTCCCATTATTGTTTGTTTTTATGTTTTTCAGATTTTTGACCCTTCTTGTAGGGTTTCTTTTCTACTTGTTCGGTTACTTGCTCTGTAGTTTTAGTTTTACGGTTTACAAGTTTCCATTCTGATTTGGGAATATATGCCCACATACTCCCAACCATGTTGTAAGCGGTTTTGTCATCAACTCTTTTGATGTCACCGACCTCAACGTCTTTCGATGCTTTTAAAGCTTTAATACACTTCATTGGTTTTTTCCTCCATGTTTTTTATAGTTAATAGAATTTCTTTTTCGTTTTTTCCACTTTTGTAATATTCATAAACTTTTGAACTCAGTTCATCTTCAAAAATTAACATATCACTTTTTCCATAATAATCTTTAAGACTATTGTTTTCAAGTGCTTTCAATGTGTATTCAGCTGAAATAATTCTTTTGTTGAATCCCATAAAACAAAAATAATAATTTTATAGTTCAGAGTCAAAATTATTTATTTTTTCTAAATTAACAATCTGAAAAACGTATGCCATTATTTTTCTTTTCATTATGGGTAAGAAAGTTTCCTCCATTGGGAAATCATTCGTGGACTTCAATTCAAAAATAGGTAAATCTTTAAAATGTTCTTCTTCATTCCAAGTTGAGAAGGTTTCTATAATTGAGTTCAACGTTACATCACTTGGTAATGTGTTGTATATGAGGTTTAAATAAATTTTACTATTGAAATTCTCGTTCTCGGGTTTTTTTATTTCATATTCCCAAATGAAAATTTCATTCAAGGATTTTTTGAAATAGTAAACATACCCCTTCCCCGCGGCTAAATTATTTTTATTTCTTTTGAGACTGAGGTCCATGTGGTCGTAAGCCATGTTCCAAATTGACTTAGCCATATTGAAGGCGTCAAATAATTTGTTACCAGAATATTTGATTGTCTTGTCAAGTTCATTGGATTCAGAATCACTTAATTGTCTTGGTTTTTTTTGAACCAATTCTTTAAGAAGAATCTCATCATCACATGACTCGAATGTCTTATTTGTAAGTAGTAACCTATTTTCTTTGACAAGTGATTGTATGTTAGCCAAATGAAGTGAAAGTTCTACAAAGTCAGGATAAATTTGTAGATTGTTGAAATTGTTTTCGCACTTCTGAAGGTAATCCAATAAAGTATATTTGTTGTATTCGAAGTCAACAGGTTTTTTCAACATCCAATCGGGCTTCAATCTGAACGGTTGTTTCTTTTGTCTAGCCATAACAAAAAGATAATTTATTATAACTATTAATCAATTCTCATTACGTAAAACCATTGGTCTTGAATTTTCACCTCATCAGCATTCCCATCGTAAGAATTAAGTGTTTGCCCAAATCCATCAGCATCTATCACCCCTTGTATAAATTCATCTTTGTCTATAAATTGTTCCCAGTCAATCCCATGCTCATTTAAAAAACCTTCGGGGTCTCTCATAACATCATCAACTAATTCATCAACTTTTTCTTCAACCAAATCATCAGGGAATTCTCCATCAGGGTCGTTCTCAATATCATCGATTTCATCCTGATATTCTACTATCAATTCACTTAGTTCATCTATTTTATCTTGAATCGAATCATCATCTCCCCCGTCCCCAATTAGTTCCTCAAATCTCTCAATTTCTACTTCGGTTCTTTTTATTCTCATTTTGAGAATTTCGATTTCTTCTTTTTGTTTGGAAGATAATTGTCTCTCACTTTCATCCAAATAAACCTCAGGATTTTGATATACATCGTCCCCTAAGTAGTCTCTTGCATAGTCCGCGACTTGTTCATCGTCAATGAAACCTCTCGCAAACCCACTACTGAAACCGCCATAACCAATATCGTCAATTAATGAATCCACCCTTTCCTCACAACTTGATTGCATTTCACCCTCCGTTCCCACCGCATATTTTCTATCACTCAAACCTGCATCTATTACCTCAAATTCCGTGCAATCATAATACTCTCCTGTGGGTATTATGTTGTATACATCAATTTTTTCCTCTAATTCATTCAACTCATCCTCTAAGTCACTGATTTCGTCTAAAATGTCTGTTTCTACTTCCTCACTATTATCGTATTGGTTTTTAAGTCTCTCGATTTCATCTTTAAGTCTCTGAATTTCTATTCTGTCCTCATTTGTCAACGCTGAAACGTCACTTGTGTCAACCAACCAATCTAAAAGGGCGTGGGCTTTCAAACCCTCTTCAGGACAATCGGGACCAAGAGCCCATTCATTTTCCATCCTTCTCTCCTCAGCATCGTCTCTCATTTGCCTTAATATTCTTGCTTGTCTTAGTGCTTCTTGTCTCTCTTTTTCTTTTTTCGCGGCTTCTTTGTCATTAAAAATCTTTATTTGTTCAGAATACTCTGAGTTCATGTATTCAGTTATCTGATTAATTATCTCATTGTATTTAGCGGTGCCCACATGAGCAGGATATATATTTGTTTGTTGGTCTGTGGCCGTGAAAAAACTTTTGTTACCGTCAAATTTGTTGAGCAAGGCTACTTTGTAGAATGGGTCAGATGAATCAGCACTTCTATCTAAAATATAAAACAATTTACCCTCTGTGTTATAATAATTGAATTGGTGGTCTGAACTTGCCACGGTGCACCACTTTGTTCCTTTACCGTAATAGCATGAAGCCTGATGTGTTTGAGGATTCACAACAAAAAATCTTCCATCATCGAAAACAACTTTACCACCCTCAACTTGTTTATAATCTCTTCTTGGTCTGTTCGCATATTTTTGTAATTCATCACTGAGTTCGGAAACACTTTTATATGAATTAATATCAGTTTTAGGTAGGTTTGATGAAATCTTATCAAATTCTCTAAGTTTTCTGACTAAGTCTTGAAAGTTAGATTCAAAGTTCATCACCTCAAAGTTTTTGGCAACCCAATCCCAAAATTTTTGAGGAACGTTATCAATGATTTTTTTCAATTGCTCCTCAGAAAATTTCGTTCCATACTTAGCTTTGAGTTCTTCTGATTTGTTTTCTAATATTAATTCTAAAATTTTCATCAAGTTTTCTTTAATAAATATCTTTTTTTAATTATAATTGGTTGGAAGTAATATTTATATAAATAAAAACTAAAAAATCTTTTTACCATGGGATGCGGATGTAAAAACAAACAGAATACCTCGCCTGAAGCTCAAAAGCTAGCTCAAGAGGCAGTTCAAAAAACAATTATGACCAAAAATCAAGAATTGAAAGAAACAGTTAAAAAAACTGTTGAAAAATATTATAACACCAACAAAGGACAAACTAACGGATACATTAGGGACTAATATGTCCACTTCACAAAAAAATAATTCAAGGGACAAAATTTGTCCCTTTTTTTGTATTTATATGATATGGAAAATGAATATTCTATACGTGGTTTCTTGGAATCATTCAATAATAATGACTTGGATGTAAAAAAATATTTTGGTGATTATGAAACATGGTTCAATGTGTTGAAGAAAAGAGGTTTGATGGGTGAAATCGACCCGAAGAATGCTGCGGGTTCCGAAGATTGGCAAAATGAATATCTTTTGTGGTTATACGATAATGATAGAGAAAAATATTACAAATGGATGAATGAGATTTTATCTGATGTTGTAATAGAAGGTAAAGATGTTTATTGGCAAGGTGACAGAGTTGATTTAGCAATTTTATTTTGTGATGATAGAAGAGACGGTCCGAGTAGAGATACAATTGAAAGTATTTTAGTTGGTGAGGATGTTTTCGAACCTTATTGGGACACAACCGATGATGTTTACAGAGATGTCATTGAAGAACTAACCAAAGAGAATTTAGAAATTTTTAAAGAAAGGATTGTTAAAGAATTATCAGGTCAACAGTTGAGTCCTGATACGGAAGAAATGGAGTTAATAGCCACTGAGCAAGGACATGAAAATTATTGGACTATAGATTCAGAAAATGTGACGAGAATAATCGACGATGAGGAGTCCATGAATAGTTTACTAAAAGATGAGCTTGCCGATGTAAAATCTGATTTATACTCTGTTCATTCTAATTCATATAATTCTGCTTACGAAAGTGAGGTATATAATAGCATTTTCAATAAATTGGATGAATATTTCAACACCGAAAAAAAACAATGGATAAATGTTCCCCACCCATACAAAAAAGAAACTGTGGTTGAAAAATTCAAAATACCAATATATGATTTCGAAGGTATCGTGAATGATTTTTTACATTCTAACAAAGGTTATGGAAATTCAGGAACACTTGATTACCATGGAAGTTTTATAGAAATAATTAGGGAAGAAAAGGATTGTCTCAGATTGTGGTTTCCTGATTACCCTGACTCAAGATTGCTTGACAAAAACATAAATGAAATATTTTCTGATTATTTTTAATGGCTTACGTAAAATACATATTAGTTGAACAAAGAGGCTTTACTCCAAGAAAAACTCCTCCACCAAACATCAAAAATATTTTATCCCAAATAGAACTTTTCGAGATGTATCCAAAGATTTTTGCTCTTGTCATCAAAGACGACAAATTAAGAGCAAGAGTTTTTATGAGGTATCAGGAGTTTTATGAGTCAGATTCCGAGACATTTAGAGGAAAAGGTTTCAAATGGTATGACTACGTGAAACATTACAAGAAAAAGACCAAGAAAGATTATTTCTCTTATCATGAAGATTGGGCAGGTTATAATATCCCTTGTAACTCAATTGAATCTTGTATGAAAGTTATTCCAGACGTAAATTTTTATGATTTGATAATGTTTAGTGTAATAGATACGATTAGAACGTTAGTAGGTGGAGAGGATTTCTATTTAATTGGTATTGACCAAAGTAATGGTGAAGACCCTTCACTTATTTTTCACGAAGTAGCACATGGTCTTTGGTTTTCATCTCCAATTTATAAGAACAAACAAATGAAAAACATAGAAAGACTCGAGCCAAATGTAAGAGAATCGGTAGCAAGAAAAATAACTGGTATGGGATATGGAGAAAATGTGGTAGATGATGAGATTCAAGCCTATTTATCTACAGGGATAGGAGATAACATGACAAGAATCAAAAACATCAAACAAGCTCAATTACCTTTCAAACAAGTATTTGATTCTTATACAGGTAAAATCAAACCTAATAAAATAAACATAGATTGGAGGACTGATTTGAATGCCTAAATTCATCAACATATTATCCGATATTTTATCTGAAGCTAAAAGATATAAATTCACACCTGAATTACTACAAAAAATTAATTCGGTCGTAGAAAACCTTTGGAATGACCGAAACAAAAATTACGGTAATAAGAAAGAGGTTGTTGATGTTATCCCCTTCAAAACTGCAAATGGTGTTGACGGTTTGGTAAAAGTGATTGTTAATCCAAGATTGAAATACTTGGGATTTATGGGAACTAAACCGAGTAAATCTTATGACCCCGCAGACATTTATATCGAGGTAAATCCAAAATATTACGAATCTAAGAAAAATCTTTATCTTACAATCTATCATGAGATGATACACGCCAGTGACCCAACTCAAAGTAGTTCTTGGTCTCCAAAATATATGTTGAGCTATGATGAAAAGTCTGATGAAAAGTATTGGGGTCATCCAATAGAATTCTTTGCGATATCAAATGAGTTCTTGGAAGGTCTTGTAAGAGAATTTGAAAGAAGAGCAAAAAGATTAAGAAAAATTGAAAACAAAGAGATTTTGGATAAGTCTTTGAAAAATATTCTCAACTATTTTGCCAAGGGTGAGCCATTAAATAAGCTCAGTCAAGACATTCTTTTCAGAATCAATGACGAACACGTAGGACAAGATTCATTCAAAGTTCTTAAGAATCTGACCGCAGATATGCCCCATTTGGCGGACTTACTTCCTGAAAGAGGTGAGGAACCATATTATTTACACTATGTCGAATTGATTAAGAAATTTAATCCTGAAATATGGAAAAAGTTCCTAAGTATGTTCTACAATACAACTTTCGAGATTAGAGACATTATCAACAAAAACTATAAATAAAAAAAAGGGATTTTTAAATCCCTTTTTTTCCGCTTGCTAACATTTCCAATTTTTCTAATTTCCTTTCATGGAAATCTAAAAGGGTGGATTGTTCTTTGATTGCCTCTAAACAAGCTGATATAATCGTTTCAAATCTTATTGATAACATTGTGGTTTCTGGGTCTTCATAAACGAGTTCAGGAAATACCAACTGCAACTCTTGTGCAATAAAACCTATCTGAAGTAACTCGGGTCTTTCATCATCTTTTATTAGATGGTAGGAAACACCTCTAGTCTTTAATATTTTGTCCAAACTATCTGTAATTGGTCTGATATTAGTTTTGAACCTTAAATCCGATGGTCCAGGTGCACCTGATGCACCTTGTGCCCCTGTTGGTCCTGTGCCACCTTGTGGACCAGTTCCACCACCTCCACCTTGAGCACCTTGTGGACCTGTTCCTCCTGTTCCACCACCAGTCCCTTGAGCACCTTGATTACCCGTAGGACCGGTTGGTCCTCCAGGACCTTGAGCACCTTGTGCACCTTGGTTTCCATTACCTTGTGATGGACCTTGGGCTCCTTGAGAACCAGTTCCACCTCCTCCACCAGGAGGTCCTGTGTGACCTTGAGCTCCCTGTGGACCTCGGTTACCCGTTGGTCCGCCAGGACCCTGAGCACCTTGTGCTCCGCCAGGACCCTGAGCACCTTGTCCACCTTGAGAACCTTGAGCTCCTTGAGCTCCTGTTGCACCACCACCACCTTGAGAACCTTGTCCTCCCTGTGAACCTTGGGCTCCTTGGTTTCCACCACTGCCTTGAGCTCCTTGCGCACCTTGTCCTCCTGCCGGTCCTTGTGCTCCTTGGTTACCTTTACCACCTTGAGCTCCTTGCGCACCTTGTCCTCCTGCCGGTCCTTGTGCTCCTTGGGCTCCTCCTGGGCCTTGAGCTCCTTGCGCACCTTGTCCTCCTGTTGGTCCCTGAGCTCCTTGGTTACCTTTACCACCTTGTGCTCCTTGAGCACCTTGTCCTCCTTGAGAACCTTGTGAACCTGTGGCACCTACAGGCCCCTGTGCTCCTTGTGCTCCCTGTCCACCTTGTGAACCTTGACCACCTTTGGCACCTTGTGAACCTTGTCCTCCTTGAGCTCCTTGTCCACCTGTTGGTCCTTGTGCTCCTTGATTACCACCCGAACCTTGCGCTCCTTGAGCTCCTTGTCCACCTGTTGGTCCTGTAGCACCCTTACCACCTTGAGAACCTTGTCCTCCTTGAGCTCCTTGTCCACCTGTTGGTCCTTGAGCTCCTTGATTACCACCCGAACCTTGCGCTCCTTGAGCTCCTTGTCCACCCTGTGAGCCTTGGGAACCTGTGGCACCCGCAGAACCTACTGGACCTTGTGCTCCTTGGCCTCCCTGCGAACCTTGTGAGCCCGTGGCCCCTTGTGCACCTACTGGCCCTTGAGCTCCCTGTCCACCTTGTGAACCTTGGGAACCTGTGGCTCCTGCTGAACCAACGGGACCCTGAGCTCCCTGTCCACCTTGTGAACCTTGTGAACCTATGGCACCTTGTGAACCTTGTCCACCTTGAGCTCCTTGTCCTCCCTGTGAACCTTGGGAACCTGTAGCTCCTTGTGACCCAACTGGTCCTTGTGCTCCTTGACCTCCTTGTGACCCTTGGGAACCAACCGCTCCCTGAGAACCTGTGGCACCTTGAGCACCTTGACCTCCTTGTGAACCCTGAGAACCTGTAGCACCTTGTGACCCTACCGGCCCTTGAGCACCTTGTCCACCTTGTGAACCCTGAGAACCGACCGCTCCCTGTGAACCTGTGGCACCTTGAGCACCTTGACCTCCTTGTGAACCCTGAGAACCAGTATCGCCTTGTGCACCTATTGCACCCTGAGCACCTTGACCACCTTGTGCGCCTTGTGGACCTACAGCACCTTGGGAACCTTGTGAGCCAGTAATACCTTGAGCCCCTGTTGGACCTTGTGCTCCTTGACCCCCTTGTGAACCTTGAGCACCTTGACCACCTGTCACTCCCTGGGAACCTTGATTTCCTTGAGCACCTTGTCCCCCTTGAAAACCAATACTACCTTGAGCACCAGTTGGTTCTCTATTACCAACCCATCCTGTAGAGTTGATAAGTGTTCCTGCTGAATTTTTTAAACTAGTTGTTATCTTGAGGTTACTATTGTAAGTTACAAATGAAGGTTTATCACTTCTCCAAGCAAGATAAACAATATTACTATTATCTGTCCAATGCAAATGTAGTAGTGGTGAATCGTCTTCAAGCTTCAAATATGTTGAGGTTGAGCCAGAATCAACGAATTCGACCGTGGGAAACGCATAATCAGGATATATTATTATATTTTCAGACACTTAAATTATCTTTTAAAATTTTTATTCTCTCCATTATTGAGATTATTCTTTTCTGTTGTTCTTGAAGTGCACCAATACCCAAACTTACCATAAGACCATATTCAACTGATTTAAAGCCCTCCTCGTCTGTCCAAACAACTTCTGGGACGATATCTTCAATTTGCTGTGCAATAAAACCTATTGTTTCACCAGTAAATGCACTTGGAAGAGATATTGCACGGTTCATTGATATTTTAGGATGGTCAACCCATTCGAATCTAACACCCTCAATACCTTTAACTTTTTCTAATACATTTGTTAAGGATTGAATATTATCTTTAAGTCTTTGGTCTGAAGGTGGACCCTGAGCTCCTTGAGCTCCTTGACCTCCTGTTGGACCAGTTCCACCCTGAGGACCTGTAGGTCCTACGTTACCTTGAGCACCTTGACCACCTTGGCCCCCACCTGAACCTGTAGCACCTTGGGCACCTTGACCCCCTTGACCACCACCCGAGCCTTGAGCCCCTTGGGCTCCCGTAGCTCCTGGTCCTCCACCAGGCCCCACTGCTCCTTGGGCACCTTGTCCTCCTGTTCCTCCTGTAGGTCCTGTTGGTCCCTGTGCTCCTTGGAATCCTGTTGCACCTCCCCCTCCTGTTCCACCTTGAGCCCCAACAGGACCCTGAGCGCCTTGAGCTCCCTGAGCACCACCCTGTGCTCCTTGAGCACCTGTGGAACCACCTCCACCTTGGCTTCCTTGAGCACCTGTAGTTCCACCTTGAGCTCCTTGAGCACCTGTTGGTCCTTGAGCACCTTGGTTACCTTGTGCACCTTGGTTACCACCTTGAGCTCCTTGGGCTCCTTGTGAACCTTGGACACCAGGAGCACCTTGTGCACCCGTATTTCCTCCTTGGGCTCCTTGAGCTCCTTGTGAACCTTGGACACCAGGAGCACCTTGTGCACCTGTTGAAGCTCCTTGAGCTCCCTGAGCCCCTTGAGAGCCCTGAACACCAGGAGCTCCCTGTGCTCCCGTTGAACCACCTTGAGCTCCTTGGGCTCCTTGGGCACCCTGATTACCTGTCGCACCTTGGGCACCTGTTGAACCACCTTGAGCACCCTGTGAACCTTGTGCCCCTTGTGCTCCAGTATTACCTTGAGCTCCTGTATTGGCTCCTTGTGCTCCTTGAGCACCTTGTGGTCCTTGTGCACCTTGGTTTCCTTGTGCACCTGTATTGGCTCCTTGTGCTCCTTGAGAGCCTTGAGCTCCTTGAGCACCTGTATTACCTTGAGCTCCTGTATTGGCTCCTTGTGCACCTTGAGCACCTTGTGGTCCTTGTGCACCTTGGTTTCCTTGTGCACCTGTTGAAGCACCCTGTGCACCTTGCGCTCCCTGTCCTCCTTGTGAGCCTTGACCACCTTGAGCACCTGTTGTTCCTCCTTGGGCTCCTTGTGCTCCTGTTCCACCTTGAGCTCCTTGACCTCCTTGTGCCCCCGTGGTTCCCCCTTGGGCTCCTTGAGCACCCTGTCCTCCTTGTGAACCTTGAGCTCCTTGGGCTCCTGTTGTTCCTCCTTGTGCTCCTTGAGAACCTTGTGCACCTTGTGCTCCAGTTGAACCCTGAGCACCTGTTGTTCCTCCTTGAGCTCCTTGAGCTCCTTGTCCTCCTTGTGCCCCCTGTGCACCCTGAGCACCTGTTGTTCCTCCTTGGGCTCCTTGTGCACCTTGTCCTCCTTGGGCTCCTTGTGCACCCTGAGCACCTGTATTAGCTCCCTGAGCTCCTTGTGAACCCTGTCCTCCTTGTGCTCCTTGAGCTCCTTGAGCACCAATTGTTCCACCTTGAGCACCTTGAGCACCTTGTCCTCCTTGTGCACCTTGTGAACCCTGAGCACCTGTGTTAGCTCCTTGAGCACCTTGAGCTCCTTGACCACCTTGAGCTCCTTGACCACCTTGAGCTCCCGTATCCGCTCCTTGAGCTCCCTGTGCTCCCTGTCCACCCGTAGCACCTTGAGCTCCTTGAGGTCCTATCGAACCTTGTGAACCTTGAGCACCTACATTTCCTATTGCTCCCTTAGCACCTTGAGAACCTTGCGCTCCTTGAGCACCTATTGACCCCTGAGAGCCTGTAGTTCCTGAAGCACCTTGTGCTCCTTGAGCACCGGTAAATCCAGATATACCCTCAGCAGGTCCTACCCATTCGCCAACTTCATTAATCATTTCTATACCACCCACATACAATCCATATATTCCTCCGGTGACCTTTGCACCATCAACGAGTAATTCAGCTCCGATAGTTGCTATGTTACTTTTTGTTGTTGATGAAACTTGGATATTTCCAGAACCATTAACAGATAATTGTATTTTGTCCGCGGATGAAATCCCTTCAAATTCCATATGAGGGTTAGGGTTTCCACCACTTTTACCATTGGGATATATTATAACGTCAGACATTAATTAAGAAGGTTTTCAAGTTCATTTATTTGTTTTTCGATATCTGATATAAATACTTGTTGCTCTTTAATACCTTCAATCAAAACGGCGTTCATTCTATTATATTCAACAGTATAAAAACCATCAGAACCGATTTTAACTACTGTCGGGAAAAATTCTTTAACATTTTGAGCTATCAGACCAATCGAGTGAAGCTTGTTATTGTTTAATCTTTTAATGTAATCGCTTTTCGTCAACTTTTCATTCCAATCGTATTCTACGACTCTAAGTTCAAGAATTTTTTCAAGTGTATTATCAAGTGATTTAACATTATATTTGACTCTTCTATCAGAGCAGCTGCCCCCGTATGTAAAATAACCATTGAAGTTAGTAGAACCATAATACAAATATGTAACACCAATCGTAATTGAACCATAGGTCCACTGAAATGTTGAGTTTTGACAAGTTGTAACATCTGAAGCGAGTTGGATGCTAAAATTTGCTTGCCAGTTAATATCTTGGGAATAAACTGTTCTGTTTTGACATGCCCCCGCGTTTACACAAATGGCGTAATAAGAATCACCACATAGATTCTGAACAAAACAAGAGGTGAACGAGCCAGGTCCTGTTGCACCTTGTGCACCTTGGGCTCCTTGTCCTCCCGTAGGACCCGTAGGACCCGTAGGACCACCCGACCCTTGTGCACCTTGGTTACCCGTAGGACCAGTAGGACCACCTGGTCCTTGTGCACCTTGGTTACCTTGAGGTCCTGTTACACCTGGTGCACCTTGAGCACCTTGACCTCCGTTTGGACCTTTCGGTCCAGCAGCTCCTTGCGCCCCTTGGCTACCCGTAGCACCCCCACCACCTTGAGGACCTTGAGCACCTTGAGCACCCTGACCTCCTGTTCCACCTTGTGGTCCTGGAGCACCTTGAGCACCTTGATTTCCTGTTGCTCCTTGTGCACCTGGATGACCTGTAGCACCCTTACCACCCTGTGAACCCTGAGCACCTGTTGCTCCCTGAGGACCAATTGCACCTGTATTACCCCCTGCACCTTGTGCACCTTGTGGTCCTGTGGCACCTTGTGCTCCTGGATGTCCTGTTCCTCCACCAGAACCTGTTGGACCTTGTGGTCCTGTGGCTCCCTGTGCTCCTGGATGTCCTGTTCCTCCACCTGAACCTTGAGGACCTTGTGGTCCTGTGGCTCCTTGTGCTCCTGGATGTCCTGTTCCTCCACCCGAACCTGTTGGACCTTGTGGTCCTGTGGCTCCTTGTGCTCCTGTATGACCAACGGCACCTTGAGCACCTTGAGGTCCTGTTGGTCCTGTTGCTCCTTGAGCTCCTGGATGTCCTGTGGCTCCTTGAGCACCCGTCGAACCTGCATTACCTGTAGCACCTTGAGCACCAGGGTGACCTGTGTTTCCTGTTGGCCCCTGTGCACCTTGTGGTCCTGTAGCACCTTGAGCACCCGCATGACCCGTCGCACCTTGTGCCCCAGTAGAACCAGCATTCCCCGTAGCACCTTGTGCACCTGGATGACCTGTATTTCCTGTTGGTCCCTGTGCTCCTTGTGGTCCTGTAGCACCCTGAGCACCAGCATGACCCGTCGCACCTTGTGGTCCTTGAGCCCCTTGAGGACCTGTAGCACCTTGAGGTCCTACTGCACCTGTAGAACCTGTAGGTCCTTGTGCACCTGTATTACCTGTGGCTCCTTGTGGGCCAACATTTCCTTGTGCTCCTGTATTACCTTGTGCTCCTGTGTTACCTGTGGCTCCTTGTGGTCCTACGTTACCTGTAGCCCCGGTAGCTCCCTGAGCCCCTGTGTTACCTGTGGCCCCTTGTGGTCCAACATTTCCTTGTGCTCCTGTATTACCTTGTGCTCCTGTATTACCTGTGGCCCCTTGTGGACCAACATTTCCTTGTGCTCCTGTATTACCTTGTGCTCCTGTGTTACCTGTAGCTCCTTGAGCACCTGTATGACCCTGTGCACCTGTATTTCCTTGTGCTCCTGTATTACCTGTGGCCCCTTGTGGTCCAACATTTCCTTGAGCTCCCGTGTTACCTTGCGCTCCTGTGTTACCTGTGGCTCCTTGTGCACCTGTATTACCCTGTGCACCTGTATTTCCTTGTGCACCGGTATTTCCCGTGGCTCCTTGTGCACCTGTATTACCCTGTGCACCCTGGGTTGTGCCTTTAGCACCCTGTGCCCCTTGGGGTCCAACCTGACCTTGTGCACCTGTATCACCTTGTGCACCTTGTATTCCTTGTAACCCTTGTGCACCCAAATTTCCCTGTGCACCCGTATCACCCTGTGCACCTGTATTGCCCTGCGCACCTTGGTGACCCTGAGCCCCTTGAGCTCCTGCAATACCTGTGGTTGGTCCAATCCAATCCAAAGTTCCATCAATTACTTGAACTGAGTCAATAGCAAAATAATCAGAAACATTAAGCGTTACAACACCAATTGTTTGGCTAGAACGGTCAATAACTAATTGATTAGTAACTGATGCTGAGCTAAGATTAATCTTACCCGTTGGCACAACTCTCCAAACACTTGTTCCACTGTTAACCCAATTTATATAAGGGACTCTGTCTGGTGTTCTAGAAATGGAATTACTCGGAACTATTAAAATATCACCCATGAATGTTTTTTTCTATTTATATAAATACAAGTTGAATAGAATTTGTATTCATTTTTATTTTGGAAAATTTTATAATTGACACTATTATAATTATTAATTTATGACATTAAAAAAAATAGGTAGCAAATCTTACGTTGTAAACTTACTTTCAGACTACATTCTTTCTGAGATATCAACTGAAGAGAACTCAATAATAAAAGTAATCGACTGTGGTAATTTTTTTGTTATCAAAGGAAAAACCACTTCAAAAGAAGTTTTATTTTTACCAAACATAATTTCTAAATTTAATGAGAGATTCGAAATACCCTCTAAACTCACCCATACAATTGACTTAATTGAATATGATTCTGATTTACCTGATGTAAAGTCAATTTCCCACACATACCACAGTAATACCTCCAACTGTTCATATAATCAAACCGAAATCGAAAAAAATGAGATTTCCGAAGAAACTGATGAATTAGTATACGTTTCTTCATTTCCCCACGGTTATTCCCTAACTCAGGGTAGATTACTTTATTATTATGGGAAAAAAATATTCTACAACATTCCATCCAATTACCTTGTCACGAGTTTGGAATTTCATCTAACAAATGAGAGAAATGATGAAAATGAATTTGGATTCAGCGTTTACGATGGATTTTACAAAACAAAGGATGAAGTGCTTCGTTCTGCGGTCTTAGATATATTTGATTTCAATATGGAGCCAATCGCCAAAGAAATAAAAAAAGTGGATTGGAGTATCGAACTCACAGACCCACTTTACGAATATGATTTTTTGAAAGAAAAGGTTGAGGGATTTATTATTATATAATACCTAATTTTTTTCTGTGTCCTTGTATAATTTGAATTGCCTCAGTTAATTCATTATAATTTCTTTCTGGAGCATATAAATGAGGTTCATAATCTTTATCGTCACCTTCGATAATCATCAAAGCTGGAACCATGTCATTTTCCGTCACTTCAGAATACATATTATATTCTTTGGAATACTCATCGATGTCTCGTTCAAAGAAGTCTATGTTTTCGGTTCTCAACATTTTTTTGAATTCATCACAATGAGGACATCCTTTCATTGTGTATACTATAACGTTTAAATTTTTCATTTTAATCTAAAAGATTTAATACTTCGGGTGCAGTCATGACACCAGGTTTAGAAAACACCTCTTTACCTTCTTTAAATATTTTAATTGTTGGAACACTTCTGATTTGAAGTTCGTTTACGACATACTCTCTATCGGAATCAATATCCAACTTATAGATTGAATACTTGGGTGAACTTGTTGACTCACTAATCAGGGATTCGTTCACCTTTTCGAGATTGTATAACATTATTTTACAAGGTCCGCACCATGTTGCAAACAAATCCAATACAAAATTTTCTCCGTTGTTAATTTTTTGTTTAAGTTGTTCCGTTGTTATCTGTTCCATCTTTGAAGGGTTTTAAAAGTTGAGTTGTTAAAAAAACAAGTTCTTTAAATTGTTCAGGTTTATAATAAATAGTGAGTCCAAACTCATCTTCTCCATTTACGTTTATTGTATTAACTTGAAGATAGAACTTTTGAGCTGTTTCGTAAATGACTTCCTCCCATTTAGCTTTGCCTCGGTTGGAAACTACTCCTCTCTCATAAACTCTCTTAAGTTTTTTTTCATCCAAATACTTGATTAAATCATCTGGATATCTGTGAAAATCCAAAAGGGAAAAAATACCTTCTTTTTTTTCTAATTGATTAATAAAATCTGGTTTACCTAAAAATCCCATGTGTAATAATTGTTTGTTGTTTTTCTCTCAGTCCAAATCAAGTTTCCATCATCATCAAAATGAGAACCTGAGGAAAGTTTGATTCCGTTGTTACAAACTTTTTCTATCGAGACTGTTTCGAATTTTTTATCCTCAAAGCAAGATAAGACAACTTCATCTAATTTCAATAGAACCTTACTCCAAGATGAATCAAGTTTTTGATTGAATTTTCCTAAAGTTTGAACTCTATCCACATGTATTTTGTCTATATTTTTCAGAAAAACAATTCTATATTCAATCGTTGCTCTTTCTGTGGAATCAATTGAATTTTTTCTAAGTGAAATTATCATGGAACCCGCTTTACCAATATATCCTTTTACACAGTTGGATTGATTAAAACTTTCATGATTATATTCTTCACTAGTTTTCAATAAGACAGGAAAAAAATCATCTAAAGGTTTTTCGATTCTGTCATAAAAATACTCAGGATAAAGTCTTATGTAAGACCCTTTACGATAATGGTCCAATTTATCAGTCCAATCCAAGTGTTCTGCTTGGAATTTATTGTAATCATTACCATCAGTCGTCCACCTTGTTTCAGTCTCACCGAATTCTTTTAAGGAAGTGTAGGTTCTTACATGGTCATTAAATGTCCAATTGTTCATTGTGTCATTGAGAATCATTCCTTTAAAAACAGAATAAACTTTTTTCAATTCTTCGTTGGAAAGATAATTTTTGAAATTATCAGGTATTGATATGGATTTCCCTTGAGAACTTAGAATTTCTTTGATGATATCACCATCTTGATTTAACCAATCCTCTCCGAATAATTTCTTAGCACAAGTATAAAGTTCAACATTGAGAAAATTTACTTCATGTAGATATTTTTTAAGTTTTTTTCCTTTAAAACTCCAAACTTGCATAAATGTATCAACAATTTTCTTGTCATTTTTTTTCAAGATTTTTCTGTAATCCTTACCCCACATGAAATTCACATAAATCCAAAAATTATTTGGATACTTGAAACCCTTTTTGTCCAAATAGAATTTCATTAATTTTTCATCATTATCCAATTTATCCAAATTTAAATCTATTCTTTCGAAGAATTTATTAGCAACTTCGAAAATAACCTCAGATGAGTTGTCACAAAAATTGGAGAGATGATTTTTGATACTTGACAGTATAGAGGAAAAAGGGTTATTAGGAAAATAATTTCTTCGTATGGATTTAGTGAATTTTTTTTTCTTTTGGTAATTGTGCAAATATCCTCTATAAAAATCGCCCGTCTTTTTGTTTACGGTTAGAAATTCAACATTTTTAGAGACTTTGAACCATGGCTTCCCAACCCCTCTGGCCTTTCCACCATAGAAAAATTTCAAGGATAATTTATCATCTTTTTCTTCAATTACAATCATACTGTAATACCTGTTTACAGCATAGATGGGGTTGGCAAAATTCTTTACGAATGTTTCCTCATCGTGAAATTTGTTTTCAATTACGAATAAAGGATGTCTCAAGTCCTCTGTTTCTCCAAAAACTATATTCCTCTCATTCAAAGATGAGTGGTCTCTATATTTTTCAGAAATGAATTTTGTAAAATTTACTTTATAGATTTCAGTCATTAGTATACAAATATAATAAAAAAAGAAGGGAGAAAACTCCCTTCAAAAATTAACCACAATATGATTCAGCCAATTCCCAAAGACCGGTGTTGATTTTATTAATGGTTTGGAAGTTTTTCAATTCCTTCATTGTAACCAAACGACCTCTCTTGGATTGATATTTAGTTCCACCACGGACAAATTTTTCTTGAATCACATTAAAGACTTTCCAAACAGAATTACCGCTATCAGCATCTCTCTCGGGACGAAGTAATTCTTCAACGTTTATTGAGGTAGGAACTGAACCTTTTTCCCAACGAAGGAGGGATGCCTTATTCATCATATCAATTGTTCTTTCTTCGTTGAGTTCTGTCGTTTCCATACGACCTACAGCTCTTTGGATAAGTGGGAGACGGTCAGCGAACTCATCAGTGATTTGACGAACAACCCCCATGTCAACACGCATATGTTTAACAGAAATACTGTCAGCAACTGATGTTGGAACAGTAAGACCATTTGAGCAAACCAAACGGAAAAGACCGGCGCTCACTGAAAAGGTGCTCATGCCATTGTGTGAATTTCGAATCACTGCCTCAACCAATGAATCTCCGACTTGAGGTAATTCTCCATTTCTTAAACGTAGTTCGTGACTCGAAAAACGACCTTGACCTATTTGTTTTGCGGAATAGAGTCTCCAACCTTCACGGTCAAAATTTTCCAAAATTTCCATGGTTGGAACGAAGGTATACTTCTCAGACATTTTAGGGTCTGCACTTGTAGAGAAAACGGCGGGAACTGTGTTACGAATAGAATCGAGTGTAATCATGTTTATTAATTTAGATTACAAAGATACAGTATTAATTTGAATTACAAAAATTAATTTAAACAAACTAGACCAAATTTAGTCTTGAAGAAAGGTGCAAATAATTCTTTAGTTTCGATTGGTTTCTGATTAAGCTCTCTACACACGTCAATGAGTTGTTTCTGAGTTAAACTAACCTCTTTACCATTTTCGATATTATCAAAGGCTACCTCACGAATCTTTACATAAAATTCTTCTTCCTTGTCTTTTGGAATAAGATTAAATAAGTCTTTTGGATTTTCCTTGAAAAACTTGACGATGTTATTCATATATATGTCAACATCTACGCTCATAGTGAAATGATTATTCCTCACCTTCCAAATCCCACATATTGTTACCCATGTCACTACCTTTTCTTTTGATACATTCAGGAACTTGACAATTGTCACTTCCTTTCAGATTAATAAAGAAAAGACTCGGCATGTTACACACACATTCAGGGATAGAAGTAAGTTGTTTGTTATTAATAAGTGCTAAGAACTTCAACTTTGGTAATTCACAAATTGAATCGGGCACAGTTTCAACACAATTATCAAGTAATATCATTCTCAAGTCTTTGAATCTAGAAATCGATTCAGGAATGTTAATAATAATATTATTTTTGTCTCTATTTTGGATTTGAAATTCAGTCAAGGTAGATGGTAAGTTATCTATCAAATCGTCTAAACCATAAAGGGCAATGAATTTTCCAATTGCACCATGAGAAAAACTATCAATAACAAGTTTTTCACCTCCAACAGTCAAACCTTTTGCAAATTCTGGTTTGAATAACGGTTTCAATTCAGACATTCTTCCATTGAGTAGCCCAACTAAATCTTGTTGACGGTCATCCTTGTCCATAAATTGATTGGATGGGAAATGGAATTGAAATCTTTCAACAGGTAAACCTGTTTCAGAGGCTTTGTTAGGGTCATTTGGATTGAACACAACATATAATGGACCGTCCTTAATATATCTATCAAACCAAGACAATCCAGGTGCAGAAGTGCACCATCTAGTCTCTCTATTATTTCCACCGTAAAAACATGCGGCTTCTTTTCCTGATAAACCCTTGTCTTCAATCTTAATCACTCTCCAATCTTCACCGTCATACATGAGTTCAGCACCAGGGTGAACTTCGGCAGTTTTTCTTTCTGCTTTAGTTGTTGTTGCCATCGTAAGGTCGAAGTCTTTAACTTCGTCATACAATTGGTCAGGAGTCAACTTCATTATATCCCTTTTTTCCAAAGGAATACGTTTGTAAAATCTTCCGAATTTCTTCAAATCATCTGTAACCTTATACAGGTCTTCCAAGAATGTTTCCTTTACTTGAGCAAGTTCTCTTTCATAACCCGTATCACCAGGTTGTCTTTCAGTCTTAACGTTCAAGAAACTTTTGATGAGCCAGTTAACATACTTACCTGCCTTTATTTTTTCAAGTTCTTTGGAGTCTGCACTCTCAGGGTCAACGTTATTTAATTTAGTGGTAGGGTCTGCCTGCACCAATTTTAAAAATTCAGCCACGGTCATCTTGGGCTTTTGTTTTTTTCCCTTCTTGTCTTCAGTAGGTTTTGTTAAAGCATTTCTCAAAATCTCAAATCTTGATTGCTCCAACAAAATATCTTTAAGTAATGATGTAAATTTCATCTACCACGAATTTATTAATAAATATATTGATTACACAAAAATAACTAATAATTCAATATCAAGAGCTCTTCACCCATATTTTGTTTCGTCCCTTTTTTCGCAGCAGCTGCTTTAGCAAACTTCTTCTTTTCCCATCTGAATCTATCTGTTGAATACCATTGACTTAAAAGGTCAAAATCGTAGTAAGATAAACTAAACTTACTTTGGACTGAATTCAACACATTTGCCAATCTTTCGTGGTCTGCTCTGTCGAAATCATGGTTGGAATAGTAATTTTCAGTTTTCCAATATGGTGGGTCCAAGTAAATATAAGTTGACGGGGAGTCGTATTTCTCTATAACCTTTTGGAAATCCATATTTTCAACATGAGTAATCTTATTAAAGTGTTCGACCCATTTTGGATTAGATAGTTTGTCTCTGAAAGACAAATATTTTGAACGATACTTTCCCTTCAAATCTATAAAGTTAGAAGTTTCAGGTTTACTTCCACTGAACACTTGAGTGACAATGTAAACGTATTTTGCAGCAACTTCGTAGTCAGGGTAATTTATAGTAAATCCCGATGAAAATAATTCAGTTTGATACTCTCTGAATCTATCCTTGTAACTTATGTCTGTAACTAATTTACCAAACTCTTGAACCGGTATGGTGTCCAAAACTCTTTGGAGTTCAGCAGGATTCTGAACACATTGAAATAGATTGTAGTTTAGTGGGTTGAAGTCATTGTAGACCACTCGTTTGAGGTTTGTGAATTTTTCTAAATTCATGTTGAAATAACACCAAAACATTCCCCCGAATGTTTCGACATATGTTTCCATATCCTCAGGATAGTATTCGACTATCCATTTTCCAATTTTTGATTTTCCTCCGATATAACTTAACATATAAGAAATATAATAAAAAAAATCAAAAAAGCAAATTTAGTTATAACAATTTTTGTAAGGTCTACATGAAGCTTTCTGAGTAAATCCCATATCTGAGCATGATGTAGATTTACAATATGATTTACTATATTTCCTTGGTTTCTTAAATTTCTTTTGTTCTTTCTCGTCCAAATATTGGTAAAGAACTCTTTTAATAATTTGTTCCAAAATCATAATTATAAATATGGCATGTAGTAGTTGTAAATCAAATCGTCCAATAAATAGAGTTAAATGGGGCGTGTTAATTTTAGGAAGTTATATTGTTTTCTCATCTGTTTACGGAACAATCGAAATATTCAAAATTATAATAGAATTTTTTAAATAGGTCTCTCGAATTTCAAATTGAGTTTAACATAAAAATCACCACCTTTATATCCTTTTCCTCTTAATCTTAAAGGTTTAGATGTGTCTATTATTTTTGGTGCTTGTAAATTTAAATCACCATCTGGATGTGGAATTAAAAATTTATCATTTTGTATTTGTTCCAAATTCAGTGTCAAATTATAAACCAAATCTGAATTAATCTTTTCAAACCCATCTTTCGGGACCATTTCCACTTGAATTACCAAATCCCCCATACCTCCGTTTTTGAAATCACCCAAGTTTGGTAGTTTGAGAAACTGTCCACTATCAATACCTTGTGGGACTTTGACCCTAATGCTATGAATGGTCTGACTTGTTCCTTTTCCACCACACAAATAACACCTTTCAACTAAAATGGTTCCTTGACCATTGCAGTTCCCGCAAATTGTCCTTATTTGTTGAACCATGAATCCTGTCCCAAATGTTTTGATAAAGAAACCTTGACCACCGCAAGACCCACAGGTTTGATGCTGGCCCCCGTTACCTTGACAAGAATTACACGGAATATCTCTACTATATTGAATTTCCTTTTCCCCACCCAAATAGGATTCAATTGGTGAAACTTGAAGTCTCACAACTTTGTCTGGTGCATGCCTCGGTCTTTGTCCTTGGAAATGAGGATTGCGACCAAACATGTTATCAAAGAAACTCTCAAAATTGGTTCCTTGATATGGGTTGGACTTTTGATTATTATACTGAGCTCTTTTTTCTCTGTCTCCCAAAACTTCGTAAGCTTCGTTTATCTCTTTAAATTTTTCAGCACCATCGGGATTGATGTCAGGATGAAATCTTTTTGAGAGGTTTCTGTAACTCTTTTTGATTTCATCTTCTGAGGCATTCTCTTCAACTTCTAGAATTTTGTAGTAATTTTTCATATATGGCTAATTACCTCGTGGTATTATTCAAGGATAAAAAAAAGAAAAGAATAATAAATAAGTTTATCACCCCTTCCAAGGCTAAGGATTTTTTCAACAAAAAAATGAAAGAATCCAGTGACGTAATTTTTGATGTAAAATATGAATCAGGAAAGGAAGTCGACTATGAAATGGGTATAATACATATGAGTTCAAAACAAGAAGTGCCAATCTATCTAACCGACGATTTGGGTAGAAATTTGAGAGTAAAACTTGATGAACCTGGTATGACATTGATTTTAATATCTCCATACAAAAAGGAGGAAAAGGTTTTCGACATTCAAACGAAAAAGAAGATAGAAGTCCAAAGGTTGATAAAAACTTATTTGAAGGGCGAAGGTGTAAAAATGATATCAATGTTGAATAATAAGGTTATCATTCAAGATGAGGAAAAAGTCTTTTTGTTCACTTTGAAAAATGAATCAGAAGCATCACGTTTTATTGATTGTCTATCAAATTACTTTTGGAAAATCAAAAGGGGTGATTGTCTGTTTGTTAAGGACTTTTCTAAACCACAGAAAAAATACTTATATCAATTGTTGGAAAATAAAGGATTTGATAAGTCCATCTTATACAGAAGATTTACTTCTCTTCCTCATCAAGAATAAAGTGAAATTCAGTTCCTGAGATGTCTATTGAAAATTGTTTGTGATGTCTTTCAATCTCTCTGAAATGATTAATGACTTTGGTATATTCTTCCTTTTTCAGCTCGAATATCATTGTTGCTTTTCCGACAAAAACGTTTTGACAAGCGTCGGCAATCAAAGCTAACTTTTCTAATTCCCCAAAATCAGTATTTTTATTTTCTGCCATAAGGTTAGTTTTTTTGGTTTGGGAAATATGTCTTCTTTATTCAACTTTTTTATTTGACGTATGAAGCTTTCTTTTTCCCTTTCCAATTCTTTTTTATCCTTCGCTTTCTCGCTGTTCAGCCATTGTAATATCTTCTCCTGTCTCTGACTCATCGTTAATTTCTAATTCAGTTTGTTCTAATTCGAAATCGAAATATAATGTTTTAAGTTTATCTAAATCAGTCTTTTCGAAAGTTTCTTTCAACTGTTCTATTGTATGTTTGAAAAGTTTTTCTTTGATTTCTTTTTCTTTATTCAATTTAATTATTTTTGAAATCTTAGACAAGGTAGAAGAGGTGTTGGCCTCATCCAAGGGTGTAACGAACGAAATCCCTTTTTTATTGGAATCCTCTGTTTCGAAAGAAACTACTTGTCCTTCCTCAACCATACTCTTTGGAATTACCCATTTAGAAGGAAACTCTATGTCGAAACTCAAATAGGTTTTGAGCTTCCTGATTGAACGTATGTATTCAATGAACGGGGCTATTTCTTTGTAAAAACTCATTTCGTAATAAGATATGTTATTATGTAACTCAACGATAAACCTAAGAAGATAAGTTCCCTGTTACTATAAACCATTGGTTTTGGTTCTTTTTGTAACAGGGCGCTTAAAAATTTTGTGACATTTTTTAATGTTACTAATATTGTGAAAACAAATATAAAAATATATATCGTTTCAATATTATGCATTATCCTCTGTCTTTTTGTGTTCAAGAATTTCACCTCTGAGTTTCTGTAAAAGAGCTTTCAATTCTTGTGCAGATTTTCTTGCTCTTGTTCCCGCACTCTTATTTCCTTTGAAAAACTTTGTTGTGTCAACTGAAAGTAGTTCGGTCAATTCTTTGATTTTTTCTAATGTTTCCATTTTTCTATGGTTATAGTTGTTTATTAATAGTTATAATATTAACTTTTTTACGTCTGGTGTAAATAGAATCAAGATTTTTTTCAAATCATATTTTTTTCCATTAACTTATATAGCTCGGTCAGTATGTCCAAGTCAGACTTACTAAAATCTTTTTCGACATCAAAAACATCATTGAGGAATTTGGGTATTGACATTTTTACGTTATCTTGTTGTTGATTATAAAAACTGTCTGAAAAAAATTCTTTGAAATACTCTTTGTGGTCCCCTTCTCTGTTTATTTTAATATTTTCCGCTAGAAAATTCTCTAATAATTTATTCCAACACCACTCGAAATGTTTTTCTTTATCTTCTTGCGAAAGGTAAATCTTAGTTTCACCCTCGGTGTCTCCCATATAAGTGTTGATAATAATATGGTTTAAACTTTTGAATAGGTCACCATATAGCTCAATCTTTTCATAACTCATGTTATGAGTATTGAACCAAATCAAAACTTCATCTTTAGGTATTGTCTTGGACATCCAATTAAAAAAATTCTCCATAGAGTTCATCTATGGAGAATATAATAAATTAAATTTCAATGTGAATTTTTACTGAGTCTTTCTGTCGTAACTAATAAGATTTTTCATCTTTTCCATTTCTTCAGAAATTATTTTTGATTTCTTGTCCTCAGTTGATTCTAATTGGTTGAATATTTTTGCAGATTTTTCAGTTGATGATTTTATTTTTTTGAGACTTCCAGTTGACTTGGTCTCACCTGCAACGTCTACAGGTTGAGGTTGTCTTTTATAAGATGCGTTTTGTTGTTCTGCACCGTATAGGTTGTCCTTATAATTTTTCATGAACTTTTCACCTACCTCACTCGGGACCACGTTACCTAACGCTTTACCATCTTTGTCCTTGACAGCATTACCTGTTTTTGAATTTCCTTTCAAATACATTTCGATTTTTTCATCTTCAGGTTTGATTTCATCATAAACAAGATTTGTCATACCAGGGTATGCGAATGCATCAATATATTCATCGACTGCTTCAGACGGATGATACTTTTTTGTTTTTTCTTTCATACCTGAAAGGTCATAATTACTCTCTGGAAACGCCTCAGGGTTTTCACTAAATTCACCATTCGAACCTGATTTGAGATAATCCTTCATTTTTTTCACAACACTCTTAGCATAATCTTCATTTTCTTTTTTCGACGCGTTAAGAGCTTTCATTGTTTTTTTCAAACCTTCGGGTTCTTTCTTTGAGATGTTTGATTTTTCCTTTTTTTCTTTTTGCTCGATGACAATATTTTCAATCAAATCTATAAGTTCATTTTCAGTGAAAACGATTTTATTTTCATTTTCCTTTATTCCTTTGAGGGTCAGAACTAAATTAACTTGTTTCAAAGTTTTTAAGTCCGAAGAAGACAATTTTTTATCCCCTTCAGCTTTCTTCATTAATTCTTTTTTCAATGATTTCAATTTTGATTGAGGAATTTTCTCATCATCTGGGACATTCAATTTCTTGTGAAGTGCACCTTTTTTAATATCAGTTTTTTGAATCCATTTTTTTTCAGATTCTTTAGTTTCTTTTTTGTGATTACATTTACAATTCATCATACCACACTTCGCACACTTCTTACCTTTAGATTCTTTAACATGATATTTTTTTCCATCTACTTCAAAAGAATCTCTTCCGTCTTTTTTAGCATCCGCTAAAGCCCCTGTAAAAGCATTTCCTTCTTCAGTCTCAGCTTCTTCTTCTAAACCTTTCATGATTCTAATTTTCATTGGACCATATTTGTCCTTATACATGTCGAAAAATTTCTTACCTTCTTCACCAGGTGCAAACCAATTAGTTTTTTCACCAAATTTTTGGAACATAGGTTCGAACTCATCGTATTCTTCTTCATCAAAATCGAAATCAAAATCTCCTATATGAGCTCTATCTTTTTCATCAAACCAACCATGTTCATCGCTAAATGAACCAAATATTTTGTTTTTGAGGTTAGCTTTCATTTTATTGTCTTCCAATCCTTTACCAACGTAAGTTGGTTCATTCTGAGACAATTCTTCTGCATCCTCTTCAGCCTCTTCATCACCTTCGTAATCACCATGTGTTGATTTATCTTTATCATAAAAAAACCATTCATCCATTTCTTCGGTTTCTTTAGTCTCTTTCTTTTTACTTCTTAATTTTTTGAAGTCTGCAGCATCTAATTTACCCTTTGGCTCTGCAACATCTAATTTCTTCTCAACTTCAATTTCCTGCCATTCACCTTTTTCTTCGGTAATTTGTTTAACCTTGCTCTCGATTTCCTCATTGAGGATTTTAGAAATAAGATTGTCAATATGTTTTTGAAACTTGTCCATTATGTGTGTTTTTAATATAAATATCTTTATTTTGGTCTTTTATTAATTTTCTCAAACTCGTGCTCCAATATTGTGATAATAACATTTTCACTGATTTTGAATTTTTTGGAAATTGATTTTATTGCTTCTTTTACAGACTCATTTTTCGTAATTTTCAAAGCATTTATGTCACCCTGATTACAATATGGGAATTTCGTGCATTTCTTTTTTACTTTTACAAATGAACCACCAGGGACTTGGGTTTTCCTACTTGGCCCCCAATCTTTTTTCTTTGTGGATTTAGCCCACATTGCAGGTGTTTCATAACCACCAACTGAACCCGAACCTGTCGCTTCTTTTGTTTCAGCCTTTTCAATACCATTGAGGCCCATTGCATTTACTGCAATACCCTCTTTAAGTTTTGGAGTTTCAGCAAAACTCTTTCTTAGAAAATCACTGTCTTTAAATGCAATAGGACCCGCAAATGCCCCTGATGAACCTGACCCTGTCGCCTCCTTATTTTCAATTTTTTTTCCCAACCCACACTTTTGAAAAAAGTCATCGTAATCAAACTTTACACCTTCTTTCTTAAATTTTTGAACCATGTTTTTAGCAACCTTCATCTTATTTCCTTTATCATTAATTTGATTCAGAATTTCAATGATTCCGTCCACCATATCTTTATCATTACCTTTCAACTCCTTATCTACTTTTTCATTCGTTTTCTCTTTGCCAGGTCTACCCCACTTTCTTTTCTTGATGTAAGGGTCATCTTTCGTTACATTGGGTAAACCGAAGTTAAACTCCTTATATCCTTGTTTGTATTTCGCTCTCTTCTTAAAATCGATATAGTCTTTATCGGCTTGTAAATCTGTCGCAAATTGTCTTTTTGCGGTAACTTTATCGTCCTCCTTAGTTTCTATTTTACTCAACTTAGAATAATATTTTGGGTCTTCATATAAGTGGTCCATAGCGATTTCTTTGGCCATGTTCTTATCCTTGGTGTGTTCAGTCTCAATTTTGACTCCTTTAAGAAATTCATGTGTAAGTTTTTTGACATCAACCTTGTGTTTGTGAGCAATGTCACCCAAACTCATTTTATCTGCCTTACCACCCTCTAGTTTCTCTTCTTTAAATGATTGTTTCAATCTAGTTGCATCTTTCATAGTTGAGGAATTCAACTTTACATTTGGTTGTGTTGTGAAAGCCTTGTCTATGGCTTTTTTGAATTGTTCTGCAGCATTAAATCCCATGTTAAGCGTTTTTCAATCTAGGTTCCCAATAACCTCTGTTGGTCCACATGAACTGGTAAAATTCACGGAACATCCTAAGAGTTATATCTTTTATATCACCTTCGAGTTTTCCTTTTTTGATTTCTTTTCTTATTGTATCAAGAAGTTTATCCTCGAATTGTTTGACAGTATTATTCTGCATAAAGTTTCTAACCTCCTTGCGGACTAATGTTTCAATTTCTTTTATTTCTGAATTTGTAAATGCCATTATTTGGTTATTAAAAAGAACGTTAATACAGCAATCAGACCTGTGCCAAGGATAGAATTGAATTTACTTTTTACTTTCTCTTTCTTCAAATCAAATTCTAATTTTTTTGAATATCTTTCCATGATATCAAACTTTTGTTTCTCAGAATCAATTATTGTGAGATAATTCGTTTCTTTTGCTCTAAGAATTGTAATAACGCTGTCCTTGAGTCCTACTTTTTTCTCGGTTTCAATAAGTTGGAATTCAGTGAGTTTCAATTGTGCCTTTGCAGAATCTCCACTTATTAAGTCTTTCATTATTTGCTTAACCACAGGTAAGGGAAAACACTTTTCAGTCTTACTTGTATCTATCTGTGAAAAAGCTATCGACTTCACGAGAAGTAAGCTTATCAATATTGCTAATTTTTTCATGATAAATTTCTTTGACAATTGTTTTTTGATTTTTTATTTTGCCGATAGTTTGGTCTACTTTTTCAATTTCATTGTTGAAATCAGAAATCTTGTTTTCCAATTTCAAATTATCTTCGTGAAGTTGCTTAATAACAACATTGAGTGAATCAAGTTGTTGTTTTTGGTCGGCAGCCATTTGGACCCTTGGTGTCAGGAAAAATATTAAATAATAAAGGATGAACAATCCGAAAATAACTTTAAGGATTGTTATGTAATGTTTCTTTAAGAAATTTAGAATTTTACTAATCATATTAAATTGGTGATTCTTTTGTTTTCTTTCTACTCGCCAAAACTTTACCCCATTTGGATTTGAATTTTTGGTAGAATTGTTGAAGTTTATTAATTAAATCCAGAAATTCTTGGTCAACCTTAACCATTTGTCCATTGATATAAATTCCACTATCTTCCCCAATTGTGAAGATAAATTCCAAGTCTTCATCAATTAATTTCCCAGACCATTCAACATTATTTTGATAAACATTCAAGACATTGAAATCTACAAGGTCAGAAACCTCTTCTACGAATTCATCCATGGTTTCTTGGAATGCAACTTTATCGTCTGTTGTAATATCCAATTCACTTCTGTCCTTACCATGAAGGGCTAAGATTCCACCTGAAATTCTATATTTCTGAGTTTTGTCTTCAGGTGTTGGTTTTTCACCTTTCTCTTCATCAGAAACCGCAGTATCATATTGATTGTCTCTTTCAATCCTTTTTTCAAGGTCTTTGGCGACATTGATTTGTGTCTCTTGTTCGAATATCAGTCTCGATTTTTTCAAAAGAGATTTGATTTCATCGTATCTTTCTTCGTTAAGCATATTGTTCATTTTCAAAATATTTTTGTAAGGTCTCGAATTGAAATGAAGGATTTAGGTCCGTATACATTGTGTCGATATTACTCCTTGAAATTATTCCCTCCCAATCAGTAATCCCATCGATTTTTGTGTTATGACCTATTGACCTCAGTTTTATGTTAAGCGACTCTCCTAGCATTTTACACAGTTCAGCTGTTGATTCCATTTGAATGTCAGTGTAAGGTTGCCAAAAAAAGTAGTCTCTCCATTTTTTTTCATAAACCTTGTCATTATAAATACTTCCAATCCAGTTAATATAATGATTGGTTAATGGTTTCTTTTCCAACCATCCAAGGTTCTCAAGACATATTATGACTGAGTTCTTATTGATTTGTTCCTTAGGAAATATGTTCGAATGACCTAACTCTGGTAGAAGTTGTAAAACCTCACCCTTTCTTGTTACAACGTAGTTTGGGATTTTATCATATTGTCCATTATATCTAAATTTAAGGGAGACCAGGAATTCCCCGACCTCCCTTGAAGTATGACATAATATTATTTGATTTTTTTTCTTTTGTTTCCCAATCGGTTTGAAGTTTCCGTATTTTTGGATTTTAAGCATCTCTTCTCAAATAACTCAATACCTTTTTATTATTAGTTTCTTTAACTGAGGGTGTTTCATCATAAACAATTGGTTCTTGTAGGTTTCCAAACTTTTGTTCATTTAGTTTCCTCAGTTCTTCTTCAAGTTTTTTTAATTCATCTTCAGTTGGAGTGAATTTTTCTTTTTCGATTTCGGCCTCTTTCAGTCCAGCTTGTTTACTCAATTCTTCTATATCCAAGTCGAAATTATTGACCGGTAGTTTTCTTTTTTCTTCCTCTTCGAATTTCACAAGCATGTGTAGGAACGATAAGGATATCAATGGTAACATACCACCTGCGAACAAAGCCAAGAATCTTTTGTGTCCAACGAGGTCACCAGATTCTACACCTAAAAATGAAACGATGGGGTCAACCATATCAACCCAATCTTTGAAAGATTCGCTGTTTATATCAATATATTGATATGCAAAAAATATGTTTCCAATGAATTGTATCAACGTAACAATGATGAATGGGAAATATACTTTTTTACCCATTTGAGCCGCAATTGCGGCTAACGCTGATAAAGCAGCGATTTCAATCCCTATTGAAAGATATATCGACCAACTCAATGGATTAGAAATACCATACCAAGTTGTTACGTGAGAAATGGAAACAATAGCAACCGTAATAATCGGAACCAAGAAGGCAACGTATATTAGGGTTTTAAAGTTTTTTTGTATCCAGTTCATTATTTTTTATTTAATTTTTTTATTTCTTCTTCGATTTCAGTTTGTCTTCTTACATCAAGAAGTTTTCTATCTGTCGCTTGAATCATTCTTTTTTCAGCCTCAAGACCTGAAATCTTAAGTTCCTTATTCAACTCGGTTTTAGTATAAGTTGAATCTTTTATTGCTCTTATTTCTGATTTAATCCTACTTAAATCTCTTGAATCTCCACATCCCTTAAAAAAGGTTAATACCGCAATTACCAATACGATAACTGTGAAATTGTTTTGAATAAATTTTTTCATAATTTTATAATTTTAATACAACTTAGATTTATAATTTTAATATCATAAAAATATAAAAGGTGTATCTAATAAATACACCCTTTACCTTTAATTACATGTAGTCGAACAAACTACCCGTTTCATTCCTAAGTTTTCTGAGGGCTTTTTCTTTGATTTGTCTAACCCTTTCCTTAGTTAAATCAAAGTCATTACCAATATCTTCTAATGTTCTTGTTGAGCCAGATAACCCGAAATAATCTTGGATGATTACCTTTTCTCTTTCATCGAGAACATCGAGAAGTGAAAGTAATTTATCTTTAAGTGTTTGCTCTGAAGAAAGTCCTGAGTCCGCACTTTCAGCATTTGGATTTGGAACAACATCCAAAAGCGTATCTCCCTCTTCGTTAAGTGGGCTATCCAAGTTCACAATAGATGGTAGGTTGAGAAACTTCTCAGGAAGTTCAGTCCCCACCTTGTCAAGTTCTTTTTTCGCCTTATGTAGTTCTTGAACCACATTTACTGGTAGTCGAATTGTTCTAGCATTTTCATTCAAGGATTGAAGTATGGATTGTCTAATCCACCACACAGCGTATGATATGAATCTAAGATTTTTTGACCAATCAAAATTCTCAATCGCTTTCATAAGACCATAATTACCTTCAGCGATAAGGTCAGGTAAATCTAACCCTTGGTTTTGATATTGTTTGGAAACAGTAATCACAAACCTTAAGTTACCCTCGAGAATTTCTTTTTTTATTTCTTCCTTCTCTTGGATTGAGATTCTACCTGATAACATTTTTCTAGAAAGTTCTCTTTCTCTCTCTACCGTCATTACCTTAAGTTTTCTTACTTCTTTAAGGTAGGCGTTAATTTCTTCCTGATTAATTGGGATTACACTTTTTTCCTTCATAGATTAATTTTTACTATAACTCTTTAATATATCTTTTTCGAACTCTGTAAGATTTTCAAACCCTTTGTCAATCATCTTGTCCAAAATTTGGTCTAAGGATGGTTTAGGAAACAGGTTATTCTTTTCACCCAAAAGTAATGCCACAAAATCGTCATCTTCCTCTTCGTCCATGAAATCTAAATTCCTTTTAATTCTATTAAGGTCGATATTCATCTCAACGTCATCACTTGAATTTTCTAAGTCTAAAAGATGACTTTCTATTTCTTTCGGCATAGACAATGTCATATTGTCATGTAATTCTGTCAGAATAAATGCTTCGGTTATACCATAGAGAATTCCACGGATGTATTCAAATATTTCACTTTTTTCAACCTCAGAGGCAAAATGGAATATCAAAATACCGTTTGTGTGTTGGAATTTCATGTGAGGTGAGTCAACAATAGGGGTTAATGATAGTGCTAACTCTTGACACATCTTCTCGTTTTCGAATTTACCAATTACTGATAAAATGTATTTTTTCATAAAGCAAATATAGGTTAAACTCTCTTGGATAATCCAACTATTTGATAAAAATCTTTTTTTCCTTCACAATACTCTTTTACCAAAGTAAGTAGCCCGCGAAACATAAAAGCATCATCTGATTGTTTTTCACACTTTGAAAAAAGTTCAACAAATGCTGTAATTGTTTCAACTGTATAATACCCATGACCCCTAAGTTGAGAGTGTTTATTACCCATAACTTGTGGGTGTTTCAAATCGTATGTATTTCTTTCTTGAATAGATGAGAACTTTTCGGACTCATCGTAGATTTTTATGAGGTCATTAACAAAACTATATAGATAGTTCATTTTGAAAACTGAACTATGAGACCCTTTAACCAATAAGTCAACTATCCAATGTGTGTGAGATGGGGTTCTCAACCTTTTTCCCTCTTCTTTATACTTAACCACAAAATCAAGCTCGGGGTTTTGACCTCGTTCGCCTTGATAAATAGCAACTTCTGTAACTAAGTCAGTTTTCCAAACTTTGATTGGGTGATGTTCAACCCCTATTTTCTTGAATGTTAAATGTTTCATAGATATACTCTTCCTTTTTTTCCTGAATGTTGTTCATACCATTTACCTTCATTATCCAACCATACGTAAGGGTCTGAAGGGTCTTCGGACCACCCATATTTTTGATAAAATTCAGGTTCTTTTTTCAAAAGATTGGCACGGTGAGATGAATGAAATCTTTCGTTTCCAATGAATGGTGGTATAATAACATCATTCTCAATGTATTGTTCAAAACTCATCGTATTCTTGAATCCTCGACAAATCCATTCTGCAATTGAATAATTCATATACAATTTCAACGCAGGGACATAGTCTCTCCACATAACCGTGCAAGGATGGTTTAACCAACCTTTGTATGGTGTTCCATCTAACTTAGGCCTACGGGTGATTGCTGATATTATTTGATAAGTTTCAACTCTTTGTTTACCGAGACGTTTGTTGTCGAGGGATTTAAGAGATTTTCTCATATCGGAATATGGTAAGAAAATTTGCATGCTGCAATGATACTGAATATTTTTACAATTACAAAATTTGGTCCAACTTAATAATAAGTTCATTTTTGGGTATACTTCTTGGACCTGTAGTATCACCTGAACTAAATTGAATTTGTGATATTAAACGTTGAGCTGTTTGAGGGTCTTCGACTCTAAGAAAATAATGTGAAGTAATTGATACATCTGTATCAGTGAAAACATCTCCAGCATTGATACCAACTCTTCTGATTGCTAAATTCGCATGTTGTTTTGTGGTGAAAGTAAATTTTGTGGGAGAAAGTTTTATTTCTTTCTCTCTAAGAACTTCGGTTTTTTTCAAGATAACCCAAACACATGGGACCATGAAATCTTTTCCTTCGAACGTAAAAATATCCTCAGTTAAATCCTGAATTAATGAAACCTCAAAGTTGAGAGGAATCTTGTCAATCATTGACCTTTTTTTGAAACCTTTGGGTAATATGAATGCGATTGTGTCTGCGTGAAGACAACACTTTTTTATAAATTTTAATGCAAGACTTGAATTTCTCCCAAATGGAGGATTACCAAAGAAAAGCACTTTACGATTCCCCAAGAAACTTAAATCCTTAGTCAAAAAATTACATTGTTCTATATCATCAGACTTAGGTTCAATGTCGTAGGCTATTTTGTCTTGGTGTTCCGCCAAATGAAAAAAAACACCCTCTCCTGCCGATGGCTCTATGATTGTATCATAATCAGTTAGATTCAGAGTCTCTAAACACCTTCGAGCGACCTCAGATTTTGTATAAAATTGGTCTAAACCATACTTACTTTTTGACATAATCTAAAAAAGTTTCCAAGTTTTTGTAAGAAACCGCAGATTGTATTCTACGTTGGGTTTTATGGTCTCTTTTGAATCTAGGTTGAACGATTCTTTCTTCACCCCACTTTTCTTTCCACTCTTTTACTTCAGACTTCCAAGTGGTATCGTAGTCATAACTATTGGAAACAACATTTTTAATCCAATGTTTAAGTTCTTCGAAGTGTTCCCAAGTGAATAACTCTTTCCATTTTTCAACGTCTACTAATATAACTTTTTCTTCAACAATGTTTGATTTTTTACCTTTCCAAACACCATACATTAAATAGAAGTCTTTATCTCTCGATACATTATTGAATATATCGGCCAAGGGAATTTCCGAATTTTGTTTGAAGGTTTTAACTACACATGGGGTTCCATCTTGACGATAGGCATCCCAAATACCCGTGTAGTTATCATCTGAAGATAGGTTATATCTTTCACAGAGTTGTCTTTGGTAATCAAAACCGTGACCTTGTCTTTCCATATCGCAAATGTATGGCTTTTATTGAGAAACTTTAGAAATATTTTCCGTTTTTGAAATTCTAACCACATTATTAGCCCAATTGTTTACCAAAGGATTGTGCGTGATAACAAAAATCTTCTCGAAGTATTCTCTCATCTTAGAAAAAAACTCCCCTACCATTTCTAAGTTTTCGTTTGAAATCTTACCAAAAACTTCGTCCCATACAATAATGTTTGGTTTTGGTAATGAACACACTTTTGACAACACGGCTCTTAGTGCCATAGCAGCTATCGTTCTTTCATAACCAGACCCTGATGTCATTGGTTTTTCGATTCCAGTTGAATTATCAATCATCATGAATTCTACCTCATTTTTATCGTTAATTCTTATTTCAAGATTGAAATAACAAGAATCCATGAGGAGTCTTTGAAGTTCTTGATTGATTAACGGCATCATCGTCTTCATTATAATTTTCGAGATACCATTTTTACCAAATACCTCCAAATATATCTTATATATTTTTTCCCTTTCAAACTCCTCGGTAATTGTTTGAATCATTTCGAGATTCTTATCGATTTGTTGTTTGAGGTTTTTTATTTGAAGTTGGTTAGATGTTATAGTTCTTTCGTAATCTCTCTTCTCATTAATTAAATCGTCTATCCTCATTCCCGCCTTCACTAACTGAGCATCAATATCATTGTTCTTTTTAATCTTATCTTGAACTTCTTCATATCTTGTCAGTTTGTCTTGAGCTTGCTCGAGTTTAAGTTTCGTAGACTCCAAAGACAATTCATACTTTTCTTTTATGAGTTTGTTTCTTTCATACTCATCAAAGTCTTTTTTCAGTTGGGTGAAAGACTGTTCTTTTTTTTCTAAATCTCCGATTTCTTTTCTGAATTCCCTGACAAGTTTTTTATATCCTTCTAACTGTTCTATTTTTTTCTTTGTTAGGGATGCCTCCATTAATTTGATTCCGCAGTGCTCGCACTGGATTCCATCCCCATACTTTTCTATCAATTCTTGTATTTCTTCAACTTTATTTTCTGCTAACACCAACTCACCATTTCTCGATTTGATTACATCTTTCACCGCGTCGTGTTGGTCTTCATGATAGAACTCTTTGGGCTCAATAATCTTAACTTCGTTTATTTGAGTTTGAATCGACTTAGATGAATTTTTGAAGTTTTCTATTTCTGTCTTGAGAGTATTTGGATTTAGTCTAACAAGTTCTTGGTCTATGTCGTTATGCTTGGATTTAAGAAGATTTTCTTTATAATCTTGACCCTTTTGAAGCCTGTTATCAACATCTTTCATTTTTTCCTGAGAATCGATAATTTGACTGTCGAGAACTTTTATTTCTTCATTTGACTCTGAATTGTTTTGCTTCAAAGTTTCAGTATTATATACATTGGACAACATACCTTTAGAAAAGTCAGAATAAATTTCTTTACCTGTTTCTTCTTTTTTCTTCAGGAATTCGAGCCCCAAAAATCTACTCAACACTTGTCCACGTGCTGTTGGCTTTGCCTCCAATAAATCCTCTAAATTCGAAGCGGTAGTCACAATGGTCATCAAAAAGTCATCGATATTACCTATCGATTTTTTGATGAAGTCCTCAGTCTCTCTCCTTTGTTCACCAGTGAAGTTTTGAAGTTGTCCATCAGCGAGTTTTTTGAAAAACTCCAATTCAGTTTTAACATTCCATTCTCCTGACTTAGCCTTTTTTCTTTCAATTTGTCTTGCAATAACATATTCCTCACCATCAATAACAATTTCACCTCTAACGGTTACTTTGTTTTTGTCAGAAAAACGGTTAAAGATTTCCTCTGCTTTCTGTGTTTTGGTTGTTGAGTTAAAGAATAAGAACAATAATAAATCTACCGTCAATACAGTTTTTCCTCCAAAGTTTGGTGGGTCAGATTCAACTACTGTGATACCATTACACTTGTCAAAATCAATTACTTGATTTTCCCCGTAAGAAAGAAAGTTACTAAACTCTATCTTTTTGATATACCATCTCTTGAAGGGGGTTACTTCGACCTCATTTATCAACATTCTATTTTCAACCGCTAAGTCGATATTCATGACTTGGTCAAAATACTGATGTTGGTTTTTAGATTCCAAGAAATTTCTGACCAACTCTCTGAGATAGTTTTGGTCCATGATATTCATGGTAACATCTATAGTTTGCTGGGTATCGTCTGTTGTTTTTACTTTGGTAATTACATTTACGTTTGTTGAGGCATACTTCTTCATGAAGTATTGCTTAACAGACTTGATTCTTTCTTGTGTAAAATTTTCAGAAGAGTCTTCCCAAATCACTTGAATGTAAGGGTTATCCAAAGCTGAAGTATCGAGTTTGTGTGACATCTCTTTGTAGTTAAATTCTGGTTTTGGATTGAACAAATCCCATTTCATTATTATTGAGGTGTTGTTGTTAGACCTGATGTTTGAGCATCTTTCTTCTTCATTTCCTCTATCTGTAGTTTCATTTGTTCCTCAAACAATTTTTGCATAACATTTTTTTGTGCATTGATTTGAGTGTTTCTTGATTGAACTCTTTTTCTGTGAGCCTTTGCTCCACCTCTTTTTTTTGACGTTCCCATTTTTTAATTGTTTTGTTGTGGTCTATTTTGTTCAAACCACTCGATTATTGAATTAATTGCCCATACAGAACCAGAAGCCAACATCCCATCAAAAAACCACGATACAAATGGTGATACTTCAAGTATAGTATGAACTGGTGAATATAAGAAAATTCCGAAGAAAAATCCAACCCAAGTTGGTGTGCACATCATACATTTCAACATATCGGATAAGAAAACCCAAAATCCATTGAATAGTGTATGCTCGCTTGCCGCCAATTTGTTTATTTTATTTCTCGGTCCGTTGAAAATGCTCCCATAAACCAAGATGTTGCTTATTCCATAAGTCATTATCATCCATAAAATTAATTGTGTCATAAAATATTATTTATAAAGATTATCATCAAGATTCGAGCCCCTCAAGAACATTGCTTTTTTATCTTCTTGGAACTTTTGAATATCTTGAATTGTTTTTTCGTATTCTTTTATTTTTTTGTCTTTTTCTATGTTGTCTTGTTTTAGTTTCTGAACTGTATTCTGTAAAGCATCCAGTTTAGGTTGTAAATCCCCTCCTGTGACTTTTTCAATCACCACTTCTTTGATGACCTCAATTGGAATTTCTTTAGTAACCTCCACTATTTTTTCCTGTATCACAACTTTGTCAACAGGGATTTCTTTTACAACTTCAACAATCTTTGGTGGTTGATTTTCCAACTGTTGTATTTTGAACAACAACTCATTTATTTGAGTATCGTCTGAAACTTTTACGATTTTTTCAATCACTTTTTCAACAGGCACCTCTTTTACTATTTCTTTGACCACAACTTTTTCAACAGGGATTTCTTTGATTACCTCGACCACATTTTCAACTACCTTTTCAATTGGAATTTCTTTTATGACCTCAACAATTTTTTCTACAATAACCTCTTTGATAACTTCGACTGGTTTTTCAATCTCCACATATTCAATTTTGACAACTTCTTTTTCAATTTCCACCGGTATCTCAACTCTCTTTACAACTTCTTTGATGACTTCTTTTTCGGTCACTTTTGGTCCAGCATTTAACAAACCATATCTTTCAATGTTGAATCCAGTTGTAAAGGATTCCTTGACAACTGAGCTTATAAGTAAATCGTTGAGATTACAATAAGAAACCAATTCTTTAAGTTCATCTTTGGAAAGATTAAGTTTAACTTCCATCTTAATAATTAACTAACTTTTCAGTTCCCTTCTCTAAATTATCAATTGAATTAATATAGAATGAAAGGAAAGGTTTAGGGTTAGGTAAATCAATGAAAGTGTATTCGTCTTTTTCGATTTCGTATACTCCGTATCCGTGTTTCCTTACTGTTTCACCAAAGTTTTGTTGTATAGTGGAACCAATCATATAAGCTTTCTTACCACCAGGTATGTCAAATATCTGCCTTTTGTGAATATCGCCACATAGAACTAAATCACACCCTTTGAATTTGTTCGAATCGAAACCATCCTCAAACTTATAACCAATATCAGTGTATAATCCTTGAACGGGTCCATGAAATAAACCTATATTAATTCTTTCTGACTTTTTTATTTCAGGTGGAATGTTATGCTCCATGAGAGAGAACACACACCAATTAATATTATCATCCTCATAAACACCTCTGTTTTTGAAATAAGAAATGTTTTCGTTTTTGAGTGAGTCTATTATCGGTGTCAATGCATCGAGACGAGTGTTGTTGTTTTCCAAAAAATCATGATTACCGATAATTACAATTGTTTTTGTTATTTCAGCACATTGAGCCAAAACCCAAGCAACAAATTCAACCAATTCAGGTGTCATTTGATTTTTGGAGTGAACCAAGTCACCTGTGAATACAATTCTATCAGGCGCAAGAGCTTTCCACTCGCTAAGTGCTTGCATCAAAATCCCACGATAAAGTTCGTGGTCTTTGAACAACCTAATATGAAGGTCAGAAAAATGGACTAATTTTTTAATCATTAATTAATGATTTTGTTTCTTCTTCAAATGGATTAAATCCTTTATTAACATGTCCACAACTATCACACTTTGTTACTGAGAAGGGAACATTTGTGTCTTCTCGGGAACCTGTCATCAGTGCAGGAACTCTTTTTAGAAGTAATACTTCACGGAAAAAAATCCCACCACAGTTCTCACACTTGACGTTGTCACATTGTCTCAAATCAATTTTTGGGGTTAAATCTTGCATACAGTTTTTATTTAAAATATAGTAAAAATTATTATTTATTCAAATATTTTTTGATGTCCATACCCATCACAGTTTCGATTACTTTTTTTGGAACTCTGAACTCTTCAAATTGTGTATCTTCTCTGAGATGTGCAATAATACAACCATAAACTTTGATATTTTCATATTTGGAACCCTTTAACATTTTCAATAAGAGTTTTCCATAAAGAGGTAATTGAACAAAATAATGTCCCAAGGCATTATTCGGTAATTCCTCGAAAGGTTCATACATTCTTTCTGTGTAATCATTTTCAAGGAAGTTTTTTGGTTTATTTGTTTTCCAATCTGTAATTAACAATCCGAAGTCATTTTTATTAACATTATGGGTTAACCATACTTTATCAGGTTGACCCGTATAACCAAGTTCAGGGTCTCCGAGAACCATCTCGGTATCTAACAATACAACTTCTCTTTGTTCCAATAAATCCAAATATCTTTTACCCGCAACTATCATTTTATCACTTTTCATGAGTTGGGTTAAATCGCATTCGAAAACAGGTTTTCTAACCTCTTTATAGGAACCATATCTCTTAATGGCTTCTTCTTCCAAAACGAAGTGCACTCTACTTCCCAAATTCGTGGAATAAGAACCAGCTGCCGCCCATTCCTCGATAAGTTGTTGTTGTTTTTCAGGGTCACCACCAGCTTTATTATACGCAGCTTCCTCGGTGGGAAATGGCTTATAAAAATGTTTCAAGACTTTCGAAACTGATGGCCAACTTGTCTTACCATCCATTGTGTATATATGTTTTTCTTCTTGGAAAGTAAGACCTAATTCGTCTTGTCTTCGGGAAATTATTTCCCTTAATTCATTGGCTACGTTACTTAATTTCATAATAGAATTCTTCGATGTTACCTTTCAAATCACAAACGTCTTTGTCTTTAGGTAATTTAACAATTTTTATTTTATTATACAAACGACCTCCATTCAGTTCGTGATACATTTTGAGACCGTCATCCCAAGCATCACCATCGACACATATTGTAATATTTCCATTTGCCCTTGTATAAAGGGTTTCGAAAATGAGTTTACTCATTTTTTTACCAAGCATCACTAACGGGTTTGGAAGAAAGAATGAGTCAAAGGCACCTTCTACGAGGTATATTTCCTTATCCCAATCAATTAGTTTTTCATTGAATATGATTTCGTCTTTAGGGACTGAAGCAGGATTTTTGTATTTCATCTTTTTATTAACCCATGCTCTACCAACAAAATAATTCAAGACACCTTCTTTGTCAAAAGACGGTATAATTACTCTATATGCAAAATCTCCTTGAACCGTATATCCAATCTTATATTTTTCAATCATTTCATCTGATATACCACGAGATTGAAGGTATTTGTAAGCTTCAATATGAGGAATGAATCTAGGATTTGAATCTTTAAATAAAGTGAACCCTTCAGGTAGTCTTAATCTGAGTCTTTTTTTATCCTCCTGTTTGAACTCTTCGGGTTTGATAAGATTGTAAACTTTCTTTTGTTGTTTTGTTGCATGTCCATCGAAAAGTTTACCCAAGGGTCCGTGTGTTCCGTGAGTTTCACCACAAGCCCAACATTTGTAAACGTGTCGGATATAGTTAATCTCAAGGTTTCCTTTACCGTCTCCTTTATCCAAACCTTTTTCATCCGCACAGACAGGGCAGTCAAAAGATATTTGCCCCTTTGATTCATAGTGCTGATTAGGTTCACCTAAAAAATCACTAAGGAGTTCAACTAAAACCTCTATTTCATCACTCATATGTCGATATCTTTAGGTGCTTCTGCCACAACGTGTTTTCTCCACCATTTTTTTACCGGATGATTTTCATCAAAATTTTTTTCTATGAAACCAGCAAAAATGAAGAAAACGACCGTTATAATAAGAAGCGTGACCCAAATGTAAAAAAATATTATCATTTCCAAATAATTTTCTTAATCAAATCATAATAGGGTATTTCAATATCGAAATACTTTAAGTAAGTTTTAACATCAAAAAAAATGTTTCGTCTTATGAATCGATTGACTTTAATTTTTGAAACTCTTCCCCCATTTGGAAAAACGTCAGTCATGACTGAAGAACTATACCAATCTTTTTTCCTATTATAGTGAACGAAAATTTGCCCTTCGAATATTATATCTACTTCTTCGAGGTGAGAGTATGAACGGTAGTTTTTGATTGTAAAAGTTCCTTTGAGTTGTGAGTTGGATATGGGTATCTTGTTACCAAATTTTTTTACAACTTTGGAAATTGACTTTGTGTGTGGTGTTCTCAACATGTGCATACCACAAAGATATGCTTTGTTCTTTAAATCACCAAATTTCTTTCATCTTCATGTAACCTAGTGCTGCACAGTAAGCGTCTGTTTGGTCGAAGTTTTCTTTTTTAAGGGTGTTGTTTTTTGTGTATAACCAAGTAATTTGTGGTTCTCTTTTCGCAATCAACTCCCATATGATAACTTTTTTATCTATGTCTTTAGGAAAACCCCCGAACAATACAAATTTACCTTTATCATTTTTCTGAACTAAGTGTGGGAATGCAAATTTTCTTGAGTTGTAAGTAGACATAAATTCAGGAACTACTCCTAAGATATCATACACTTCTTTACAAATCAAAGTGTTGAACCTCATAAGAGTTCCAACCGTATACACGTTGTTTGAATTAAGTAGTGGTTCCTCGATAATGACATTTTGGATTCCTAATCCTACATATTCAGAAAGTTTGTTCCTAAAAATGCCCGATTTGAGAATGAGTTCCTCGATTTTATTTTCACTTTTTGGTTTTGGGACCGGTGAAATATGTGTAAGTTCTAATAAATTTTTTGATTCAATATCAAACAAAGCCCATCCAATAGTTTTGGTGGACACATCCAATCCTAAAATCTTAGGGGAGTCTTTAACAATATTTTTAGCCATATTAAAAATCTAATTTCACTACGTATTGTTGAATACCTTGTCTCAATTCGGGAGACTGTAGCTTAGATATAACAATAAGGTCTTTATTGGAATCGTAAAGACCAATTTCGGTAACATATGAAGTAGTTCCACTTGTCCATGTTGGGTTAGAAGTGTTAGTGAATTGATTTCTTCCCAAATTTATCAAGTATCTCATCTCATATATTGTTGCCGAAATATCTGTTGTGAAATTACCATAGAAGTAATACTCATCACCAAAATTCAAATAATCTGTTTGATTGTTTGTTGGAATGTCTATGTAAGAGGCGAGGTTATATATATCACTGTTTGTAACTGCACTTTGATACGTTGCCAAATCTATTTGGAATGTTGTGCCTGTCAATCCTGACATTGTAATATATCCATTAACCGATGAACCAGATATTTGGTCTGTAACATCAATGTATTTCCAATCAGTTGGACTTGGTCTAGTGTCACCTGAAACCATTTGACAAAGAATCATCAATGAGTTTGCACAATATCCTGTCAGATTAATAGCCGTAGAAGAAGGTGAAGGTTGATTCAAAAATTGAAACTCTGGTCCGAATCTGACAGCAACATTTTGACTTGTGTCTGTGCAACCTGTTGAAGGTCCAACAATTTTCGAATAATAATTACAGTGTAATGAATCAGTAAATCCTGTATTGTTGAATCTATAGGTTACCCAAAGTGTTTGTGTATCAGCAGTAAGTAAACCTGTGGCGGTTGAGTTGTTCGTGAAACAAGTATTAGGTGCCAAATAAGAAAGTTTAGGTGCTGATAGAGTCCAGTTTCTATTAGCCTTATAAGACATAGCCGCTATTACCTCCTCATCGTCAATTACAATGGTCTGTGAATCAGGGAAAACCTTGCCAATTCTATTCAAATTACCATTACTATCAGGATTTGTATCCCAAAGATGATAATAACGAATACCAGGGTCGTTCATATCAATGTTTTTGGTTGATTTGATATAGTATGGTTTACATAAATCATAACCTGGTGGGTCGATAAAGAATGTTTGACCAATTGTGTTTCCTGTCGACTTATGCCACATCAAAGTAGGTATTGTAACCTTAAGGTGTCTCGCTAAACCTGTTTGATTCGAAGGGTTCTGTGGGTCATAAGGAATAGTTGAAAACTTCTCGCCATAAACATGGTCAATATCTTGATTAGTGTAGTGTATGATTGCAATTGCTTTTTGGTCTTGGGGTCTAACAACTACTTTCTCATCAAACGAATTGTAATAAAAAACTTGACTTGTATCGGTTTGACCTGAAGGCTCTTGATATCCCAAATATTCTTTAGTCCCGATGTAAGTTACTGAACCGTATTTTGTATAATCTTCATAAGCGTTACTGAAAAGACCAGCAGGACTTTCTGACCAAGGAATATTCATGTTCCAAATTAAAGTATTTTCACGGTTTGAAACATCACATGGTGATTCAAAATTAATAGTGTCAGTCTGCCAATAAGGTGCTGGTGTTATGAAATCATAAAGAACAGTCATACCTGAAGGATATATCAGAACTCTTGCATATTCTCCTGATAATGAAAAAGAACTTAAATCTGGAACACTTCTATCTAAGGTAAGTGTCCATGGAGTTGTTCCAGAGGTTCCTGTTGAAGGGCTTATGTTTTGAATTTTATATGTGAAAACAGGATAGTTACCTACAAAACCTGTAAGTCCTACTCCGAGTATTAATGTAACAAAATCACCTATTGAGGGTGTTCCTGATGATGGCTCGAGTGTAAGTGGGTTTGTATCTAATTCGATGTCTATCGTTGTTTGACCTGTGAGCGTATCTTGTGCAACCCAATAGTTAGAAGTTATTGTATATGCAGATGAAGTTTGTGCCGTCCAACTACCTTGAGTTCCTCCCGTCATGAAAAATCCTTTTTCACCAGCAGAATTATAAACTTCTTGAAATGTAGAATCCATGTAAGGTATTCCGTATGTGTTACCGATACCACCCTGAACATAGTAAGGATATTTCACATTTTCTTTGTTGGACTGAGGGGAACCTGTGTCATTTTGAGCATTGAAATCAGGCATCAAAATGTTATTATTAGTTTGATTATAGTTAGGAACGGCCTGATAATTAACTTCACTATCCCCTATTTGGAAATAAGAAATGTTGAAATTCCCTTGTGATATCTTTCTACGACCAACGTCAGTTAATCTTGTGTTAATTAGACCCGAAGTATTTTTAATTATATAAGCCATTACGAATAAATATTTGTCATCCTTTTTTTATTAATCCTGTGCACATTTACAGCTCGCGTTTGAACATTGTTTTGATGAACAAGAGATAAGAGAATTATCTACGCTGTCAATACAATAAGCAACTATTGTTGGGTCAGGTCCTGGACTTCCTGAAACGTTGTCTATCATATTACCCGAAGAATTTCCACTTGTTATTGTTACGGTTTTATAAAATACCCCATAGTTACTCGTCTCAATCTGAATCGAAAAACTAGTATCAATTGTCACAATGTTTTGCGTAGTAATTACTATGTCCACTGCGGGTTCACCCAAATTAGTAGTTGGTGTCACAATCAAACTTGTCACAGGATTACAAACAATACTTCCACCATCACTATTATAAACCATCTTGAACACATCACCTGCAACAAGATTAATCGGGTTATACATAACAACACTAACACTTTCATTTATTCCCGCAGAACAGAATCCGTTGAAAATACCCGAGCCAACTTCAACGTCATTCAGCATTGCTTTAACCTCAACATAATAATTGTCGCTTGTTGGTGTTTGGAAGTTTGCCTGCATGTATTGAACATTATTATTTGGGGATATACCACACGGATATGTGGATAGTCCTGAATCAATTGTAAGAACACCACCAGTAGGGCTATATCTGAAATTTTGGAAACAACCCACCTTATTTGGTCCTGAACAAATTAATCCTCCAACTAATTGATTCATGTTGAGATAAATGTTACCACTTTGAATAACACCTTGACATGTTACACATTCAGGTGTATCAACCTGACCTTGATAGGTGATTGAGTTGTTATTCACCTGTGTTTTTTCTGTATCACCTACCGCTGAACAACAAGTGCATCCTTTGATGACTACATCAGAAACTTGAAAAGAAATTGTCTGTTGTAGATTAGTTGTGCAGTTGGACTGAGCTCCAACTTGACCATCGGTTATTGTTAATATCGAAGTAGTAGAACCTGAAACAGTGCTAAAATTTGAGAGTTCCAACGAATATTGGTCAGTCTCAGTATCAATTCTTTGTGTCTCGGGATTACAGTTTGGTCTACTTCCAATAACAGTATCTATGTCTGTGGAGAAAGGTGTCTTTGTTGAACCATTTTGTAGAATAGTAAAGTTGTCTACACAAGTTCCTGTTCCTGGTCCATTGAATGTCTTGATAGATGATGTTGTCAAATTGAAATTAACCACAACTCCATTAGGTATAGGCGGAACCGAAGTAACATAAAAATATGTTGTTTTCGTTGAAATATTATTTGAAGATACCTCAGTGTTTAATTGTGGTTGTGTTATAATATTAATTTGATATGTTTGTGGACTTCCCACTGAACTTATTTGAACCGATTGATTAACTATATTATTCGCGGCATCTATAACTCTAATATTGTATGTGTTCGGGCAAAGATTTGTAAAAATATTTGAGGTTTGATATGATACCCCGTTATTAATCGAATATTGATATGGTGCTAATCCAAATCTCGCACTAACCGTTATTGAACCATCACAGTTCGTTTGGTTGTTGCAAGACGCATCTTGTTTTGTTGTTGTCACTTGAAGTGGTATTATTGTAGGACAAGAACCTAAAGTTACATTTATAGTATAAGTTTGTGTTCCACCAAGTAAACTCCAACCACCTAAAGGTGGTAATGAAGTGGTTGAGGACGCAAAAATACCTCCCCCCACAGGGTTTATTGGTGTTATCAAATCTGAACCAACAAGTTCCCATCTTGTTCCTTTCCACACAATGTTCTGTGAATTACTACTTGTCCATCTTGGTTTACCATTAGACGTTCCATTTTGACTGAACGTTGTTGGTCCTACAACGTTAGAATTGTTGTATGCCAAGAAACAAATGTTGGCGTAAACTGGTGGAGGTGTTGTGGATGGCGTTACAGTTGGGGATGGAGTTGGACTTGCTGTCGGTAAAAGTATGGAGCAAACTGTGTTTGCAGTATAGTCACCGTAATAATCAACAACGGTAACAGGATAATAACCAGGTCCTATGTTAGTTAAAGTTCTTGTTCTTTGACCATTTGCCCAATAAATTGAATACGGACTTGTTCCTCCTGTGATGTTCAAAGTGAGAATCCCATCATATGATTCTGAGTTTGAAGGCATTTTGAGAAGATTACAATTCACACCCAAATCGAAAAGGGTAAACGGTTCACAATTGTTTTTCGGACGATAAACTGGTGTTGGGTTAGGTGTTGGTGTTTGACTTGGTGTTACATTTGGTGTCAGACTTGGCGTTTGAGTAGGGGTCGGTGTAGTTGTGAGAGTAGTTGTTGGTGAGGCTGTTTGTGTTGGTGTTGGGGTCAGGCACGCTGTGGTTGCAGGCTCGTTCAATAAAACTACACCACTATAAACTTGAGTATAATCTAACGAAACAAGGACTTCAAAACTTTCACCTTTTTGGAAATTACCACAACAATCTGTATACCAAAATATTCCAGTTGTATAAGCACTTCCACACACTATTGGGGTGGATGATGGGGTCTGCGTTGGTGTAGGGGTATTAGTGGGAGTTTTGGTAGGGGTCGGTGTTTGGGTTGGAGTTTTAGTTTGCGTAATAGTTTGTGTTGGTGTTGGTGGTGGGGTTTGAGATTGGGTTGGCGGGGGGGTTTGAGTCGGTGTTTGTGTAGGGGTTTGGCTCGAAGAAGGAATAGGGGGCGTGGGACAAGCACCGAGAACTGTGAGTATTATGAACTCACCTGGAGCTTGACCTGGCACAGTATAGGAACAAACAGTTATTGTGCCGCTCGGTGGAATTGTAGGAATAGGATTCAATTCACAGTCAAACCCTATAGGAGTTGCAGGTAAAATTGCGGACCCATTTGTTATTTGATAGTTAATACAAGCCATTAATTTATAATTATCTTTTCCATTTTTTTATTTATGAACATCCACCACAATCTACGCTATCAGTGCAAATAGTTACACTACTACAAGGTTGAATTGATGTAACCCCACCTGAAAAATCACCCGACCCAGCTCGGATGCACCTTTCGACTTTTGAACCTGCAGAAAGTGGTTCACCAACTACTGAACCATCACATAAAGTATATTGTATTGTTGAACCCACAACATCTTGATTTTCAAAGTAATAACACAAACATGGACAAACATAAGTTCCACAAGAGCTTATATCATCGAAATTAGTTATTGCCACTACAACACCATTTAAGATTTCCATAACATAAAGTGGTGGTGACGATATATCAGGATTTGCTGGATACGTAGATGGTCCGTATACATATTTTCCTGTAAGAGTTGTGTTTACAAAAAATATTCCAAAAAGATTATAATATAATTGACTGCCAGGTCCTAAAGTAGTTGAAGAATTGTAATAATACCCTGCGTTTCCATCTACCTCAACTAATGGGTCGAAAGCTTCTATAAAATCACATTTCACTTCTTCTTTTGTTTTTGATGTCCAATTTATTTCTGACCCACATATAGTTGCCCCATATGATAAAAGAAACTCAACAAATGAAGGTGTAACCGTTGGCGTTTGTGAAGGGGTTTCTGTTTGGGTAGGAGTTTGAGGAGGTGTTTCAGATTGGGTAGGAGTTTGGGTTTGGGATGGAGTTTGAGTTTGTGTTGGTGTCGATGGAACACAAAGTGAAAAAGATACTATTTTACCTTGGGAATCAATTACCACTTGATATAATGTTCCTCCGAAAGAAATGATATATGTGTTCCCACCCCCATTCAAAGGGTTATATAATACCCCGTTTAGAAGTGTTTGGTAAATTGTGGCACCTACAACAGGGACTAAATTTGCCTCTGAAATGTATGTATAATAACCTGTTAGATTGAGTGGTGATGAACAACTATCAGCTGTCGGGTGAAAAACAACAAGAGGTGTTGCGGTTGGTGTTGATGATATAGTTGCTGTATTCGAGGTAGTGGGTGAATTTGTTGGTGTCATGGATGGCGTTTGGGTTGGTGACAAGGTAGGTGAATACGACGGGGTTGGTGTCATGGTTGGGGTTTTAGTGACATTTGGTGTTGGTGTGGGAGTTATATCTATAGGAATCTCATCAATACAACCTTGGGTATCTTCAATTTTAATAACAATTGTTGATTCACTATATGGTGATGGGACATAGAATGAGAATGGAAATGTTGCAACCGACGCAACAAATTGACAGTCGCCACCACCCGAGTTACAATAATATATGTCAACTGGTGTATTTGCAGTTACAGATTGGATAGTTACAAATTGACTCATGCTACATAAGTTACTCCTGAGATTATGCAATTCTGCGAATCAATTACTTTCAACATGTAAGCCAGTCCAGTATCATATGGTTGTGGTATATCAAAATCATATGGAAGAGTTGTTATAGTATTAATATAAAAGCAACCACTACCGTTTGGTTGACAGATATAAATGTCAAATGGTGATTGTCCTGTTATACCATTTATTGTAACTTGAACTGCCATCTTATGTTGTTCGTTTTATAAAAATTTTATACAAAGTTCCTGTCACTGATGGGAAAACAATTGTGTAACATCCTACAAGAGGTTTGTAATTGAATGGTGGATTTGTAAGTTGAACTGAATTCAACACGAAACCGCCATACTTGTTACATTCAACAACTTTTGTTGTTTGTGAGTTACCTGAAAGGAGATACCAAGTTCCACTGACATCAACAAACCCACATTGTGCACCGTAACGAATGTATTGTCCGAATTCATTACCAATATCAAACGGAAGGGTGGTTAGGTTAATTTCATCAGGTGTGCTAGATAAGACGAAGTTCATATTATAAGTTCCGTCTCCATTATTTTCCAAACTTACATTCAAATAAACCTCAACTTCATCAACACTACTCAAACACGTATCACAACTCAAATAGGTTTTATCAGGTGCTGAAGCAAAGTAATCTCCATCGAATCTTTGTGAGGTTGCAATTTTGATAGGTGCAAAATAATTACAATCAAATTCACCCTCATAGGTCCAACAATTTCCATCAGCATCTTTAAATTGTCTTCCAACTGTAGTCTGTATTGGTGATTGTTGTGTTTGAATCATATATGTTCTGACTGTATTTGGACTAATTGGAATACAACTTGAATAAACATATACCAAACAAGGGGTTTCACTTGGCGTTGGGGTCATCGTTGAAGTAGGACTATAAGACGGTGTTTGTGATGGAGTCTGAGTTTGGGTTGGCGTTGATGAATAACTTGGCCTTGGTGTTGCTGTTGGTGTAAGACCAGGAGTTGTTGTCTGTGTTGGAGTTGGCGTGAATGTAGGAGTCGAGGACGAAGTTTGTGTCGGCGTAATTGTCATCGTTGGTGTTGATGTAGGTGTTGATGTTATCGTCGTTGAAGGTGATGGTGAAGGGACTGTTGAACATTTCGAACAATCGTTTCCAAAAATATCAATTATCGAGTCTACGTTCGTGTTAGATGATAAGTTTGAATCATCCCTCAAATACTTCAAGCAAAGAATTGTTTCATTAATAACCGCCGAGAATACCATCTCAGTTTGGATTGGAATTTCCTCAAACACAAGTGGGTCAGAAGTGTAGAAATAATTTTCAGTTCCACATTGATTCAATACCTTAACCGAAACACAACTGAATGTTTCTTCAAATATATTGAAGGTAACTTGTCCATCCGCAGGAACTGTTCTTGTCAGTGTTATCGTTGGTGTGTTTGAAGGGGTTGGGGTTGAATCAGGAACATAATTAATCTCAAAGTCGACACTTTTCCCAAGACATATCAATCCTGTTGGTGATGGAGTTGGCGTTACACCTATGGAAGTGAAAATGAAATTCACATCGTCACAAGGAACTGACGGACTTGGTGTTGGGACTGGTTCCCAATCACAGTCAAAGTATGCATTGAAATCGAAGGTGTCACAATTTATTGGCGTTGGAGTTGGAGTTGGACAAACTCCTGGTTCAAAAGAACCGAAAGATATATCAGGACACGCAGAGTAACATGGAGACGAGCCCTTCAATAAACAAGTCCCACCGAGAGAGGTGCTCAGACACCAATAACTCTCAGTAACTGATGTAAAATAATAAATGTAACCCAAGCTGACGCTTCCACCAGAATAGGAGATTCTACCATTATAAGTTGCACCTGAAACGTAAAGTCCATTGTAATTCAACAAAGAAGGTAGGGTTGTAGTAAAGCAAAATTCACCCGAATCACAAGCCGCTGGTGTCGAAGATACTGTCGGAGTGTTTGTTGGTGTTGAATACGGGGTTGGCGTTGGTGTGTTCAATAGACAAGCTCTACAACTACCCCAATCAGGTGCACCCAAATCAGGTCCACCAGGACCTGAAAACTCTTCGAATCTATAACATCTATTGTTATATTCATAAACCGCTCCTTGATAAGCGGTATCTTCATCAACATTGGCATAAAATATTTCTTCAGTGGAACAGTCAATCAATAATGCAGCAACACTCGCAACTCTTGGACAAAGTGTAGAACCGCAACCTGTTACATTTGTAAATGTAACCGATGTTCCATCATATATTGGACCACTTCCCGAATCAACAACTGTCGCACATCCTTCATATTCTGTAGAACCTGTGATAAGATAGACATCGTCAACCACAACTGCAACTGGTAAATCCTCAAATCTGAATAAAGTCCCTGAAACACAATCACGGAACCCTATTAGGTTTTGTGTCGGTGTTTGAGTGTTAGTTGGGGTATTAGATGGCGTTTGAGTTGGGTCTGGAGTTACAGAAGGTGTCTGTGTCGGAGTTTCGGTTTGAGTTTGGGTTGGTGTTACATCAGGGGTTGGTGATAGAGTCTGTGAAGGCGTCTGAGTTGGAGTTTCTGAAGGTGTTTGTGTAGGAGTCTCAGTTGCTGTAGGGGATGAACCAATAGTTGATGTAGGGGTCTGAGTTGGGGTTTCGGATGGTGTTTGTGTAGGAGTTTCTGAAGGCGTTTGAGTAATAGTCTCAGTTGGTGTTTGTGTGGGAGTTTCGGTTATTGTAGGAGTCTGAGTTGGGGTTTCAGAAGGTGTTTGAGTAGGGGTTTCAGATGGTGTTTGTGTAGGTGTTTCTGTTGCTGTAGGTGACGAACCTATAGTTGCGGTTGTTGTTGGTGTAGGCGTTTCGGTTGGAGTTTCAGTTGGAGTTTCAGTTGTTGTCGGTGTAGGTGTTGGAGTACCACAACAATCTACAAATGTATCCGTAGCATAAGACGATACTGGAAAGTAAGCGACATTGTTTTTATAATAATAAGTCGACTGAACGTAATTTGCACAAAATGAATCGTCGAAAGTTCCTGCGTCAGCAAAACTTGCCGTGGTCAGTATATTATAACAATTGTAATAGTCTACGAATATAGTGTTGTTTAGTGACGAAGGTGTATTACCCGTGGCATCATCCAAGTCAGGTTGTGCAATTGTAACATCAAAATATGTACAATTACAAGGAGTTGAAGGGGTTGGAGTTTGTGTTTGAGTTGGCGTAGGAGAAGGGACTACACCACAATCTCCATCAACCACACAAGTTCCTCCCAAAGATGTCCAAGTATATAAAGGCTCAGGTCCTCCTGCACAGGTAGTTCCCGATGAAACAAGTTTTAATCCTTGTGTTCCACCCGATATACAAATATATCTACTTGATGTCACATCAACTTGAACACATTCCTCATTTCCATTACACGCGTAGTATCTGATTGAAATATCTACAATATCATTGTTAGTGATTTCCCAACATTCGCAATCACCAGGTGGTGTTAGGGTAGGTGTTGGGGTAGGTGTTGTAGTTGGCGTCTCAGTAAGAGTTGGTGTCGGTGTTTGTGATGGGCTTACAAAACAAGGACCAACAACGGTCAAAATTGCAGATGGACCGCTTATAACGGTTCCAGCCAGTGCACAAAAAACATCAGTATTACCGTTGGTTATTGTGGCGTTTTGGGGTACAGAATCACAATCAGTGTAAGAATAAGGTTCTGAAATAGGCCCTGAAAAACCTAAATATAATGAATATTGAACACAACCTGTCTGTGGTGTTGGGGTAGGTGTTTGTGTTTGTGTTTGCGAGATTGCTGGAGCTGGAGGGTCTGGGTCCGTTGGAGTAGGGGTTGGAGTTTCTGTTGGCGTTTCTGTTACAGTTGGAGTTGGTGTAGGGGTAGGAGTTTCGGTCGGAGTTTCTGTTGGAGTTGAAGAAACTACAGGCCCTACTGAACAAAGTTCTTGATTGTTTAGAATCCCATTACTTCCACTTATTTCCCAAGAATAGATTCCGTTAGAATAATATCCGTCAGGCGCAAATGTTGTAAGACCTGAGTCAGAATATAAAGTACTACCACTCCAAAGTCCTTCTACTGATGAGGTGTAATAACCTGTACCACCTGTAGATGCAAAATCAGAACAAGCAGACGGACCACTTATGACTGAGTATGAAACCAAAAAGGTGTTTGCACCTAATGGACCACAAAAATTGTCGTATATTGATATTCCTATTTCAGTAATCCCGTCGTAAATTACGTTGGGAAAAGATTGAGTTGCCGAGCCGCCAGCACCCGCATCAAAATTTTGTTTTCTACCAGTACTATCTGTAACCTCGATACAACCATTCAACAACCCATTACTCCAATATACAGTAAGAGTGTACTCACCAACTTGTGTAGTGGTGAATGCACAAGTACTCGAACTTGGCGTACAAGGACATCCCACATCACAAGTTGCTGTAACACCGTTAAAGTCAATTTGACTTATAGTAATTGTGGGTGGTGACTGATTATAAACAAATATGTTAGACATGAATTACTTACTTACCTTATAAATAACTTGAACTTTATTTTTTTCACATTCAAAATATAGTTTGACTAAAAACAATATAAAGGCACGCTCAGCCTATATTTATGATTATATGAAACTTCTTAAAACGATAAAGAAGATTATTCAAGAGGCTGAAGAACAGTATAATACTGCAAGTGAGACTAACACACCACTTGAAGAATTAGATAGACTCGAAAAACACTATCAAGACTCTCTGAAATTGTTACGCTTATACAATTCCAAACAGGAAAAACTAAAATCCAAGAAAAAATAATTACATCTTAAGTCAATAGATTTTCTTAAAGTTCTTTCTTATATTTCATCACATGAAAGAACCTCTATTAGACTTACATCTGAGTCATGGATTAGGTGACACTATTTGTGCAACACCTTCTTTAAGGAAACTATATTTTGCTTATGGAAAAAAAATATCAGTATTAACTGACCATCCACTAATATTCAAACATAACAAATATGTTGATAAAATCTTTGATACCAAGAACACAAATAGAGATGATTTAGAATCTCAATACGAATTACTCGTAAGTTTTGCACCAAATTTAGAAAACCGATACGGTTTAGGATTACGTCATAATGTTATGGACATAAGACAATTCCATGCGGCGGGGTTGGGTTTCCAATTATTACCCGAGGAATGTGATATGGATTACGTTCCTGATGAGTGGGAGCCAATTGATGGTTTACCTGAAAAGTTTGTTTTGATACATCCCGTAACCTCTTGGGCTTCGAGAACTTGGCCCGCAGAGAAATGGCAGTTATTAACACGAATGTTAAACGATTACGGTATTCCTGTTGTTTCGATGGGGAAGGCATCGAGTGAGGTAGGTTTTCACATGGTAGACAAACCTGTTTTCGATTTCCCTATCAAACTTGGTTTGAATTTAATGAATAAAGCAAATGTCCCCCAAACTTGGTGGTTAATGCAAAAAAGTATTTGCACGGTCACCATGGACTCAGGTATGTTACACTTAGCAGGAACCACAGATGCAAACATCATTCAATTAGGTAGTTCTGTTCATTGGAAGTTAAGAGCCCCTTTTCGAAACGGTTCTCAAGAATATAAATTTCATTATATTGATGGGGATTGTAAGATAGCATGTGCATCTGACATGAGATATGGTGTCAAAGAATGGGGTTCAATAAGAGGAATCCCACCTTTAGTTGGATGTTTAGAAGGAAAATCCGAATTTGTTTGTCATCCTAGCGTTCTACAAATTTTCAATAAAATATTAACCCTATTATGAGTATAAGATACAACTTTATAGAGGTCGGAACATCAGACTTCATGACTCTAATTCAATCTGCTGATGACCAAACTGTCGGACTCAGTATCGAACCCATTTCAGAATATCTCGATAGATTACCTAATAAACCCAAAGTTCAAAAAGTCAATGCGGCTCTTTCTGATACAGACGATACTATTGAAATATATCATATAGAATCTAAAGATTTAGAAAAATACAATCTTCCCTATTGGATTAGAGGATGTAACTCTGTTAATGGTCCTCATGAATTTACAAAGAAAAAAATTGGTGATGAAACATATAACAAGTTGGTAAAAATTGATAAAGTCCCAACTATATCTTGGAAAACTTTAATAGAAAAATACAATATAGGTTCAATTGATTATTTAAAAATTGACACTGAAGGTCATGAACATATAATTTTAAAAGGGTATCTCGAACAATGTAGACTGAATCATAATCTTTTCGCATCTAAAATTGAATTCGAATACAATGAAACATCAAATAAAATTGAATTAGATAAAATTATAAATCAATTATCAAATTATAATGTAACTTATTTGGAGGAAGACGTTATATTGAACATCAAAACAGAGTCTGAATTTGACAAATCTTATGTCTTATATTCAACCGAAAATTACTTTGATATTGTAACTGAATGTGCAAAATCAATAAGACAATTTAGTAAACTACCAATATTGGTTTATTTAATAAATTCAAACAGAACTGTTGAAGTAGAAAATACCAAGACTTTAAATTGGTCTATAGATATCGAACCTACTTCAAATAACATGTATATTAAGGAAAGGGACAACTTTTACATAGATAGAAAAAATCCAATAATTTATAAAATTTTATCTCAAAGACCTCTGATTATCAAAGATGCTTTAGAAAAATATTCAAATATTGTTTGTTATGTTGACAGCGATTCAATCGCAACCCCTAACGTTGATACTATATTTTCATATTATGATGAAAATTCATCTCACCCATATTTTGTTGAAGGGATATACGATTTTTTGAAATACGATGGTAGAGGTGGAGGAGGAGGATTCGGAGGTGGAATGGAAACAACTTTGGAACACGATACCTGTGTCTTGTTTGGTGTTGACCAATCGGTCAGAAAAAACTATAGACAAACAGGATATTTCGTTTCAGGTCAAAATACCATCGAGTTTTTGGAGGAATGGTATTGGATGTGCTCACACCCAAAAGTCCTGAAAAATGTTAGTCATTATGCTCCGTATAATGAGGAGACTATTTGTAACGTTCTATTATGGAAATACAATATAGATAAGGGTCTTCCCTATGTCTATGTCAATGGGAGATTAGAAACGGTTGAGAAAATGTATACCCAAGTAGAATATAAAGGAAAGGGTATCAGAAACCACATCGGTGAATGGTTAAGAGTTCCTGAAGAAAAAAATCATCTCCTGTTTTTTCATGGTGAAAAAAATCCAAACATGATGAGAGAGATGGTAGATGAAATCAAAAAATATAACAAGGAAAAACTTAGAATTTTATACTTAGCACCTCACCTTTCAACTGGTGGTATGCCAGCTTACTTATTGAAAAGAATCGAAACCCTACAAGAATATTACCCTGAGGTAGAATTATATGTTGTTGAGTATTGTCTTTACTCAACTTGGTATGTGGTTCAAAAAGAAAAAATAAAACAAATTATACCCGATAACAGATATTGGACATTAAACACTTTGGGAAATCATAATGATGAAAATTCTCTGAAGTTAATTCAAATTATAAAAGATAATTCAATTGATATTGTTCATGTTGACGAAATACTTGAGGGGTTTGATAGTTTCAATCGAGTATCAATAAATGTCTTAAATGCACTTTTTGATAACAACAGAACTTGGAAAATTGTCGAGACCTGTCATAATATTCATTTTAATCCTGAGAATAGACATTTTCATCCCGACGCTTACGCCTTCTGTTCTCCCCATCATCCGAAGGTTCAATTCAAAAATGAAAATTCTTATTATGAATTTTTTGAATACCCTATTGACCGAAAATTTGTTACCGAAGAACAAAAAGAACACGCAAGGTTAAAACTTGGTTTAGACCTTAATAAAACCCATGTGATAAACGTTGGACTTTGGACTCAAGGAAAAAATCAAGGAGAGGGCATCGAAATCGCAAGATATCTACAAGGTGAAGATATAGAGTTTCATTTCATAGGAAATCAAGCATCAAATTTCGAAAGTTATTGGAAACCTCTGATGATGAATTTACCATCAAATGTAAAAATTTGGGGTGAAAGGAGTGATGTGGATTTGTTTATGAAAGCATCAGACATATTTTTATTTAACTCCACAATTGAATGTAATCCCCTTGTTCTTAGGGAAGCCGCTTCTTATGGTTTAAAAATTCTTTCTAGAAATCTTACACAATATTATGATATGTTTACACCATACATCACACCAATTGATGATGATTGTGAGAAAACGTCAAACATAATTCGTGAGTTAAAATACAATGGAATCTCAAGAGACTATGAAGTTAGTCATGACCAATCTCAGAACTTTGCTTTATCTCATAAAAAGTTTTATGAGAAGTTAAAAACTATGGATATAAAGATTCAAAAATCATCAAAGAATAATATACAAATTACTCAATATTTTATAAGACAACCTTTTTTAGAAATTAAAGGGGATTCAAGTTCTAAGTTTTTGGTTCAATTCATTGATGATAAAGGGGTAATTCATTATGAAAATAAAATAGATTCCAACTGTTGGGTAAAACTTAACAGACAATATTTTACAAATTGGAGAACTAAGGTTTACGAAGAAGAAACACTAATATATGACTCGAAATTAGATTTGAAAGACAAAAGAGTGTTTATAAATTTTGATAGTAAATCTTTAGGTGACAACATTGCTTGGGTGCCTTATGTTTTGGAGTTTCAAAAGAAACATAATTGTAAAATTATTCTTTCCACATTTTGGAATAAGTTATTCAAAGAAGTTTACCCTGAGATAGAATTCATAGAACCAGGGAATGTTGTAAAAGACATTCATGCACAATACTCCATTGGTTGGTTTTATAATGAAAATATGGAACCAGTAATCCCGAATACAATTCCTCTCCAAAAAGCAGCAACAAACATCTTAGGTTTGGAATTTGAAGAAATAAAACCACGAATTAATTTTAACGTTTATCGAAGACCTTTTGATGAAAAATATATAAGTATCGCAACCAATTCCACCTCAGGTTTAAAATTTTGGAAAAAAGAATATTGGCAAGAACTAATTGATTACTTAGTAGATTTAGGTTTCAAAGTAATAAACGTATCAAAAGAAAAAAATGAGTTCAGAAATGTTACACAAATTTCAGATAGTTCAATTGGTAATACCATGAATGTAATACATCATAGTGAATTTTTCATAGGTTTATCAAGTGGACTTTCTTGGTTGTCTTGGGCAATGGGTAAACACGTTGTGATGATTAGTAATTTTACTGAACCCGACCACGAATTTACCACAAACTGCACCCGAATTATAAACAAATCAGTCTGTAATGGATGTTGGAATAACCCCAACTTCAAGTTCGATAAAGGTGATTGGGATTGGTGTCCAATTCACAAAGGAACACCAAGACAATTTGAGTGTCACACTTCAATAACACCAAGTATGGTAATAAATCAAATTCAAAATTTATTGAAATGAGTATAGAAAATTTTATATGGGAACCTAAATGTTACGATGGTTTTAGAGAAACTGTGGAACAAGAAATATTTGTTGACAGGATTTACGAAAGATTTTTTGAGGTTGAAGAGGGCGATATTGTTTTCGATATTGGGGCTAGTTTAGGTCCTTTCACATATTCAATATTATCAAAGAATCCTTCTCACGTATTTGCTTTTGAGCCTAGTTTTGAAGAATTCAAAACTTTGTTATTAAATACAAGACACGGAAATGTAACCGCAATAAATAAAGGTATTTCGAGTTCAATAGGTGAATTTAATTTCACTGATGTTTTTGATTTGACTGGTGGTTATAAACTATATTCAACAACATTCTCAAAGGTAATTGAGGATTATAATATTAAAAAAATTGACTTTCTTAAAACTGATTGTGAATCAGGCGAATATGATATATTCACAATTGAAAATTTGTTTTGGATAAAAAATAATGTCAGAAAAATTGTTGGTGAGTGGCACCTTGGCCAGCCTTGGATGAAAGAAAAATTCAGAATTTTTAGAGATGTGTATTTGAGGGTTTTTCCTAACTTTAAAGTAATTTCTTTTGATGGAATTGATATAACTTGGCAAATATGGAATGATAATTTTATCCCTTATTATAACGAAGTAATGATTTATATTGACAATAGTAAATAAAAAAAACGCACCCATTTTATTGAGTGCGTTTTTGTATTTTTTTATTCCTTATACTATTGGACGATACTCGAGTAATACTTTTTCTACGTCTTTTCTCTCAGCATTTATCATAAAGAACGCGTCGATATGAGAACTTTGAGAGTCTATGAAGACTTTATTATCTTCAATTTTGACAACAAAGTGTGTATTAGAAACACCAATTGGTGTTAATGATACCGAAATCGATTCCTCTTTTACTAATCCTATCCAATAATGAGGTAATTCTATTACGTTTCCTTGAACTCTACCTCTGAAATAAACACCATGTTCAGGACCCTCCAACACACCATATCTTAATCTCCAACCTTCTTTTGTAGGGTGAGGAATATCGAATGATTTAGAAGCCGCTGTTAATGCTCCTGTTATATTAGTGTCACCAGTCACTTTGAGTGTTGAACCATCAAACTGAAGGTTTTGTTCACCATTGATTGTTCCTGCGGTTCCTGTCGCAGTAAGGACATAGTCATTAACGTTGTTGTTGATTGTCCCGAGTCCAGAAGAACCTGATGTTCCACTTGTGCCAGAGGAACCTGATGTTCCACTAGTTCCCGAAGAACCTGATGTTCCGCTAGTTCCCGAAGAACCTGATGTTCCACTAGTTCCCGAGGAACCTGATGTTCCACTAGTTCCCGAAGAACCTGATGTTCCGCTAGTTCCCGAAGAACCTGATGTTCCACTAGTTCCCGAAGAACCTGATGTTCCGCTAGTTCCCGAAGAACCTGATGTTCCACTAGTTCCCGAAGAACCTGATGAGCCTGATGTTCCACTTGTTCCAGATGAACCTGATGTTCCGCTCGAACCTGACGTTCCACTTGTTCCAGAAGAACCTGATGTTCCGCTAGTTCCAGATGAACCTGAACTTCCAGATGAACCTGATGTTCCAGATGTTCCATTTGTTCCAGAAGTTCCTGACGAACCACTTGAACCAGATGAGCCAGATGTTCCACTTGTTCCAGATGAGCCAGATGTTCCACTTGTTCCAGATGAACCTGAACTTCCAGATGAACCTGATGTTCCGCTTGTTCCAGATGTTCCATTAGTTCCAGAAGTTCCTGACGAACCACTTGAACCAGATGAGCCAGATGTTCCACTTGTCCCTGATGAACCTGATGTTCCACTTGTTCCTGATGAACCACTTGAACCTGATGAACCTGATGTTCCAGATGTTCCATTTGTTCCAGATGTTCCGCTTGAGCCTGAACTTCCCGAAGAACCTGATGTTCCGCTTGTTCCAGAAGAGCCCGATGTTCCACTTGTTCCTGATGAACCACTCGAACCTGAAGAACCTGATGTTCCGCTTGTTCCTGATGTTCCGTCAGTTCCACTTGAACCTGAACTACCTGAAGAACCCGAAGTTCCGCTTGTCCCTGAACTACCTGAAGAACCTGAAGTTCCGCTAGTTCCACTCGAACCTGAACTTCCCGAAGAACCTGAAGTTCCGCTAGTTCCAGATGTTCCGTTTGTTCCAGATGTTCCGCTTGAACCTGAACTTCCACTTGAACCAGATGTTCCACTTGTTCCCGATGAACCCGATGTTCCAGACGTTCCAGAAGAACCTGAGCTTCCTGAAGAACCTGAAGTTCCGCTAGTTCCAGATGTTCCGTTTGTTCCACTTGTTCCAGAAGAGCCTGAGGAACCACTTGAGCCTGAGGTTCCAGATGAACCTGATGTTCCGCTTGTTCCAGAAGAGCCAGATGAACCACTTGAACCAGATGTTCCACTTGTTCCAGATGTTCCGTTCGTTCCAGATGTTCCTGATGAACCACTTGAACCGCTTGAACCAGATGTTCCACTAGTACCAGAGGAGCCTGATGTTCCACTTGTGCCCGATGAACCTGAACTACCAGAAGAACCTGATGTTCCGCTAGTTCCAGATGTACCATTTGTGCCAGATGTTCCGCTCGAACCTGAGCTACCCGAAGAACCTGATGTCCCTGAAGAACCTGAAGTTCCACTTGTTCCCGATGAACCAGATGAGCCACTAGAGCCAGATGTTCCGCTTGTTCCCGATGTTCCGTTTGTTCCAGAAGTCCCAGATGAACCACTTGAACCTGAAGAACCTGAAGTTCCGCTCGTTCCCGAAGAACCTGAAGAACCTGATGTTCCGCTAGTTCCAGATGAACCACTTGAACCTGAAGAACCTGAAGTTCCGCTAGTTCCAGAAGTTCCATTTGTTCCAGATGTTCCTGAAGAACCTGAACTTCCACTCGAACCAGATGTTCCTGATGTTCCAGATGAACCAGATGTTCCACTTGTGCCTGATGAACCTGAGCTACCCGAAGAACCTGAAGTTCCACTTGTTCCTGATGTCCCAGAAGTTCCATTTGTTCCAGAGGTTCCTGATGAACCTGAGCTACCACTTGAACCTGATGTCCCTGAAGAGCCAGATGTTCCGCTTGTTCCTGATGAACCACTTGAACCTGACGAACCTGATGTTCCACTTGTTCCCGATGTTCCGTTTGTTCCTGAGGTCCCTGATGAACCGCTTGAACCAGATGAGCCTGATGTTCCACTTGTTCCAGAAGAACCTGATGTTCCACTTGTTCCAGAAGAACCTGAAGAACCGCTTGAACCTGATGTCCCTGAAGAGCCAGATGTTCCACTTGTTCCGGAAGAACCTGAAGAACCACTCGAGCCTGAAGTTCCGGAAGAACCTGATGTTCCAGAAGAACCTGAAGTTCCAGATGAACCTGAAGTTCCAGATGAACCGTTTCCACCTGTTGCACCATCCAAATTGGTTGTCCAACTATTGAATGTTCCTGTTCCGTTTATTTCCAACACATATAATGTCAATGCTCCTGTCGAAGAATCATAACTTACAACATCTCCATGGAAGTGATTTGCTAATGAATTAGAAACAATAAGATGTTGTGCAATTGTATATGATAAACCAGTGCTTGTTGTTAAAGAAGTATTAGCACTTAACGTTAGTGTTGATAAATCAATTGATGTTGTTGAAGTTCCACTGTATTGTGCACTAATTCCTGATGTTCCAGATGTTCCGTTCGTTCCAGATGTTCCTGATGAGCCACTCGAACCAGATGAACCCGATGTTCCGCTAGTTCCTGATGAACCAGATGTTCCGCTAGTTCCAGATGAACCTGAACTTCCTGATGAACCTGAAGTTCCACTCGTCCCAGATGTTCCATCTGTTCCAGATGTTCCTGAAGAACCACTCGAACCTGATGAACCTGAAGTTCCACTTGTTCCTGAACTACCTGAAGAACCTGAAGTTCCACTTGTCCCTGAAGAACCAGATGAACCACTTGAACCTGAAGTCCCACTAGTTCCTGATGTTCCATTTGTTCCAGATGTCCCACTCGAGCCTGAACTTCCGCTTGAACCCGATGTTCCTGAAGAGCCAGATGTTCCGCTAGTCCCAGATGAACCTGAACTTCCCGAAGAACCTGATGTTCCACTTGTTCCAGATGTCCCATCTGTTCCAGATGTTCCTGATGAACCTGAGCTACCCGAAGAACCAGATGTTCCTGATGAACCAGATGTTCCACTTGTCCCTGATGAACCAGATGAACCGCTCGAACCTGAAGTTCCGCTTGTTCCTGATGTTCCATCAGTTCCACTTATTCCTGAAGAACCACTTGTTCCCGAACTTCCTGATGAACCATCAAGGCCATTTAATAAAATCCAACCACTAAGTGAAGATGGTTCATTTGTATTATTATTTATAGTTGATTGGTATGAAAATAAACCATCTATAACCATATCGCCATCCATATAAGTTGTTCCCGATACATAAGCTCCTTTGAATGGAGATGTTCCTGATGAACCTGAAGTTCCAGATGAGCCACTTGTTCCTGATGTTCCGTTTACTCCACTTAATCCACTAGAACCACTCGAGCCTGATGTCCCATCAGTCCCTGAAGAACCACTTGAACCTGATGTTCCGTCTATTCCACTAGTTCCAGAAGAACCTGATGTTCCACTTGAGCCTGAAGAACCTGAGCTACCAGATGAACCTGATGTTCCACTTGTGCCTGAAGAACCTGAGCTACCAGATGAACCTGATGTTCCACTTGTTCCTGAACTACCATCTGTTCCACTTGAGCCTGAAGAACCTGAGCTACCAGATGAACCTGATGTTCCACTAGTTCCTGATGAACCACTTGAACCTGAGGTTCCGCTAGTTCCCGAAGTGCCGTCTGTCCCACTTGAGCCAGATGAACCTGAAGTTCCACTAGTTCCCGAAGTGCCGTCTGTCCCACTTGTTCCAGAAGAACCTGATGTTCCACTTGTGCCTGAAGAACCACTTGAACCTGATGTTCCGTCTATTCCACTAGTTCCAGAAGAACCTGATGTTCCACTTGAGCCTGAAGAACCTGAGCTACCAGATGAACCTGATGTTCCACTAGTTCCTGAAGAACCATCTGTTCCACTGGAACCAGATGAACCTGATGTTCCACTAGTTCCTGAAGAACCATCTGTTCCACTAGAACCAGATGAACCTGATGTTCCACTTGTGCCTGAAGAACCTGAGCTACCAGATGAACCCGATGTTCCACTAGTTCCTGAAGTTCCGTCCATTCCGCTAGTTCCTGAAGAACCACTTGAACCTGATGTTCCGCTAGTTCCTGAAGTTCCATCAATACCACTAGTTCCTGAAGTTCCATCAATACCACTAGTTCCTGAAGAACCTGATGTTCCATCGATACCACTTGTTCCAGAAGTTCCATCTAATCCGCTTGTTCCTGAAGTTCCATCAATACCACTAGTTCCTGAAGTTCCATCGATACCACTTGTTCCTGATGAACCTGATGTTCCATCGATACCACTTGTTCCTGATGAACCTGATGTTCCACTTGTTCCCGACGAACCACTTGAGCCTGAAGTTCCACTAATTCCTGAAGTTCCAGATGTTCCGTCTATTCCGCTAGTCCCAGATGTTCCGTCTATTCCGCTAGTCCCAGATGTTCCGTCTATTCCGCTAGTTCCTGATGTTCCATCTGTTCCACTGGAACCAGATGAACCTGATGTTCCACTAGTTCCTGAAGAACCATCTGTTCCACTAGAACCAGATGAACCTGAAGAACCTGATGTCCCATCAATTCCACTTGTTCCTGATGTCCCATCAATTCCACTAGTCCCTGATGTTCCGTCTAAACCGCTTGTTCCAGAAGAACCAGATGTTCCATCTAATCCACTTGTTCCTGATGTCCCATCAATTCCACTAGTTCCTGAGGTTCCATCAATTCCACTAGTTCCTGAGGTTCCATCTATGCCACTTGAACCAGACGTTCCGTCTACTCCACTTGTTCCTGAAGTGCCATCTATTCCAGATGTTCCACTCGAACCAGAAGTTCCGGATGTTCCGTCTAATCCGCTTGTTCCTGAAGTTCCATCAATTCCACTAGTTCCTGATGTTCCGTCTATTCCGCTAGTTCCAGAAGAGCCTGATGTTCCGTCTAAACCACTTGTTCCTGAAGTGCCATCTACCCCAGATGTTCCACTCGAACCAGAAGTTCCGTTGATACCACTTGAGCCAGAAGTCCCGTCGATTCCTGATGAACCACTTGAACCAGATGTTCCACTAGTCCCTGATGTTCCTCCTGTTATACTTTCCGTCAAGGCTGAAAACGTAATTTGCCCCGAAGTTCCTGATGTGCCTCCAGTATAGTCTGTAACTATATATAACCTATCGTCTGGGGCTGCCGATAGGACTATAGGTAAATCCGTTATTCTTGTTGTTGCCATAGCTTATAAATATTTTCTATTAATCTTTTTTATTTGGTTTAACATGGTTGCCATAGTCCTCCGACAACAAATCCATCACTATCTATTTGCCAATATCCTGTGAGAGAGTCGGTGCTGTTGGTATACCAATAATTATTCCCGTTGAAAGGCGTATTGAATGAACTGTCTGCAAAGAATCTCGTTGCACTATACCAATCATTCGATGGACTGTAAATTGTTTGACCCAACGTTTGTGGGTCTATACATATTGGTTGTGTTGTTTCCCCTGATGAAACTAAGAATGATGTAATTTCTTGTTGAGCACCAATTGGGTCACCATTTTGAGCAATTAATTCTTGACCATCTTGAGTTATAATTAAAATCTCAAATACGGATGGAGTTGCTGTTGGTGAAGGAGTAAACGAAGGGGTTGGTGTATTAGTTTCTGTTGGAGTTGGTGTGTTAGTTTCTGTTGGAGTTGGTGTGTTAGTTTCTGTTGGAGTAGGAGTCGGAGATATCAAACATCCGTTAGGGTCCGAACTTGTGATTAGACCTGCTCCGCCTGTAACTCTATACCAAGCAACACCGTTGGAATAGTATCCGTCAGGTGCTGGTGTTGTAAGAGCCGAATCAGTATATAAAGTTTCCCCAATGTTAGGTCCAGGTCCATCTCCAGGTCCACTGTAGAAGTTAGTTGGTGATGAGTAAAAATTACCACACGATGTTAATGAGCTAGATAAATCATAACCTAATGAATATTCCCAATATGCTCTTGAAGCTGTAGGTGTTGTTGTCGGTGTTGCGGTTGGAGTTTCAGTTTGCGTAGGTGTTTGTGTTGGAGTCTCAGTATTTGTTGGGGTTGGAGTCTCTGTAGGCGTCTCGCTTGGTGTTACAGATGGTGTTGGTGTGTTAGTTTCAGTTGGAGTTTGAGTTGGTGTCTCACCAGGTGTTGCGGTAGGTGATTCTGTAGGTGTTTGTGATGGGGTTTCGGTTGGAGTTCCCGTCTGTGTTGGTGTAGGAGTTTCAGAAGTAGAAGGGGTCGGTGTAGGAGTTGTTGTTGGTGTCTCCGTTTGTGTTGGGGTCGGCGATTCTGTTGCAGTTGGTGTTTGACCAGGGCTTGCAGTTATACTTGGAGTTGGTGTTTGTGTCTGAGTTTCAGTTGGAGTTTGTGTTGGAGTCTCTGAAGTTGTTGGAGTCTGTGTTGTTGTTGGTGTTTCTGTAGGTGTAGAATTAGGGGTTCCTGTATTTGTTGGTGTAGGTGTAAACGTAGGTGTTACAGTAGGAGTAGGTGTAGGTGTAGGGGTAACGCATTCAAATGTAATAACAACTCCGTTGAACATTTCGGTTCTTGTCTGTGCAGAGGCATAAAGAGTTGCGGCTGAAAGGTAGGTCGAAGTCCCATAATAGATATCGAATGGACCTAAGGCATTAGAATTCTGAGATAATCTTACAATGTAAGTGACACATCCCGTAACCGAGACCTGTTGCGTAACTACTGTATTACAACCTTCAGCAGTATTGACACAAAAAATATTATAAAGGGACATCCGCGGTTTTTTTAATAAATACCACGATTATCTATTTGAATATCTCGAAACGAAAAATTATTAAATACTTTATCATGTACAAATAATATTGAATCCACATACAGCATTTTGAATGTCTATATTTACAACACAACTCTCGAGCTCAACTGTAATATTGAAAGTACAACCAAATGTACAATCTAGTATTTTTACTGACTCACATCCATTTGCATCAACCAAACGTAACATGATTTCAGGTGCGGTCTGAAATATTGTAGGAATAGTTGTATTGTAATAAACAGTTGGTGGAACTCCACTAATTGTACCAAGTAAAAACTGATTATTTCCGTATATGTCGGATATAAAAGCTTGTATTGGAAAAGTGCCCCCTGTGATTTCTGTTATTCTTACCTGAACCATTATGTTAAACAAATTATATCATAAACAATCGACAACTCCACAACAATTTCTTGACCATTCAATGAATTGTTTGCCGGGTTAGTTGCAATTGTTATTTGGTTGTTTATTTGGTCTATTGTTACAGTCAAAATTCCTGGTATGGAAAGTAGTAGACTCTTTATAGTATCATACCATAAATTATCACCCGGCGGATTGTTCAGAGTCGTTGCTGTGAAGAAAGTGCTTGATGCACTCAACCCCGCTGGGTTGACATTGACTTTAGCTGTGAATATTGCAGAAATCAAATCACAGTTTGTATTGTCTTGCGTCAAATCAGCGTAACCCTCGTTTAACATTTGTAGTAAACCGAGTTTAGTTGGGGAATCTATGTTAAAGATTTCTTCTCCCATAACATAACACTGATAAGATGTATAGTTGGTGTCACAGGTAATTGTTGTTGAGCGTGAAAGTGAACATCCATTTGCATCAACAATAGAAAGACTGTATGTTCCTCCTGTCAAATTGTAAACTTCAATTTGTTGAGGGTTAGATGGGACGTTATTTGACCAATTGAATTGGAATGGTGGTGTGCCCGAAGTGATGAATGCGGTAATTTGACCATCGTTTCCTGAGCCACAATTAATACTATATAAACTAAAATCTAAGTTGTCTCCTTTTGGGATGAAAATTGTTTGAGTTTGTTGACATCCCGTTGAGTCAGTAACAGTAACAACATGGTTTCCAAAAGTTAAGTTATTAAATGTTACCGCTGTTAAATTTGTATCAACAACATTCAATATTCCATCAACTGAATAATCCAATGGTAGAGTATATCCTGGTGATGTAGTAATTCTTACACTTCCGTTGTTTTGATTACACGTTGTTCCTGTGATTTCTGTTGAAAGTGTGAATTTATTAATTGCCAATATTATCACTTCTTGACTAAATTGGCATCCTGTAGAATCCTCAACAAATACTGAGTAAGTGTCCGCAGATAAATTCTCAAAGGTTTGAATTTGTTGTTGTCCTACAATAATTTTTTGGTTTCCTCCGTCGCCAACCAAGGTGTAGGTAAAGGGACCTTGTCCTCCTATAACTGTGACAGTTATCAATCCATCATTACTTGAACAATAAGAATTAGTTCCAACAACACTTACAGAACTCATCCCGTTTGGTGTTAGTAAAGTAGTCCCCGTGAATATTTGACACAGTCCAGCATCTGTGACTGAGAAATTGTAATCACCAGCAGATAATCCTGATATCGTAAAATCTTGAGCATATGATATGAGAACTTGGCCTGTTGACGCGGAGTAATAATATGGTTGACTTCCACCTGTTATTGTGAGAGTAATTGAGCCATCGCTTTGGAAACAACTTGGATTGGTTTCTGTTGTGAAAAACGCACCCATTTGGTCGACGTTGACGACAGCAGCATCTTTTATGTTTACACAACCAAAACCATCTTTAACTTCAACCGAATATAATCCTTCAGTCAATCCTGTTGCAGTTGCACCTGTCTGACCATTAGACCACAAATAAGTAAAAGGTCCTTGTCCCGTTAGTCCCGTGACCATTATCTTACCAATCGGGGTTCCTCCACAACTCGAATTAGGTATGGAATATAAACCGTAGTTGGTGAGAAGAGATTGTTCAACGATAAAACTTTGGCTAAAACCTGAGCATCCACCTAAATCACTAACGGCCAAGTAATATGTTCCGGCCGAAAGATTTTCAAAAATTACGGTTGGGTTGCTTGAAAGGAAAGTTTGAACAAGTGTTCCGTCACCTGAGAAGACAGAATAATTTGCAGAAGAATAAATCGTATTAGAGGAACCAGTAACAGAACCATTGTTTTCAGCACAAGTGGTGTTCTGAACACCGAGAACACTACAACACACTCCACTCGAAATAGGTATGTTAACATTAATTTCTTGATTTGTTGGTAAAGTGCTATCATTCACAGTCATTAGGACGACTGAACTAAATAATCCTGATTTGGTTACTGGCGCATTTTCAGCTAATGTAACCGTCGGATAATAAGGGTCAACAAATTGGACGGTATATGGTTCTATACCACCTGAGAAAGAGATTTGGAATGCACCGCTTCCGTTATTTTGACAATCCCCTGTTACTAATAATGTATAATCAAATAATGCCATTCAATTTAACAATTTATGCTTATGTTAATACATACGTTTAGTTTGACTGTTTCATTCATGTTTCTTGGTGTGCATGTCGAATTAGTTATTGATAAATTATTTCCATTTAGGAAATATGTAAACCCATAATCGTAGACTGCTGGTAGATATTGAATCAAAGCATTTCTCCAATTTGAATTTGTTGGAACATCCGTGAATCCATACCCTGTGTAGAAAGGTTGTTGTATAATTTTTTGTCCCGCAATTTCCAAATCAACATACCAATTTGTTTCAACTGAACTTTGAACACAATCGTTTAAGGTTAATACTTGTGCTTCGAGCATTATGTTTAGTCTATTTGCTAAAATCGATTGGAAGTTTGATACATTTGTATCACCATTTAACCAAGGATATATGTTGAAGTCAACATATTCTGTTTGACATGTGTAATCAAAAATGTTTGTTATTATAAAACAAGGCTCAACTGGCACAGGAATTATTTCACAACCTCTTTGTCTTCTATAAACGTATTTTTGTCTGTGTAGTATTGAGTTTTCGAGTCTTGAACCTGTATTCCATATTGTGGTTGCAGGTATCATTTGCTCTACTAACTTCATCCACCACGGACCCAATCCGTTGATGTAGTCGATTAGTTTTTGATACGTATATTTGTTGTTTGGTATACCCACTGTTTGTTCTGATTGGATATACTTCCACCAAACCGATTGAAGAGTTGGATATCCTCCTGTTTTACCATCAGTGATATATTGTCTGTTTCTAGTATTAATCATATTCTCCCAAAAAGTTTGGTAGAATTCGAAGAATGTTTTCTTTTTTGGTTCGGGTTTGATAAAAGTTGAGTCGACTCCACCTGGAACTGGATATCCAATTGTCAGACCTGATTCAGGAATCGGGTAGTCGTATTTTCTTGAAGAAACCCAAACGTCGTAAACAAGTCCTTGTGAAGCATTCAAAAACAAATCTATGTTTTTAACATTCAATACGAGTTTTTCATTGTCCGCATAATAATAAGCGTTGAAATTAGCATCCCTTGAAACTCTTATCTTGTCATCCTCTTCAAGCCACGACTTATTATTGTCAACAACTTTTTTAAGTTTGAATCCCTCGGTCATATAAGGAAAATCTCTGAACCTATCGAGATATTTTTGACCATATGTAAATGGTTGTAGTTGAGTTTGAATATCGTAGTTCTGACCTGTATAGATTTGTCCTGTAATTTGAACCTCATCTGGACTTCTATGTTGTGGTGTGCTTTCATACCAACCAGCACCCAATTGGAAGAAATAAGATTCCGTATTTACGGGAGCCTTAGGAAATCCTTGAGCGTCTATTGGATAATCATCTAGATTTATCTGAACATCTTGATAGGTGTCAACAGTTGTGAAGGCTGTAAAGGTTTTTCCTTTTATTTTATATGTAGAACCTGGTAGATAAGCCGGTGTGTTTTGAACATAAGTTCCACCTGTTATGGCCGCATATTGTGTGTCGAACTGTTCCATGTTGATTTTTTGGTCAGCCAAATAGATGTGCTCGTTGAATTCTATTAACGACTCGGGTGCACCAATCAATCTCATCATAAACTCAACACTTCGTCTCGTTCCTTTTGATTTGAAAAGGTATGCTGAGTTGAGAATCAAATTCCTATAAAATGCGTAGTTGATTTCAGTTGGTGTAAGGGCTCTCGCATAACCTGGATATGAAGGTGTTTGTGTATTTCCAAAAATCGAATCTAAAAAGTCCGTATCAGTAATAGGTGAAAAATTTGAACTCCATCCCAAGGTTTGAGATAGGTTAACTAACAATTGAGATGGGATGTCATTACCAACATTATAATTTACAGAGTTCATAAACGCTAAAGCGTCGATGAAGTTTTTGACTTGGTCAAAACTTCTTCCGTAAATTTGAAAAATCTTTTCGGCTTTCCTTCCTAATGTATCAAATTCTTTCAATGAATCTGAAACAAAAAATCTTGAAATTAAATTTGTTTTATATGAATCAAGATTTACCGCAATTGTTTCCAATTGTGTCAAATACTCTTCGAATAAGAAAGAACGAATATCTAAATTCCATGGACCGTCCTTAGGCCATGTTACAGATTGGTTGTTTGTATAAAACTGACCCCCTTCCGTTTGCTGTGGTATTTGGAACACAGCTGTGTATTCAGGTCTAACCAATCTATTCATCAGAAACTTTTCAACCTCATCCAAACTCTCAGCAAAAATTCTGTCAACTATGAAATCATTCGGTCTTATTTGATACTCTTGAATACTTGTTGTTGCGGTTTGTCCAAAAGGTGCACCGGAAACAGTGAATTTGATTATACCACTTGATAATGTTTGAGAGGGTGTAAATGAAATAACTTTGAAAATATCATCATTGATTGATACGCAGTAATCTAAGTAAGTATTGTAGAGATTCCTATAAGGTGACACACCAATTTCTCTCATGTTTAGGTTTGTGGCCGCACTTACAGAATAATCAACGTCAAATGGGTTTTTGATTCTATTAACACTTACTTCAAAACTTGTTTCATCATAAATCGGGTCATACGCGACATTCTGTGCTGTAAATCCAGTTAGGAAATCATCGTTCAAAAATTGAATATCTAAAGAAGCAGGAAATACACTTATAATATGAGTAATTGATACTTGAAATCTTTTTGATAGTGAACCATATAATGTGAAATTTGTAACCTGAGACAAATCATAGTTCGGGTAAACCCTGAATTGAGTCGCTTGAATTCTTCTACTCTCAGCAAGTGTATCAACATCAAGATAATCCAAATCTATAGGCTCCGAAAAAGCACCAACATTAAATCTACGATTCACTTTCTCCACAATAGAAGTTGTGAATTCGAAGTTACCTTGCGTGAGACCGCCCCCTTCAACTGTCTGCAATCCTACAATATTGTCAGAGAAGGTAGCCGCCCCACTTCCTGGTCTTGGCGGATAGAAAAATTTAGTTGTTCTTCTTGATGTCGCCATTAACTAGTAATTGATGTAAAATTCTTACTGAAATCAATATTATCACCTCTGTTCTGTCTAACCTCATATAATAATGCATTGAATTGGTCTCTAATTTCATACAAGTTATACTGTCTGTAAATGTTATTTTGACTATCATAGATGGTGTAGATTCCATCGTCGATAGATTTGGTTTGATTACCATAAAGTGCAATTGCAAGAGATGATATATCGTATTCGACCATTTCAATTTCAACAGTTACAGGATTGAAAAAGGTGTTTGTTATTATTATTCCTTGGTCAGGTTGTCCAATATACGGTGTTGCATTTGGTCTGTTTGTTGGTGATGAAGATGGTGATACCGTCAGGAATAACAAGTTAGAATTGTTATCAACGTATCTATATCTGATTGACTTTTGAGATGTATTAACCTCATTTGCAACCACCGCCTCACAGTAGAAACAAGAAGTTACAACTCTGAAGAAGTTTGGAATCTTCGAACCATCAGGATTAAGATATTCGATTCTGAATCCCACCAACCCTTGTGGAACAAATTTGTTAAGGAATTGTGGGTCAACGTTGTTTAAGTCAATCACAAGTCCTTTGACATTAGGTAATGCACTTAAAACACCACAATCTGTGATTATTGTTCTTATCTGAGCTGGTCTCAAATATAGAGTATAGATTCCCAAAGCATTGAACTGATTTGCAGGAAGAGTTAGATTATATAATCCTCCTATTACTTCAACCCCTGAGTTTCCTCCTGTTTCAGTGTTTTCGAAATATGGTCTCAATATTGTTTGAGCATCGAGTTTACTTAAAACGAAGTTATCTGTGGCGTCTCTTGTCGGGGTATAATTCATTATGATTTCAACATCTTCTGGTGAAACATCTGAAGGTCTTATCGTGCCATATGAGCCAATTGCCATATAAAATTATTTTTCTATAAATAGTTTATGTATCTTTTTTAATGACATTAAAAAAACCATAACCATAGTTTATCATGTCACCCAAGTTGTCCACCTCACCAAGTCTTTGGACCCTTTCGTAAGCACTGTTCTTCCCTCTCTCAACAAATACGTTTGTTTGAATCTGAGGTTGGTCCATTACTTTAAGCAAAGTTTCATTTTTTGTTATCGGCACCGCGGTTATGTTATATTCGGTTAAACCAGATGATGGTTGATAGAAAATTGTAGTTCCATCTCCATAGTCAATATAGTTGGTGTCTTGGATAGTGTAAGCAGTAAAACCATTTCCAACATTAGTAATTGAACCCCACAGCACCCCATTATTTATGATTGGTAAATTGATTCTTTGATTAATTGTTAAATTACCGTAAGGTTTCAATTCTGTGATTCTAGACCTACTTACCCCTGACACCGTAAACGGAATTGTTATATATTTCGAACTCACTTGGTCTTGAACATTGTTTTCTGCATCACCTGAAAATATATAATCATATGAAACAGGGGTTCCAATCCAATTACCAAATGATGGTGCAAAGAAACATTCACCTTGTGGATTGAATATTGTTACTTTACTGTAAGGAACTGAAATTGTTTTAGTGACAGTTGTTACACCCCAAGGGTTGATTTGTTCCAACGTGATTTTGTAATCTTTTGTAGTTCCAACTGGCGGAGTGGGATATGTATGGTTTATTGAATTGGGTGCATAATTTGTAATTGATTGTTTTGGTGAATTATCACCCCAATCGACTCTGTAGGCAGAGAGCTGCAAGAAATTTTGGAATTGGTCCGAAGTATTATAAACATAATATGTCATTGGACTTCCAGTAGTTGCTGAGAACAAAAAATTCGCCACAACATCTTTCTGTAATACCGCTCCGTCAAAAGGACTATAATAGCCACAATCAACCGCACTTTGTCTAAGTAATATCGGAACCGACACCTCCTTCAATAACGAGGACCCACCAGGTCCTGAACTCACAACCTTGGTCATTGCAGAATATACACCGACTGAAGTATTATTGTAATTTACAACAGCAATATCCCCTTTTACGGTCTCAGGTGAAATAATAACCTTATAGTAATCTTGACTCATGGATTTATATATTCAAACCATTTTATGGGTATACTTGTTCCCAATCTTTGTCCAGCAGTATTATACACCTGATATGTTTGTGTTGGATAATCTATTTGAACTGTGTAATAAAAATATTGTGTGTTGTCGAATGTATTTCTTTCTCCTACCGACATACATGACTGTGGTCCCAAGGTTCTATCAACATTAAATGGAGTTGGCCATTGTTGTTGACAAGGAGGAGTCGAACTTTGAGGGTCCCATCCTCTACCTGTCATCATTTTGGTAAATTGACCAGTTCCTGCGTTATAAAACTTGGCTGACATATAGAATGTTGATATGTTCAAAAATTCTCTTTTCTTTAACCAGTAGATAAAGAAACCCTCTTTGTCTCCGATGAAATCCAAAATAAACTTTGGTTTCTTTACTGAGACTGTGGCTCTTTGCATTCGAGTGTCCATCTTCAGACCTTGTTGGGTTGGTATGATGATTGTTAGGTAGTTTGTTTGTCTTTTTTCATCAGGAGTGTCATAAAGGTCCAACTTAAAAAACGAGTTCGTAAATGAGTTATTATAGTAGTATAAGTCTTGAGGTGTAAATCCTTCTCCTAAGTAGTTAATCTGCCAATTATTCAAATCATTAATCGAACCACCTGAATAAAAATAAAATTCATAATTACATACAGTAGAGTCTGAACCTCCAACTATATTTGATTGAGTTACTTGGCCCGTCGTTGGATTGATAAAGATTGAGGGGCTGTTATGTGGGGCGTGACTAAATCTTGTTACCTCAAAGTCTCTACCATCACCAATAACCTCTTTAACTATTTGAGTTTCATATTCATCAATAGAGTCATCCAAACCCAAATAATCCCAAGTCATCTGAATCGGAATATTAATTTGTTTGGATATTCCCCCCTCTCTTAAAATTTGAAATTTATTCACATCCATCTATCAAAGGTTTAATTGGTTCATCTACACCTAAAATAGATTCATTGTAATCTATTCCCTCAGGTATTAATCTAAATACGGCAGATACAAAAGGGTAATGCGCCGTGTTAAAGAAAGGATAATCCACACCCCTGTTTGAACTATCTTTGAATCCATATGTGTATAGGTCTCTCCATCTGAATTCTCTGTCTTGGGTAGAATAAAAAGCCCAGCTTGGTATATTCTCAATCGCGTCGACATTTCCTGTTTCGATGTAATCTGAAAATATTCTTATGGTCATAGGGATATGTGGCTCATAGTAAAAACCAGGTGAGTTCGTATTACTGTTATTTGTTGTTTGAAACACACTTTGATTGTATTTTATTTTTTGATAGTATTTTGATATGACCCTTTCGATTTGTTCATAATCATTCCACTCACAAAAATCACCATCAATAACATCTGCTCTTTTCAAGTCTAAATTATAAGTGAATGTCTTTGTTACACCACTTGTCAAAGTATATGCTGATGTTTGAATAGATGAGTTTGACTGTGTGTTATTCAAATCCCACCACGGATTAATATTTTTTGAAAGATTGAATTCCCATCCCTGTTTTATTCCGACACCATTATTAGGCTGATTGAAATAACCTGAATAACCTTTATTTATCACAGTTAGATTAATCTCGTTTAACGGTCTACCGTTGTTATCTTTTAGGGAAGCGAAATCCAAATCGTATGCGGACGTGAACGAATAAGCGTTACTACTTGTCTTCTGAGAAACCCTCGTGACTTTATTGGGAGTAATCGAACTGTATTCAAATTTTCTTTCTTCACCAAAAACATTTTTTTCAAAACCAGCTTTTGTTACAATGATATCGTCCAAATTTGTCACAACCTTTAGTTTTTTGATGTAGTATTTCGATTTAGTCTCATTAAGATTATCTGGATTGATAACTCTTTTAAAAGTTCCTCTAGTTCCGTTGTTGAAAGTAGAGCCAGTGTATCCAACATTTAAAACATTGAAGATATAAGGGTCAGATTCAACTAATCCGTTACCTAAAGAATATACTTGGAAAATCTTTTCATTCCTATATGTGAGTGATAGTTCGACATATTCATTAGGTAAAACTCCATGAGGAGCAATACATCTAAAACTTATTATGTTGTCACCATTTTGTTGTGAGTTAAATATTTCAAATGGAATTCCGTCTCCTGCAACCCAATTGATTGGTGTGTTATTAGAATAATATGTTAATTGTTTATTATATTGGTTTTCGTAAGGATATGTTAGATAATATGTCCAATTGTAGGTATAAGCACTTTTAGATTTATATGGAAAATGTTGGTCTTTAACATCGGGTCTGTAGAAATCAAACTCATAAAACTGAGGGAATCCTTTCCAAATTGTGCTGACCGTTGAAACCTCAGGGTTTACATAAAACAGATTATTTCTAAATGGAATGTATTCAGTTGTTCCTGTATAAGTGTTGGAATACAAATAACTAAGTTTGAATGTCGGTCTGAAGACTGTAGATTCCTGTCTCTCATCGTCATAAACCTGAGCTAAACTTATTGTTTGACTTCTATCATATTCAGTAATTTCTTGTTGTTTTTCTTGTAAGGTCAAGGTGATTTCCTGGTCAACAAAAGGAGCACTTTGGAAAGTCAGACTACTCGGTATAATTTTATAGTTATTCATCTGCACTATATTTTGTCTTAAATTTATCCAAAGCAGACGCACCTGCAACTAATCCAAAGTAAAACTGGTTTGGAGCACCAATCATAAAATTGTTTGTCCAAGTTCCAGCCGTTGCAGAATATTGTTGGTTTTGGTTAACAGCAAAAATATAACCTCTTTGATATATGTCACTTACGTTGTTGTATGAACCACTGAAATAAGATGGTGCATTCGTAAATCTTCTACTCAAAGATTGATATTCGTAAGAGATAATACCATCTGATATGTTCGTTTTCCAATTATTTTTTTCAGTTCCAAAAATTGAATTACCGCCTTCTAAACCCCACTGATAAAAAGGAACTCTTTGTGATTTAATACCGAAAGGATATGTCAGTGCATTTGCGTTAGATGCTGGTCTGAAGTTAATAACCCCTGGTGAAATATAGTCTTTTATCTGTAAATCTGCAGTTGAGGATGAGAAGAATATTCCCATAACATTATTACCTGCGGTTTGTAAAACTACAACAGCATTGTTCGGGTCATTTGCATCAAAAGGATAAAATTCTGTGCTGAAAGGAACTATTCCAATTTCACTATTAATTGACATCATTTGAACCAAGTCGGCATCCACCCTATTCTTAGGTTGAATAATTCCAACTGTCGATGACCTCGTGAATAAACTATTGATTGAGTTATCTCTCAATCCCAACATTTGTTGTAAGAAAGTCGCACTCGTGATTCTAGAAAGAACAAATAGGTTTACAATATCTGATGTGTCGGAGTAACTTGTAGGATTCAGATTTGACATCACATAAGCCTTTGCGGATGCCTCCATTATAATTTCTTGGTAAAACGAATCCTTCATACCCAAATTTATGATTGTTGTTGGAAATAAAAGATTTCTCGAATTAATTGAATATTGTGGCCCTAATGTATTTGCGGGGGAACCTATAAATCTCGAAGATGTTGAACCACTTAAAAATGGACTACTTCTAAAATAAAAATTGTTTGTATCACTATCAAAATAAGTTAACCTTGAAGGATACTTTGGTGCCAAAGGTTTATTGTTCAAATCAAAAAATACATCTATTTGGATTGGGAACATAAATAAAGAACCGTTTATCCAATTATTCGTAAATGATTGAGACAAAACCCCTCTACACAAACCATAGTTAAATCGGAATCTATATGCCCACTCATTAAAATTTCTAATATCTTTTCCAATATCCAAAAGTGGTCTTCGTAAGAACTGGTAACATCCGCTTACTACTGCATCAGTTTCAGTGCATCCTGTATTCACTTTAAATGTCGTTCCATTTCCCTCGTAACATTTGAGTGAAACTATTTGTGAACAAAGATTTAATGTATCTATAACGTTGGTGTAACTGTATTGTCCTACAATATCTGCGGTTGTTATGTCCGCACCTGTGCTGTAAGCATCCACTGAAATTGCACCTTCACCATACGCAGAGATTTGATAAATTGCAAAACCAATGTTTTGTTGTAACAAAGCGGGATTCAATGTCCAAGTTCCACCATCCAAGTTATCTGAAGAGGGTAATCTGTCGGTTCTCATCACATTTAGAGTGTTAGTGGAAATATTCATTGGATTACCTGTAAATGATGGTAAGAACACATTTGTGTAATAGGTTATTTCTACATCTTTGGGTCTCCTTCCAGATTCTTGAACATAAAAGAAAGCTGCACCAGAAATATCTTCAGCTGTATTATATTTTCCAACACGTTGTGAAGGTGTTGTTACAATAGATGAGTATGCACCATTATATGGGCTAGAAACGACTCCGTTTGAAAAATCTAATGAACCAGATGGATTAGTTGTTCTATCCAAACTACTATAATATCCCACGTTGAAAGTTGTGAATGCTGACCACTGTTTTCCTATTTCAGTCGTGTTATTTATACCACCCCTGAAGAAATGAGATGGGTAAAATATTTCAGATTGACCATTTTGTGTGAATGGTTGAACGCTCATTATATTGGAATTAAGTTTCTGGATTGGAATATTAAGTCTTGTTTCTGCGGTCAAGGTTAATGCATCAGGGTCATTGAAACCAAAAAGAACTCCTAAACCGTATTTGTTCACGTAGGTTGGTGAATACGGGTCAACACCTCTTTGTAAGATTGTGATATACTGATTTCCATAATCTTGGAAAATTTGTGAATAAGGAATTTCGTTGGTGTAATATCCGTTGAGCCAACCAGTGTTGATACAAATACCAAGAATTTTAATGTGTTTCTGATTATTTCCAATAATAACCGTCCCTGAATTTACAATTTGCGGTAAAGATTCATCTGGAGCTCCACCAAATAAGTTTATCGCTTGATTTATTGTTAGTGCAGTAATTACTTGATAATATTCGATATCCGCCGGATATGTATACCCCGTTATCTCGGAACCTCTATTTAATTGGTAGGTTGTTGTGAGGTTACTATAAGGGTTGTTAGGGTCACAATATCCCACATTATATGTTGATGGACCAGGATTAAGAGCCTGTCCATAAATACCACTTGTTTGTGGTGTATTTCCTGTGAAATTAAAGTTAACGTCGGTTGTATCTAAGGGGTTAACAAAACTTAACAATGTGCCAGTTTCAAGTTTGTCTGACAAAAAGATTGTAAGTGTATTATCCAAGTGATTAACCAAATTATTTGGTGAATTAAATGTAACTTTGATACGATTAACACCATCAAAATATTTTTTTCTCGTGTTAAAAATATTAACTCTTTCACCTAAGGGGAGATAATTTGAGTAAGCGAAAAAATCAACAGGACAACCATCTATAAAAATACTACCATCATCCCCTGAATCCATAACCTTGTATGAGTTTCTACTGAATGGGTCACCGTCATTTCCACCCGCAGCACTTGCGAATGCAAGTGCCACCGCATCTCTACTATCCTCATCGAACGACTGAACATAAGGGCTTGCTAATAATTTTTCATAATATTGAATTGAATCTGAGAATCTTGAGAGTAATCCACTTTGACTTGATGTTAATGATTGGTCTTGAGATATATCTTTTGGTTTACACTCGCAACCTTGGCAGTCTGGATATGTTAATACCGGTAGGGATATAACTTTTATTTTCTGACCTCGGAAAATTTGGTATATTTTATTTATAGCAAAAATAGATAATCCATATTTTATTGAAATTGCTAAGTTTTTCCCTGCAATTGCTAAAGTATCTTTTGCTTCTGTAGTTTTTTGACCTGCCAAAAATTTTAAAGCAGCACCAGCAATAGATGCAACTCCAGTTCCAACCAAGTTTGCACCAGCCGCAGTTAACTTACCAGCTTCAATATAAAGTTTAATACCTTTAATAACACCTTTTCCGAAAAGGTATAAATGATATCCAACTAAAGCCGCAAATAAACCAATAAGGATATTTTTCAAACCCAACAAAAGATTTAAAAAGAAGACTATAAAATGGAGTGCAATTAAAAGTGGGATTGAAACAATCTGAAGGAGTTGAAGTAAAAGTGAGACAATAAAAAATAAAAAGTCAAAGTTTTTGAACCCTTCGTTTACCGGAAATTTATTCACTGTGTCAGAACATGAATCATCATCAATTTCTTTGATTCCTATAAACCTTCCTCTACCCCCATCTTTATATTGGTCTATCAAACCTGAAACTGTATAAACTCTATTATATTCGAATTGATAAAATGTGTCTTCACAGTTTATCATCTCATTAAGTTTTGTTGTTGCGTCCTGAACAGAAAACCCGTTAGTATAACCTGACCAATCTAGCCCAAAATAATAAGAACTTTTTAGTTGATTTCTTTGTTGTAAAGGAGGGTTAACATTAGGATTGTTTGGGTCAACCGCAGTGCTACTCCAACCATACTCTCTAACGTTTGGAACTAAAAAATACGGTCTTTTGACAGATTCACTTAGACTATTTGATTGTTGCCATTTAATTTTAAATCTATATTTTCCCTTAGTGGGAATTCCAATCGTTGGGTCGTTTGATAGAATTTTTTCACCAAACTCGTTTGTGACTAAATAATCCAAATTCATTGGGAGTTCTACCAACCATACCCCATTTTCGTCTATTAAATTTCCACTTTGTTCCAATCTGTATTCTTCAAGAATTGGATTGCCGCTCAAGTCAGTATTAATTGTTTGTCTTACTGCAAGTATTTGACCAGGTCCTGCAACAAGTGAACATAGGTTACCGAAATTATCTCTCGGTTTACCACCCCTTATTGTTATAGAACCTAATTTCAAATCGGGTCTTAACCTAAACTTGTCAGGTGTGGAATAAACCGAACCCATGAAAACAGAAGTAGGCTGTATGTCAATGTTTGCATCATCCCTCAAATCAAAATCAAGTCGGTTGATTGCTATTTGACAAACATCAGGGTCACCCCATAAAGGACTAACTTCAATTGTTCTATTCAAATTTACAATTTGAGGAAGAGAATTCAAATCAGTTGAGCTTCTAAATCTATTTCCCGCCACTTGTGATTCCGTTGCCCTTCCAATTCTAATTAAATCTTGTGGTGTCAATGAGAATTCACCCATGTCCGACAAATCAACGTCCATCACAAATTGTTGATTACCAACCGGAACTCCCATTATCATGTAGTCCCCACTTTCGTTTGTTTTTGCGGTAAATTTGTAATACCTATCGTATAACTCAACAACCGTAGACGCGGTCAATGCATCAAGCCTACTTGGTAAAGTTCCTGTAGGATTGTGTCCGCTATGTGACCTTTCGTAAGGTAGGAGATTGTATCGATATCCATCTTCATTTTTGTCTTCAGGAGACTTATAAGGATATATACTTGAAATGATAGGGTTCGATTGGTCTACCTCAGTGATAGGAACAAAAACCGAGACCCTTGCGTTGGGTAATCCAAATCCGTTATTAGCAGTAACTCTTCCTACAACCACACCGTAATCAGCACAAGCTCTTATATAAACATCCGTTTGTTGTATTGTCAAAGACAGAATTTCTAAAAATTCAAAGTCTTGGTCGAGTTGAACATTAATTGTTTTGTTTACACCTAATTCGGTTCTTATTCTATAGGATTGACCCATCAACTAGTTTTTCAATAAATAGTTTAACTGTAATTTTCAAAGACGAAATCACACACCACTTAAAAATAAGTGAATTGATTACGAAATAAACTAATTAAGAAAAGGTTACAGATTGGAAATTCTTAACTAAGATTTTGATATCTTTTGTTGGGTATCTAACTTGGTAAACCTGTGAGGGTTGTGCAAAGATTGTATTGTCTACAGGTTGTATCTGTTTTGTTTCTGGGTCTGAATATTCCATTGACGTTTCGGCTGAAGAATATTGACCACCTACTTTATTAAAAACTTTTACGTCAGCAACTGTCAGAACTCCGTTTTGGTTTTGAACAATACTTTCGAGTTCAGATAAATTTACATTCTGACCCATTTCTCTTCCGAGTGGGTCCATGTATGCAGAGATTCTATCCACTACAGCGGTAATAACTTGTCCTGAATTTTGTGCGGAGTCGAGAACAATTGAAATTTCAAAAGAAAGGTCAATTACTTCTGCAGTCAAAATCGAAATATAGTCGTTCATCATTCTGTAATTAGAAAGATAAGTTGCAACATTTTGTCTCAACGTGTTTGAGACAATACTTGTTAGTTTTCCTGAGGTGTCATATGATAATAATTGGATGAGAATCTTATTATCATTTTCGGTAATTGAAACTTTGGCAGGTGCACCATATTGTGATGGCATTGTTCTTATCAATGATTCATAATCTTGAACCGTAACAGCTCTTTTTTGTGCCGAAAAGTTGAATGAAACATAGTTTCTAACCTCTTCTACTGTTGGAACTCCAGCACCTCCAACAGCTGCTGTTACGTTATTACATCTCAATGAGTTAACCACTGACGAATTAGTCGATTCTGATGGTCCGTTAACATAAAACGAAACCGTTCCGATTTGATTGATTACATTTGTTCCCAAGTTTGTTGCCAATCCACCACCGATTCTATATTGAATAAACAGTGTCGAATTAGGGACTAAAGCCGCACCCAAAGACATATTATTAGAGTATCTTTGTATTTCAGCAGTCAAACCTAAAGTTGTAAATTCATCTAATGCATCTTGTGCGGTATTTGTTCCGCCTCCGAAAGTTAATTTTTTGAATCCTTCGGCTGTGTATTCTGAAATAAACCTATTCTGAGTTTGAATATATCTTCCTACTTTTATACCAGGCTGGTCTGAAACTTTGGTCGGGTCTTCAACAAAGATTCTGTCTTCGGCCAATGAGTCAACTTCATACCACCTATTCTGTGCCCCCAAGAATTCAGCAACTGAAGGGATGTTAGTATATTCAGTTCCATTTTTCAACAATACACTTGTGATACCTAGAACATTTTTTTCAGGTAGGAATAACTCTAAGAATGGTCTTACATCATTCGGGGTAATAACCCTTTTGAAAACCTTTGTAATACCATTTACGACAAGTTCTCTCTTGGTAATTGTATAATTTATCAAGACATTGTTTGCGTTGAAATTTGGTATCTTCAATCTGTTTGGAAAACCTTGAGAGTTGTATGGTGATGCAAAATCAATATCATTAATATTTTCAAAAACAATCCCACCACCGGTAAACTGTGAACCTCTCGTTAAAACTCCGAGGTATCTTTCATCTTCTTTGTCTCCAAAGGCTGGAACGGTAATTGAAAAGTCAACAAGTGCAACTGAAGGTCTTTGACCAGGAACCTTTAATCCATAAGTTCTTGCTATGTTATAAACAGATGACCTTTGTTGTGCGTATTGTAATACTGTTTCTTGAATACTTCTATCGATATTGTAATGTAAATTGTCGGCAATCGCGGCATTCATGTCTAAGAACACTGAAAAAACAGATGCATCATTAAAGTCCTGAATTAATTCAGGGTAGAATGTTCTGACGTAATTAAGAAGCTCGGTTCTTATTGCTTGATAATCTCTTGTAGTATATGATATTTTTCTGTTCGCCATCTATTTTAAATATTGACAATTATAAAATCACTTTGACCAAACGCATTCCTTTCGGTTGAATAGTCAATTCTTAATTTTGCGGTATATTCAGAAGTCCCTTTACCCGGGAAACGATATATTGATATATCACCAGGACCTGCGATGTTTGGAGTATTGGCTGAATCGATTTCCTCTTGGATATCAGCAGGTTCTATTGTTATATTATTCAAAAGTAACTCTGGCATAAATTGGGAAACCGCATCTCTGATATCTGATTCGATTGCTGCAAATGTCAACCCATCGAAAGGTTCAAATATAAATTCATAAAGTCTCGTTCCGAATTCTGGTAGAAAATATCTCGAACCCTTTCTTGTAAGAATTAAATGTAGAAGGTCAGCTTTGATTTCCTGAGCCTCAAATTCAGTAAGTGCTAAGTAGTCTCCTTTCCTCGAATCCCTAAAGGGGAAATTTATACCATATGTAATTCCATCTGCCATATTGTATAAATATAGTTGGATTATTTTTTTAATATAGTATTTCCTCTTTCAGCTCTCGGTTCGAATGGACAATGTCTACAATTATTTCCACAACAATATCCTCTGTTAGTGTGATAATTCTCTGTGAACACTATTCTACCGTTCTCTTCGTAGAAATAAGAAGGGTCAAGTTTTTTAGGCTCGACCCTTTTATCTTCATTATTTTTCATAGGTTATACCAATGTAATCTCACAAGCTCCTCCAGCACATGCTAGTTCTCCACTTAAATCAGTATCATCATCATTTTCAACAATTTTTGACAAATCAACATCTTTTAGCGTTTGTAATAGCTCTTCGTATTTTTCTTTTGTGCAATCTTCAAAAGGTGCTTGAATATATGTTCCACCATTGTAAGGTAAAACTGAAAGTCCATTATAATGTTCCTTATTTTCCCACATCCATTCACCAACTGCCGGCCATTCATGTTCACGAATAGAAACTGTTGCAGATACGTTATGTGCATTTGAACCATTTCTATGACCTGGTTTAATCCATTCTTGTTGAACCTTTTTAACTCTTTCTAAGAGTTGAATGGGTGATTCATTTCTTAAGATAGACCCTTCAGGTGCCTTTTGTGGTATACTAATAACTGCAGTGTCATGTGGTCTGAAATATTCATCTTCAACAAGTTCAGGATGATTATTCTTTAGGTGTGTGTATATTGCTTCGTTTTTACCAACTCTAACTCTTCTGATATAGTAATCGTTATGCCATGCGTGAATACCTGATGAAGTTCCAAGTGTTAGTGAGGTAGTTCCTGCCGGTTTTACTGTTGTGGTTCTAGCCGACTTATTAATACCAATTAGGGATGTTACTCTTTCATTTTCTTCTTTTACCACTTTAGCCGCTGATTTCATGTTGAGACCCATAACCGCTCCTGAGCCAATTCCTGTCATTGAGATACCAATAAGGGCATCTTTTTCTGTAGTTCTTTGCCAAATTGGTCTTAGATAATGGAAATCAGTATATCCTGCCTGAAGAGTGCCAATGAAAGAAGCAGCCTTAACTCTATCTTCGTAATCTTCTTGAGATACGACATTTGAAACGTTCACTTCAGTCAAGTTACAGAATTGGAAAGGACGAAGTGCAATTTCACAACATGGGTTAGTTCCCCAATCTTTGTCATTACTTAAGTAGATACCAGGTTCGCCAGCACCACTTGCTTCGATTCTTTTCCAAAGGTCCATAAAATAGTCCTTTGTAATTTTGTGTCTCATCAATACTGCTGAGTTATTAGCTCTTCCTCTTTGTGGATTTTGTTCCCACCAAGCACCACTTTTACAACCAATCATATCTTCATCAGTTGCTGAGAATAAACAAATCAAAGCCGCTCTTCTGATACCACCAGCTAACACTGCGTCCGCAATGTGACATACCATGTCATGAACTTCGATTGGAGTTAATTTTTCTCCATCTTCTTTCGCTTCTAAAATACCTTCTAATTTGATTAGACATTCTTTCAGTGGTTGAGGACCAGGAGCCTTACCACCCGATGTTACAAGTCTAGCACCTTTTGGTCTGATATCACTATAATCAAACTCGATATGAGAACCACCAAAGAAGTATGACTTGACTAATACTTTAACAGCATCAGCCCATCCCTCGATAGAGTCTGCAACTAACCATCTTCTACCTCTCTCTTTATTTGGTTTTCTAACCTCAGGTAACAACTCAACATGGTGTTTTTGAACTGAGTATCCAACACCTGTTCCACCTAAGAGTAAGAACATGATTTCAGAAAATACTCTCCAATCATCAATCGGTGCAAATGCACAGTTGTAAATTCTGTTTGGAGAAATTTCAATGGGTTTACCTGCAAATTGCATTGACCTCATTGAAGGAAGAACTTGTTTTCTATAAACGTATTTATAGTTCTCTCTGATTTCTTCTTCTAGTTTGGGATACTTTTTGATATGCATCTCCATGTTTCTTGTGACTAATTCTTGCCACGTTTCTCTTCTCTTAAGTTCGGGAATATACTTAGCATACTTCATGTATACTGTAATCTCCGATAAAATCCTGTTCGAAATGTCCATTTTTTGTAGTTTTTGTTGTGTAAGTTTTTATCAAAAAATCGTCGATTTTTATGATAAATATGCGGTCGAACACTTTCCGACCACAAAATTAATTAAAAAAAAATAAGTTTTTTTGTTATAAAGTAGATATTTAATTATGGATTTTTTTGTTGCTCTCTTTCTTTTCTTTTCTCGAGAAGCTCCTTAACTCTATCTCTTTTTCTTTCTTCTTGTTGTTCTTCAAAACCTAAGAAGGTTACAGATGATTCCGTATCTATTTCAAGTAATTCGTTGTTGAATTTACAGTTTTCGAATACAACACCATCTTTACCTAAACGAGACTTAGTAATTGCAATAGTTGCTAAGTTCATTTCTTTTTGTTGTAGTGTTTTTGCCACGGTTATGATGACGTGACCGACTTGGGCTTTCTTAATTGAACCTCCCATTTGGTCAGTAGTAACAACCTCAGATGAGATTGAACTTCTATTACCTTGGGTTGCTGTCCAACCAGCTATGTCAAGTTCATGACACATGGCTTCGAATGCTCTCATAATTGAACCTTCGGCTTTCCATTCGTCTTTAGCACTTGATTCTGGTAGAACACAATCAATATAGTCCATTACTATCATATCAATCCTTGTTCCATCCGCTATCATTTTTCTGACCTGATTCTTTATTTGATTCATGGTCATTGTATCTGAAGCTAATTTCTTAAGAACTAATTTGTTTTGCATCGTTTCCTTAATCTCAGTAATTTTTTCCATAACTTTTTCTTTATGGAAAACCAAGTTATCGGGTTCTATGCCAGTCCAAATGGTAAAATGTTTTCTTTGGATAATTTTTGGGTTGTCCTCAAAAAATATTTGAAGAACGTTATATCCCATATTGAAAGCTGTATTAGAAATTTTTGTGAGGACGGTTGTCTTACCAACACCTGTTGGTGCCAAGATAACACCAATCTCACCTTTCGCTAAACCACCTTTGAGTAGTTTGTCAATTCCTGCAATACCCATTGGAATTGGGTGTCTATAATCTTCAACAAGAACATTTTCCAAATCGTTGAATACGTCTGATTGTCCTTTCTCGATTTCACCAACTTGAAGAGCCTCTCTAACAAGACCTTCGACTTTATCGTAGGATTCGAAATCACCCTCAGTGATTATCTTTTGTGCCTTGTCCATTGCTTTCTGTAACTCTTGTTGTTTACAGAATTTCAATGCCTTCTCTTGAACGAACTGAGTTCCTTCTAATGGTGCATCTTTTACTTGATTGAGAGTATCTAAAACAATTTTAGCTACAAGTTCTTGACTAACCTCGGACTTTATAATTTGTTCTAAAGTTTCGAAGTTTGGTGTTGATTCATATTTTACATAATACTCTTTAATCATTTGAATAATGATTTTAAAGTATTTGTTATCGAAATATGAACTCTCAATAACATCCAAGATTGAACTTGAAAAGTCCTTATCAAGGATTATTTGATTTATTAATTGTATCTGAAATGTATTACCTAAGTAGTCAAAATTCTTATTCATAAACTCTCTGTGATTCCCCCCTTATAATTTAAATAGTCCTTAGATAAGGTCAAATTCCAAATACTCGTGAGTTAATTTTTTTGCTGAAAAAATGTCAGTTAATTCTCTAAGTAATTCTTTCAAGAATGGTCTTACGTCAACTGTATAACGAACTTTTGGTGGATAAAGTTTTCCATCAATTCTTCTATGACAAATTGTCGTGTCGCCCAACTTGACATAAAGGTTGAAAAATTCAGGACCTTCTGTGAACGATGTTTCCATAATTGCTGGATTATCATTGATGGCGTCCTTGTTATCCATCATGTAAATCACAGTCTTCATTTTTAGATAATAATGGAGTTCCTCACTGAATGCCTTCATGAATCCATAAAGTTCCATAGAGTTCTTAGCTTTCGGGTTGTAACCACGAACATTAAAAAACCTCTGAACAACAATGTTTTCATTGAGGGTCAATAGAAATTCCATTTTTGTGCTGTCTTGCTCTTTCATGTTTGTTTAATTTTTGTTTGTATTTGCTTAAAATTTAAATAAGTTATCTGTTTCATTTATACCCAATTCTTCTTCTTTGTAGAAGATAACTGTGTGTTTGTTTTTTACTTCTTCATCGGTGAAGTAATAAAGTGCTAATGAATATCTTGACACATCATCAGGTGTTTTTAATGGTAGTGGATGCCCATGAGGTGCATCTTCAATAGAAAAAATAACCGCTCTATTGAATATTGGTTCTATCTCTATTTCTTTTTTCCAAGGGTCTCCACCCCATAACTCTAAATTACCTCCCCATTCTTTCAACCAAGTTTCATTTAAATAAAGTAATAGATTTAAGTTACGTTTCCATTTTTTACCAGGGTGTTGGTTATAATCAATGTGAATAGATAACTTACCCCCTTTATTTATTTTATGTATTCCCCCTCCCAACATTATAGGGTCTCTATATAATTTCTCAAACCCTGTTAAATTTTCTAAAAATTTAATAAATGGTTCTGAATTCATATACTCTGTAATCATATTGGTAATAGGAAGGTAGTTTTTAAACTCTTCCATATCGGTAGAATGTGTTGGGTAATATAATTTGTTTTTCTCAAACTCTTCAACCCATTCTTCTTCATTAGAAAACCATTTCTTGTGTTTTTTAATTTCTTCTAAACAACTTTTTAGTAAGAAGTCTGGTAAAAAATTATCAATCACAATGTATGGAAAAGGTTTCGCAGTTTGATACTGAATTTTCAGTTTATCTGATAAAGTGTAGTCTATCATTTCTTTCGTTTTTCTTTTCTTATTAATTTTAAAAAAGGTTTGAGGAAATTAACCCATGCCTCATCATTTGTGGGGAGATATTTGAAGAGTCCGTCCTCCATCATCAATCTCATTAAGTTTTTATATCCCCTATCTGTTGGGTCTATGGTGTCTGTGTAGATTTGTTCTACTAAGGTTTTACCTTCGTCGGTTATTAGGGGTGTATTCAAATCAACAATTTGTTTATTTATTCTGTAGAACTGTTCTCCAAGTATACCGCTTTTTGTCTTTCCTGTCAAAATATTAGATAAACTTTTAATAGGTTTTTTTTGCGGGATATTTCGTGCATAATCCAATATTTCTTCGATAGTGCATTGTTTTTCAAGCATAATCGGAAAAAGTTTTACTAAAGTTTTTTCACCCAGGCCTTCGATACCATCTATATTATCTGACTTATCACCTGTCATGATTTTTGTCAAAGTAACGTTGTAATGTGGAATATCCACTTTATTGATTGTTACCTTATCCCCGTTCTTTAGATAACCTTTACCTACGGGTGAATAGATGGTCACCCTTGGGTTAATTAACTGTGTTAAGTCTTTGTCTGCCGAGAATATGATAATCTCTTCATCGGTCGCTATTTGAGTATAATAGGATATTAGGTCGTCAGCTTCATTGTTAATCATTTCGACTTGTCGCACATAGACCTCCTCCAAATACATCTTTACTCTTGCCTTTTGTTGCAAGTAAGATTCGTATTTGTATTCATTCATGTCTTGACGACGATTACCCTTGTATTGTGGGTATAAAGATTTTCTGATTGATGAGTTAGAATCACCGTCCCAAAATACAATCACTTTATCGTGATTATGCATCTCTAAAAATCTCCTGATTGTGTTGATGAAGTGATATACTCCACCTATATGAGAACCGTCACTATAAAGGTCTCTGACCCCGTGAAATCCAATTTTGAATAGGTTGTCCCCATCCACCAACAATGTCTTCGTCACATATTCAATTTAATGGTGAACAATCAATCTTCTTTTTCTTCTGTGAGTGTAAAATCCCCTTCAGCACCGATAATATCTTTCCAATAGTCGGCGTATTCTTTTTTGTAGGCCTCGATAGACGCTTTTTCTTCGGTTGAATCTTTACCAGCCAAGAACCCGTGAGGAGTAACAATAATCTTTCCGTCATCAAAACCCAATCCGTTGATGTGATTTTTCATAACTGAGATTTTACTTCTTACTGCAAATTTCACTGAGCGTTTGTCTTTGGTAGCAGTAATCTTGGTAGTTCCAGCACCTTTTTGATTTCCGAAAAGGAAAACTAATGATGAGTTTAACCAAACTGATTCTCCACCTTTAGCCTTAATCTTTGGTTGACCAAAAGGATTGTCGGGTAGTTCTACCCATGGTTGGTTGATAATAATAAGTGTATTTTCGTATTCGGTGTCTGCCTTTCTAGAGCCTGAGATTCTTTGGTTGATACCCATACCAATTTTATCTGATAACACAGATGCGTTGTGTTGTTTACCACCTTTACCTTCGTATGTCATTTTACAAGGAACAGAACCAACTGAATCCCATATAAAACATAAACTGTAATTCAATTCCCCTTTTTCTTGTGCATCAAGGAGTTGATTGATGTAGTCTGTGATTTGTTCAATGTAACTGAAATTGTTATTGAATAAGAAAAATCCATCCCAATCAAGTTCGCCTGTTTCTTTATCAACAACTTCTTCGCATTGGAAACCCATAAGTTTGGCGTGGTCAAAACTCCATTTCTGTTCTGTGATTATGAATACAGGAAGTATTTCTTTCTTCTGAGCATCTACCGCAGCTTTGATGGCTGCAGTTGTTTTACCTGTATCTGAGTGCCCGAGGAACATGTTGATATGTCCAACTGCGGGACCTGGAAGTCCAACTGCATCCAAAAAGTCAGAACCTAAGTCCAAAAATCTTTGTGGTTTATATCTTGCTGAAGTTGAGAACTTCTTTTTTAAATTACCGAAATCGTTTTTCTTAATAGCCATATTGTGTTACATAAAAATAAGGGCGGCTCAACACCGCCCTTGTTATAAAATTAGAATGGTAAATCTTCGTCTACTTCAGAATCTGCTTGTGGGTCTTGAACCTTTTTGGTAGTTGGTTTTGATGAACCACCGAGTGTTTCCTCAGAAACTGTGCTGTCACCATAAACATATCCACCTTTTTCAGTATCCCACTTTGGAGTTTCACCTCTTGCGATTGCCTCAAGGTACTCAACAGGTTTCTTACTGTATACATCAGTCCAACTTAACTCATCGTTAATCCACTCTTTAGCTTGGTCCTTGTCTGTATGAACAGGAGCCGGGTCATCATACATAATCGCAGATACGGTTGTGTATTCTTTACCCTTAGGTGTTTTGGATTTAGCAAGTTCGATGATAAGGTCACGACCATTCTCAGGGTCAGTAACATCACCTTTGTTTCTCCAAATTGGAATGATTTTATCTAAGATACCTTCGTTCTTGTAGTTGTGTTTGAATCTCCAAAACTTTGGTCCATCAGCTTCGTTATCTCTGTCGATAACTTTTACGATGTAAAACTTACGAGATTTGTATTGCTTAGCAAGTTCCTTGTCAGATTCCTTACCTGTGCTCATCAATTCTTCATAAACTTCGTTAAGTGGAGAACGCTCATTGTCGTTTTTTCCTGGGTCATAGAACTTTTGCCATTGACCTCCTACTTGGATTTCGTGATACCAAGCCTCTTTGAATGGTGAGGAACCATCTTGTGTAGGGAGAATTCTAATTCTTCTCTGACCTGATTTCTCTTTATCACCAAGGATTAAAGCGAAATACTTTTTCATTCTTTCGTCTTGCGACATTTTGGATTGGGCCCCGCCCCCGATTTGATTTTTTTCATACTGCGCCAATACGGCATCTAATACATTTGTCATTTTGAATTGTTTTTATTGTTTATTAATTATAATTGGGAAATCCCTATATGTCAAATTAAAAAGGGACCTTTCAGTCCCTTTATTTTATCTGTTAAATTCGTTTTCGTAACTATCTACATCACCAGGTTGGAATGAGTTTTTGATATCATTCACGTTGATGTTTTTAACATCATCCGTTGTTAACACATAATCATGTTTACCTGTTTTTTCCATCTCTTCTTTTTTATCCTCAAAAAAGTCTGTAAGTTTTTGATTGAATGGATATGAATCATATGTTCTTAGTTCTAACTTTTCTTGTGGAGTTTTCTCTCTATACTTTTCAATCTTCATCTCCAAAGAGTTAAGTTTAGACATAAGTCCATCCATTTCCTTGAGCTTGGATTCGAGGTTATTTAATTGACCAAATAAATTATTAAAATACTCATCTTGTTTCTTTTCGATGTTTTTTTGACTATCCACTAAATCAGTAACTTCTACCTCTTCAGTTCCATCACCTTCACCCTCTTCTGATTTTCCCTCATCGTCAATTTTCTCTACGTCAGGGTCATTCTCTACATCAATAGGTTGAGGTGCTGTGTCTGTAGCTGGTTCCTCACCAGCTGGTGGTGGGGGAACCGCTCCGGCTTCGGGTGCTGCTGGCGGAGGAGGAATTGCACCTGGGTCTTCAGGTAATGGTAGTTCTGCTTGTTCTACAATGTATTTGTTAATTTGTCTGTAGCGTTCAATCTCGCTAATAATTTTTCTATCTAAACTCATAGTTTTAACCATTTAGTAATTGCTTTATACCTCTTGAAGTTTCAACCCTTACTTTTCTGTTTGCAGTTTGCATGTGTCCGGCTCTTTCGATTAGACCATCTCTTTCTCTAACTACGTAACAGTCTCCTGTTTCTAAGTCGCAAACTTGTTTAGTTCCATCACCCAAATCTTCTTCAGAAAATTTAACCGATTTTCCTAAATAATTGTCCAATGTTGATTTTAAACTCATAAAATTCTTTATTATAAATATATTGTTATGTTATAAAGTGAAAGGAGGACTTGTTGCTCCGGCATTTATAGGAACAGGGTCTGATGTGTTCGGGAAGATGTGTGTATAACTGCTCGATTTATATCTTACGGAAGCTTGGAATCTACCTTTTGCACTTGTCTCAACCAAATTAGTATATTTTGTGCCAGGATTATTTGTTATTACAATGGACTGAATTTCTATCTCAGGTATTAAAACTAACTCAAATTCACCTTTCTGAATCAAGTTCGGACAACTGAATTGTAAAGTAACATAACCTCCCGTAGGTTTTTTAATATTGTAGATGTCGGGTCCCGAAAAATTAGGTAGTTCACCACTGTTAGTATTACTCACTATAACTAATGAGCCTGGCGGTGTTTGGGTCGATGGGGTTGCAGGTGGAACATAAATTAAAAAATTGTAATTTTGTCGGACTGTTTCCTGTGTTGACGTATTATTAGCTAATATCTTAATTTGTGTTGTTATTTCTATTTCGTCGCCCTCATAGTCCTCAAGTTCACCCTGAAACTCAGCACTTATTAATGCCGCTCTCGAACAGGTGAATGTTTGTTTATCTTGAGAAACGAAACCAACAAGTCTAGTGTTTTGTCTACTTTCAACAGTTCTTGTGATTGAATTATTTGGACCCTTCTTTATTGTATATAATGTGTAGGACATTACGGGTTGGTCATCCATCTCCCACGTTCCACTATTAGGAGATATTTTAACAACTAACAACTCATCACCACCAATTGTGTTTTTGGTTTGAGTTATAATCTCAAGAGGATTTGGTCCAGTCTGTTGTGGATTAGTAATAACACCTGATGCAGCCGCAGTAACATTACTTGCGTTGTTTACATATGAACCTGGAGATGAAGCCGCTGATGGTGAAATTGATGGGTCAAAATTGAAAGTAGAAACTGTTGTAAATGTTCCATAGAAAGTATCGACTTTAATGTTTCCTGTTGATACTGTAGTTCCCACTTCGGGGACAACTACTCTAATAGTTTGAGGATTGACTATGGTTATATTTCTCGGTTCAACTTGAACACCGTTTATGAATACGGCTATTGTTGAATCCAAGCAGTTACCTTTGATTTGAACTATTGTTCCTGAGTTACCAATCGTTGGCGCAAATGTTGTTATGATTGGAGGTGGGCATGTTTGTCCAGGATTAGGTGGTGGAGGTGTAGGGACTGTTGTATCTTTTTGAATCTCTTTTGCTTCCTTATCATTCTTTTCTGCTAATTCTTTTGGTATTATTCCAAGTTGAACCGCAGAAACATAGGCTTCTTGCATTGTTCCAATCACCGTTGAAAATTCTGACTCGGCATTCAACTCGTAGTAGTTCTCAGCAACACTCTCTTTCGGCCAATAACACACGTAATATTTTGTTAATTTCAATTGTCTAATTCTTTCCAAATTGTTTTCCAATCTAGACCTCATAAAACCAATATATTCCTTGAGACTATTGAATGCAGCAATTGGTAATGAATTTGACGAACCTGAGGATGTCACGTTAACACAACAATATTTTTTATTGAAATATAAATTTGTTGTTTGAATTGGTTGGAAATTTTTATCGAGTGATAATAATGAAAAGTTGTGATTATATCCAACAAACTTTCCCGCATCTGTGTTCGAGCTTTTGACAAAACTATTCACATATGAAATCGCATATATGTAGAATCTCAATAATGTGTTGTCTGAACCAGGAATTTCTCTTTCCAATGCCTCCTTGAACTTCTGAGGTGTGAGTTCTGTTACGGTTCCAGATTGAACCTCATATCCTTGATATGTTATCACGTCAACTTTTGATGTGCAACTATTTTGAGCATCCAATGTATTATTTGAAACCTGAACTACTTCGTCTGTTTTCTGTTGTTGTGTATTAGCAATAGGTTTAGGAACGTCTTTCTTAATTTTCAAAATTGCCTCCAATCTTGTTAATAAGTTTTGATTAATACTTTGTAGGAAAGAATCAATTGCAGGTAAATCATAAATTCCTTGTCTGATACCAGTAAAGGTTGTTTGGAAATTTCCAGGCTGTATAGAGTGGTTGATACTATCAATCAGATAAGGTCCGTTAAACATTGGGACATGTCTCAAATTGAAATACATTGTTGGTTGAATAATAGCATTTCCTAAACAAACCACAGAACATTTATAACTTCTTTGTTTATAAAGATTATAGAGTGACACGTTTTGTGTTGCGACATTTCTACCTGTGGATTGGTTTACAATATTCAATTGAGTGTTAATTGATTCCGAGGTTGCCACTCCTGACGCTTGCTCGACTTGGAATGAATAGAATATGTTTTGATTTCTATTTCCGATATCGACATTAAAACCAACGCACTTATTTGATGTCGCCCAGTCTTTTTTTCCCTCCTGATTCTCAATCAAAGGATTTTCAGACGCCCTTCTCATTTCAAATCCATCATCACGAAATCTGAAATTTCCTTTTGGTAAATCCAAATATTGTGATGGTTTTCCAACATATGTGCAAACCATTTTAGGTGATGAATTTCTATAATCAACATTCAAGAAAGTTCCCCACATGTTATTTGCAAATTCCAAAGAACCCTCAGGTTGAGGTATTGTTGTTCCGTCCACATCTTGAATATTATAGAAGTTTACATAAGCCGGAAGGTTCATTACTGTAAAGTTATTCTTAATTAGAATACCACTTATCAAAGTGAAGATACTCATGGCATTATTCAGAGAGTTTCTTCCAATCATATTTTTCAACTCGAAGATATCTAAGAGAACGGTCTGTCCAATGTTTCTTGAAGCCCTATCCAAGAATAAAATGTCTTCGAATAGAGTTTTTGTTTTGTAATCACCACCAGCAATCCATTTATCATTTAAGGCTTTGAACACTTCCCAGTTCTCGACTTTACTTTGTTGTCCCGTAAAAACACTATTTATCGTTCCTTGAGGTATTTGACTTTGATTTGGTAATGCCTTGTTAAGCTTAGCCAATAGGTCATTCAAGAAATTACTTTGTAATAATTCCTCAGAATTTAGTAAATCCTGTAGAGCGTTCTTGAACTGAGCGACGGTAGAATTTGGATTACTCAACTTATAAGTTGCATACATCTTTATTATAGGACTCAGTATTGTAACGTTGGGTAAGGTAAATTCGATGTTGTTATCTATGAAGAAATCAGTTATGTAAGAACCATTCGAAGAATACTCAACACTCGGTATGGATGAGAATCCAACTTCAAGTTCCAAAGCTAACCAAGCATCAACATTTTGTGTCTTTGAAAGAGTCAATGTTGTTGACCCGCCTATACTCGGTAAAGAACCTTGAACATATGGTTGAAATTGTATAGGGTCAGTAACCTCAGGTTGTCCACCATGTGAAAGGTAGGAATCCAAAGTTCTTCTCTTGTAATTTGAAGGATTTCCATATTTAAAAAGAACATCATATTCCATGAAGGCTCTGAGTGTGTTCTGAGAATTTGAATATTGTAAATTTATAACTTCGTTGAAATACTCTGTTTCATTTGTTGCCGGAAGTTGTGGAATCACGGTAATCAAACTTTTGAATAAGGATTGGAAGTTTCTAAAATTAATATCACCTGATACTGAGGTTTCACCAATACCAAGATTTGTTGGTGCTGTATCTGCATCAGTAATTGGCTTACAGAAGTTTAAAAACTCTTGTTCAAAACTATCTAATATTTTTTTATCGAAAACCGAAAAAATCTCTTCAATGTTCGAATACTCATTAGAATCTAATAATATGAATGGTGATTGTTCGTCAGTGTTAGGTAAAATTCTATTAACGTATTGTTCTGGAGTTGGTTTGACAACCGCTGAACCGTCAAAATACCCATAGTTAGGAGCCGACCACATTGTTCTTACAGAACCGTTGTAAACCGCACTATTATTATTTAAATTAACAACTGTACTTGATTGATTATTTGTATTTACAATACACTCGTCTGATGTTTGGTTAACGGAAGAACCGAAGGATGGAACAACAAAATAAATTGTTTGTTTCGTCACACTATCAGTTCCACAATTTTCCTCAGTAGATGAAATCCCACCAGGGATTAGAACGGACCAAGTTGTAAGTCTCAGAACTTTATCTTCCTGTTGGGTTTGTATATTCGATTGAACGTAGTTGTAGACTTTCATACCACCTTTAATGGTGTTCTGAATTTCGGCATTTGTATAGTCTTTATATACATCATAACCTATACAAAACTTATAAAAATCATTTATCACTTTAGGGTAAAATCCAACCTGTAGATTCACATTAGTTGTATCTGTTTTTTCCAAAGCAATTTCTCTATCAGCAGTTCCATATTTGAATGAATAAGTTTGACTTGGAGAGTTCTGTATTGGCGAAAAGTTTTGAACTTGATTAAAATTTGTCCACGCTGTTTGTAATATATCTGTATTCGATTGCTTGTAGACTTTGTATCTATGCCATATCGAACCAAATTTCAAAATCCAAGCATAGGGTAGTTTGTGAATTGCACCAAATTTTTTGAAACATGATGCAATATAATCTAAATCAGTTTGGGCACCATTGGCTTGTGTTTTATATTTTTCTCTCAAGGAAGCTAAAGGTAAAGAATTTATAAAAAGATAACCTGCTTGAACGTATGGATACGCTAAGCTCGCTCTTTGGTTCTGAACCCCATTCTGTATTGCATTAACAAAATATGGTGTGTTCAACATTGACGTAGTTGTCAATCTCGGAAACTCGTTTTCTAACGGGACATCTTCAGAAAAAGTTGGTGGGGTGTGAATATAGTAACCCTCGGTCGCCATGAAGTCAATCGGGGTTCTCGTTTGATAAAAAGAACTCAAACTAACATCATTGTCAGCCAAATCAGTAACTGTTGAATTAGGGTTGTCATTTTTTAGATATGAAAAATTTGTAACTGGTCTTTTTTCATTGACGTTATAAATGTTGTTGAAATTTGATATTATTTTTCTAGCGTCAAAAATTGTAAGAACTCGGTTGGTGTTATATACTTCATCCAAAGTTGACCCATCTCCGTTCGATAAATTTTTTATATTCCACTGAGGGTCCGTGAAAGGGATAGTATCTGTCACATTTGGTATGTTCGTTGAATTTGTTACCAAACTTTCCAATGCTAAAGACTGTGCTGTGGATTGAGGTAGCTTACCCTGTTCATCTAAATTCAGAATTGCAAATGAATTTTCAGTCAAATTTCTCAAGTATGGTGTTACATAAAAATCCCTAATAAAATCTTGCCATGCTCTTCCAGTCCCTTGGTTTGATATGTTCTCCAAAAATGACAAATAATTACTTGAGTTAATTGCGTAATTCTTCAACTTCATTGTTATGTATGGAGAATTTAATCCTAAACTTTTAACAATATTGTTAACTTCTGTTTCTGTATTTAACTTAATTAACTCATCTATTTGATTTTGATTAGCCCTAATGTAATTAGAGTATCTCGATGTTACCAATTGTCTTTCATAGATTTCATAGAAGAACTTAATCTCTTCTTTATTAGTGTATGCAACCCCAACTGTTGGAAATTCAATTGCGTTAATGTTAATAAGATTTGTTTCTATTTGGTTGTCTAAAGGTGGCGGCGCTAATGGGGGATTAAATTTCATGGTGAGACCTCTCATATATTCTTCCACAAATTGCACCTCTGGCCATTTAGAATAGTCCCAACCTCCCGTTAACTCAACAACAGTCGGGTCTGCAATATATTTGAGTTGGAATCTACCTTTTTTATCCTCCGGTGTTTCAACAAAAAACTGTGGCCATGGGTAAACAGGTATTTCAGCGTATTTTAAACCTGTTGAACTTTCAATCGCTTGTCTTGTTATTTTAATTTCATCAACGGTATCTGAACCAGGTGCTGACGATGGATTTTCTAGAATCGCCTTTTTTCTGACATCATCATATTTTAAAGCCCAAGCCGAAGTGTGAACATCGTCTAAAAGTCTTATGAATGCCTCTGCTGATGCCATAAGAACTGCGATAATATTTCTAACTGTTGGTTTGAAGCCAATACCGTTTGTTCCACTCTCAATTTTTTCTAAGAGTTTCTTCGTAATTGAGTCTTCAAACTCTGAAAGTTTTTTATTTGCTTGGGTTTCAAGAAGTGCAATTATTTTGTCAAATCTGTTTTTACCCTCAAAAACAAAAAAAGGAGGTCTTACATCTTCTAATGTTGTTTGACCGTTTACATTTTTTGTTTCATATATTGGTGTTGTTAAGTTTTTTAGCTGGTCTTTCAATTGATTAATCTGCGTAGGATTCGGTTTCAAAATACCCGTTTGGATTTTTGTTGTTTCCTCCCAATTAATCTGACTTTCTGTAGGTGCTGGTTTGATACTAATTGTAGAATATACAATCGGGTTAGTAATTTTAGATGGTCCGTCATCCCCTAAAGTTGGATTTTTTGAAAGTTGTAAATTATATTCTGTAATAATTTTCTGTAACTGTGATTCGGCCTCTAACTTAGCTTTCAAATCAATTTCTTTGAAGAAATACGCTCTCTCACCTGTTTTTAGAATAACTGGGTTAGGGTTCAAGTATCTATTGAACCATGACGTTTGACCTCCCCTTACACCTTCAAAATAGTTTCTGAGTGAAGTTTTATAGTTTCGAATGTTAGTCAAAGGCGCAACTTCAACAGGGTTAAACTGACTAGCAACGTTTTGTTCAAATAACTCAAGAGCGTTTACAAATTGTGGGAATGAATACTCAGGGAAGTCAGGAGGTATCAAACCCTTGGATTTATATTCACTATAAACTTCTCGTATTTTTTGATACCCTCTCTCTGCAGTTATTTGGACAGTATTCTCATTTTGTCTTCCGTCTGTGGCGGTAAGAAGTTTAGTTTGGGTTGCAGCATTTGTTTCCTGTGATTTCAGATTAGATTGTGGACCAACAGGGTTTGTTGTTACATTGAATTGTTGAGAATACATGTGCGGTGTCGCAATAAGATGTCCTACCGCAATCTCATTTAATATATTAAACTTATATCCTTTGAAATCTAAATCAATTTGATAATTCCCACTAAACGTGTTGAACCTGGCATTAAAGGTTTCCAAATTCAATTGATATCTTATTGCTTGACCATAAAAACCTTTGAGTGTTAGATAAAATGGTGGATATGGTAAGTTAAAGAAAGCCGCATAGGGTGAGTTATTACCCAACTGAAATAAGGCTCTTCCTTGAATATCCTCCAAAGAAATTCTCACACTTGGTATGAAGGACATGTTTGTGTCGATAGTGATTTGTGTAATCCCCAACAAACCGTTATCCAACACATCAGATAAATCATTTGGTCTATCGACTATATAAGCCTTAGTCCCATCTTTAGGAACAACAGTTCCCGTATACATTTGATTGACCCCTTTAAACTTTGTTGTGTTGTCTCCAGTAATCTCATCATAATAACCTGTTCCTAAGAATGAATCTTTTGTCGGTTTTAAAAAATTCATTTTCGCTATTGAAACAATTCTTACTCTATCTTCGGGTGATGCCCCCACAGCAAGTTTTGTTCTTGGTAACACTTCGGCTTCCAAGTTAGCATACATAACTAAATTTTCGTGGTCGACTAATCTTTCTCTTATCTTTCCGAAAGCATCAATTGTTTTGTTTGGGTCGACTACGATAATGTTGTTATAATCAAACTCGACAAGGATATTCCCACTGTTGTCCGCTTGTACATTACCTGCCATAATAAAAGAATTGGTTGTCTATTGCCGCTTTATAATCTTGTAATGATGGTATCAATGGAAATGGAATACTCAAAATTGCACCATCGAAAATATTATTTTCTAAACCCCCAAACTGAGGGTTGGCTTGTAATATCAACCAACCAAAAAATGGTGAGTTGTAATATTCTTGTGAGACTCTATCTAACCTACTTCTACCAACTTTATAAATGTAAGCCTTATCGGTTGGTTTTGAAGGCAATTGAACATAAGGGACAACTGTTTGTTCTCCATTAATGATAAATTGACTATATCTATTCCAATATGGATACGCCATTAGTTAAGTTTTGCTTTAGATATTAATGCCCCTGAAATGTCATCATTCCAAGTGGCTTGGTCGTTCGAGCTGTTTGTTTGTGCAGCCAAACTTTTAATCCAAGATTTTTCAAGGTCGAACAAACTTGGGTCAGGAAACACGTTTTCCGTTGAAAATCCAAGGATTCTATTCTTTTTGGGGAATGGTGTATAGATTAAGAAATCTTTCAACTCATTCTTAGCCACACTATCCAAGAATCCTTTAGTTATGTTATTTTCCTCAATATATAAAGGTTTGGATTTTACAATCCAAAAGTCGTCAAAAATCTTACTAACGTCGGCTGTTGAATCTCCTATGAGTGCAGTGTTATTAATAACGTCTCCGATAATTGATTGTTTGAATGTTTGATATTTCTTGTCATCCAAAATGTCATCAGAGAATATCATATATTGTCTTTTGAAATTACCGTTTGTGAACTCATCCTTTTTTGAAAAAGGTTCAAACACTACGTCGGTTGAAGGTGCTCCGTCTGCAATTCCATTCTCAGTTTTATAAACCATAACACCATCATAAGTTAAATTGTCTTGAGAATAAACAAAAGAATTTGTCGCCCAAATAATATCATTAAATTCTGAAATATTATCTCTCACTTTTTGTAAATCAATCACCAACTCATCCAAGGTATCAGTTGCAGAAGTGGATGAAACATCTACTTCAGATAATCCTGATATTTCATAAACCGTCACATCACCTTTCGCTGATTGGAATCCATCGAAAGCAAAACCAGTCGTATAATCATAAGTAATTATGTTGGCTCTTGACCAACTTTGAATATATTGTGTCTCCAGTGTAACCAACTCTTGTGTTATTTGGGTTACGGCATTTTGGAAAACACCCCTCTTGTTTTTAATAACATTTGAATAGTTTGTCTTAATTGCATTTATTACTCTTGGAGTCAGATTTTTTGTGGTATCTGAAATGAAGTTGATAAATTGGTCATCATCATTTGTAATGTCTTCCTCCAAATTAGCAAATATCTGATTGAATCTGTTCTCAACATTATTTGGTTTTCCAAAAATGTATATTGATACTGGTGCGGTATCCACAGATGTTCCTCCGTATGTATAATTTCTCTCAGCCATCCATTGTTGCCTTACCGCGTTATTATACTGAGATGTGATTGTAATTTGTTTGTTAACAACATTTTGAAAATAAGTTTGAGTTTGATTGACAAAATTTACCATGAAATCAGAATATGAAATAGTTCCGTTTTCACCAAAAGGTTGATTCGTTCTGTTTAGAATACTACCGATTGTTTGGTTATTATTTTGTCCATTATTTGGTGCCGCTTGATTAGCTGCAGGTGGTTTTGGTGGAACCGCCATTGCCAGAAACTCGTCATCTAAGACTTTCAAGAAATCCTCTTGTGCTGTAACATCGGCTCTGTCATCATATATCTCAGTATTCGCATAATAATTGAATGTCAAAGCGTTTTGTAATCTATCAACAGATTCTTTTAGACCGCTACCCCCAACGAACTTGAAATTCAAACTAACATTTGCAATCATTGGTTGAACCCCTATACCCTCAGGATTTATGTCCAACTCCTCATATTGTAATGATAAACTCTCAGGTATGATTTTGGTATTATAAAAATCACCAATTCTCAAAACTAAAACTGGAGGTGCTCCAAATGTTGTGTTTACAGCATTGTTGTATTGTAACACAGGTGAACCATTGACTTCTTTGATTGTAGGAATTGTGTCACCAGGTCTCATACACTGTTGTAAGAATGTTAACCTCGAGTTTAATCCCTCTGGTGTCATTGAGTGGAATGCCGGTGTGAAGAACTTTAGTTTGTCTTTTAGGTTGTCAAAAACCATAGGTGTTTCTGCCTTTATTGTCTCAAAGTAATCACACTCAGATAGAAGGGACCTAATAACCCTTTTAGTAATGTTATCTCTTCTTCTCCATTCTCTTGAAATCTCCTCTGTCTCAGTTGTTGTTACAACTGTATTAGACACTAATACATCGGTATATTGAGGTGTGGGAACTGGTTCAGGGGTGTTGTCGGTGGTATTATCTATGATATTATAGATATAAGCCCTCCTACAGGCCATTGCTCCTGGTGTGAAAACATCTTTAGCTTGAACTTGTATATCTCCACCCACAACGCTACTATCGGTGTCAGTGCAATTATATGAGTTTCCCAAATTTTTAACAGATAAATCATATGGTTCAGGTCCTTCAAACTTTCTTGGTTGAGAAATGAAAGATTCTCCAAACCCTTTACCAGCTTGAACTAATAATCTCCCTTCACTAACGTATTGGGACAATTTAGGGTTTTTATTGAAAAATAATTGAGCAGACTCAATTCTTCTTTTTGATAACTCTACGTTATAACTTTGTGTTTGTGGTGCGGAACAACTTGAGTCAATTACGATTGTAATAGACCCTTTAGTTTGTTTTAATTTTGCAACTAAATCATCAATTAGTTTTTGAGCAACTTTAAAGTTAGTATCTACAACAACATCGAAAAAACTTTTTGTATCTGCACTTGTGTCATACTTTGCACGTTGACCATCATATATCAGTTTCTGCTGGTCATATCCTGTAACGTCCCCTTTTTTTGGATAATCATTTGCGAAATACAAACCAACATCTTTATATTTTAATAGTTCACTTTCAGTGGGTCCAGGTTGACTGATGTCTTGACCTTGTCCACCATCAACCCCTGTTTGAATCTCAAGTTTAGACCATTCAATTTGTTCTCTTGTCAACTTCTTTGAGGTAATAGCTTCTTGTAATTGATACAAGTCATTCGGATTGATTGTGTAATACTTCTTAGCTAATTCATATAAATCGTATTTCCTACATCCCGCAAAGAATGAATCTATAATACTATTAACTCTTGTTCTATTGGTTTCATTTGCAAGAACCTTGTTGACTATAACATTCAAAACTGAAGGATGGTCAACAACTATCTTCCAAGCCAAAGTCCCACCTCTACTTGTTGACTTATATGTATATATTGGCTCTGGTCTACCAAGGAACTCACTAGTGTTCCATGACGCAGATACGTTTTCATTAAAGGTAAGTCCATAAGGTGGGAACCACATAACCCTTCCTCCATTAGGTCCTCTCTCACAAACAGGTAAATCAGAGACTGATGCTCCTGGTGTAGAAGAGGTTCTCCAAGCAAGATTTTCCAATGAGAACATGTATTTTTTTGCAAATGCGGTATTTGTAGTTCCTATTAAATTTGTAGAACTTTGACCACCTTCTTGTTTGTTTGGAGCAATGTTCAAATTATATGTGTTATCTAAAACTGAATCTACAAATCTTCTTCCATTAATTGTTATACCATCTACCTTTTGTAAATCATTATATTGAAGATATGGAGTATCCTTAGCAAAAACTCTACAATATTCTGTTCCAACTTCCTGTCCTACAGCCCCTTCGTATCTATAAACTCTAGAACCCTTTGTCATTTCTTTATATCCGTCGTTGAAAACTTTGGATACTTGGTCTATGGCATTACCTACGTGTTGTAATCTTTTTCCTCCTTGTGGTTGACTGTCTATTAATCTTTGAGTGTCATCAAGAATTGAACCCTCTCTAAATCTTCTTTCAGTTGATTCTGTTGAGTTATAGGATGATGGTCTGAAATCTTCATCTTCTCTTGTCACCTCCCCACCAAGACCCACTCTCTTACCAGCATTTCCCTTGTATTTCGGTGAAACCCAAGTAAACCCACCTTCGATACCACCACCGTCACTATACGTTGGTCCATTAGCACCTAATTTTACATCTTGACTAGGTCCTTCATAAAGTTGAGCTAACTCAGTTGGTCCAAAAACAGGAGATTGTTGGACTACCCCAAACTCATTTACGGGTAATGCACCCGCAGGAGAAAAGACTTGTGATGGTTCTGATGTTCTTGAACCAACATAATAGTTACTATTGTCTGATAAACCACCAACAATTGCACCAGCGGCTCTGTCCAAGAAAGTTCTTTCGTAGTTCGGTTTGAATTTGTTAAAATCGATGTTGGCGAAAAGTCTAGACTTTTGTCCTCCACCTGTGTTATTAAGGAAGAGTTGAGAACCTGATTGAGGGGCACCTAAAAGTCTATTGAAAAAGTTTCCAACAGCACTTCTTCTAAATGCATTCTGTAGTTGTTGTATTGTTGTTGGCTGTCCTGAATTTATTGATGGGTCCCAATAAGAACCTGGGATTGGGGATACAGGTAATATACTTCCAGCAAGTCTGAGCGCAAAATCTGTTGCGGCTAATATTGGGTTACTTGGGGTTGTAATAGTCCAGTTTGGTTCCAACAATGGAACTCTTCCTGTTATTAAATTCAAAACATCGTTCCCGCTGTCAACATTGAATAGATTTACTCTACCTAATGTATTTTGTCTTATTTGTGCAGCAATTCTTTCCTCAAAAGATTTCCTCAAGGTTTGAGCTCCCAACTTGGCAATGAAGGAATCTTGACTCAATAACCCATTACTACCCAGTGGGTCTTTGGTTAATAGAATAGTAACAGGTCCATATAATGAAGGGACGAATGTTGTCGGGTAGGGTTGATTATTATATAATCTTGTTCCACCTATAACAAAATTAGGTTCAGTAATATATTCCCCACTGTCTAACAGAGCTTCAGAACCATTTGAATATGCGTTAACCGTTTTCCATCTCAACGATTCAGGTTCGGCCTGACCAAGTAATCTTGCATCTTGTTGACCTGGTCCATATTCTCCTTGATTTGACTTCGTATTAAGTAATCCTGTCGGGTCTGGTGCTTGTTTATATCCACCGTCTGACCCCCATTGGTTGAGAGGGTAGAGTCTGTTAGCAAAACTAGGTTCATCAATAAGTTGGTCTGGACTGTCTTGAACAGAAGAATCGCTTTGGATATATTCCGTGTCTATCGGTTGTGACGGTCTATTAGGAGCCTTAGCATATGGTGTAAGGTTCCTTGTGAGTAACTTTTTTCTGAATCCTGAGGAAGATGAAAATTCTAATAAACTCGCCATCAATTATTTTTCTATAAATAGGTTATATAGTATTTTTTATTTGGCTTTGGCTATACCAGATGCTGTTGAAGGATTCTTTTGGCTAACCTGAACCATATAATTTTGGACCCCAATTTCTCTAAATTTATCACTTAAAATTTTAACTATCTCTTGTTTTTGCGTTTCGTTTAAGGTTTGGTTTCCTTGGATGTTCAAATCAACTTTCAATACACCAAACTCCACTTTTGAATTTACCTGTGTCCCATAAGGAATCTTACCTTCTTTGGCTAAAGATTCTGCTTTTTTCGAAGCGTCATTCAAAATTTCAGCTTGTTTACTTGCCTTTGTGTTAGTTGTTTCTTGACCAAGAACTTTACCGAGCACCCACGAACCAGCAGCTTCAACTTTATTATCTGTATTGAGTTTGTTTTTTGATTTTTCTAAAGCACTTTTTATTGCTTTATTCAAATCATTTTTTATATCATCAAGTTCAGTTCCAAAACTTGCCATGTATTTTTGGATAACCGACAACTTATTTGTGTTTGGGTCTGCTAATTCATCAACAATACTTCCCATACCCGACATGAATTTTTGAACCTTTTCTCTAACTTCTTTTGTTCCACCTATATCCGAAAGTTCACCACCAATTGTAGAGATAACATTTCTTGCACCCTCAAATCCTCTTAAGACAGGAGAAGCAGAGGCAAGTCCACCAACCAACTTATTTCTTATTGCAGATACGTCAGCCTCAATTGACTCCGTATAATTCATTTGACTTCTAACCAAATCCTCTAAAGTTTTTGGTCCTTTTTTTTGTTCCTGTATCAATTTGTCAAATTCTGTTTGAGTAACTTGTGAAAGTTCTTTTGTAATATACTCACCAGACTTTTCATCTTTGATTTTTACTTCATAGGTCCCCTCACTCGTCATTGTGGCTATGTTAGCTAAGTATTGTTTGTCCTCTTCACTTGCAATAGAAAGACCTGCAGCACTTACCGCAGATAATCTCCTGTCCAATTCTAAAGCAGCTAAAGACATTTCTCTAAGTTCTTTAGCACTCATTTGAGTTTGATTTGCAATCTCATTAATTGTCAGAACTCCCTGTGGATTGATTTTGAATGTTTTAGTTTCCTCATCGAAATAAGAAAACTGTTTTGTCATTTGGGCTAAACTATCTTGTAAACCTGATGGGTCGTTGATGGATTGATTCATCAGTTGAAAAGGGTCAACTAAGTTTCCTACGGAAACACCTAATCTTTGGAATGCTGATGCTACTTGAATTGCACCCTCAGGGCTCAGAACCTTTTCCGCCAATTGAAAAGTTTGGTTCATGTCAAACCTTAACATTGAGGCTTGTGCTGCCATTTTTGTTAAACCTTTCACACCACCCTCAAACTGATAACGGTTGAGTTGGTCCATGTTTGCAGTCATGTCTTTGACAACCTCAGCAGCGTTTCCTCCTATACTTTGAACATACTGTATTGATGACTCTAAATTCTTTCCAATGTCTTTCACAGACATACCAACATTCATGAAACTGTTGGTAAGACTCTCTGCACTCAGGTCTAGAATTTTATTTGCAGCATATAACTTTTCGATTTGTTCTTGTGTTGCCAACACATTCCTGTTTGCCGCTTTGGCAACTCCTTCGATTGCACTACTAACATCTTGAACTGAACCTCCAAGTCTAAGAACGTCAGGAACTGAATCCGCAACTGCCTGCTGAAGTTCAACTACTCTTTGTCTTCCTTGGGTGAATACCTTATTGATATCGGTTGAGGCCTGACTCAATCTTGTGACCGCTGAAGCAAAGTCTTCTACACCAATATCTAAAAGCGATTTTATCCTTGCGGCAAATCCTTCTGGTGTTGTTTCCCCGCCTATTTGTCCTCCGTAATCTGCTTGCATAATTTAGTAATATTATATAAATACAAAAGGACTGATTTTTCAGTCCTTTTGATTTTCTTCAACCCATTTATCCAAAATATATCTTCTCACAAAAAGAGGCATTTTTTCAAAATCGGTCCAACTTATATTCAACAATCTATTCAAATAATAGAATTCATCAATTTGACCTTTCCTATAATCCGAAGAAAGGGCGAAAAAATTCAACCCCAAAACCAACGTTGACTGTTAGTCTTTCTCCTGATGGGGCTATTACTTCTCTTCTCAAATCCAATTTAGGTTCATTTTCATCCATGAACTTACGAATATACTTGGAGTCCATAATTGGCATTTGTTCTACAAACTTGGCAATTTCCGCTCTGTCACTAGTTCCATTTACCTCAACAATTTCTTTATTAAGCCTGAGAGTAACTTTTGGTGCAACTCTCCCTTGGGGATATGTATCTATGATTTTTTGTATTTCGTTTATCTCACCATATGTAATAGGTTTGAGTTTGACTGTTGAATTTGATTTTGGTAAAGTAGTGATAAAAGTTCCGTCTTCATTTGGTTTTTGTCCTTTATTTACATTCAATTCGTCCAATACAATTGTCGCAGGAAAAGTCTTTTTGGTTTGTGGGTCGGTAAGGTTTAAGTTCATCTCTGGTCCAAAACCTGTGTTTCTTAAAAATACTAAAATAGCTTCCACATCTCCTTCCAATAAATCATCAATCCTCATGTCAGGTTCGTATAATTTATTTCTCAAAAGATTAGTGGTAATATCCAATCCACCAGCCATAAGAATGTTTTCATCAGCTGCGGTCAGATAACCAACCTTCACAGATTTCTTTTTATTCTTGTAAAATACCCCTTCAGATGGTAAGGGCACGATATCGTGAGGTAATGTTAAATTACTCTGTGCATAATTTCTTGTTTGTTCATCCATAAAAAAAAAATAACCGTAGAGTTTATGTCTACGGTTAAATATAATTAGAAACGATTTTTTATAAAGAGTATTAGTAAACTAACACACATCTATCCATTCTCAATCCACAAGTAATATCTGCAAGAGCGTCCTGACTGTAAGACAGACTTCCGAAGTTTGCACTTGTTAGGAAGGTTCCATAGAGAATCCATTTTTCTACCACCACCCCTGTTGGGTCCAACATCTCAAGGTCAATATCTTTTTTATAACCCGCTGCGTAACCCATACGACCTGTTACCGACTCAGCGTGTAGACGAACCCATTCCATAAGTGCTTGTGCAGCTGAAGGACCAATTGGGTCTCTAAATTTTACCTGAATTTCATCCCAGTTAAATCTACCTGCAACAAATGTTGAAGTGTTTAAGAATTGAATTTCAGTTGAGTTTATCTTGATAGATGGTCTTGAAGCAGACTCCACGAACCACTCATTAATACCTAAACTTGACGGAAACCTTAGAATGAATCGATTCTGACGTTTCGGTTCGTAAGGTATGGGCATTTTCATCAGTAAATCAGCCATATAATTAATTTTTTGTTTTCAGTGTTTATATGTTATAAATATAGTCTGTTAGAAAATATTTCTCTTTACTTTAATTTTTAAAAAAAGTATTCTTATTGCACTTCCTTCTTAGTTCCTCCAGCAGTAGAATATGTTTTAACTAAATTATCTGGTTTATCTTTAAAGGCTTTTCTCATTACTTCTACATTTCTTGGGTCATCGTCTGAAAAACCAATTGATGGTTTAGATGGTGTAAATTTGTTTCCTATGTCGTTTTTTAACCATGCTCTTTTATTAAGTAATGCTGCCATATTCTTAATGTAGTCCACAAAATCATTCATCGCTCTAACCTTCGCCTCCTCGGGATTTGTGGCACCCGACTCATCTCCAAAAGAAACGGGATGGTATTTGTTTAAATCCAAATAAAGGTCGATAAGTTCTTTATCAGATAAATCTTCTTCACCTGTAAAGTTCCTATATTTTTTTAAATTTTTGATTAGTTCATCTTTGGATATCCCGCCGAAATCATTTACAATATAATTGTAGACGGATTGTTTCAGGGTTTCGGGATTATGACCCCTTGCAGTGATTATTGCAAATATTGAACCATTATTTATTGCTTCTCTAAAGTCATCAAAAGCTGGTCCCTTCTTTGCTTGCATAGAATCAATCAAAAAGTCTTTGTCTCCTTCAGTTCGAAAGTTTCTAAACGGATTGTCACCGAACCCAACAATCTTATGTCCGTTATATTCAAAATCTTCTTTTCCTACAATGTGTCGGTATTCTGCAAAATCTTCGGTTGACATACCTACCTCTTCTCCGTCTGAATCTTTCAGAATTATCTTTGTCGGCATGTGCACAATATTGTCATCCCAGTCGAAAGCGTAATATTTTAAATCCGGGGTTTTCTCGTCTTTGAAACCTTCTGTAATCTCTTTTCTCATTTAGTATGGCTAAAAAATGGGGGGATTTTGTCCCCCCGTTTTTATTAGATATTTTCGAACGAAGCTCCTGTTGGTGTAATAAAGAATTCAATATCTATGAATTCGAGAGCCTTCGTTGGTTTTAAGTAAATCTTTCCTGTTAATGTGTTTCTGTCTAAATCTTCAGGTGAAGAAGATACTGTCACACGGAAATCATATAGACCTCTATCTCTTCTAATTGAATCAAGGATTGGGTTCACACTATCCAAGAATTGTTGTCTTACTACTTGGTCGTTCTGTTCGAACAGTAATCTTACAGCCACCGCTGAAATTAACTTACGAGCCTGAAGTAACAATCTTCTTACGTTAAGTCTGTTTAGAGCGGTATCCGCAACCTGTAGGGTTTTGTTACCCCAAATTACAGTTCCAACGTCCGCAAAAGTTGCAATAGGGTTGATTCTTCCTTGATAAAGAGTATCTCTATCCTCTTGAGTCAACTTCAATCTTGCCTTTATTGAATTTACAAGACCTCTTGTGTAACCCGCTGACGCGAACCATGGGAAGGATATGTTATCTGTAAGAGCTAAATTTCTACAAACTTCACCTGTTGGTGGTAAGTAAATCTGTGTATTGTTTACTGTATCTCTCACCAAAATCCAAGGATAGTAAGTAGATGTATAGTTAGAATCAATTCCTGTGTTATCTAAGTTATCAACCGCTTCCTGAGGATAAATAATATCCAAAGAGTTTGTTCCATCAGGAGTATACATGTTATAATCTGGTGTCGTTGCTATATAAACAGAATCAGCCCTTTGGAACTGAATCATGTCGATAGCTTCTTCAACAAGGTTTGAGTTATTGTAATAATCGATACTTGAAGTTGCAAATACATTGATATTAGTAGCTTCAGGATTTCTGAACGTAAGAATACCTAATAGATAAGCATAATAGTCAGTGTTAGCAAAATCTTGTGTATTGTTTTCAACCACAATTCTCTTAAATAAACCTTGACCAGTTGCTGAAGGATATCTTGATGATGCAGATGCACCCGCCAAGTAACCTGATGCTCCCAATTGGAATCTATCTTGGTTTGTTCTATATTCTCTATAAATGTCCCAACCATCAAACCCACCAGCGAAACATACTGTGTATTTTCTTGAGTAGATAAAGTAGTAAGGATTTTCTTGTGTTTCTGGGTCAAATCTGAAATCAGCAACCCCACACTCAAATGCCGGTGTTCCACTTGTTTGATAAACATTACCAATAGTAACTACAGTTGCACCTGAGTCCATATGGAAACCTTTACTTAAGTAGTTCCAAGTAGCACCCTCGACAGGGATTGGAGCAATGACCCAAGAAGGTGGATTTTGTTTACCTTTATAAGAAAGGAATGATTCGTCAATTCCGAACTGAGTTGAAAAACCTAAGTAACTTCTTCTCACTATATCACCAGGTGACTCGACTAAATTATCACCTCCAGTTGCTGCACCGAAAGGTGGGTTATAGATAACTTCACCAGGGAAGTAGTATTTTGTTTTGAACTTTGGAACAGGAGATGGATTACTAACAGATGCATATTCTCTTTGAGTGTATCCGTAGAATCCACAAGGAAGTGCATCTATTGGTGCCTCTTCAGACATTTCAACCATCACATATTTTGATATTAAAGCAAACTCACCATTAGAAGAACCAATCTTTTTAGCCACAAAGTTATTTGAAGCTGGGTCCATAGTGCAATTTGTGAATTTCTCAATCACAACAGGGTTCGCATCGGTGTCAAAGAAATTTCTAACTAAAACATCAAATGTCATGTTGTTAAAAGACAAGTTCGCGATTGAAACTTTTACTTCAACGTTAGCTGCATCTCCATCAGAGATTGATATGAATCTGAATAATTTATAAACTTTATTACCTCTCAACTCTGAAACCAAGAATGGTGTCATAGGTGATTGATATTTTTCTACGTTATAAGCAATTGAACTTGGGTCTTCTGTTCTTGCTCCAGGTAAACCAATCAACTGACAATCTAATCCACGGATATAACTTTGATTATAAGCATAAGCCAAAGAAGCTGGATAAACTTCCTCAACGAATACAGGAACCTCCTGTCTAGATTTTCCGAAATTGTCCGTCCCTAATACTTTAGTTATAAACTTAGAAGAAAGTGCCGACAATGAAACTTCAAAACTGAAATTATCATTATCTTTCGTTATACCTGATAACAAGAAGGTTTCGTAAGGATTAATTGTAACCCCTGAGTATTGTCCCGAACAAACCATAGTTAATGCACTCAATCCTGAAACAGTTCCACCCGAGTTTACCTCGTAAATTGGACCGTGAGCATTACTTGCTGCACTATTTTCAAAAAGTGATATACCTCTTGAACGGATTGTCGCTACAACCATGTTATTATATTCACTGAAAGCAGTTCCTGACCATGTATATACATTACCAGAAATACTACCCGAGAAACTATTAGAAGCTCCTGTTGCTATTGATGAAACAATATAGTCCATAGAATAACCTGAATAGTTATCATTGGAATAGTTGTTAAAGTTTGCATAGAACCAAGAATCATTCAAACCACTTGTTAAATCATTAAGAGGATAATTTATATTATCACAATTATATACGTTGACTAAGTTACGTCCTGTAGACAAACTATAATAGTCACTTTCTGGAATTGCACCATATACATTTGCAGTTGTTGAAGACAATGAATTTGTTGTTAGAACATCTTTCACAAACCCTAAAATATCGGATTGGATATTAGATGTGCTTCCGTCACTCATTCTATAAAGTGAAGTCAACGAATTGTTAATTTGTGAAGGGAATGAATTAAGAAAAGAAATTGTATTCCCTGTCGAACTTCCTGTAAAGTTTACCACCCAAGGGGTAGCTGTTGCAGGATTGAAACCAACCGTAGTTGGGTCAACATTAGCAACAACTTTGATACTCCAAGACGGACCTGCGTCGTATCCTGAAAGACCAAGGATTCTTGTTACGAACAATTGATTAGATTGTTGTAAGTAAGATTTGGCAATGTAAGCCGCTTCATATTTAGGGATTTGTGTATTAACAAATTTTACAGGCTCGGACCCCCCGAAATATGCCTGAAATTCATCGTAGTTCGTTATAAAAATCGGTTCAAATGCGGGACCCTTAATTGTTTCCCCAACTAAACCTAACGTAGTAACACCCACACTCTGAGCCACGAATGATAAATCCGTTTCAGAGGTATAAACACCAGGTGAAACATAAACTTTTTGATTTGCTTGTGCTGTTGCCATTATTAAATTATTCTATGCAGATTTATTTTAATGATAAATATTCTAATCTGAATGAAAAAACTTGACTTTTGAATATCTATTTGTAAATGGTGAGAATAAATTCTACCTTTTTTCTACCTATGAATAAAAAGAAAGAAATAAAGAATATAAAGATAGCACCTGAGGTTCACGAGGTATTGAAAAAATACTGTGATAAAAGGGGGATAAAGATTTATAAATTCTTAGAAAATTTAATATTAGAGAAGTGTAAAGAAAAGAAAGATTTGTATGGGGAGGACTAAACCAACTTACTATCAAACTTTATAGAACCTTCTTTCAGGTTGTCTTGTTTCATTACGGATATTGTAAGAATGTCGTTGGTTGTTATTTGTATTTTATTAACATTCGAACCGAAATAATCTCCATTAATAAAGACATCAAAATTAGAGATGTTCTCAGAACCAACCCAAGTCATATCTGCAGTGAAATCAATGAACTCAGACAAAGAGTCATTACCAACCACGTATTGAAAATTTGACAAAAACTCGTCAGGATTTTCAGGAAACTTCCTTCTTCTTTTACTAATCGTAGATGTGTCAAGTTCCACAACTTGAGCGACGCGAGCAATGGCTGGTTTCACCTGAAACTCCTCCTCATCAATCAAGTAACCCAACATTGTAAAATCATATGATTGAACATAATACTTCCTTGACTCCAATGTCATTTGTGATTCATCTGAAATATTGTTCATAATTATCGGAACATACTGCCCTTTTATGAAGGTATAGGCTTGACGCGAAGAAAACTTCTGAAGTGTAATTTTATTTAACTGATTCAATTCTCTCATTCTGTTACACACAATCTTCACACTATAATTAATATCAACAGGAACTGGTTGTGGAATTGTATATATGTCCATACCTTGTTCGTTACCATTCCAAGTCGGAACAGATGCATAATAAAATTGTTTTCTGTTTGGTATTGTGTATTGTAAAGATGGATTGGTTCCGTATTTCACCTCAGGATTTCTCACAACAGTAACGAATGGAGGTTCGACATTATAATCTAAGTTAACAAATGTTGCAGTTTCAACATACTGACTCCAATTTTGTGTTGTCAATAGTATGTCAATCATCGGAACAGTTTTACCTCCAGTAACAACCTTCAAATCGTTTTTTACAAAGTCCAACATACCTCTGTCCAAATCCGCATGTAATACTGATTTAGGAAGATAAGTCCCATCCTTATTAATATATTCTAAGAGTTGCTCCCTCCTTGCAGAAAGAGTCTTCTTGGGAACTAATGGTAAAGTTGGTATGACTTGTTTTGGTAATGGCATATTAATTATTTTTAGTCATTGAACCCACAGTTTTAAGTGCATTCCAATGAGAGTCTGACTTGGATGAACTCGCCCCAATCACAATCCCTTGTCCTCTCCCGACTGAGTTTCCAACAAAAACATTTGAAGCAGGAACTCCGTTGTTCACAGCATTTCTTACATTATTTTTCGTTTCACTTCCAGCAGCATATGGCTCAATGATGAACAAGTTATTTTTATTTTGACCCAAGACATTTGAAATCTCATTAGATTTCCTGCATCCCGCACTGAAAAGATAAATCGGGATTCCTGGGTTTTTATTGATAAAATCTATAATTGTAGAGGATGGTGTGTTAAACCTAAAACCTTTAACATTCTTTTCAGTTCCAATCCCCTGTTTCAATAAACTTACTTGTGAATCTATATTTAAGTCACCAGACCTATTATCTAACCCCCCAACTAAAATTGCATCATACTCACCAGATGTTTTTTGTGATGAGGAACCTTTTCTCACAATTTTCAAACCAAACTCTTGTTCCATCGCACCTCTTGTCAAAGGTCCTAACTTACCATCCACTCCATCTTTGTTTGGACCATACTTACCCAAATCATACCCCTTTTTTATCAGATACTTTTGTATGATTTCAACATTTGGGTCATAGGATATTTGTTCTAATAAAAAACCCAATTGTGATTCTTTTAAAATAAATCTCATAATTAGATTCCGTTAAATTCGTTTTCACTAACCCATGTGGCAACAACAGTTCTATAGAAAGGTTTGTAACCACCATAGGTGTGTTTATTGTCTGACTTTACATATCCATCATCACTAACAACATAATATCTTACTCTATCTTCACTTTCATAATATCCAAAATAATCACCCATGAATATATCAACACCCATGTCATCCAAAGTTTTTTGGTAAATACTAAATCTCATATTACCTGGTTCTTGTAACTCAACTCTAGAGTTACCAACAGTTTTATTTGTAGGAGCCATAACCTGAACGTAACCCTTCAATTCAACGGGAGCTAAGAACTGAATACCATCTTCCAAAACTTCACCATATACATCATCAGTTTTGGTTTTGTATCTATCTATTCTATATAAAATTACGGTGAAATTCATATCACCAATTAACCACTCCTCACCCATACCAATGTCGAGAGCGTAATCCTCACCGCCAAAAAATTTACCGAGTCTTGTAATTGGAACTAATTTCTCTGCCATAGTCAGCTGAACTTGTTTATATTGATAAATACTTTTAAGTTTATTATATTTAATCCAAATGGAAATTCAAAGAAATACAAAACTACAAGTAAGAAAAAGTTCAATTCACGGTTGGGGGGTTTTCGCATGTGAAGACATAAACGAGGGTGAGGTTATTGAAGAGTGTCCGATTCTTAGATTACCTGTTCAAAGAGGAGAAACAAACTACACCTTAATTGACTATACATTTGTATTTCCAAAAGGAGAGAATTGGCAAAACCACGTTATTGCTCTTGGATATGGTTCACTATATAACCATTCCGAAAACTATAACGCAACATGGGAAGACGATTTGGACAAAGACATTTTAAGATTTAAAGCAACAAAACCAATTTCGAAAGATGAGGAAGTCACAACTTATTATGGTGATGAAAGTTATTGGTCTGACGGTAGAAGTCACATTGAAGTAAAATGAGCTTATCAGAAATATCACTCGAGTCAAAAGCACTAACACTTCTTGAACAATATGAGGGGTATAACAATTATATCTTGGAACTACAAAGGAAATCCCAAGTAAATAAAAAATTCTACCCAACAAGAAGTCAATCAGAATACATAATCAATAACCACGACAAACAACCCAAAGTTGCCAAAAAGTGGGTAATTTTAGACGCATATTTTGCACAGAAATTAGCTGACGACAAGATGTATACTGAAATCCCACAAAAAGTCTGGGTTGAAAAACTTCTAGCGGAGAAGGACAAAGCTTATCATATTTGGGGAAAGATTTGGGACTCTGAACAACTACATGATTTTTGGTTACCCAAGGCTTCTATAATAAAAGACAACACCGTTAAAGACGTTGTCATCGATTTTGAAAAATATTCAAACAGACCCCCGTTAAACCATCAAAAAGAATCCATTCAGAAACTGGTTGAAAATAAAAAATATATTTTGGCCGATGATATGGGTTTGGGTAAAACAACCTCAACTATAATTGCAGCCTTAGAAACAGGGGCTAAAAAGGTTTTAATCATATGTCCCGCAACTTTGAAGATAAACTGGAAGCGTGAAATTGAAAATTACTCTGACAGGACAATATACATAGCGGAGGGTAAAAACTTTAGCACAGAACACGACTTTGTAATCATAAACTACGACATTCTAAAAAACTTCCATGACCCTAAAAAGAAAGATGATTCGCAAATTCTTAGAGCCAATTTTGATTTGGTTGTTATTGATGAAGCACACTATATCAAAAATGCTCAAGCACAAAGAACCAAACTTATAAACGACTTCATAAAAAAAATTGACAGACTTTGGTTATTAACAGGAACACCGATGACATCAAGACCAATTGATTATTATAATTTATTGAGTCTCGTAGATTCCCCTGTTGCCAAGAACTGGATGGCCTACGTCATAAGATATTGCAGTGGATATCAATTCAAGGTCGGAGCAAGGAAAGTATGGAACGTAATGGGTGCGTCTAATTTAGATGAACTAAGGGATAGAACCTCGAATACAATCCTAAGGAGATTGAAAGAAGACGTTTTGGATTTACCTGAAAAAATTATCACACCTGTTTATCTCAGACTCAAATCAAAGGACTATGAAGAACTCATGGGGGAATATTATAATTGGTATGATAAAAACCCCGACGAGTCAAAATCGTTAACAGTTCAATTTTCAAAACTTACAAAAGTTAGACAAGTTATTGCCAACGAGAAAATATCTCAAACAATAGAACTTGCCGAAAACATATTAGAGCAGGACAAAAAAGTTATCATATTTTGTAACTTCACAGATTCACTAAATCAAATTGTTCAACATTTTGGAAAAACTGCCGTCAAAGTTGATGGGTCAATGACAAAACAAGATAGACAATTTAGTGTTGACCAATTTCAAGAAAATGATAAAATAAAAGTTTTTGTCGGTAACATAAAGGCTGCGGGTGTTGGACTTACTTTGACTTCCGCAGAAGCGGTTATTATGAACGACTTATCATTCCTACCATCGGACCACTCTCAGGCTGAAGATAGGGCATACAGATTTGGACAAAAAAATAATGTGTTAGTCTATTATCCAATATTTGAAAACACAATCGAAGGCGCGATATATGACATACTTAATAATAAGAAGCAAGTCATCGCGACCGTTATGGGTGACAATCAAAACATCGGTGACACTGCCGAAGAAATTCTGAAAAGAATAAACGAATTACGCCCTTAACATAGATGGAGAAAGTAACTAATCACCAAGGAGTTGAATTGAGAGTTGGTGATAGAATTAAAATTATATCAGACAAATTACATTCAAAATTACTAGCTAACGTTGACCTAAATGAAGAGGTTGTCATAACAAGTTTTTCAGAAAACGGAAAAATTATATATCATCATAATACATTAGCCCTACCAACCAACAGTGACATTTATGTTAAAATAAATTAAAGTCAATCAAACCTTAAAACAATTCTGAGTTATTTATATAAAACGAATAACTCGCCAATATGAAAAAAATAGAAGAAAGAATTCAACAAATTGAAAAACAAATTACCGAAAACCATATCGAAACAGAAAAACAATTGTTGATTACAGAAATGAAAAAAATTGGAATAGAAAAACTACCCTATTCTTATTCAGCCCTCAAAGGATTCATCGACGCAGAAACGATGAATTTCCACTACAACAAACACTATAAGGGATATGTAGATAAATTAAATGCCGCCCTGTCAAAGAAAAAACATGGAGATTTAGACTTAGAAAAAATTGTCAAAAACATTAGTCGATACGACCAAGTAGTAAGGAACAACGCTGGAGGAGCATTCAATCACGCACTTTTTTGGAATATGTTGTCTCCAACACCAAAAAAATTAACAGGGGAATTGTATAAAAAAATTACCAAAGAATACGGTAGTTTCAATCTATTCAAAAAGAAATTTGAAACTGTTGCAAAGGATAGATTTGGCTCAGGTTGGGTATGGTTAATTTTAACCTCAAAAAATACTTTGAAAATAATGTCGACACCAAATCAAGACAATCCACTTATGAATGTTATCGAAGGTGGAGGTTTCCCTCTATTAGGTTTGGACCTTTGGGAACACGCCTACTATTTGAAATACAGAAATAAGAGAGACGAATACATTTCAAATTTTTGGAAGGTGGTCAATTGGGATTTTGTTCAGAAACTTTATGAAATGAAAGTTGAAACAAAACTACTAGAGTCGAACAAATTTCAAGGAATAATTACTGAATCAAAAGAACCACAATTCTGTAATCCAAAAGAAGTATTGTTCTATAGAGACTTGATTAATAATTACGCAATCAAAAAAAGATATCAGGAGGGAGTATCCTACGTTCTAAAAAAAGTATTTTCACATTTTTGGGTTGAGGGTAATACTGAAGAGATGTCAGGATTTTATGGTGTAGAATCACCCGAGGGTAGGTCTATACTCAATAACCTTAATACAAATTTCAATACATTTTGTTTATTGGTAAAAGCAGTAAACAAACAGATTGAATTAATTGGAAGGTCAGAAAAGAAGTTTGATTTTTCAAAAAAAGAAAAAAGAACTCTAAAGGAAACAACTAGATTTATTTCAGCATTGGACCACTTCAGAAACGAAATCTTTACAGAGAATAACGAAGACTTTATCAATATAATCAAAGTCCTTAAAAAACTTTGGGATAGGGGTCAAAAGTCTGAAGACAACGCAATTAAAAAAATAGAAGACTATTTTGATGGTAATGCTAAAATTGAAAAGATTGGTTCACATGGTGGAAAACAAGACGCCTTCAAAGGTATTGATGTAAATGTGATTTTAGATGGAAAAAAGTTTTCTGCACAGGTTAAACCATTCTCTAATGTTTCAATAATCGAGGACAGAGTTAAACTTTTGGATACAGGAAATGTTAAGCATTACGAAGTCGATTGGTATATTTTTATTAATCCTAAAACAAATAAGATACTTATATTCAAAAACGACCCTATAAGTGATAAAAACCAATATGTCTTCAACGTTAGTTCACTACTACACGAAATAGAATAATAAAGATATTTATTTGATATGGCAGCACTACCAGAACCAGAAAGAAGTAAAATTTATACAAGAGTCAAACACTTGTTGGGAGCACCCTTAAGAAGTGTAGAATTAGAAGACGAAATGATGGACTCGCTAATGGAATTATCTATTGGTGATTATGAAGAATATATTCTACAATGGCTAATCGATTCACAATGGGTTAACTTAGTAAACCTCAATATGAATGAAAAGTCTGTTGCCAGAGCTTTGGTTACAAGGACAATGGACTTCGAACAACAATTTGCATATTCGTATTCTAAGATTGTTGGACTTCAGACCGTAGGACCATGGGTCTTGAAGAAAGATTATTTCATAATTGAAAAGAATGTTCAGACATACGAAATACCAGCCAACAGAGAAGTCAATGAACTTCTTTGGTTTAGTAATCAGGCTTGGACAGCATTCGGACTTGGAGGTCTTGGTGGATTTGGATTCGGTGGTATAGGTTTGGGTGCCAATGAAGCAGGATACGCTCAGATGGGATACCAAGGTTCTTATTTTATGATGTCTGGTTTTGATTACCTCATCAGAATGCAAGAAGCAAATATCTTGAATAGAATTCTCGGTGGTTCTATGACATATAGGATTACCGCATTACCTGATGGTAAAAAGTTGATACACTTGATGAATACCCCTGGTGGTAAATTTAACTGGGCTAATTTCAACATGTATGCTGGTAAAGCGGTTTGGTATTGGTATTATGATGTAACACCAGACAGTAGAGCTGATTGTCTTAAAAACAATCCTGACATTATCAAACTACCGACTGACGTTCCTCTTGAATCCTTGAGTTGGGAAGATATCAATGTTCCTGGACAACAATGGATAAGAAGATGGTTTACAGCATATTGTAAAGAAACCTTAGCAAGAGTGAGAGGTAAATACAGTGGGAATCTTAAGACACCTGATTCTGAAATTACAATGGATTACACCAGTCTTTTAACTGAAGCCAAGGATGAAAAATCTAAACTGATGGAAGAATTGACGGGCGCTGAAGGATGGCTTACAAGACTAAGACCTGAAAAGGTTATGGAAAGAGAAGCACAAATTGCTGAAAATTTAAATAAACAAATGAAATTCAGAGCAATGCCTCGTCAAATCTACGTAATCTAATATGGCAATAGTAAAATCAATCCCATCCAAAAGAATTATTAATGGTCATGCAATCAATACATCTGAACTTTCAGTTGTATCCGAATTGGATTATAGAACCAACGGTGAATTTTGTATAATTGTTAGAGGAATCCCACAATCATTTTTAGTCTTAGATTCAAAAACAACAGACCATGTTGTAGTCAAAGCTATGACTATGGTAACAGTAAGACCCGATGTCGGAAAAATTGACGAGGAATGGGACGAAATTGTATTAGATAAGTTTGCCTGTGTAGAATTCCAATACGTTGGAGGTAATTGGTATATTCTTTCTTCAGACGGTCTTAAGCAATCCTAATTTAGTTTCCCAATTTTCTTCGGCTAATTCATACATGTAATTAGGGTCAAGTCCACGTTTTTCCCAATAAGATAGTTCATCCGATGTTATATCTAAAACATCTTCTTGAAGTTTATCTTGGTCTCCATCTTCGAATGGCATACCGTTGATTAGTTCACATTGTTCTCCCGTAAAAATTCCCCTTTCTTCAGGATTCGTAACAAGTAGTTGGTCACGAACGTCTTGTTTATAAACAACAAGTAAAGGTTCAATTCTTTTGTTGAAAGTTACAATTGCTCTTGGAACATTATATTCACCTGTCAGATTGGGGTTATTTTCTAATATGTTTGCATCCAACATGTAACAATTAATCTGAACACTGTCTCCCTTTTTTTGGACATCACCATGAGAGGCTTTGACACCATTATTAACATACATAATAACATCTCCCAAGTTTACACCTATCCCCGTTTGAAGTGCAAGTTCCATGTGTGCCATACGGGACATTGTATTCCCTGCTTTAGTCTTTTGGGTTAATCTTTTTTTATAATCCTCGAGTGTTAACTTAACTTTCGCTCTTTGTGCAATCTTTGAAAGGGGAATTTGTTGGTTGAATATTTTTTGAAGATACTCATAATAATATTCCACGAAGTCTTTACCCTTACCCTCCAAAAGTAATTTGATACCTTTATCCAAAAACTCCTCGATATACAATGGAAGTTTTTTTGATTTGATGGAATTGCCAGTCAATTTAATCTTTCCTTTGGCGTCCATGACCGCATAATTTTTTCTGGCAAGATTAATACATGAAGGCCACACACCATCAGTATCGAGAGCCATCTCACCCCTCATGAATATGTCATTGTATTCTGCAACGTCCGCTTCAGGACCTTTATAAACTTTTCCCGCCTTTACCTTCCAATTCAACCCACGACCAACATAGTGATGACTTTCCACATCATCGGGACTGGAGAAGTTTACACCGTCTGTATCCATTACAAGTGGGACATAACCCTTAGACATAAAAAATTTAATCATTTGTCTCAGATATTGTCTACCTGTGCAAGTAATCTGTTCCCCCATATACATGTCACCCCAAGCAAAAACTTGTGGAGCAGACAAAGCACCAAACATGGAGTTGATGAATATTTTGATGGGCAATTGTTTGTTTGAATATGATGCGGACTTTTGTGGGTCAGACTTTTCAAACTCTTCCGCAAGTTGTTTGTAACGAATACGTGTGTCACGGAAATACTTCAACATTCCTTTCATCGCACCTGTCACATCACAATCAGGAAATACATCATGCACAAGCTGAATAGAGGGGTATAGAGAGGAGAAGTCGAGCTTTAATACATTCTTACTATAACCAACCTTAAGTAGTCGAGAAAGACCTCCTACGAAGTCTGTCTTCGATTGTTTGGCAGGGATTGCCAGTCCGTGTTTGTATGACCAAGCAAGCATCAGCATTTTCCAAAGAGTCGCAGTTCCCATGGTTGATACTCTTTCGTAAGTCGTAGGAATCATAGATGCAAGTAGAAATGACGCTTGGTTAAATTCTTTATCCACAGCCAAGGTTTCTTCCAAGTCATCATCAAGATATCTCTCAACAAGATTGTCACCAGTAGTTTTGATATAAATGTCATTTCTTTTTTCACATACCTCATCAATCTTTGGGTCCAAACCAACCTTCTTGTAATTACCGTTTTTAATATTTAACCAATATTCTTCCTTAGCGGCATAAAATTTTCCAATGTCCGTGTGTTCGATATAAACACGGTCAGGAGCCTCTTTATTAATAAACTTTGTGATATACTTCAAACCAGCCGCCTTGATATTTGAATTGATGGCTTGAGCTCTTCGAACAGCATGAATTATATCGATTACATTATATCCCCAAATTGATGTTTGAAGAAAATCTTCGACTTCATTTGCTAATTTGAGAATCGTATCTTTTCTTGTGTATGAGTGTTGGGGATGTAAGGATTTAATCGCCTTCCTCATATCTAAACCAAGTCTTTGACCTCTTTCGAATATCCAGTGCCAGTCGAAGTTTGCCGAATTATATCCACCTATGATTGATGGTTTGAGTTGGTCAATCACATTGAAGAACTCCTGTATAGCACCCTTCTCTTGTGATTCATCCAAACATTCAATTACTCTATGATATCCTTTATTGGTCTTAATTCCTATCATGAATATTCTACCATCTTTGGGGTCTAACGCATTTGTTTCCAAGTCAAATACAAGACGTGTCACATCATCATAATCAGTAAACCCCTTGAATAATCTTTTTTCTTTAGAGACCAAATATTGTTCTACAGGTGGAAGGATTAATATTTTATCTTTCGTTTTTTCTCCCCATGGGTCGCATCCACCATCTCTAAAAAACTGAATCAGTTCTCTGTATCCCTTGAGCGATTTTACCATATAGGTCAAACCGTTTTCTAATCTTTCATTATCCTTTGTATCTAATTTTTGTATTACAATTCCATATTTTGTCATGGCTTCTTTTTGAGCCATTTTGGAATCGTTGTAGAAATTTACACCACGTAAATCACCGACCCATGCGAATGGGATAAAAGTGTCTTTACGTATTTCCTTACCTTTACCAGGTATTTCTTTTACCTTGAAAATTGAATTGGAGACGTAGTCAAATTCTATTGCTACAATAAATTCTTCGGGGTCGTTTCCTAATAGGAAAGACTCAATTGCTTCGTGACTGAACATATGATTAAGACGAGTGGTTTATTGGCTTTCACACTATCGTGAAATTCACCTTACTCATTCAATAATAAATATAAAAAAAATTAAGTCTTAATCAAATCAACAACACGCAGTTTCGGAAATGAAACTTGGTTGAATATTAATATAAAGTTGTTCTCTGATTGGAAGAATTAAATTTCCTTCATCATTTTTGATTAAGAATTGTCCTTCGTATCTTCCTGGCGTATCAGTATCTCTCGAAGTAAATTTGAAATAAATGTAGTATTCTGCAGGAGCACCAGGGTCCAAAATGAGATTAACTATTTCACATGGGGCTGAAACTATTTTTGGAATCCCAGTCTCATAATCTATCATAGTGAAATATATTGTGGAAACCTCCAACGCTTCCATAAACTGAATATACCCCGCTCTACCGTCTTTTACGACTTGCATTTTCAAAACTGGTAACGTAGCATTTTGTTTGATATAAAATTCCATAACAATAAATATATTGTTAGGACTCTTTACGTAACTCTCTGTTGTAATGTTCGAAACGGTCGTGTTCAGTTGGTGTCATTAGAAGTAAACCAGGATTTAATTTTTCTTCTTTTGTCAGTTGATACATATGACTCATCCACGTTTGTTCAAATGGATGTGCCCAAGTAACATCCAAAAACATTTTTTTGTTACCTGGTCTTGAAATAATTTGAGGCCAGTTACAATAATATATGTCGCCTGTCGCATATGGAACTTTTCTGTGTGAAAGAACTTTTTTGAACTCTGTCTTTGGCGCATTCGGGTCCAATCCTATTTGTGGTAATCTTGGATTTAAGGGCCAATACTTTGACCTAACATCTTGAGGAACATTATACCAAGACCATTGAGTCCCGTTATCTCCGTAGAATTCAGAATAATTCAATTTTAAGAAATCAAAGTTTTCCTTTTGCATTATTTGCATCGAGATTGAAAATAGATTTGGTTCGTATCTTGAAAAACCGTTTTTACATTTCGAACCTTCATTCGGATAAAAAAACATGTCATCTTCAAAAAACAAATAATAATCCAAATCTGTTTCTTCAAAATGTTCTGCAATCCACTGCCTTCCTCCACAAATACCCAAGTTATCTTTTTTGATATGTTCAAAATTATATTCATCACAAAGTTGTTTATACTCTTCTGTTGTTGACAAATCACTTGAGTTATCAAGTAAGAATTTTTTTGTTTTAAGTATGAATTCTTTATCATACATTAACATTGAATTAATCAACGTTTTGAATTGGTTTGGACTATTGAAAGTTATAACATATAGACCAACTTTGTTAATATCCAAATTTGAAACTTGTCTATGAACTGATTCTGTTTTTACTTTCAAATCATCGTTCTTCAAATCCTCAAAAAATTTACCTAACAAACCATTTGATTCTATTTCAAAATAATTTATTAACTCGGAGTGTCTATAACACATTATGCTGAATAAAGATTCTTCAGTTCCCATATATCCCGAATCCAAGGTTTCTTTCATCAGAGAATAATATATTGAATTGATTTCTGATATTGAGTGTTTTGGTCCACCGAAGAACCCACCTCTAGCAACCCTCTCAACTTTAGCACCTGCCATAGAGTTCATCTTATCGAAATTGAACCCGTGGACTTCTGTATTAGCTTCATAAGGAAAACAAACGAAACTGAATTTGGAGATATATTTTACTAATTTATCCAAAACCTTGTCGTGTGTAAAGTAACCAGGATGCACAGTATTTGTCAACCCACCGTCAATCCAAAACAGATATTCTGAATCAAACCTATCCATTATTTTTGCATCATTCAAAAGATAAACTTTTGACATAACCAACGGGTTATAGTTTTCCAATCTCGATTGAGTTGAATCTTTTAACCAACCAACTTGATTATACCACTCAGGGTTATTTCTTATGTTTTGGATTTTATCAAAAAATTCATTATTCCTGAACCAAGACATGTCTCTTACAATAAATTGTGTATTTGACTTATCCCTTTTTGAAAAAACAAATTCCTCTAAACTTTTATCACCATAGATAATCATATTGGTATTGACATCCAATAGTTTTTCAAATTTATCCAAATAATGTTGAAAAGGTCTTGACCAACCTTCACTTAAATCACCTCTTCCGATGTCCCAAATTCCTGTTACAAGTGTTATATTACTCATAAATTCTTTTAAATTCTTCTAATATTTTATAGAAACTTTTATTTTTCTGAAATAACTCATCTGTTACACCTTGAGGTGCATTATCCCTGCACCACCAAATATCAAAATGTTTTCTCTCAAATAACTCAATATGATTGAAATACATAAGAGTCATTATTTGTTCTTCATGAGGTAAACCCTCATCGTTAGATAAAACTTCTTGGACATAGTTTTCGAATATATTGACTATATTATCCCACTTGTCCCTGTGACCACCAAACAATCCTCCTATGATATGAATACTTCTATCATAATTTTTATACCATCTTGGACTTACAGTTCCTGACCAATAGTTTCTTTCATTTTCTTTTCCTAAAATTAAAAATTTGTCTTTAGTGTCTTCTATCAAATTTTTCAAAAAATCATTATCAAACAAATTGCTTTCATAAAATCTTCTTAAGGCATGTTTTGTTTCAGTCAAATACTTGAGAGGTATTAAACCACAATGGGATAATCCCGCGTCTATCCAATAATAGTTATCGTAGGATTTATCCTCATTCCACCACCATGAAAATTTAGAATATTGTATTTCGATACATCTATCCCCTCTTTTAATCTCATCGACATTTTTTCTCGAATCAATTAAATGTTTAAACTTGGAATTTGAAATATCGTATGTTGTAAATTTCAACTTGGATTCTGGTATATTGTTTTCTTCATAGAAAAATTTCTTTAGGGAATCTATTTCTCTATCCGAGGTATAACATAAAAAATCCGCATCGGTCATCTTCAATAATGACAATAAACTATATCTATAGTGGGCACCTCTGTTAGGTCTACCACCAAATTCAGTTCCATAAAGGTCACTATAAATTGCGGTTATAAACTTAGTTGACATTATAAGGTAAATATTTTTTTTCTGTTTTCATTTTTTTATTTTCTGATTCATTCAAAAATCTGTGATTAATCTTGATTGGTGAATAGACATTCCAATTGTATGTTTGGGCGTAGAAATTGTTATACATTCCCTGCGACACATCAGAATAAGAATTTTTCTGAGGGGCAATTGGTAAGATTGGTGCATATGATTGAATTGAAGGATACACATGTTTTACCAATTGTTCATCAATAGGAATGATAAAATCACCACTATAAAAACACTTATCTTTAATTTTTTCTATTTTTTCGAAAGATGATTCATCGTATATCAGAATATTTGTTGCGAAAGTTTCGGTCAATCTTTCATGTGGTTTTGGAGGTAAGTTTGTCAAATCCAAAAGCATACTGTATTTTTCACTGACGTTCATTGGACGATTGAGTGTTGGAGAAAGATTCAATACACCAAAATCAATTCCATTTATATTTCTCTCCAAATCCTCAATGAAATTTTTTGCATAAGGCATAAATACACAATCATCTTCTATCACCATTACTCTCTTGTAACCTCTTTCTTTAGCCATTTCAATTATTGACAAATGAGAAAGAGCACAACCCATATAATCGTTACGTGGAACAGCCTTAAACAAATCGTAATCCCAACCGATGTAATTCATCTCGAACTTTATATCTTCAAGTCTGTCAGGTCTACTTTCCAAATTTATAACAAATTTTGGTATGTCTTTGAAAATCATTAGCTTACAACATTATGATTTAATTGTCCAGTGATTCTATCACACCATCCTTTTGATACCGAGTGAGGCCAAACAACCCAATATGTGGGAGTAACGTCCGTTTGAAATTCTCTCCAAATCTTACAATATTTGTCAGGGTCTCTCATATAACCAGCAATTTCATTTTTGTCGGAGTCCTTTCTGAATAAAGTTTCGTCGTTAGGTCCGTGGAAAGCCACAACCCAAAAATCATAATCCGTTTCAGGAACCTGTGAGTATCCAATATCTATACAATGTTTGAATACCTTAGCAAAATCATTTTTCCAATCTTCCTCTGATGAATAGTTATATGGGTTTGGAGGATAATTCTTATCGAGTGTATATTTTTGAACAGCTCTCTTTTCAAATAAAATACCAGCATACTTCTCATATTCTCTTAAAGTTCTCACAGGACCAAAACCATAAGGTCCATCATGACCCTCTTGGGTTTCACCATCCATACCAAAAAGTTTTCTGTTGGTCAAATGGGATACTTTGTTTTTCTCACCCCAAGTTTTGTCATCATCCCATTGTTTTGTCCTACCCTTACGTGTGTATTCATGATAGACAACAGGAATGTGAGGGTGAAATAAATCATAACCCCATGTGTAAGCTCTAGCTGCAATTGAGATTTCTTCTCCGTGGAAGTAATATTCAGGATTGTGTTGGACTTCTAGAGAAAACTGACCCAAAGTAAAACAAAAATGTGCAGAATAAAATCTCGCTGTTACGGGTTTTGTCATCTCTCTCCAACCAGGAATTGTTTCAGGGAGAAAAAACACAGCACCCTCAGGAATGAATCTATCAAATGCCATTCTCCAAGCATCTTGTGCCCTTCCCGCTGGGTCATTTTCAGGGTCAAAGGAGGGCACATAACCCGTAAGTAGAGGTTTTTCATACCCATCCTTTTGTAGACCCTTAATCATTTTTATTAATATTTCATCCCAATCCTTTACAAATCTCATGTGGGAATCAATTTGCATTGTGTATCCTTCACCATCGTAAAGTTGTTGGGTTAAGTTTCTTGCCCAACAAACGCCTCTAGATTCTTGATAAGGTATATCTAAAATCTTGAATCTTTTATCTTCTCTAAACTCATCTAAGTTGTCAAATCCATCTGTTTCACTAAATTGTCTTGCGATTGAGAAAACCAAGTTCTTTGGTTTTTTAGCGTTTGCAATCATATCTTTGAGTGTTGGAACTAACTGTGGGTCCCTGTATGATGCGATTTGAATAAAAATTTTACTGTTAGACATATTATCTTTTTGTCTAAAAATAAAAAACCCTCCACGAAAGTAGAGGGTTTTATCTTTATTATTTTTAAATTTAATCTGTAAGTGTGATTTTTGCTACATCTGTATCTTGTAAAGGAACTCCACCACTAGTTAATCCAATCATTGATGGTGGGATTGTTGACCCTGAATATAAGAACGACCCATTAAGTTCAACTATAAAATTAACAGGAGTTCCTGTTATAGAAGCTCTTGGATTACCGAATGTTAGACCGTGTAGTGCTGTAAAAGTTTGACCTGATGTTACAGGTAAAGCTCCTGATAGATTGGTAAGTGTTATACTTCCACCATCATCAACAAAATCTATAATTTCCGCTCCACCTGTTGATTCGTTAACCGCTATGATTTCGGGACAAATAAGAGTTCCTGTTATTTCACCGTTAGTTAATTCCCATCCGCCACCGCCAAGTAAGTTAAGCCATCCTGATGGATAAATATCTGAGAAAGATGCCCCACTAAATATGATATCATTCGGATATGACGGTTGATTATAGTAATAAGAAGTTGTCGAAGTTCCTCCTGAACAAGCGTCCAATCCAGACACTGTTGAAAATTTAGTTGCACCAATTAATGCGAAAGTTCCTGGTGTTTCAGTAGGTGTTGGTGTGTATGTTGCAGTTTGAGATGGTGTTTGAGTTGGAGTTTCTGTGTTGGTTGGTGTTTGAGTTGGAGTTTCTGTGTTGGTTGGTGTTTGAGTTGTTGTTGGTGTTGGTGATGATATTGGTGTAGATGTTGAAGTCACTGTAGGTGTCGGTGTCGGTAAGTTCGAACATCCGTTAGGGTCGGAACTTGTAATCAATCCTGCTCCACCGCTAACAATAAACCAAGCAATCCCATTAGAATAATAACCATCAATAACAGGAACTGTCAGAGCTGTATTTTGATAAAGTGACTCACCAACGTTTGGACCTACTCCACCCGCTACAGTTCCGTAGACAGGATTAGTTGAACCCAAACAAGCTTCATTCGGAGTTGAACCTGAACCTAAATTATATGTATAGTATCCAAATGTTGCTGTTGGTGTTGTAGTTGGAGTCGGTGTTGGTGTTTCAGTTGGAGATGCGGTTACAGTTGCTGTTGGTGTTGGAACAACCAAACAAGAACTGAATGCACCCACTTGAGCACCATTCGAATCTATTTCTGTTACAATATTTGAACTGTTATAAAAACCTGCCAACATTGTTGACGGACCAAAACTTTCAGGATAGAATTGTGTGCAGTTATCGAAAAGAACCGCATTACCCCAAATATTTCCAACTATTCCTGAAGAACATGCTTCATTCTCAGTTGAACCTGAACCTACTGAAAACTCAAATCTTACTGGTGTCGGTGTAGGTGTTGGAGTTTGAGTTGGTGTTTCTGTGTTAGTTGGAGTTGGTGTAGGTGTTTGACTTGAAGTAGGAGTTGGTGTTGGACCACAATTTCCATCAACTGTAATTGTAGCTCCCGTAATACAACCTGGTCCACAACCAGAAGCAACTATGTAAATAATACCATCTTCAGTATAATAACCTTCCGGATTACCTGTATTTGGACCTGTAGCATCTGACCAAACTAATGTTGAATCCGCCAAACTTGTTCCATTTACAAATATGTTTGCTGTTTGAACACAATCACAAGTTAGTAATATATCCGTCTCATCGTGACATCTCACAATAGCAGTTCTCTCAACGTTTGTAGGTGTTGGAGTTTGCGTTGGAGTTTCCGTGTTAGTCGGAGTCTGTGTGAACGTTGGAGTATTTGTCGGTGTTTCTGACGCAGTTGGTGTCTGAGTATTGGTTGGTGTTGTTGTAGGCGTTGCAGTGTTCGAAGGTGTTTGAGTCGGACTAGATGTCGGAGTAGGTGTGGGTCCAGTTGGTGGGAACGCACCCATATTTTGGAGAACGATTGTTGTATTCGCCGTGGAATATGTTCCATCTATCAACCAAATAAAATATATTTACTACAAGCCATTTTACTTTTTTTATATAAATACTGAGAACTCGCTCAATTTTATTTTCTTTTTTAATAAATCTTATTCAGAACAAAAATATCACTGAAAATTGAGTTCAAAGGACTATTAGAACTAAACTGAGCAGTCACATTCAGAGTATTCGGAATAGTTGTATCAAAGGTTGTATCGTTTACAGTATTGAACGCAAAACCTGCAGGAACACCACTTGATTGTTTTGTTGTATGAAATACTCCAAGAGATACAATATCGGCAACTCCAGCAACACCAAGAGTTCTAATTGTAAAATTTATTGAGAACTGCCAAACATCGTCTGTCGCTGAACTCATAGTTTGTACACCACTGTCCGCCAACACAACTGAACCCGCCTTCACACGGATTTGAATTGTGTCTCCATTTTTTGAAGACAATAACCCACCAAAATCCGCTCTAAAAGAATCCCCAATTTGAAATTGATTCGCACCAACGGTAAGAGTTCCAACACCCCCATTGATTAAAGTCCCTTCAACAGTTGTTGCACTAATTGATACGCTATTTGCCGTTTGGGAAAATAATCCATAAACAGTTGGAAATGGTGCTAATGTGCTATTTTTAACACGATAAGTTACTCCTCCTTGAGCAACTGCGAATTCAGCGTTGGCAGTCATCGCGGTTAATTCTGGTAATGCAGATATTGGTAAATTAGGCATATTATGTAATTAAAATTTTGTAATTATCCTCTTGGTCAAGGGTTGAATAATCTTCTTGTAATAAATAGTTTGTATCGGGGTTAGAAATATAGGTATAACATGTTTGGTCAAAAGCCCCAAAATAAAGTTCATAACTTCCATTAAAATATTCCAACTCAACCGTATATGGTAACACATTTGCACCCAAGCTCACAGTTCCTCCCGTATCAGGATAAAAGGTAATATTGGCTATCTGACCATTAAAATTCGTGCTTGATATTTGTACTCCTGTAGTCATTTTATAATAGTGGTATATTCCATTTATTTGATAGATATTGTTGGACAGATTGTAACTCCGATGGAGATAAAGCTCTACTGTAAGCTAACACATCAAACAAAAATCCATTATAGAAGAACTGTGTGGTTCCCGCGGGTGCTCCCGTATAGGATACTCCCAAGAACACATAATCAAGAAGTGCATTTGTTGTTGTTCCAACATTAGTTATATAGGTCAAGGTTTGTCCTGAACCATCAATATAAAACTTTAATTTATCTTGATTGGTCACACCTGTTCCACTAAACACATAAGATATAATGTGTGGATTTGTATTAACAACACCACCCGTAGCAAAACCACCACCAGCCGCAATGTTGTATGTTGAACCACTTTGTCTTATGTATGTTGCATCCAACCCTGTATTTCCATCAGAACCTCCCTGAATATATTGAGCCGTATTAGTTGAATTGAGTGTCTTAACAACCATAATGATTGTTTGTCCTGATTTTGATGATAAGTCAACAAGAGGGTTTACACTTAAACCATCTGAGGTTCCATTGAACCAAACTCCTCCTAAACCATTTTGAACACCGCTCCACCATTCAGGAGAAGGACCAGCTCCACCACCAATTGGGTTGGCATTGTGCGCACTTGCAGATGAATCTTCCCATTGTGTAAATGTCGAACCACTTGTTGCATTAGGGTTAAATTGGTCACCAGTCTGACCTTGATAATAAATTTCAAGGGTTGGGTCACTTGGTACAATCGCTTGAGTTGGTGTAGGTGTTACATCTGGTGTGTTGGTTTGTGTTGGAGTACTTGTTACCTCAGGTGTTGGTGTTTGAGTTGGAGTTTCAGTAGGTGTTGGACTTGGTTCATTTGTTGGTGTTGGTGTCTGAGTTGACGAAGGAGTAGGTGTTGGTAGTAAGGTTATTTGAATATCACAAACAGGATTAGGTGTTACATCAGGTGTTGGTGTTTGAGTTGGAGTTTCAGTATTAGTAGGAGTATTAGTAGGTGTATCTGTGATTGTTGGAGTTGTAGTATTAGTAGGAGTATTAGTAGGTGTATCTGTAATTGTTGGAGTTGTAGTATTAGTAGGAGTATTAGTAGGTGTATCTGTAATTGTTGGAGTAGGCGTAGATGTAGAAGTATCGGTTATGGTTGGTGTTACAGTATTAGTAGGTGTTTGAGTTGGAGACTCAGTTGGCGTATTTGTAGGAGTTTCAGTTGGAGTGTTAGTAGGAGTTTCTGTTGGTGTTTGGGTTACGGTTTCTATCGGGGTTCCTGTTGGAGTGTTAGTAGGAGTTTCTGTTGGAGTCTCAGTTTGAGTTGGTGTCTCAGTCGGAGTGTTAGTAGGAGTCTCTGTAGGAGTTCCGGTGTTAGTTGGAGTTTGTGTTATGGTTTCTGTTGGAGTCTCAGTAGGAGTTTGTGTTGGTGTCTCAGTTTGAGTTGGGGTATTTGTTGGGGTTTCACTCGGAGTTTGTGTTGGCGTCTCACTCGGAGTCTGTGTAACCGTTGATGTTGGTGTTGTTGTAGGACATATTGAGAAACTACCAATTGTGAACCCCTCTGAATCAAGTTCAACCACAATGTTATTATATGAATAATATCCAGAAAGATTAACCGTGTTTGAACCCGTAGGAGAATCAAAGAATTGATTATTCTCATCGAAGTTCTCAAACTCACCATATATAATTCCATTATCAACACATTGACATGCATCAATCAAAGTAGTTCCCGAACAAACATTAAACGCGAATCTCAATTTCGTCGGTGTTGGAGTGTTGGTAGGTGTTTCGGTTGGAGTTTCAGTTGGTGTCTCCGAAGGTGTGGATGTAGGAGTTGATGTTTCTGTAGGAGTATTTGTTGGTGTCTCGGTAGGTGTAGGTGTTTGAGTTTCAGTTGCAGTTGGAGTTTGACCAGGACTTGCAGTAATTGAAGGTGTAGGAGTATTTGTTGGGGTTTCTGATGGCGTAACGGTTGGTGTTTCCGTACTTGTTGGTGTCAAGGTTGGTGTTTCCGAAGCGGTAATCGAAGGTGTTGGTGTTACAGTAGGAGTTACTGTAGGTGAAGGTGTTGGTAAAATTAAAACTCTACAGTCAGGACACTTAGGGTCTAACAAATCATATTTGTCTTTTTGAATTTTGAAATTGTGCCAAATCTGTGAAGCATTTAAAGGCTCTGTATACATTCTAAATGCACTAATGTCCCCAATTAAACTGCCACCAAAATATTCTTCAAGTTTGATGTGTGTTGTTAAACCTGAATAGATTGTGTTGTCCAAATCATGTGTTGTTAAACACTCTGGGTCTTGTTGATAAACTATTTCGTCAACAGTTTCAGGACATCCTCCTGAGAATGTAAGGTTGTCGTGTAATCCCTGTGTTCCACCACCAACAGAAATGTTATAAGAAACGCCTATTTGTTTTTCTCTTGGTGTGTCTAAAAGTCTCGGAATAATCTCTTCAAAGTTTTCAACAACCATGAAAAGTCTACCATTTACGTATAACTTGAATTTACCCAAACGGTATATTTGTTCAAGTGTCCAATTGTCATTAAAAGTTACAATTTCAGTTGTTGCCGGGTCATAATCTTTCTCATGGGTTAGAGGAGGTTCAATAAGACTAACACTATTGTGAGCAGGAGTAGCGGTATAGATTGTTTCTGTTATCAAACCTAATCCCCCTTTTTCATATAAATCACAAGTATCAAACCATTCATTTCTTTCAAAAACAGCATCTATTTGTACCCAATGCTCAAGCTTTGAATAATCAGTTTGTTCACAATCATGGAAGATACCCCTTGTTGAACACCATTCATTTACTGTAACACCAGTAACATAAGTTAAACCCGACAGGCATGCACCTGTAAATTCACAATCCCCTGTAATTCTATATGTTTTAACACACAGTCTTGGATTACCAGTGTCCCCACTCAATCTCAAAGAAAGTGCATTTGACACTCCGTCATATAGTGGGTCTAGCTCAGGATACTTGACAGTTGTTTCACAATTACACGGACAACCACAGGAGCAATTTGTTGATGTTCCTCCCGATTGTTGATAAACTTTCATACAAGAATGTTCAGCGGTAATTCCCGTCAGTAGACATTCGCAGGTATGCATACAAGTCAACCCAGATGTAACTCTTGTGTAACCTGTATCTTGTTTTGGGTGTCCGTCCGCATAATGATAAAATTTGTTTTCGGCTCTCGCACCCATGTAGAAGAATGCCCCTTTATTTTCAGGGTATCTTTTATTCAAACCTACATTTGTATCACCAGTCCATCTATAACGTAACATAACCTCAGTTGTCCAACCCCAATGAGGTCTTTGAGGGAATACTTGATAGGTATAACCTGGTAACTTATAGAATCCTTGGTAAAATCCTCCATTCAATCTGGCAAAATTTCCTACTAAATCACCATAACTGTCATACGATAAATCGTAGGTATATGAATCATCATTCCAAAGACGGTTACTTGTTGTTGTAAAACCTGTGATAGGATGAAGTTTCATTCTCCTATCATATTTGTATCTTGAAAACTTGTCGGATATGTTTGTATATAGACCAGTCGTTATCTCAATTGTTTCACCCGACATTCTTTTTACTAAACCATTATCAATACCCGTAAGACCAACATCACAAAGAGTTTGTGCTGATGGACAAAAATTTGGGTCGAGGTTGTCTGGGTTCCAGTAGTTTTCGGATACTATGGTATCAAAATCAAATGTTACCGCAGAGACTGTCGCAACAGTTGTCCCTGTCGAATTAAATTCAAATTTAAAAGGCATTCTATTACCGTCATCATCACCAATTAATAATGGTGAAAAAATTACCTCTTGGTCAAAGGTTTTTTCGTCTGACGCAAGACAAATATCCGTTATTTCATTAACAGGTAATAGGCCTAACCTTCTAAAATTGTATTGATTAATATTCTGATACGACATAAACTAATGATAAATACCTTGTGTCATAGTATTTATAGTTTAAAAAGAAGCGATGATTACAACAGATAAAGAATTTTATTCTTCACCATATTATTTCTTTTTAAGAGATAAAGGAAAAGACTATTCATTATATTTCTCTGTAGAGCCAACTCTTGTGGAAGCAAGAAAAAAAGATGAAATGATTAAGGTCCCTAAATCTAAGGTTAAACACGTCTTAAATTATTTGGAAAAATTATTGAAAAATAAATCAAATAAAAACACAAAAGACATGAAAGGGGAAATTGAGGAGCTAGTTGCAACCGATGGTTCAATGACAAACTCTAAAATCCCAATCTTAGACCCGAAACTTCACCCTAGAAAAACTATGGACCAAACTGTTGCAGCTTCCCGTATAACAAACGACCCAATTTCACGTGGTTACAGAACTTACTATGGCGAGTCAATCGAAGAAATGAGCGAAGAGGATATGTCTGCAGCTTTCGGATATGAAGAAACAAAAGACCTCGACGGAAAAGAAACTTTCAAGTATTTCAAAGATGAATTAGAAATGGGTTCCGAAGAGGCCAAGGACCGAACAGAACAACAAGGCAAAGACCCTTCAGGTAAAAGAGACAAAAAGTCAAAATACAGAAAAGACCCTAATTTTATTTCAAGACAAATTTTACCTGAAATCCAAAAACAAAAAGCAATAAAAATGTTAGAGGATATGTTGGCCAAGAAAAAGGATTCGTCGAACGCAGACATTTCAGAAAAAGAAAAAAATATAGAAGTTTCAAGTCTGCTTAAGAAAAATGCGAAATCTTTGTTGAAACAAATGGAAAAAGAAGGATTATCTAAAAAAGACTTTTTGAAATTACTAGACGGTGAATAAAGATTTATACGATAAGGAAATTGAATTACCCGCACACATAAGAAAGCATCTAAAAAAATCTTTCAAATATGTGGGAGAAGTTGATGAAAACACTGAAGGACTTAAAAGAAATAAAGAACTTCAAGACAAAAGATTTATTGGGTATAAACAATTGAAAAGAATAAAAAACTTTTTCGATAGTTTTAAGGGAAATCAAAACGAAAAGGAATTCATTCTAAACGGTGGTCATCTGATGAAAAATTTTGTGAATGATGAGTTAAGAAAAATGAGGGAATTTGGTCACCTTACTAAAAGAAATAAGATGGATGCAGGAATGCAGAATCAATTTATAAAACCTCACGAAAAAAAGGATTTTACAAATGTGAGACCTTCAAAAGAACATTCGAAAACCGTGGACAAATATACTGCCGCGGTAACTGAAAGTCTGAAAAGGATAAACGAAATAATTTCAAAATTGTAATTTATGTCAGAACAAATCAATGTTGATTTATCACAGAACATACCTAATACCCTTACCGCTATCGCAGACGCTGAGAGAGCAAAGTTAATTCCAAAAAACGATTTTAATGCGGTTGGGAATGAATACTCATCAGTTAATAGAGACGCTGTTGCCGACGGTGATTCAATGGGTAGAGGAACGGGAACATTTTTAGATGTTTACAATGTTAATGCAGGAACAATCACAGACATTGTTGAAAGAAAAAATGAAATAAAAATCAACAAATTCAATTCAAGTAAAACTTACCCTGATTTCTAATGAATCTAACGAACACACTAAAAGGTTTACTCACGGAGATTGCTTCCATACAAACAGTTCAAGATGCTGTCAATGGGAGAAAAGTTTGTGTGATATACTACGATGGTGACGAGCCAGGTGGTAGAGGACTTCGTGAAATAGAGCCCGTGGCTTTAGGTAAAAGTAAGGCAGGTAATTTAGTCATGAGAGGTTGGGATAGAGAAGGAGCATCTCACACAGGATATAAGGGTGAACAACCTTTACCTGGATGGAGATTATTTAGACTTGATAAAATCCTATCTATGAAACCAACAGGTGAAGTTTACAATACTCCGAAACCAAATTATAATTTTAACGGAGATAAGAGTATGGTATCAGTAATTACGATTGCTAAGTTTGATAATACTCAACCTCAAACAACATAATTTTATGAACGAGAACGATTTAATGAGTAGATTAGTGGCTTCAAAAGCCATAATGGACAGTCCAAAATTCAACCAATCTAGAAATAGTATTAGTGGTGGATTGCCACCAACATCTTTACAAGACTTCGATGTCCCACAAGCAAAATACAATATTCCACAGGAGTATTTACAAGAACAACAATCTGCACCTCTTCTGAGTCAAATCCCAAGAGAAAATACTAAACCTGTTGGAGTTCCTAGTGTCGATGCAATCAAGAACTCAAAATTACCTGACGAAATCAAAAGATTAATGATTGAACATCCGATTGCGCAAGCACAACAACAACAAGCAACTCTATCAAATGACTTAGTAGAAAAAGCTTCAAGATTAATGAAGAGAGAAGATAGTAACTACATTCCTGAATCTGCTAAGAACAAACAAACAACAAAAGTATCCTCAGGTATTGACTACAACATGATTCAAAAAATGATTGAAGAGGCCGTAGAGAAAGCATTAGAAAAAAATGGACTTTTGGTTGAAAGTGCAGAAAAAACTAATGAGATTTTCTCTTTCAAGGTTGGTAAACATATTTTCGAAGGAAAGGTTACAAAGATTAAAAAGTTATCCTAACATATTTCTTTATTCAACATAGATTGTTATATTTCTCCAATATAACAATTTTTTTATGCCCAAAATTAACGTATTAGTTGTCCCATCAGATAGAACAGGTGTTGGCAAATTTAGGTCTGTAGACCCTCACATTTTTCTACAAAATTTATATCCTGAAGAGTTTCATGTCGATATTATATATGAAGTTCCGTATAACGATGATTCTTTTTGGAAGAAATACCAAATAGTTGCGTTCCATAGAAGTTTAGGTGCTGATTTCGAAAAAGCCTATGAATTGATTCCGAGATTGAAATCAATGGGAATTAAAACAATATGTGACATCGATGACTATTGGATGCCAGGTAAGGAACACCCAATCCACGATGTAATAAGATTCAACAAAATAAATGAGAAAATTACAAACAATCTCAAAGTCGCCGAATTTGTTACAACAACTACCTCAATATTTGCAGACGAAATAAAAAAATTGAACAAAAACGTTTTCGTTTTTCCAAACGCAATTAACCCAACAGAATCACAATTTAAGGAACCAACACCTGAATCAGACAGATTACGAGTAGGTTGGCTTGGAGGTTCTTCTCATCTACACGACCTACAGTTGTTAGACCAATCATTCAGTAAGTTATCTAAACTTTCAGACAAACTACAGTTTGTAATTTGTGGATTTGACACAAGAGGAACAATAACTGAAATCAACCAACAAACAGGAGAACATAAAAAAAGAAACATATTACCACACGAAACTGTTTGGGCTAATTACGAAAAAATATTCACACAAGATTTCTCTATTGTATCCGAAGAATATAAAAATTATCTTTTGAAATACTCTCAAGAATCTTACCCTGAAGAAAACAAAGAATCATATATCAGAGTCTGGACCAAACCAGTTCAGTCATATGCAAAAAACTATTCAAAGTTCGACATATCTTTAGCACCAATTAAAAATCATATGTTCAACAGAATGAAATCTCAACTTAAAGTAATTGAGGCTGGTTTTTACAAAAAAGCAATAATTGCTTCTAACTTAGGTCCTTATACAATAGATTTAAAACACGCTTTAAAAAATGGAGAATTTACAGACGGTAATGCTCTTTTAGTTGAAGAAAATAGAAATCATTCAGATTGGGCTAAGTTTATAGAAAAATTAGAAAAAAATAGAAATTGGGTTACCGATTTAGGTGAAAGGTTGTATGAAACCGTGAAGGACAAATATGATTTGAACATAGTCACCAAACATAGAGCAGAGTTTTATAAATCTATATTATGATAAACATTCCACTTAGTAAGATTCTTTTTTTAGATATCGAAACCGTTGGAGTCCAACCCAATTGGGATTCCTTGGTAAAAAACCAACCAGCGTTGTCTTTCCAATTTGAAAACTATTTTGATTGGTTTCAAAAAAGATTCCCAGAAGATGCGGACAAACCAATCGGTGATATGTTCGTCAATAGAGCGGCACTTGTCCCTGAGTTTGCAAGAATTGCATGTATAAGTGTTGCATTTGTGACCGAACAAGGTAACACACGAATGCAATCTTTCAGTGACCCTGATGAGAAAAAGATATTATTTGAAGTTCAGAAACTTTTACAAAAAGTTGGGGAGTTAGGTTTTTTTCTTTGTGGACATAATGTAAAAGGTTTTGACATTCCAATGTTGGCTAAAAGAATGATTATAAACGGTTTTCAACCACCAAAGATATTACCAGGACACGATACGAAACCTTGGGAAATAAAGGCTTTTGACACTAAGGAATTTTGGCAATACGGTGGCTATGGCTCAATTGCATCCTTGGAACTTATGTGTGTATGTTTGGGTGTAGAATCTTCGAAGACCATGGAAATTACAGGTAATAAGGTTCATGACGCTTTTTGGGTAAAAAAAGATATTGAAGGTATTGTAAAATATTGTGAGAAAGATGTGTCTGTATTAATTGATGTAATTAAAAAAATTCAAAAACTTAAATAACATGCAAAAAAAAGATGAAGAACTTCTGAAAGAAATCATGGAACAATTCCAAAGGATAAAGGATGAGGTAGGTATGGAACCTGATGAGAATTACCAACGTGAGTTGGAAGATTTATTTGGGATGTCCATGGAACAAATGAATGCCGACGCAACAATTGCATTACAGACACAAACGGTTGAGATTGAACTAATTCATGAGGACGCAATCTTTCCATCATATAACTACCCAACTGATTCAGGATTTGATTTATATTCTGTTGATGAAATGACCTTAGAACCATTTGGAAGAGGTTTGGTTTCTACTGGTCTAAAGTTCAATTTCGAAGAGGGATATGAAATACAAATAAGAACCAAAAGTGGATTAGCAGTTAATCAAGGTTTAATGGTCTTAAACTCGCCAGGCACCGTAGACCAAGGATACACAGGGGAAATAAAAGTGCCTGTTTTTAATGCAAACCCAACCAAATTTACAATCTCAAAAAACATGAAAGTTGCTCAAGCAGTTCTTTGTCCTGTGAAAAACGGAAGATTTGTCAATTTAGTTCCTGTTGATGAGATTGGTCAAAAAGACAGGGGAGACAATGGTTTTGGAAGCACAGGAATTTAAATTTTTGATAATGGGAAAATACTACGAAAATCTGGACACTTTGATTGAATTAATCAAAAAACTAGAGAGGAAACATTTGCTCGCTGAGTTTATTTTGGATTGCATCCAAATATCCAAAATTGACCCCAACAAAACACCACACGAAATTATAAAAGAAGCAAAGAAAAAAAGATTAGGATAATGATAACAGTTGGTTATTCAAGCAGAGAACACAAGCCTGAATTTATAGAATATTTAAAAAAGTCATCAGGATACAAAAAAATTAACGTTATTGAAAAAATAAATAACGGAGAAAAATCATTGGCTCAAGTTTATAACGAAATTCTGAAAGAATCAGAAACTGATATTATCGTATTTTGTCATGATGACATTTATTTCGATACAAACTCCTGGTATTCCAAAATCACTAAACATTTCGAAAAAACCGACTATGGTATTATCGGTATGGCAGGAACAACATCTATGCCCGCGAGTGGAAAATGGTGGGAGGATAGAAGAAAAATGATAGGAATTGTTAATCACGAAAGTGGAGGAAAAAAATGGGAATCAAAATACTCGGAATCAATTGGTAGTTCGGTGACTCCTGTGATTGTCTTGGACGGTGTTTTCATTGCTGTCAGTAAAAGTCGAATTAAGAAAAACTTCAATGAAGAATTCGAAGGATTTCATTTCTATGATATCCCATTTTGTTTTGAAAACTTTATGGAAGGTGTTAAGATTGGAGTAATCACAAATATAAGAATAACTCACAAATCAATCGGTGCCACCAATGACCAATGGGAAAAAAATAGACAGTTATTCGAAACCAAATACAGCCAAAACCTACCTGTCAAAATACCATATGATACTCAAAGAAAAATTAGAGTTTTATTGAGTTGTTTATTTTTTAAAACTTTTACCGGTTCTGAATTATACGTTTATGAATTAGCACAAAAATTACAAAAATTGGGTTGTGATGTTACAATCATGTCTCAAATAGGTGGAGTGTTAACCGATATGGCAAAAAGACAAGGTATCAAGGTTATAAGTTTCGAACAAGCGCCTGGTTTTAAATTGGGTGACGGGAAATGGGGATTTACAACGGAAAAAGGATTTCAACCTTCTACACCAAATATGATGTATAGAGTTACAGAGGCGCCATTCGATATTATTCATATGCAACACAAACCTGTTGCGGAAAGGATGATTCAATTCTATCCTGAGGTTGAAAAAGTTTATTCGATACATTCTGAAGTCATTGAATTAGAAAATCCAATCAAACATGAATCTATAAAAAAATACATTGCAATCAGACCTGAAATAAAAAATTATATGATTGAAAATTTTCAGATTTCTGAAAATGAGATTGAAGTGATTTATAACCCTATAGATGAAAACAAATTTGTTACTAAGAATGTAAAAAAAGAAAACGCGATATTGTTTGTTGGGACTATAGATTATCTTAGAAGAGAAACAATAATGGATTTGATTGACTACACAAAAGAAAATGAAAAGGAACTTTGGATTGTTGGAGAGGATAAATCGAATTATCTTCCACAAATTCTTTTGAATTCACACGTCAAGCATTTCCCACCAACTTGGAATGTTGAAAGTTTTATAAATAGATGTTCAGAGACAGCCGGAATACAATTGGGTAGAACAACAATAGAGGGTTGGTTATGCCAGAAACCAGGTTGGATATATAAGGTAGATTCGAATGGATTTATTATTTCTAAAGAACTTTATCAAGTTCCCGATGACGTTGAGAAATACCACAGTAGTAAAGTAAGTGAAAAAATAAAAAATATATACAGAGAAGTTTTATCATGATTATTCTAACCACCACTTTTAACTGCGAACAATTCATTGAAAGGTGTTTGTTGAGTATAATGGGTCAAAAATTCAAAGATTTTATATGTTACATAACTGATGATTTATCTACGGATAAAACTAGAGAAATCATCAAAAGGACTATATCTGACGACCCAAGGTTTATTCTTATTGAAAATCATATCAAGTTTTATCAACCAGGCAACTACGACCAAATAATAAGATGGAGAGGTATTGAAGGGGAAGAAATCTGTGTTGAGATTGATGGAGACGATTGGTTACCAAACTCACAAGTTCTGTCCAATATTGCAAAAGTCTATGAAGATAAAAATGTTTGGATGACAAGTGGTTCGTTCAAGTATCATGACGGAAGACCAGGTTTTGCAAATCCACCTACGACAAATGTAGATGTAAGAAAACAAGTTTTCACCCTTTCTCACATGAGAACATGGAAATCTTGGCTTTGGAAAAAAATTGACGAAAAAGACTTGAGAGACGACAAAGGTAACTATTGGGATGTTGCTGGTGACCTATCTTTTATGTTTCCGATGTTTGAAATGTCAGGTATGGAACATTATAGATTTTTGACCGACATAAATTATATTTACAATGAATCTAACCCACTCAATGACCATAAAGTCAATATGAACAAGGTTATTGAAACGGTCAATAAAATCAGAAACAAAACCCCCTACACAAAACTATGAGTTTTGATTCAAGTATAGAAAACATTATTTTGGAAATTAACCAAACAAAAAAAATAGACAACATCCTCCACATCGGAGCGTGTTTAGGTGAAGAAGTAACTTTTTACAACAGACTCAATCCAAAAAAAGTTTACTGGTTCGAACCAAACCCAAAACTATTGAGCCAATTAGAAAAAAACCTTGCAGGATATAATTTTGAAAACTCATTATTTCCCTATGCGGTAAGCAATAAGAAAGGAGTTGCTAGTTTCAACATAATTGAAAACACATCGAAAACAAACCCAGGATGTTCATCCCTTCAGGATTTGAAAATCCACTTGGAACTTTATCAAGATATACAGAAAGTTGATACTTGCCAAGTTAATACAATCAACATAGATGAATTCATTTCTGAAAATAATTTAGAGTCTAATTTCGATTTAGTCAGTCTTGATACACAAGGACATGATTTTGAAATACTTAATTCGAGTGAATTAATTTTTAATGCGAATATAATAGTAATTGAGACGGCTAAAGTAGAATTATACGAAGGTCAGAAAATTGACACAGAAATAGATTCATTAATGGAGTCCAAGGGATTTCATAAAAAATACTATCACCAATTTCATAGTGTTTGGGGTGATACTCTATATGTAAAAAATTAAAGTGATGTCGAATTTAATATCAGCACACCTTATGGGTGGATTAGGAAATCAATTGTTTGAGGCTGCACACGCTTTAGCTCAAGGCTGGAAACACAACAGAGAGGTAAAATTCTTTCCTGATTCTTGGACACCAGGTCAAGGGAGAAATGCTAAAAATTACATCGATAACGTATTCAGAAACTTGGAATTTTCAGATAAGATTGAAGGTTTTACACACGTATATGAAGGACCTTTCGAGTATTCTGAAGTGAATCCACTGGAAACCAATACCTCATTCTATGGATACTATCAAAGTTCCAAAAATTGGTTTGGATACGATGAAAAAATAAGAGATATTTTTCAACCTAACCCTGAATTGGTCGAAGAAATGAAATTAAAATATCCTCAATTATCCCAACCAAATACTTTATCTCTCCACGTCAGAAGAAGTGAATATCTTCAATTCCCTGAGATTCACCCAACAATTAGTTTAGAGTATATTCAAGAAGCTCTAAAAGTAATTGGGGAATACTCAACAGTATTTGTTTTCAGTGATGACCACGATTTTGTTAAACAAAATTTAAATTTTCCAAGTGTAGTTTATGTAAATGAGTCTGAGGATTGGAGAGAATTATACTTAATGGGACTCTGTCAAAATCACATAATATCAAACTCCACTTTTTCATGGTGGGGTGTATTTTTGAACAAAAACTTAAATAAAAAAATTGTCGCCCCATCTCGTTGGTTCGGTCCTAAAGGTCCTAATGCAAAGGATATCTACGAATCTTACTGGCACACTATAAATTGTGATTGGGTTGAGGGTGGAAGATTAATTCCTCTAAAAAATGATTAATACAAGTCCAAACAGCGAATCTTGTCAAATATCTGACGTAAAAAAAATTGTTACATCTCGAAACTTCAAATTGGATGGTGATGTAATTGAATTTGGAACTTTCACAGGTGGGAGCACCAAAGTCCTTTCAGGTCTTTTCCCCGATAAAACCATCTTCACAATAGACCATTTTCAAGGGTTAGAAAAAACAAACAAAAACGTTCCTAAAGATAGTGATTGGATTGAGAGAGCATTTGCTTTGGACAATCCTTTGTATAAACATATTTCTAGTGTTCCAAAATCTATAGAAGAACTTAAAAATAGATTCAAAGGTCATAATAATATCGAAATGATTATATCGGATATCCATGACTTAACTGAACCTTCGGATTATAATATCTCAAAAATTTCCATATGTAACCTTGATGTTGACATTTATGAACCAGCAGTTTCTTCATTAGAGTTTTTAACAAAATGCGAATGGTCCGAGATATTCATCAGGTTTGACGATTGGCACGGAGGTGAATCCGAATACGACCAACATGAACGTTTAGCATTCGTAGAGTGGATTGAAAAATATAAATATGATTTCCAAATAACTCACGGTGGTTATATAGGTGGGGTCCACGTAAAAAGAGCAAGATGAACAACTCAAACCTTTCATGTAAATTAGAAATTTTAAAAGAGATATCGAAAAAATATTCTCTAATTGGTGATGTTTTGGAGTTTGGAACTTGCACTTGTCAAAGTGCAATCCAACTTGCCACAATGTTTCCTGACAAAACAGTATTCACAATTGACCATTTTCAAGGACTTGGAAAAAGTTCCAAACCATTACCATCCTCAAGTGATTGGAGGGAAGGTTCTTTTGCGTTGGGTGCATGGAACGCAAAAGGTTGCGAGTTTCCAAAAACAATAGATGAGGCCCTGCAAAAACTATCAAGTAAGCCAAATATAAAACCAATTATCTCAGATATTCACAAATTAACACATCCATCAGATTACGGAATCGGAAAAATTTCTATATGTAATGTTGATGTAGACATATATGAACCAACGGTATCATCACTCGAATTTTTGTTAAAATGTGAATGGTCAGAGGTTTTCATAAGATTTGATGATTGGCATGGTGGGAATTCTGAATATGACCATCACGAAAGGCAGGCCTTCAACGAATGGATAAATAAACATAATCTCCAATTTGAATTAACCCATAATGGGACTTATGGTGGAGCATATATTAAAAGATAAAAAATGGAAAAAAAATTAATCAGGAAAGTATCAGATTGGTGGGGTGAATATGATTGTTCATCAAACCGCAACATGCCAAAGTATATACAATGGCTATCTAGAGAAACTGAAACACCACACGAAGTTAGTGTATATGTTGATAACTACATTAAAGATTGGGGATTCAATGACCCATCAAGAGAAAAAATTGGATGGTTACTCGAATCACCACAGATGAATGAGCACACAATCAAATATCTCTTAGATAATATTGACAAAACAAGGGAACATTATAAGTGGATATTCACTTGTATGGATAGTCTTGTCGAAATGGGTGCACCATTTGTTTACAATATATCAAATGCGGTTCCTTGGATTTGGGAAAGAAATAGAATGATACACCCAAAAACTAAACTTGTATCCATGATTGCATCCAATAAAGGATGGTTGAGGGGTCACCAAAACAGACTACAATGGGTTGAGAGATTGAAAGATAAAGTGGACCTATTCGGTTCAGGCAGACCCCACCAAATAAACGATAAAGAGGATGGATTGAGAGATTATATGTTTTCAGTCTCAATTGAAAATGATAATTCTGACACATACTTCACAGAGAAACTTACAGATAATTTTGTTATGGGAACTGTCCCTGTATATTATGGTTCGAGGAAGGTCGTTGAGAAATACTTCGACCCAACAGGAGTAATATTCTTGGAGGATGACCCCGACTTGTCAAGTTTAACTGTAGAAAAATATCAGTCCATGATGCCCGCAATTGAAAGAAATTTCAAGAAAGCGTTGGAATTACCACTAGCAGAAGATTACATGTGGGAAAACTATCTTAAAAATTTATTCTAATGAAATATCTTGTTTTAGGCTCCGAAGGACAAATCGGAATGGAATTATGTAAATTCCTCAGAAACAAAGGGGAAACAGTAATAGAATTTGATAACGCTAAAATACCCAGTCAAGATTTAAGAATACCAAATATCATTGATGATTTGGTGATGGAATCTGATTTTGTGATGTTCTTGGCTTTTGATGTTGGTGGTTCAAGATATTTGAAAAAATATCAACACACATATGAATTTATTGAAAATAATACAAAGCTAACACTATACACTTTTGAAAGTTTGAAAAAACATAACAAACCTTTTATATTTGCATCATCACAAATGGCAAATATGTCATATTCACCATATGGAGTTTGTAAAAGTTTAGGTGAGATTTTCTCAACTGCACTGAATGGAGTCACAGTCAAGTTTTGGAACGTGTATGGACCTGAACATGATTTGGAAAAATCACACGTTGTGACTGATTTCATATTAAAGGCTAAAAAAGGTCAAATTACAATGATGACCGATGGAACAGAAGAAAGACAGTTTTTACATGCTGAGGATTGTTCAAATTGTTTGTATATTCTTTCACAAAAATATAATGAGATTGATAGGTCAAAAAACCTACACATAACAAATTTTGAATGGAATACAATTTTAGAAGTTGCAAATATTATTCGTGAGACAATTCCTTGTGAAGTCATTCCTTCAACCGAAAAAGATTCTGTTCAACTTAATAAAAAGAACGAACCCGACCCTTACATATTGAATTTTTGGAAACCTGAGATATCCTTGAAAGAGGGTATCAATAAAATTATAAATGAAATGACAAATTAGTATGAAACAAAAAAAAGTAGTTGTTTTAGGTGGTGGAGGATTCATAGGGGGGCATTTGGCTAAAAGATTAAAAGAAGAAGGATGTCACGTTAGAATATGTGATATAAAAAAACATGAATACTTTTTCCAAGATGAAATATGTGATGAATTTATTTTGGGTGATTTGACTGACCCAAAGGTTGTGGAATTGGTAATCGAAGAAGGTGTTGACGAAATTTATCAGTTAGCTGCAGATATGGGGGGTGCTTTGTATATTTTCACAGGAGAACACGATGCAGATGTAATGTATAACTCAGCAATGATTAATCTCAATGTTGCAAGAGAATGTGTTAAGAAAAAAGTAGGAAAGGTTTTTTACTCTTCTTCTGCTTGTATGTATCCCGAGCACAATCAATTAGACCCCAACAATCCAAATTGTGAAGAATCTTCAGCATATCCTGCAAATCCAGATTCGGAATACGGATGGGAAAAGTTATTCTCAGAGAGAGTATTCCTTTCATTTCATAGAAACTATGGACTCAATGTTAGAATAGCAAGATTTCATAATATTTTTGGACCTCAAGGAACTTGGAAAGGGGGTAGAGAAAAATCACCCGCAGCGATGTGTAGAAAAGCTGCAGAATCAAAAGACGGTGATGAGATAGAGGTTTGGGGAGAGGGTAATCAAACCCGTTCATTTCTTTATGTAGACGAATGTGTAGAAGCTGTGTTAAGATTAATGAAGTCTGACTTTACCGGACCTGTCAACATAGGAAGTGAAGAAATGGTTTCAATCAACGAATTAGCAATTCTAGCAATCAATATTTCAGGTAAGAAATTAAAAGTCAAAAATATTGCAGGTCGAGAGTTTGAAAAAAAATACGGTTTCAAGTGTCCGTTGGGTGTTAAGGGAAGAAACTCAGACAACAAGTTATATAGAGAAAAAATTGGATGGGAAGTTAGTCAACCTTTAGAAGTTGGTATAAGAAAAACATATCAATGGATTAAATCTCAGGTTGATGACTATGAGACACAAACCCCTTGGATATATGAAACACCTGACAATGGTAAAACAGTTTATAGAAGAGAAATAAACAATCCAATTAGAAAAAAAATTAAATAAAATGATAAATGTCCCTGTTAGTGTCGGAGAGTTAATTGATAAACTTTCCATCCTTCAAGTAAAAAAGACAAAAGTAAAAAATACAGAAAAACTTGAATACATCAAAAAGGAATTCGAGTTACTTTACAACTTGTCTTCAGAATATTTGAACGATATGACAATTGAAAATTTATACCACGATTTGGTAAACACAAACTCAAATCTGTGGGAAATTGAGGATAGACTCAGAGTTTTGGAACTTGAAAGTAAATTCGAGGGTGAGTTTATAGATTTGGCTAGAAAAGTGTATATCACAAACGACAGAAGATTCGAATTGAAAAACGAAATCAATTCAATCACTTCATCTGAAATAAGAGAAGTAAAAGAATATGTGAACTACAAAAGATAAAAATTAAATTTATACAATGGCAAAAACGACGAGAAAGTTGAGTGGAACGACCGCTCAGAGAGATGAGGCACAAATAAAAACAAAGAAAGACTTAATTTGTTCGATAGTAAAAAAGAAAACCAAACAAAAATTTTTATCTGAAAATCAAAAAATATATTACGACACACTTTTAAATAATCAAATTACAATCTGTTCAGGACCAGCAGGTGTTGGTAAAAGTTATGTTGCAATGAAATGTGCAATAGACTTACTTTCTGACCCTCTAACTCCTTTCGAAAAGATTATCATCGTCAGACCGGCGGTGGAGGCAGAAGAAAAATTAGGTAGTTTACCTGGTGGCGTTGAAGAAAAGTTAGACCCATACATTTTTCCATCATACTATCTTTTGAATAAAATAATAGGTAAAGAGACGAGAGAAAAACTTAAGGAAGCTGAAGCTATTGAGGTCTTTGCATTAGCTTATATGAGAGGTATGAATATTGATAATTCAATACTCATTTTCGAAGAAGCTCAAAACTCAACTCCGAGTCAAATGAAATTATTATTGACAAGAATAGGATTCAATTCGAAATTTTTCATATCAGGGGATTTGGAACAATTTGACAGACATAAAGATAAAACACAAACAGGTTTATGGGACGTGATTAGAAGATTCGATGACATTGAAGATGTTGGCATTTTCGAATTCAAACCTTATGATGTAGTTAGAAATCCATTGATTTCGAAAATATTAAAAAAATACGAACAATGAGAATTGGAATCGAAATAAATGGAGTTTTAAGAGACACCTTAAAAAAGATTCAAGAAGTTTATGAGAAGTGGTTTATAGAAAATCGTTTCGATGATGACGAAGAACCTAAAGGTGAAGTTTTTTCAGAATTGAATTCCTTAGAAATTATGAAACATCTTAAATTTAAAGATGAAGATGAATTATATAATTTCTTATACAAAGAGTATACTATGGAAATATTCGGTCATGCCGGTTCTAAGGAATATAACGGTATGAATGATTTTAATGATTTTTATTTGGACATGAGAGAAGAACATGATATTATTGTTGTTTCTGACGAAATAGGAAAATCGAAACCAGCTTCTTTATTTTTTCTATCCAAGTTCGGATGTCTTACAGAAAACGTCAAATTTTATAGTGAATCTACAATAAATTATCTTTGGGACAGCGTAGACGTTTTACTTACTGCAAATCCAAACCTATTATTAAATCATCCTTCTAATGTGGAAGTCATTAAATATGAAACGTCATACAATAAGGATATAAATACAAACCATTCAATTCAGTCGATAGGAGAATTGAAATCAAAATTGAACAAACTTTATGATTAGTGTTTTAGGTGAAACTTATTATATCGATTTGGATAAAGTCGAAAATTATTTAGACATGTCCAATGATGAAAACTACGAGCCACTTTCAGGAACATCTGAAATGAGAATAAATGTTATTAAATTTGAACTCATAAAATTATTATTAGAAACTGTTCTATCAGAACAGGAACCTCTCGAAGATAAGTTAGGTTTAAACAATCCGAAGAACGTTAGTATACCGTTCAAATTGGCATTTAATACCTTACTAAACAAAAAATTAATAAATCATTATTGATATGCAGGCACCAGTAAAAGAAAAATTAGAAATTTCAATCAAAAATTTGGAAGACAAAAAAGCCAGAATTTATTTTTTGGTTCAAGATACCAAAAACAACGCTAAAGCTTCTGTTAGATTTATCTATCAAGTTGCAAAAACCCTTTTGGATAATGGATTCAATCCAATCATTTTACATGAAAAGAAAGATTACTTAGGTGTAAATTGGATGGGTGAGGAATACATGAAGATTCCTCATAAAACAATTGAAGGTGAGAATTTAGAAATTTCTCCCGAAGACTTTTTGGTAATCCCCGAGATATTTGGATACGTTATGGAGCAAGTTAAACAATTGCCATGTGCTAAAATTGTTATAACTCAACAATATGCTCACATGTTAGAAACTCTCAATCCAGGTCAATCGTGGTCACAGTTTGGATTTTACAAATGTATAACTACCAATTTCAAACAAAAAGAATATATCGAGAAGGTAATGAGACAATCCTCAATTGATGTTTTGAAACCTTATATAAATGATAAGTTCCAACCAAAAAATTTACCACCAATGCCGATTATTGGTATTCACACCAAAGAACAATCTGATGCGGTGAACATAATCAAAACTTTTTATCTCAGGTTTCCACAATATAGATGGTTTACCTTCCGAGACTTAAGAGGGTTGTCGGAAACAGAATTTGCAAACTCTTTGAAAGAATGTTTTGTCAGCGTTTGGATTGACGATAAGAGTGGATTTGGAACATTTCCTTTAGAATCCATGAAATGTGGTGTTCCTTGTATTGGCAAAATTCCAGATTTGATGCCCGATTGGATGAACGAAGACAATGGGATATGGATTACAGACCAAACATTATTCCCTGATGTATTAGCAGATTTTGTTCAAAATTGGTTGGAGGATAACATCAAACCTGAACTTTACGAACAATTTCAAAAAACAGCAGAAACTTTCTCAAATAAACAAGAGTTTGAAGAGAACGCAGTTGAACTATTTCAATCGTATCTAACCACAAGAGCAAACTCATTTAAAGAACAAATGTCAAAAACAGAAAACTAATATGGAAAACAAATTTTCAGTATCTGTAATATTACCTATCAAATCTTCTAAAGCAAAAGACTTTGAAGAGTATTTTAATAAAGCAATCAATTCAATCAAAAATCAGTCTGTAGAGCTAGAGGAAATTCTAATCGTTCATTCAATTGAAGAATCACTTCAAGAATTTTTGAAAAGTTATAATTTCGAAAATCTGAATGTAAAATTATTAGAGTGGAGTCAAAAACCTAATTACTGTTCTCAAGTCAACTTCGGAATTAAAAATGCGAAAGCAACTTGGATTTCTCTTTTTGAATTTGATGATGAATACTCAAATATTTGGTTCAAAAATGTAAAGAAATACGCTGAATCATATCCTGATGTTCAGATGTTCTTACCAGTAGTTGTCGAAGTGGACGAAAAAGGGACCTTCGCTGGTTTCACAAATGAAGCAACGTTTGCGGCAAACTTTACACAAGAAATGGGATTCTTGACAAATGACACACTTCAAGATTATCAGAACTTCCAAACCGCAGGGTCAGTATTCAAAAAATCTTTGATTGATGATTTTGGTGGTTTCAAACCCTCAATCAAACTCACTTTTATTTATGAGTTCCTTTTGAGACTTACGTATAATTCAGTTTCTATTATGACTATACCCAAACTTGGTTACAAACACGTTAACCTTAGAGAGGGTTCAATATTTTGGAATTACAAAAATGGTGATTCGAAAATGTTAGAAGATGAAGTTAAGTTTTGGCTACAGACAGCCAAGAAAGAATATTTCTTTACTGACGACAGAGTCATAAAATATGAATCACCAAATGCGTAATGCAAGAAACCCTCTCCGCTTTAACAGAAGATATATCATCGAAAAAAAGGGGTAGGAAAGCAGTTAAAGAAAATTATTTTGACGTAAGGGAAGAGACTGCGGTAAGAAACTTTTTGTTAGCCGAATCTTCAGAAGAAAAAAATAAAATCTATAACGAATTCCTAAGAGCTCCTTTGGATAAGATGATATCATCTATTATCCGAAGATACAAATTGTATCGTAAAGATATGGATTTCATTGAAATACACACTGACACTCATTCTTTCCTGATGACAAAGGTGGATAAATTCAAACCCTCTAAAAACAAAAAAGCTTATTCTTATTTCGGCACTATTTGTAAGAATTATTTGATGGGTCAAATAATTAAAGACCAAAAAGAGACGAACAGAAAAATATCTTATGAGGATATATCCTCAATGATTGAAGAGCGTCCAGATATGATTTACACAATTGATGATGACGTTTTGGAAACAGATGTATTGATTGTAGAATATCTCAAAGAATTGAAGGATTTTATTGAGGTAGAAAACTTGAATGAAAATGAAAAAAAGTTGGGTTATGCACTCATAGACTTGTTTGACAACTACGAAAGTATTTTCTCCGGCGCAGATAACAATAAATTCAATAAAAATGTAATCTTATTGTCATTGAGAGAGATGACAAATCTAAGCACCAAAGAAATCAGAAGTTCAATCAAAAGATTCAAAAAGTTATACTTGGTTATTCAACATAAATTAAAAAATTAATGAAAAAGTATTTATTGATATGCCAAGACCACAAAGAAAAGAAATTAATTTCACTAAGGACTCCATCCTTGCCTTGATGCAAGAGATATACAACGAACTTGTAGAACAAAGACAAACCGCTATTCGTATCCAAAATAAAATGTTGTCAATGTTAAAGGACCCTGAAGACATGACAACCATAGGTCCCGTTATAGAGAAACAACAAAAAATTGTAAACGATTGTGTTGAGAAAAAAATAAGTCTTTCGAAACTACAGTCTAGTATTTGGGAAAAATCCAATAATTCACAGGAAAGCTTCTCAATGGCTGATTTGGATGACGACCTACTTCAAAATCTCATTGAAAAGGATGTTTCTAATGACGAGGGAACATACAAAATGAGATAAGATGCAAGCTAACAATGTCATAGATTTAACAAGTGGGGAACAAAGAGTAAACTCAAGAATAAGCGCTCTCAAGGCCGCGGTGGAAACTCTTAAAGCTGAAAAAGATTTATCAAAGTCAGTTGCGAACTCATTTGCCGAATCAAAAAATTTTACAACAAGTCAACTCGATAAAGTAAAAGATTTACAAAAAAGGTATCAAAGAAATCCCCCTAATTCGTTAGACCAATTAATAGGATACATCTTTCAAACTAAAGGACAAGGTTCTGAAACATTAAAATATCTAAGAAAAAAACTTTTAGAGGTAGCTACTACCTTAGAGCCAAAAGCCGCCGCAATTCTCAAAGAAGAATCTATAAAAGCTTTAGGTTGTTCACAAGAACAAACCTATAAAGGTGTATCACCTTCTTTACTTCAACTTCAACCACTCTCAACAATTCCTCAGGGACCTAATGATGGATTCCTTTACATACCCGTGCAATCAATCGATTTTTTAGAAAATTTAAAAAATGCACCCGATACTAAGATAGGAAAAGTTTATTACGAAAAACCAGAGCCATCCGCTGACCCAAAATTTAAACCATTTGGTGGGATTGATTATTATCCAATGAATAAACAACTCTATCAACTCATGGAACCTTCAAATAGTGGTAGAAGTTTATCTCAAATCTTGGGAAAAAATTACCAAGGAAAATCAGGACAGAATTTATTTGATGTTCAATATACCACAACAAATGGATTGGGTATTACTGGTAACTTTTATCGTGTTGCGTTAATTGATAGGGAAAATAATGCTGGGTTAACCTCTAACAAGGTTGGTGAATTTATCTCGGACTACTATAGCACAATAACCATAAATGACCCAGTGGATATTGGTGCACAGCTTGTTAACATAATTTCAGGTGCAATTGATATTGAAGCCAAAACAGGGTCAGGGCAAATCGATAATCAATCAAGATATGGAATCATATTACAGAGGATTTTGGGATTATGTTTTGATAACAGAAGGGAGATTGATGTCAGTGGAATTGCAAAGATAGCCGAATTAGATGGGGTTGATGAAAGCTTTTTTGAATTCAATGAGATTGATTTAAGAAATATTGATATACAAATTTCAAACATCAAAAATGGTGTGATGGAATTTGAAGACTGTGATAATATCAAACTCCCAGTAGACGCTACAAATTTAGTTGACCAATTAATTGCTTTTAGGGATTTAACTGGTGCCACAGTAGAAGAAAAAGTTGGTGTTTTGGAACAAATTCTAGATTCAATAGTAGAAAATCCTGAATGGAAAGTTTATGGAATCAATAATTTGAATTTGGATGTTTCTGTGAACAACAAAATTCTGAAAACTTTGCCATTAGCGGTTGTGGCAAATATTCTATCGCCAAAGGTTCTTTTACCAATATTCTCTGTGATGGCCATAACACAATCGGCTGCAACATTTACCTATAACCAAGCAGTTACAAGTGCCAACACTTACATAAATTCCGCGAATACAATAATCAATTCAGGAAACACCATGGCTACTGAAATTGGTCGAGAGGGTAGTAACATCATCACAAGTGGAACTGATTTTACAAAAAAATGGAAACAATTTATGATTTCCATGGTCACCAAAATCAATGCTGAATTTCTGAAAACACTTTATGATATTTTGAAAAGGGACATATTGAATTTAATTAGTATCATAATAAAAGATGTCGAAAATTCCAAAAGATTAAAAAACTATGCAATCATACTTAGATTAATTGAACTTGTATTAATAGTATCTCAATTAGTAAATGATTTTGCAAGGTGTAAAGATTTGACAAAAAATATTTTATTACTATTGAACTCAATCAATGGAATTTCTAATAATGCAATCCCTTTGGCATTGTTACCCGCAGCAGCAATATTACCAGGTTTTTCACCTCAAAGAGCAAACATTAACTTTTTGGAAAAATTACAGGCCTTGGGAATACCCACAGGTGTATTACCCGATGGCTCCCCCAATTTAATGAATTTGTATAATTTACTAACCAATAGAGCAATTGACGAGGAAAGAGCAGCAAACGAAAAAGTGGAAATCGTATTAACAAGCCCAATTAGTGGAGTCGGAAAAGCAATATAATTTATGACAAAAGAACAACTTGACGAAATTGTAAAAGAACAACCAAATCTGAATAATTTACCAAACAACTTATTGGTCAAATACATGGATTTATTGACAGATGATTTCGAATCAACAAAGAAAAATATTATCGCAGGGACGATTTATTTAGATAAAGTTGAAATGTTATATAATAATATTTTGAAAATTTACAACGATAGAGGAAATGGATAACAATTCAATTTTTTTTCAGGTAAGAGTTATCGATAACAATGACCCAATGATGCTCGGTAGAATTAGAGGGTGTCTCGAAATTGATAACGTTGAGGACATTTTAAGAGCAGTGTCGGACCCACCGTGGAATCCAGAGAAAGACCCTTGGACATCCCGTGACCCATTGGTATTTAATCCGCTCCTACCATACTTCTTATACCAAGTCCCCAAAAACGAGGAAATGGTTCAGGTTATATATTTGAACAAAGATTTCAAATATCAGAACCAATATTATGTTCAAAACACATATTTTAGCCCAACTTCAACATTCAATCAATTCCAATTTGGCGCAAATAAATTTACAGGAACGGGTATGCAAATCAAAAGCCCAAAACCTTTAAAAAACCAAGATGGAACTTATTCTGATAAGGCAATACATAAAGGTGTTTTTCCTGAACCTGGTGATAATGCTTTATTGGGTAGGGGTAGTGCTGACGTAGTCATCAAACAGGACGACGTTTTATTAAGAGCGGGTAAATTCAAAGGGGAAACTTTACAACCTAATGTTGTCCCCGTCAATAATCCCCAAAGGAGTTTTCTTCAACTTTCAAGATTTCAATACATTAAAAGAAATCAGCCAGATAGAACGTTTTATCAGTTACAAGAAAATGTAGTTTTGGTAAAATATCTTATAGAATGGGTTCTCAACAATCCCGAAAATTCCCAAGACAAATTCAATGGTTCGGTTTTTCTTTATCAGTTGAAACCTGACGCAACCGTAAACTCTAAAAACTTAAAAGTTGATAGTGTAGTTAAGGAAAATCTTAAATTCTTGGTGACGAAACAAAGTTTCACAATGTTGTCAAAAGAGGATGCCATCAAATATATAAATAATTTTATCAGGGACTGTAACAGTTCAGATAGAACCGTAGGTGGTAGAGTTGTTTTTCCGAATAACAACGCTGCCGAAAAGTTCCCAATATTTTATAGACCAAGTCGATTGATGAGTGAAAAACTAAATCTTACGACCCCGTCAGGTGTTAATGCAACATCAATTGAGGTCAAGAACATTTCGGATGTTTATAATAACATAAAATTATTATCAGGAATAAAAGGTGGTTATGGTCTCATATATGCAAAAAATAAAGTTGGTGAACCTCAAACAATTAAAAAACTTAAAGTTCCTGACGTAAAATATATAAACCAACAAAATACAGTTGGGGCTCTAGGTGGTGACAAATTATTCTTACTATCACATAATTCTCAAATTCCAGGTAAAGGAAAAATAAATTTTGACAATACCTTGTATGGTATCGGTCCTGAAGAATTTGCAAACATAGAATCTAAAACATCTAGCACCGTTAGAGGTGAAGAGTTATTGGAACTTATAAATTTGATTGTAAGATATCTTATTACACACACTCACGCTTATCCTGGATTACCACCAATACCTGTGACAGAAGACGGTTCTACGTCTCAAGAAATACTTACTGAACTACAAAATGCGGTAAACAAAATTCTGAACTCCAATATCCGAATTAATTGATATTTATAAAAAAAAGTGAATGTCAATTTTAAGGTCATATTTCAGTAAAAATAACACAATTATTTCCAATTCATACGTGAACACAGGACGTAACCCTGTTGTTCAATTGAATTTTGGTGCGTCGGATTACATAGTTCCAAACTATGGATATACACGTTTCATTTTTGATTTAGACCTACAACAACTAAGAGATTCGATTGCAAACGGAACAATTTCGACAGGATGCACATCGGCGATGACACATACACTTAAGATGACAAACACGTCTTCTTTTGACAACGAGTTACTCAACACCTTTATGTCCGACTCAAGGAGAAGGGCGACCTCATTCGATTTAATATTATTCAGAATCCCCAAAACCTCAGGCTCAACAGGTAACCCTCAAGAATGGGATGAAGGGGTTGGATACGATTATAACAATTTTAATTTAGCACAGAACAGTGCACAAGGTGGTCAATCCCCTTTGACATACGTTGACCCAAGAGCCTTTTCTACAAGACCATCCAATTGGTATCAGACTACCACAATTGATGATTGGTCACAAGCAGGAATTTACAATAACAAGAATGAGGGCAGTGTTAATTATACGGGTCTTACAGTCGTTTCTAGACAACATTTCGAGTTGGGTAATGAAGACCTCAACATGGACATGACAAACGAAATTAACGGTGTTTTAAACGGTTCTATAACGGGTGTAACAGGTTGGGGTTTAGCATATCTTCCTCAGATTGAAAATATAACAGGTTTGACCGATAGTTACAGTGTTGCATTCTTCTCGAGACATACCCAAACTTTCTACCAACCATACCTTTTGACCAATTACGACGATTTGATTCAGGATGATAGAAACCAATTTCTGAAGAACCAAGAGAATAGATTATATCTCTACATTTATCAGAATGGTGATTTGGTTAATCTTGATAGTGACCCGTTTGTGAGAATAGAAGATAGAGTTGGTGTTGCTGTAACTGGTATGGAGGCATTGACAACTTGTTTAAGAACTAAAGGGGTTTATGAAGTAATTGTTCCGAATGGTTTTACAGGTGCTACCCCATGTCAATACTACGATGTTTGGTCAGGATTAACAATTAATGGTCAATCACTTCCAAACGTATCGAATACCTTCACTCTTCAACAATATTCTGCAGGAATACAAATCGGAACTCTATCCAAAGAACCTCAAAAGTTTGGTTTCAATTTTTACGGGATTCTACAGAACGAACAAATTTTGAATACAGACATTAGAAAGGTTGGTGTCACAATTAAAAAAGCATACACCGGTCAACAAATGTTATTAGATGTATCAGCATTTTACAGGGTTTATGTCAAAGAAGGAACAACAGAAGTATTAGTTCAAGATTGGACACCAATAAACAGAACGCCAAATGAGTATTATTTCATTTTCGATATGAGAGATAAAATTCCTAATCAATATTATGTTGACATTCAAGTTAACACTTCAGGTGAGAAAGATACTTATAAAAGACAATTAACGTTTAACATAGTAAATCAGAAACAAAATGGCTAAAGTTGTAAAATTAACCGAATCAGATATAACCAAGTTGGTTAACAAAGTTCTCAATGAATCATACCAAGAGCATGAAAATTACATGTTTTTTTCTAACCTCAAACAGATTATGAGACAATGTAAAATGTTGTTGGAGTTTGACCCACAGATGATAGATGAAATTTTACAAAACGGTCACGACTGGGCCGATGACCACGTTACTGAGGCTAAAACCAACATGGACCAAGTTTTTGATTTTTTCATGAATGAAAAATCTAAAATGGGAGATTATTTAGATTTCGAAGATTTGAGTGAAGGTAGAAAAAAAACAGGAACTAAACTTTGTGCAAGAGGTAAGGCAGCGGCTAAGAGTAAATTCAAAGTTTACCCATCAGCTTATGCAAATGGATATGCCGTTCAGGTTTGTAAAGGAAAAATGCCAGGTTTAGATGGAAAAAAACAATGTTCAGGTGCATATTGTTAATTTGATTATTATTTTTATCTTTGATTAATGGATAACAAAGTTGTTGGTTTCATCCCGAATATATTATATAAGGTTTTTTTAGCACTCAAGGAAAAGTTCGACCCCAAAAAACCGTTGCCGGCTGACGAAAGAATCACCTACGAAATATGTAGAAAGGTCCTTGACGACTCAGATTCAAAATTAACTTTAGCCCCATTATCTAATAAAAGATTTATAAAAAACGAGTCCAAGGATATGTTTATTGTTTTACATGACCATAGTGTAAAACTAATAAATCATATATACAGTTATTCCGTGTATATCTCAGACACAAGTCTTTACGTAGAGTTAGTCGAAAAATTTGACAAGAAATTGGATGATGAAAGAATGAAACTTGAGATTGAAATCAATAATAATATCAATCATTCTTTAGAGGAAATTTTAAAAAAACTTGATTAGTATCTCCCACTAAAATATACGTATAATACCTCAGGTATTCTGAAACAACTTTTCTTTTCACCTTTATTGTTTACACAATCTATTGGTTTTAGATTTTTTACAAGTTTTCTCAGTTCATATGGGGCTTTACTTGTCATTAGGTAAACCTGTTCAACAGGATATAACAAATTGGGACTATATTCTTCTTTTAAAACCCTCTTAATTAATCCCCTCAAAGATTCATTTTTTGGTTTATATGAAGTCATTGTTGGTTTGTTACCTGTTCCCATTTTAGGGTCTTTTTTCTCAGCTTTCCTTTTTTGAGCACATGCATTCTTTTTTTGAGAGTCACTCATTTTTGAAGCAACACCTGCCGCTCTACATTTTGGATATCCCTTACTATCTGCCTCGGGTCTTCCACACGGAGGATGTCCCCCACCTTCTTTTTTTCTACATATATTTACCCAAGGTCCTTTGGGTTGTTTACTACCTTTTGGTTTCTTTTTTGTCCCAAACCATACCGCTAAATCCTCTTTTAAAACTGGTTCATATTCAGTTTTTGGTATATGTGCAATTCTTTTTACTTCTTTGGGTGTTCCAAGGGCATCACTTCCCATGGGTGAATACCCATTTATTGGATTTCCGTCATCATCGCTTTGTGAAAACATTTCTTTTGCTTTTTTAGCTCTTTTTATTGCCTTCGTTTCGTTTTTTCTTATTAACGTTTGGTCCCTTTCCATTTCACCATCATAACTATCGTAAGCATTCACCGCACTAACAAAGTTCGATACTGGTTTCGTGAAAGGTTCCAAGGGCTCTTTTTCCCATATTTGGGGTGCAAGAACTAATGGTATTTTCATTCTACCTGAACTACCTGAACCAGTGGCTTCATTAATGAATCTTTTTTTCATATATTTCTTAATATAAATATCCTGTAAAATGTTTGATAACAAGAATCAATTAATTTCTCGAATTATAGAAATTGAATATCACATTACCTCAGAAATCTCTAAAGGACATAAACCTTTTTTTGGTGACTATTTAGAACCTCTCAGACAAGAAGTTGACACATTGAGATGTATTGTATTCGGTTACAATAGTCCATATTGTAAAAAAAAATTGGTGGATAAAAAATAATCGATTAATTTTGTGTGATATGAAAAAATATTATTTATTTATCTTGTTTGTTATATCTGTTTTTTCCACTTTCGGACAAAACCTCGGATTTAAAAATCCGAAAGATTGTTATCAATTTTTATCACAATCAGAAAAAATCTTACTAAATGAATGTTTGGATTCTCTAAATGTTAAACTTGATTCAATCAAAGGAGTTGATGAAATTTATGATTCACCAATTTTATTGAACTGTAATATAAAAGCTGTAGTTAAAAGTGATTACCTTTTCAAGGATTCTAGAACACAAACTTATACAAACTATTTAATTGAAACACTATTTCGTAATGCAACACTGATGGAACCAAAATACATGGTTTTTGTTAATAGGGATACTAATGGTTCAAAAATAACGGTGCAACAATATTATTAAACTTCGTAGGGTTTTGCTTCTTCCACGTCTTTAACTTCTAAAGAACGACCCTTGTTTTGTTTTACAATGAAATAATCATTTGGGGTGTAGGATTCTCCAGTCTTAAGTTTCTTTCTATTTTTTTTGTATTTGTCTAAAATATCAAAATCATACACAGGACCCAAAGATAATTTTCCGATAGCAGGTAAACCATTTTCTTTTGTATAGACAACCCAATTACCCTGACTCCTTTCGAAGTTAGTTTTAATCAAAGAGGCAATCATATTCGCGGTTTCGGTTGTCTCATTATTTTCGAATGTGGAACCATTCCACCTTAGCGATAACTCAGAAAGTTTCGGTAAACTAAATTCAGTTTTCTCAATGATGTTACTTTTAGGTCTTTTCGCAAAAACATCATAGGTATCTCCATTTTTAACCAAATATATTTCCTCCGCCTTGGTAGGTTCCGTTAAGGATGTGTTTCTTGAAAAAATAAAATCATAGTTTTGCTGTTGTTCATTAATTACTCTATTAACAATTTCCACAAATTCCGATTCCGTTAATCTTATTATTTTCTTGGTCATATAAATAAATATCATAATAAAAAAAAAGGGTCCCGAAGGACCCTTTTATATTTTGGTTAGACCATATTATCTCAACTCTTTCAAATCGAATGTTCTAACACCATCAACTGTGATTCTACCGTAGAATCTGTTGTTCACCATTTTCTTAGCGTATCTAGTCATGATACCTTTGATTGGTGTGAAGTTGAATGGGTTATACATTGTTGGAGTAAGTTGTAAAGGTACATATGGTGCGTAAATGTAACCTGTATCAAGAAGCGAAGTTCCTTTGTGACCGATTAACACTTGGTTTGGTGGGAAGTAAGGGTCTCTATAAACTTGGTATCTACCAGCTAGAGTTCCTACTCTTTCAATACCCATGTTGTATTGGTCTTGCTCAGGAGCTGCGTTTGAAACGTGGAAATATTCTAAATCATCAAAAATCGCAGAGATTTCAGAAGATACAACAATCCAGTTAGCACCGCCTCTTAAAGTTGATTTGTGAATTTGAGCTGACAATTGATTGATTGCAGTAATCAACGTTTGGTTCCAGTCTTTCTGAGTGTAAGAAACTGCGCCAGTTCCACCACCGAGTCTCTTCCAACCGTTGTAATCCCATCTCAAGTTCCATGCTGCACCTTTTCTAAGGTCTCTCAAGATTTCTCTATCGATTTCAGCCGCAACCTGCTCAGACAATAAAGCTGTCAATTCAGCTTCAGCGTCAATGTTGTGGAATGCTGCAACGTCTTGTGCCATTTCAGGTGACCATTGTGCTCTTAACTTTCTTTCTGTAACAGAAACAGTTACTGACATAAGGTCAAATGAAACCTCACCAATTTTATCTTCAAATTCTAAGTTCTTATACAATCTGTAAGTAGCTGAGAACGCTGAGTTTGCAGCTGTTGTTGAAGAGAATGTAGAACCTGTGTAACCGTCCATAGAACCTGTACATGTAATACATACTGGAACTTGAAGGTCGATTTCAAGATAGATATCACCATTTACATCACAGATGTTGTCATACTGACCACCATCAGTTAATGAACCTGGGAAATCTAAAGTAGCGTTGTTGTTACCGTATTGAACGATACCTTTACCATATCTTTGAGTTACTACTCTGAAAAGGTAAGGACCACCACCCGCTGTTGTTGGGTTAGCAGATACACCGTAGATAGTCAAATCAGACAAGAATGATTCTGTGTCGATTGGGTTACCATCAGGACCGATTAATTTACCTGCTCCGTCAGATGCAAAACCTGACATGATAACTAATACTTTTCTATAGTTATCTGTTGCGTATGCCGCTGGTTCAAGATTCAAAGTTGTGTTGTTCCACTGAGCTGTTACAACTGAAGTTATTGCAGATGTTACAGAAGTGAAAGAACCCTTAGAATAATCGAATAAACCTGGTGGGTCTAACGCTGGTTCATTACCCTCATAAAATCTATCATAAAGGTCTCTACCATTGTTATAGTTGTATCCTGCATTTGGAGATGTTGGACCATCTGGTGCACCGTATGGTGAATAGTGTTGATTAAGACCTGCAGGTGCTGCTGGGTCATAGCTCTGAATGTTTGGTACAAAGTAGAACAATTTACCGATTGGTAAGTTCATTGCTTGTACTGAAACGATATCGTTAGCCAACAACTTAGAGAACACTCTTCTCACGATTGGAAATACAACAGTTTCAAATGCACCTGTATCAGATGTAGATGAAGCTTCGTTGATTAAGTGAGAAGCTTGGTTTTCATAAAGTTGAGCTACGTTTTCTCTCATGTGACCTTTAAGACCCTCTAAGAATCCTAATTTGTCCCATTTGTTGATTGTGTCTTCTTTGATAACTTTAAGGTGCTTAAGACCAATGTTACCTACAAGACCTGATTCTAATAATGCTCCCATTTTTAGTATGATTCAATTAGGGTAGTTGATGAACCTGTAGAAACACTCTTGTTTAATTTAGTTTCTACTGATTCGTTAATTGGTGTACTTTCAGTTTTAGACAATTCGTCTTTAATCGACTTGTAAAGATTTTTAGATTCTTTCAAAGTATCTACATTATCGAATCTTCTAAGAATGTTAATTTTCTCTTTTTTAGTAGTCGAATGTTCAGTGAACAATCTTGTTGCGTATGCTAAGTTTGAGTTGAAGATAGCAACTTCATTAAGTTTTTCTCTGAAAACATTTAATGCTTTTCTGTATTCTTCATTCTTTTCTCTCAACATATTAACTTCTGATTCTGTGGATTCAACTTTTACTCCGTTTTTACCATAAACATAATTTCTGTTGTTAGTAATACCTTTTCTAAGTCCTCTTCCTTCTTTTGAACCCATTCCATAAGTTCTAGCTGCTTCTTTAGTTTCTTCCTTTTCGAAAGCCTTTCTCTTTAGAGTGTCACCTTTTTTGGTTGTAAAATCTTTTTTACCTGGCATGGTTTTAGATTCATCACCTTTTTTCATTCCGTGAGCACCCTCTTTTGTTTCAGCCTTAACAACTTTGGATTTTTGTTCCATATTTTCACCTTTCTTGTATTCGAATTTTGGTTTACCGGTTCCCATTGTCTTAGGACCTTCTTTTTTGTCCTCTTTGAATCCACCTGCAGCTTTTGACTTATAAGTGAATTTAGGTCCAGAACCAATTCCAACACCTTTAGGTTTTACTGTCGATTTACCTTCTCTAACAGCTCTTCTGTGGTTGTAAGATTCGTCCAATTCTTCGTCGTCTTCTTCCATCAGGTCGTCGTCTTCTTCATGCATTTCTTCTTCGGACTCTTCATCCTCTTCTTCATGCATTTCTTCTTCCATTTGGTCGTCGTCTTCTTGTTCGTGCATTTCGTCGTCTTCTTCGTTAAATTCGATTTCGTACATAACTTCTTCATCCTCCATGTCGATGTCTTCAACATCGCCATCTTTAGAGAAAATTGCATTGATTACATCTTCTGTGTCAACATCCATTTCATCCATGTGCATTGCTTCGTCTAATTCTTCTTCGTCTTCTTCAGACTCACCAAGCTTAACTAAGTATTCGGAATCTGTGTCAGTATCGCTCAAGTGAATATCCTCACCGTCTTTCTTAACGATAATTCCATCTTCTTCACCCATAGCCTTGAACACTTTCAGAATTTCTTCGTCAGATGCGTCAGTTAAATCTATTGGACTTTCTTCTGAATCCATATCCATGTCCATGTCAAAATCCATGTCCATTTCCATATCATCTTCATTATCAACAGGTACATCCATATCGATGTCTGTATCTAATTCAACCTCATCTTCCATATCTTGTTCTGATAGAGATTCTTTTACTAACTGATTGATTTCTTCCTTCATAGTAGAAGCAAGTATTCCTTTTGCGTTTTGGGCGATTGCTTCTTCAACATTTCTCATTTGAATTAACGCCTCCTGTACTAAGTTTTTATTTTCTTGCATAGAAAAAAATTGTTTAATTTATCATATAAATAGTGCCAAAATGAAAAAAAGTCATTTCACAATACCCCTAAAATAAAAAAAGTGGTCAATAGACCACTTCATTTGTTTCAGTTTGATAATGTTGATTACTCAATCACCTCGTCAATTTTACTTTCAGACACAGCAGTGATTCTCCAATCATGAGTAAATCCCTCATACTTCTTGGTTACTTTTGCCTCAACGTCTGTAACAGAGTAACCTTTTACCAATTTCTCTTCTCTAACTTTTTTAATCTTACCTGTGTTTTCATCAGGAAAATCGTACTGAATTTTTGCTACAAAATATTTTTCTTCCATAATTTTATTTTCTTAAAAAATCGTCTAATTTTTTCATTAAGTCAACCGACTTTTCAGCATACTCATTATTTTGTTTAGATTTTCTTTCTTCCTCTAAATTTTCTTCATACTTACTTCGTTCATCTGGATTTGAAAACAAATAAGCGCCAGGAGTTGAGGGTGATGATACTAAATCAAAACATATTAATTCGAAGTCATCTTGTCTCTGTCCAAGTCAATTAATGATGATTCAGGGTGATTTAATTCAGATGTTGACAACCCCTTAGAAATAGATTGTTTATATCTATCAGCCTCTCTTTTTAGAATCCTCTCGGGATATGTTCTGCCATTTCTATTTGGAGTATCATATTTTTGAAGTACTGCATAAAATTCAAATGGATTTCTATAATCTAAATTGGATGCTTCTTTTATAATGTCAATATTTTGAGCGTCTTTCGGAGAAACCCAACCAGCATCCATTTCAATTAATATACCGTGGCCAAGCTCGCTTGCTTCTAAAATTCTTAAATTTTTCATCTAATCTTTTAACATAAATATACGGATTCAGATAGTTTGTTAAATTTCGTCTTTTTTAGAAATTGAAAATTCAAAGTATTTGTTCTGAACCACGTTATTTTTATAGATTGATTTGACAATATTTTTTATGGACTCTTTAATTTCATCACACTTAAAATCCATTTCTCGTAGGGTATATAGGTTGATTTCCAAATTGAAAAATGATTTCTTACCCTTTGATATTCCACTTGTCCGAAGATCTAAATCGACAATATTTTTTTCTTGAAAAATTTTTGAATCGATTGATTCGAAAACTGAATTTTTTATTTCTCTTCCTAAACCTGATACAACTCGATTCCAATTATCCAATTCTTCTTTTGGTGTAACCCATGATTGAATATTTATATAAACCGATTTTAAGTTTTTGGAGTCTACTGTCCCATATTGGGACTTGATGGGGTTGAATAGGTTAAGTTTAACACTTTTTCCTTTTTTCATTAATAATGATATTATGTACGTTTATTAATGAAATAATATACATAATATACATAAATGTCAAAATTTTTTTATATTTGGAGATATTTTAATATATGATAATAATAAAAATTAATCAGGGTAATAACATTGAGAAGGCTCTCAAAACCCTAAAGTCAAAAGTAATCAAAACAAAACAAAATCAGATTTTATTTGAGAAACGTGAATATACAAAAAAATCTGTACTTAGAAGAGCACAGATTCTGAAGGCGAAACATATTCAAAGTCTTAAAGACCAATCAAATTGATTCTTCCAAATTTTTTAATTTTAAGAAATTCAATTGGTCAAATTTTTCAGACTTAACTTTATCAATCGTTTCTGAAATTTTTGTTTTAATATCCTGCGAATCTTCACTATTTTGGAGTGCAGTCAATTTAGATATTGCACTTTCCTTGATTGTCTCAAATTTTGTTTCCAAAGTTTTGGTATCTTCAGAAACTATTTGAAAAAATTCTTTTTTAGAATTTTCGTCCAAATTAAGTATATAATTATTAACTGTTTGGTTAGCAACTGCGACCATGGAACTAATCGGTATATGTATACTTTCTTTGATAGATTCTTTAGTTGATGTAATAACTTTCAAAATATTTTTCTTTGCACTTACTCTTTCAAGTAAATTAACACCTTGGCCATAGACTAATGTATCTATTTCAGTATAATTGTTTTCAGTTTTTTCAGAAAGACTAATTGGAAGTTTAATACTTGGTAAAATCTTATTCAATAGAGAAATCCCCTCCTCTATAAAATCCTTCGCATCCTGTTCACTTAATCCTTGAGGTGAACTCAGTTGGTCATATATCGCGTATGCTTTAGACATAGCTTTATTACTCAAAACGTTGTGTTTGAATTCTCGTAAAGTCTTCTTGAATTCAGTTTCATTTTTGTATGATTCCAAGAGATTTTTTTCAATTAGGGATTTTACTATTCCGAAGGTCATTGTGTTTTTTACAATAAATATTATGAATTTAATAACTTATCTAAGTGTTTCGAAATTTCTCCCAAATAATCTTGTGCTTGACCCAAATTTATTATTTGTGAACCTTCGATTAAATTATTTTCCACTAAAATGTTCATATCTTTTTTCCTTGATTCTGGAGTTATTTCTGCTTCGGGAGGAGCTTCTTCTCCACCTCCAGCCGGTGGTGTTTCTGTCTCTCCACCAGGAGTCTCACCACCTCCACCGAATGATGGTGGAGGACCTAATTCCTCACCTCCATCCATTGTGGTTGCCGCACCTGCGGTTGGTGTTGCCCCTGTAGCACTTCCGTAAAGTTTATCTATATTATCAAACAATCCTGTTTTTGTAATAACTGTTGGAGTTGCCTTTAACTCTTCACCTACCGCTCTCTCAATTCTTTGTTGTTGTAAGTCTAAACGAACTTCATCATCTGACCATCCAAAGATATGTTTCTTTGCCCATGTAGATGAAGTAGCTTGAATTCCATTTCCTGGATCGGAAACCAAATCTTTATACAATAATACTTTTTCTTTCCAAACATCAATTTTCAATAAATCTGCTTGTGTGGAAGGATTTGTTAATCCAATTGTAAAATTCCCTAATTCGTCTTCAAAACCTAATAAAAATAAATGTACAATTGCGATCTTATTAAGTTCTGCAACCATACTCTTTTGAATTCTGTTGATTGTACGAGCAAATCGGATATCTTGTAATGCCAAATTTTTACCATCACCAACAACTTCTTCGAAACCTAAGAATGCTTTTGGAACTCGGAGAGCGGTTAACAATTTCTTTTGAATATATTCAATATCGGCAATTTCAGATAAGTTAGTTGCACCTGGTAATGTGGTAATTGGGTCAGGAGCTGCTGGATCACGAACAGGAATAAAATAATCTTGGTCAACCGCCATTTGGTTGAATCTCATATCCACGTTACCTGTTTTACTATCAACAATTTGTTCTCTTTTGAACTTGTTGGCAACACGTTGTACATACGCTTCAACATCATCGTCAGCCATGTTTCCGACATAAACTTTAAATATTCTTCTCTCAGGAGCACGTGATGTACGATAAATCAACATCGCATCCTCAGACAAAAGAAGTTGTTTCCAGATTCTTCTTGATTTTTCAAGCATTGAAGTACCATAAGGAAGTTTTCTATCATCACCTAAAAGTCTAAAGTGAGCAATTTCCCATGGTTGGAATTCCATGTTTTGTGTTTTCCAAGTAAATCTCAAGCCTTTATCATCGGTATTTTGAGGAACACCTACCGAAGAATTTCTTGTAGCCAAACCCTGTTCAAATCTTTCAACTTCAATGTTTGGTAACTGCTGACAACCAATAACACCCTTTTCTGGGTCCAATCTCATGTAAACAAAATTATCGCCATACTTACAGGTGTTTCTTGTCCACATGGCTAAGTTGGTATTGATATCCAACACGTTATTAAACAAATCAACAAGAACTGATTTAATTCTTTTTGACTCAGAATAAACCTGCAGAATTATACCGTCCTCATTAGGTGTTGTAGATTCCTCAGCATAAATGTCCAACGCAGCAGAAATCTCTGGAGTATATTCCATTGATTCGTAGTCGTAGTAAGACGCTAATCTGTTTGGCTCATAATAGATTGCCTGGGTATAAAGGTTGTTTTCAACCTTAGCAAACTGGTTGGCTAAATAAAAAGATTGTTTGGCTTGTAATTTCTCTCTTTCGTATTCTGCCTTGTCAGTTGTTCTAAGAAGTTCTTTCTTATCCAACTTATAAACAGGAAAATCTTGATTCATCAAAGCATCAGGACCAAGAGCCCTGCTTAATCTTTGCCAAACCGTCATACTTCTATTATCCATTGTCCTAAACTTAAACTAAGTGAGTTTAATATAAATAGTTTTACCTACCGAATAACCAACCGTATTTTTCATAATCAGCCCTCGATGCTGAGTAGTTTTTTTGATTTGGCATACCTGCTTGTGAAAATTGAGGTAATGCCGGATTGAAATATTCTGATTTTTCTTTATTTTCGCTAACCACAGTGCTCCAAGAGTTAAGCATAGCTTTAGTGTGATTAACAACTTTTACCAACGATGGGAATGCTGCTTCGGCAACATACAATGCCATTGAAATTGACATAATACAATCATCATGGTGTCCCTTTTGGTGGTCAGGTCTTCCGTTAATATAAACAAATGTTCCCATTTCATTAATCAAACGATTAGACCTAATTTTAAAATCATGACGGACAGCTTCTTCTAGGGAAGCAATAATCTGAACACGCTTGTTGTTAAAATTAATTCCCGGAATTTTTTCTTTGATTTTTGGGTCGTATTTCCACTTATTGCTCATATCAACACCATCATAATAGAAACTTTCGTAGCCCAACTCCTGAAGTTTTCTAGCCGTTGCAACACCCATACCACCAGTCAAATCAATAACGCAAAGAGCACTATACATAAGACCCCACTTATATGCAATCTCGGCTAGCGTATCGGGGGGAAGTTTTCCAACAAATTCTAATACTTGTTCTCTTGTGTCAAAATCAATGATTTCAATACATGAAAAGTCTTCAGAATCACCTCGTGAGACATCAATACCCATGACATACTTACGTCCATTTTCAGGTTCTT